ATCGTACAATACAATGGACAAAGCGTTATCTGTATTTATTGATAATGTTAGAACAATGAGAGAGACTGTTACTCAAAGCTTCTTCTATGACCAATTGTTTCCTCCCATTGCTCGCGCTTACGGATTTAGAAAAACAACTAAAAATGAATTAGACAATCGTATACGTATTATTCGCCCAGAAGAAAAACAAGATCCTCAAAAGGTTATTAGCGATTTAAGATTAGTAGGAAAAACAGAAGGTCAGAATATTCCAAGATCTGAGTTAATGCTACCTAAAATTCACTGGTCTAAACAATTGAAGCCCGAAGCGGATCAAAGCTACTTAGAAATATTAAAAACAGTAAAAGAAGAAGGTGTACCTATTCCTTTACGTATGTGGACTGCTGCCGGGGGCATTGACCTTCAATCATGGGCTGATATGATGGCGGAGGATGGAGACATTCGCTCCCAAATTCAAGAGTGGAAACAGTCAGTAGGATCTTCAGACGAGCAAGTGTTCGCACATAAAACTGTTAAAGTGTTGGCTTCTGCCAAGGCCAAGTTTGTTAAATCCTTACCTTTATGGGGTACTAAGCATTCTTTTATTGGTTTAAGAAGAAGTGAAGCTGAAGAGTTCCTTAAAGCTATGTTAGATAAGCAAGAAGTTTTACATAATTTAAAAGATATTGAGTACGTTGACAATTTAATAAAATCTTGGTTTCAGAATACCTATAAAGTGAGAGCTATGCGTTTCATTATGCGCAGATTAAATTTGACTGAGTTTCCTTTGGAGGAGTCAACAGTTCAAGCTGCTGTAGGACAAATGGAAAAGCACCTAGATAAGTCTAAGCTGGCAAGAGAGTTGACAGTTATAAGAAAACAACAAAGCACTAAGCCTAAAAATTTAACAGATGCGGAGCTTTCTACCATAGCTAAGAAATTGGGAGCTGATTTCTCAAATATGGGCAATCGTTTATACTCGGGGTTAACCTAATGGATGCACCACAAAAATCATACACTAGAAATATCTATGTATCTGATGCCTTACTTGCAGAGGTGACTGTGTTCGCCGCGAATATCTTTGATTCCTACTATTCCATCCCTTTAGATTTTATACAGAATTTAATTAAGGATTGGGAATCTAAAGTTACGGCAGACGATCTCATAACTTGTCAAAGTAATTCGGGTCAAAGCATAGATGGAATTATTACGTACAAAACATCCCTAAAAGAGATTACCCTTTTTATTTTAGGAAAGCCAGTAATTCAGGATTCAAAGTGGTCTTCCCTTTTAACGAAAGCTAAAAGCTTGACTGAATTTCCCTCCGTATGTTTTCCTATTACGGATAAGCTAGTATTTGCACTTTGCGAAGTTTTGTCAGTTCCGAACAAAGCACTCATATATAAAGCGTTGACTCATTTGTTTGAGCCTTCTTATTTCGAGGAGTCTTGCTACAAGATTTTAATGTCCGCCAAAGATATAGAAGTACAAAAAGACTTAGAAATAAACCCTTATGTTATTTTTGAAGACAATTATCATTATTTAAAAGAAACTTTATCAGGAGATCAGACATGTTAAGTATTTCAAACACCTCTTCAAACTTGGCCTTTTTGCAATTTAAAAATGGTTCCGCATCGTACTCTCGTGTTATTAAACCCGGCTCAACTTTGCCTATTAAGGAGTATGAGGAACAATATTTGGACCTGCAAAATTTAGCTCCTGGTCTTACAGTTAAGAAGTACAACATTGTAATTAATACGTCTTACATTGACGTGGTTAACAGCAATAACTTTGCAGTGTTTCTAAAATTTGATAAATCCCCTACTCAATCTTTTAGCCGTAAGTTATTTAGGCAGACCAAGTGTACGTTAAGCCCGGAAGAGTACAGTATGCTCAATAAAAATCTTCCCTCAGGAGTTTATATTGATGTTGTAGATTCTAAGCCTTTAGTGGGTGCTAAAAAAGAAGTAATAACTCCAGAGCCTATTGACGTTACAGTAGACGAAGAAATAGTAGAGGAGTCTGCTCAGGAAACACAAGAGATTCCAACTTTAAGTATTTCTGAGTCTAGAAAAATATTGGCCCAACAAAATGCTAAGTCAAAAAATCCTTGGGGGGAAGCTGATAAGCCAATCTTTGTAAGTGGTGATTTATCTAAAGGCAAAGGAGTCCTTGCTGATTTAACCGAGGAAGAGCTTGAAGCTTTAACGTCTCCTGACAATTAATAGTTAACATTAGAAAACATATACGGTAAAAGGGCGAGTAATGAATGAGATACCAACTTTACCTCAGCTTATCGGCTGGGTAGCTGGCGGTGGTTTATCTATTCTAATTTTAATAATTGGTGTTAAGGTTATTTGGGATAGATTTTCAGACTTGTACAAGAAACAACAGGATTCTATCCTTACTCGTTTAGACTCTTTTGGGGACTCTATTGCCCACTTGAGATCAGCAGTTGAACTATTGTCTCTTAATTTTGAAAATCAAACTAAGAACTCTGACGAGTTGAAAAAGGACTTAAGAGATCTTGAGTCAACTGTGCAAGAACAGCATGAAAAGGTACTTAACGCTGAGTTATTCGGGAAGGTCAATAAAAAAGATATTGAGCGTCTGGAAACCCGCATTGAACGCATTTTAAGCAAGAACTAGGAGAAAAATATGGAATGGAATGATAAATTACCAGGTGGGTTAGCTGATAAAAAGAACCCTAAAGACTTTGACTCTGAAAAATTGAAAGAAGGGATCAAAATTGAGCTGGAGCATACTGACGACCCTGAAATAGCAAAAGAAATATCAATGGATCATTTGACAGAAGATCCAGACTATTACAAAAAGCTGAAGACTATCGAGAGCGCAGTTATTGTGGAAGATAAAGTCGTTGCTCGTAAAGTTGAAGAGTTTCTAATGCTTCAAAAAGAACTAAATAAGCAAATTGAAAAAATGGAGCTTATAACCAAAAAGCAAGAAGGTCTTAAAAATTATATTGAAGAAAAACTAGGCAAAGAGTTATACGACAGAGCTGGAGAAGCCCAAGAGTTACTAGTTAAAATTAAAACCAAGACTATAAAATTAAAAATGCAGGATTATGGAAAGACCGCGTATAAACCTATAATTGAAAAATTATATGACAAGGTTAACAAGGATATGAAAGCTTTAATTACTAAGATGATTAAAGCTAACACAAGTGAGATTGAAAAATTGACTATAAAAGAATTAAAATCCTCAGTCGAATTGACCGCTGGAGCTTTAGCATTCCTAAATAAGATTTGGGAAAAAGTTAAAAGCGTGTTTACTACTCTTTATGAAGACTTCATTGACTTGATTCACGACGCATCTGAATTGAATAAAGTACTCGATGAGGTTGAGGATTCACAAGTTGTATCCTCATTACGTTTAGGGCAAACTGTAATTATTGGCAAAAGAAACTAAGGAGATTACATGTTCAATATATTAACTGGTAGAGACTCAGAAAAAAAGACTTTTGTTAAATCTGACGTTTGCATCGCTTATCAAACACTAGAAGGTAAAAAAGAATCTTACACTAGTGGGGTTAAAGGTACTGATACTTATAAGCAAGTTCTTGCCTTTGCTAATCATCAATATAAAGACATTGATATTAGTTGGCTACCAGCAGCTGCTGAAACTTATCAGATCTCCGCTGATATTAGAGATTACGTTATTACTGACGTACCCGCCGTAACCGTGGATATACCCAACCGCAACTTGCAAGCATTCCCTTTCGAGGAGATCTCATACTTCGATAGACAGTTTGGTAAAATGATCTACAAAACTTTTATTGGTAAGCCTAGTTGTAAAGATCATGATAATGATACTGACGAAAATCCTGACAGAGCTAAGGGTGTAATTTTTCATTCATCTTTGCAGTACATTCCTGAATATGGCATTTATAAAATTCGTTTACTACAAGGGTGGGACAGGACCAAAGACGAAAAACTATGCCATGATATTTTATCAGGTAAAAGACCCTACTATTCTATGGGGGCTCTGGCTTCTAGTTTTCTCTGCCCTATTTGTGGTCAAATTAAAAACTCACAAAGACCTTGCCCTTGTTCTGCACAAGGTAATGGTTCTGAGTATATGGGACACCTACAATATTCCCTTTGCATCGGCGTAAATTTTATTGAAAATTCAAACGTAGAGGAACCCGCTGATTTTGCCGCCGAAGGTAAAATAATGTAATGGATCTATCTAAACTAAAAATAGGACAATCCTTACTATTAGCTGCTAAATTGCCTAGCGTTAGCAAAGCAAAAGCCTTGTCGTCCAAGCTAGCTAAGGCTGCGCAGGAAGTTTATGACGATTGGTCGCAGGATGAAAAAGGCTACGATTCCGAAGTAGGTTATGGCGGAATTTGCCATTTAATAGTTGATAAGATGCTACCTATTTTAGACAAAGCAGGCATAGAGTGTTCATCGGTAAGCTCTAGTCATGAGCAACATGTGTATATTGCTGCTAAGTTTTCCGAAGGTGTTTTTACCATTGACGTTCCTCATAGTATCTATGAAAAAGGTGGTGGTTTTACTTGGAAGAAAATACCTGGTATTAAATTTGATTCCAGTGACATTGTTTTTCGTAAAGTAGACTCTGATCCTGAGTCCTTTGAAAGCTATATTGAGCCTTACTAACATTAATGTAAATATACTTATACGCTTATTCTAAAGGGTGCAATTCGTATGGAAAAGATACAAAAACAAGAAATTTTAGACTTGGAATATATTTATTTATTCTCCTTATATTCCTTTGGTAGTGACTAATCATAAGTTAGGCGGCTTACGATATTACTTTTGTAGATTTAATGTTAAAATAAAGTACTTTATCTACAAAAAATTTAATATCTGGTTATTCGATTTTTCAAAAGAAGATGCGTAAGTGTGGCCTGTAATCATAGAAGACGTAGAAGATTAAAACCTTATGGTATGAGAGCAGGCAAGAGCTGGTGTATTTCATGTGATAGATTTTTCGGTCCAGACCATGTAGACATATCACCTAAGAGAGAACGGCAAAAAGGAAAAAGAGATTCTATAGAGCTAAGGATGTACTATGAATATTATCGGTGACATTGGCGGGCAGTTTGATAGCCTGCTTCGTTTAGTAGAAAAAATGCCCAAAGATGAGATTTTACTAGTTGGTGATTTAATGGATAGAGGTCCTAAATCTCGACAGGTTATAGAATGGGCAATTGCAAATAACATCAAAGCTCTTCGTGGTAATCATGAAGATATGATGATAGATTTTTATAAAAATGGAATTAGCTACCGGGCTAAATACTCCAATGGACCTGGCGACCACGCTTGGCTGTACAATGGTGGAAAACAAACACTTGAGTCCTATGATGCCATTGTTATGGGGAAAATAAAAAGAGAAAAAATCCCAAAAGAACATATTGACTGGCTAGAGTCTTTACCCTTGTACTATGAGACCTATGATTTTGTTGTCACTCATGGATCTATCAATGGGGACCTGTTTGACTGGAAAATTGCGTTGAATGATGACGGTCTATACGAGCATGGCAATCACATATTATGGAGCAGACAATTCCCTAGTCGTAGGTCTAAACTTCAATTATTTGGGCATAATGCTCATTGGGGTTCAAAAGAATTTACGGATGAAAGAGGCGTCTACGCAATATGTTTAGACAATAGTAAGTCCAAAGTTTTAACAGGCATAAGCCTTCCTTCACAACAAATATATCAAGAAGCATTCTAGGAGTAAGTATTATGAGACCCAATATACTAATGGTAAAATCAAGCCTTTCTGTGTGTCTGGTTACTTTTGTAGGTCTTTTTACTATAGATGGTGAGCAGTACAGCTTAGAAGAAATCAAGAAAAAATGGCCAGACGGAGTAGTAGTTAAAGGTGATTTAAACTTGTCAGGATTAGGTCTAACCAAACTTCCTTTTAAAATTAAAAGTGTTGGAGGAAATTTTTATTGCTGTAATAATAACATGGCATCCTTACAAGACGGACCAGAAGAGGTCGGCGGGGATTTCAACTGTTTTGAGTCTAACTTACTCTCCTTAGAGGGAGCACCCAAGTCAGTCGGTGGAAGCTTTATATGCTCCTACAATAACTTAACCTCGCTCAAATGGGCACCGCAAAAGGTTGGTTATTATTTTAATTGTTCAGAAAACAAAAAGAAATTCACCGAAAAAGAAGTTAGAGCTGTATGCGAAGTCAGCACTCACATATTCGTTTAATATAACAGAGGAGTTCTATGTATGAATTTAAGTAACCTAAAGATAGGCCAAACTAAATTAATAGGAAAGACTGACTCTAACTTTGACTCGGTTTATATATCTCCGTCCCAGACAAAAATGATGGCTAAGCCAAGCAAAGGTAGAGACTACTTTTCTTGTGAGATTTGCGATAAGAATATTTCTACCTCGTATGTACTGGATCATCTAAAAACACACACCAAAGAAGAAATAGAAAAGCATGACTACGATCTTATATTTAGACCTAAATTACCAAATGACTTATTCTTTAAAGTGAAAAAATTCTATGAATCTCTCTAATCTTAAAGTAGGCCAAACTTTTCTTGTTAAGACTCCCAGTTATAAGTCTACGTTAGAAACCGCCAATACAAACAAACCACCTGTCTTTAAGCTAGATGGAAAAGTCTATACATTGAATGAAATTAAAGATAAATGGCCTAATGGAGTAGAAGTTAAAGGAGATCTTGACTTAGCAGACCTAGGATTAGGTAGCCTACCTTTCAAAATTAAAAGTATAGGTGGTGATTTCTACTGTATGAGAAACAAGTTAACTTCTTTGAATGGTGGTCCCGATTTTGTAGGTGGGGATTTTTATCTTTTTAACAATAATCTGACTTCCCTTTCAGGATCTCCTAAAATTGTTAAAGGATCTTTTTTATGTTCTGATAATAAGCTAACTTCCCTAAAAGGTGGGCCTAAGGAAGTAGGTGGAGATTTTGGATGTTTCAAAAATAACCTAACTTCTTTAGAGGGAGCACCTCAAAAAGTTGGAGGAAATTTTTATTGTCATACTAACAAGAAAAATTTCACAGTACTCGAAGTAAAATCTGCCTGCAAAGTTAAAGGTAGAATAATAGTTAAATCTAATTCGGGAATGAAACATGAATCTCTCTAACCTTAAATTAGGTCATAGCATTATAGCACTTCCTTTGCTATATCATGGATCACCAAAGAGAGGGATTAAAAAATTCGATATGTCTATTAGGAGATTTGATAGTCCTACTGAGGGAGCAGGAATCTACCTAACTACCTCCTATAAAATGGCTCGTGACTATGCTGGCTCTAGTGGTTCAATATATGTTTGTTCCCTTAAGTCCGGTAATATTTTTGATGCAACAACTAAGTCTGGTACTTCTTGGATAATGGAAACAATTTCATCTGTATTTAAGGAACACAAAATTTCTTTAGATAAAATCTCTAAAAATCACTTAGTGGACGAAGTATCTGATATAATTTCCGGTAGAGGATCGGCCACTAATGCCTTTGCAAATGTAAGAAATATCCTTCTTAATGAGGAATCCTTTGTTACACTGGAAAATTATGAAGAGATACTGGATTCTATACAAACAGATTTTGATCTATACTATGAAAAACACCCAATTGTAAAATATAAGGATAAATCCCTCGACAACGGGAAGGCTACTATTTATGTTGTCAAGGATCCTAATGTTGTTCATATAGAAAATGAGATAGTTGTAGGATCTGAAGACGAAATTAAATTTTTGTAAAAATATAACAGTATTTAGAGGAGTGTATTATGGAACAAGTAATTAGAAATGCATTAGAAGTGTTAGCCACGCAATTAACTGAGGATACGAAAAAGACCTTCATGTTTAATTTAGTAACTCCGTCTAAGGACAGTATTAGCAAGATAGACACTAGTACTCTTGTTTCTCATGTGTTTTTTGGAATACACATTGACAAGTTCTCTCTAAACGCAGAAGATGAAATTTCCAAAGCGTATGCTAGTGGCTTAAATGATGTATTTAACTGGGATAAAGTATTACTAGAAAATTTAAGATCTTCAGCTTCTCAAACCATAATGCACTCCAGTAGGATCACGCCTTCTCTTTTCATGAAGGCTATTACAACCTTTTCTTCTAAGTCGCTAAAACCTTGTACAGCTTTACTACCTATTAGTGTCTGGAATGATATATGCGCTAATCCAGAATTTGAGAGTTTAATAAACTCTGACAAAAATTTCAAAGTACCTGAAAATGGTATTGAGAATTGCTTTGTTGGCTCCCTATTTGGTTTGGCTTTGTACACTGACGGTTATAGAAATAAAGAACATAAGTGTTTAAAACCGGATGAAATTATTTTCTTGGCAGAGCCTTCCGCACTAGGCTACCTAAGTTATGACACGGAGAAGGACCATGTAAATAAATCACTTGATGATGGATGCGAGTTTAAATCCTTTTGTATATTTACCACTTCTTTGCTAACACTAAACTCTAATGCTATCTTGCGAGTTATCCTTGTCTAATAAATTTTTCTTAGGTTACGATCTCGGAGTCATTAAAGACCCTTATGACTTATCTCTAAAGCTTGAGGAAATAAGCAAGGAGTTGAATGTACTAGGAGCTAAAATAATACTATTTCCTTACCTAAATAGCCCTCACTCTGTAGTTAGGGAGGGAGCTATATTAGGTCTACAAATGCACATAGAAGATGATAAATCAGGAGCTATTCTAAAAAAGTTTGAGGAGTTAGCAAATTCAGACAGTAGTGAAGTAATAAAAGGAATTTGTAAAGAAATATTAAGTTACACGGTGGTGCCGAAAGGTTGAAATTATTTTTGAGGATATACTAGTGGGCTAGTTACCTGGATGCGGTGAGTAATTAACATCGTTGAATGTGAAATCAAAAATGAAAGGTGGTTTAAATCCACCGCCACTGCCATTTTATTGATAAGGGTGATTATATGACTGATAAAAAAGATTTTTCCGCATTAGACCAATTCATAGGTATGAGTATGCTAGAACTTCAAATGGAGTTTGTTAAGCGTACTGCGATTAAATGCAGCGGTAACATGAGCAAGACTGCAAGAACATTACGAGTAACAGATCGTACTCTTCGTAATTACAAAAACAAAGGTCTTCTTACTCTTGAACCAGGTAAAAATTAATTTCATGCGCTCCCTAACTTTCACAACTAAATATTTGACAGTTGGCGATATTAAGAAGTCTTTGCAAAACTTACCTGATAGTGCATTTGTTTGCATCGCAAGGGAACAAGAATCCCTATGCGCTCATGCTCACTCTGTATCTATTGACAGAGTAGTAACTCCTGACGCAAATGATTTTGAGGAGTCCCTGGTGATTTCAGTAAATGACTCCGTGTCAGTGTGGAAATAATTTATCATATATTAGGAAGAAGTATTATGGCTAGTAGGACTCATAAAGAAAAATTAAGAGAAGATCTTAAAAACGCTAAAGACAAAAGTAAAAAACTTAAAGACGCTGTTATTGAGTTAACAAACCAAAGAAAGAAATTTAAGAACAACTTTAGGGGACCTTTTTTAGCGGTATTGAACAAAAGGCTTAGTGCCTGTCAGGACAATCTTTGTAGAGTCAACCGCGATATAGCGAAAATAAAAGATGCTATTTCTTTTGAGATACTGAGTGATAAAATTAAATTGGTTAATGATGAGAACTCTTGCCATGCCACCTTTTCTAGTAGATCTCAGGCTCTTGATTTCGAGAGTCTAGTCTATAGCGTACACGGTAAAAATTTCCAAGTTATTTGGGAAACTGCCGGAACTTACCGCGCCGTACATTTAGACGGAAAGTGGTATTTTGTATTATCTCCTAACACTTATACTTACGAGGTGTTATTAAGCAATGGACCTACAAAAGCTAAAAAGAAAGACTCAAAAGTTGGCAAGTAAAGTACCTAAGCAACAATTGCTACACAGTGATCCTGTGCTACTTGATGCGACAAAGTATAAGCATTTTTCTCTACCCGGTACTGGTAGTTTAGCCAAACAGGGAAATGCCAATTTTAAAACTATTAGACACGCTATACTATTGTGTACCCTGCTGAAAAGAGAAGTTTTAAATGCTTCTTTTGAATTGCAGTGGTCTGGAAAAGGTAAGTACCTGTTTATACCAGAGAATGATGGGTACAGAGATAATAAACCACATTATCAAGTCACTGTTAAAAAACAGTAGGAATCTTTATGTTCATTATTTTTACTTTGGTATTGGTAGTAACATTATTATTTTTTATAAGCAAACTGGATTCTTTTTCATTTAGTTTACCCGGTGATTCTGCACCTGACATTCTGCTTTTCTTCTCCTTTATTATGATTGCCCTTATTATAAATTTTGGGTCATCCATACCTATCATACCAAATTAATACGAAGGATATTACATGTCAAAAGTAAGATTACTTAGGGGTGATTGCTTGAGTATGCTAAACAGAATACCAGATCACTCTGTTGACTTCATTTTGACTGACCCGCCCTATGGGACTACAGCGTGTAAGTGGGATACTGTAATACCTTTTGGTCCAATGTGGGAGCAGATTTGGAGAGTCTTAAAACCTGAAGGTGTAGTCACGTTGTTTGGTAGTGAACCATTTAGCTCCCACTTAAGAATGAGCCAGATTAAGTACTTCAAGTATGACTGGGTCTGGGTAAAAAACGTACAAACAGGTATTTCCCTATCCAAATACCAACCTATGAGAAAGCACGAATTAATTTCTATTTTTTATAGAAAATGTGGAATTTATTTTAAGCAGCCAAACGAAACTAAGTCTGCCATGGTCAGGAGCCATGCAAGGAAGGGATACAAGCAAAAAGGTGGTACTAACTCAGAGCATCACATAGCTTTAGATGTTAAAAAAATGCAAGGAAAAAAATTTAAAACAAGTATAAACCCAAATACTATCTTGGAGTTTAAAACTGTAAATAATCGCATAAAAAAGCACCCCACTCAAAAGCCGGTGCCTTTGCTTGAATACTTAATTAAGACTTACACCCTTGAAAATGAGACTGTGCTTGACTTTACAATGGGCAGTGGGTCAACAGGTGTTGCTTGTAAAAATTTAAACAGGAATTTTATAGGCATAGAGAAAGATAAAAAGTACTTTGAAATGGCAAAGACTCGAATAAAAGATACCAAAATTGTAAAAGCAATAGAATACACTCCTCTGTTTTAGCTATAGGGATCTAAAATGATTAAATTAAATTTAGGCTGCGGACCCGTCCACTTAGAGGGGTACACAAACATTGATGTTGTTGAGTCTGATAAGCCAGATATTGTATGTGATATTACTAAACTTCCTTTTGAAGACAACTATGCAGATGAAATTCGCATGGATGCAGTGTTTGAGCATTTATGGAGACACCAACAAATACCTGCACTAACAGAATGGGCACGAGTTTTAAAACCCCAAGGAAAACTTGTAATAAACTGGATTCCAAATTTTCGAGCAATCGCACAAGCCTACTTAGCCGATGCTCCTGGCATAATCTACCCAAAATTTAATCTGAGTGAGGTGTTTCGCTATACTCATGGAGATTATCATAATTATTGGCAGTATAGAGGATTACATCAGGTACACAAAGATATTTTTGATATTCCTTCTTTACTATCCCTACTTAGTAATGTACCAAATTTAAAAATTCATACTTTAGAGGAAGCTTATTATGGTAATGAGCCTCACCCTGTTAACATTAACTTGATTGCCGAAAAGAATTAATCACCTTAGCGTACAATATTATCCCAACCGTTTACACACGAGGGACTATGACACAAAAGGCTGAATTGAACACCTACCTAATAGTTTATACAGAACGAGAGTTTTATGTAAATGCCTCTTCCCCTGAGGTCGCTGAGTATCTTTTAAGCGGCCTTTTGTCTGTTTATAATTGCAAAAAATACATGAATCCAATTTTCAGTGTAGGTGACTTTGTCGAAATTAGGCAAGTACCCTTCACTGACTTAGATCCTTTGCAATATCCTTAATTTTATAACACGCTGCATTATACTCTCAAATAGCATGACGCTCTATGCAAAATATATATTATATATGCATTATTTTGCGTATTAGTTCGCTCGAAAGCTGACGGCGATACCGTGGAAGCGAAGAACAGCCTATTGTTGAAAAGATTGGTTCGCTTCATTAATAGTATTAATTATTGCTAAGGACGTTTGTAATGAGTGGTTATCAGTACATTGACCCCCGACTAAAACCTGCTGCGTACAGACCTGGCCATCCTTATGCTTACTACTTTGGTTATCCTCCTGACGGTGGAGCTAGTTATGCCTCATTGGAATGTTCGGCTTGCGCTAAGCCTAGCATGATTACCGCTGATGCATGTCATTGCCCTTACTGTGGATGTGACGCTAAAGAAGGCAAAAGAGTCACTCTAACTCCCGATGTAATTTACCAATCTTTGAAAAAATCTATTTACTCGACTCTCATTGAGCCTTGTAAAGATTGTGGCAAAGAAACAGTAAGTTCCCTCGATAACTTAGATGGCGTTGACCATGTTTATTGTACTCACTGTGGTTCTGAAATGTCGGAATTACACTCAAGCCTAAAAGCAATGATAACCGAGGAGAAAAATTCAATGTCCGTAAAGGCCAAAAAACGAGAATCACTTAAAGACATTATCGCTCAGTTGAAAGCTAGTGCTGAGCCTGCTGATAAAGCATTGGCAGAAGAAATGGAAAAAGAGCTAGAAGATATTAAAGCTGAAGAAGACAAATTGCTCGAAGAGAAAAAAGAAGAGCAGGAAGCTGCTATGGCTAAAGAGCTTGAAGAAAAAGAACAAGCTAAGGCTAAAGCTAATGAAGCTTCTGAAAAACAAGAAGAAGCAGTTGCTAACGAAGACTTGGCGATTGATGACTTACTTGAAGAAGTTGAAGACGAACAAGAAGGTGAACCTGCTGAATATGCTGACGAAGATTCAGCTATTAAAGCTGCCGCCATTCTTACCAAACATGGTATTAAAGCTACTATCCAATCTAAGGGTAAAAAATATATCGTTAAAGCTAACGAAGAAGTTAATGATGAAGAGGAAGAAGAAATCGACATCGTTGACGAAGCTACTGCAAAAGTATTGGCAGGTCACTTCACTTCAAAAGGTAGAAACGTTCGCATTACTCGCGTTGAAAGCGGTTTCGTAGTTCGCGCTGAAAATGAAGACCTTGGTGTTAAAGAGCCTCTTAGCCAACCAGACGAATTGCCTTTAGCCCCACTTAAAACTGAAGACATTCTTGCTGAAAGCCAAGAAGGTATGGCTTATGAACAAGGCGTAACAGATCCTCGCAGTCAACCTGAGGAACTTCCTTTGGCACCTATTCCTACCGAAGAAATTCTTTCCCTAGCTCAAGCTAACAAGATTCTTGCCCTTTTGATTAAAGCTGGTAAAAAAGCTGAAATCAACCAAGTTAAAGGTGGATTTATTGTTAAGGCTGAGGCTCCTCTTGAAGAGAAAAAAGAAGAACCTAAGGCTGAGGAAGAAGTTAGTGAAAAAGTAATGTGTGAAGAAGATGCAGAAAAAGAAATCAAAGATATTCAGTCTAAAGGTTTAACCGCTTGTGTAACTCGCGTAGCAAAAGGTTTTATCGTTAAAGCTGAAGCTCCTTTAGAAGACGAAGAAAAAGAAGAGCCTAAGGCTGAAGAGGAAGAAGAAAAAATTCTTTCTGAGGAAGAAGCTGAAAAGGAAGTTAAAGATCTTCAAGAAAAAGGTTTAGCTGCTCAAGTTACTCGCGTAGTTAAAGGCTTTATTGTTAAAGCTGCTCAAGAGCAGGAAGACGAGTTAGAAGACGGTCAAAAGAATGAATCCGAAGAAAACTTAGAAAAGGAAGTTAAAGCGGAAAACGAAGAAACTCCTATGGACGAAAACTTAGAAGGTGTTGAATCTTCTGACGCTATCGAACCAGAAGATAAAGACGACATCGTTGAAGATGCTGACGAAGTTTCTGATAAATTAGCTGGCGAACCTATTCAAGAAAGTGAAGCTTTGAAATACGAACCTCTAGCTAATCTTGACGACATTAAAGTTGAATCTGCTGAAGATGCTTTGATGATTTTCGACGATGGTAAAGAAGAAAACGAAGCTGAAAGTGAAGATGATTACTTAAAAGCTTCCTACATTTTCATGGCTAGAACTGCTAACGGTTTAGTTCCTGTTGCTAAAATCTCTGCTAGTAAGCAAGAAAAGCCACATGAATTGAAAAACTATTTCAGCACTGAAAAATTCCCAATGAACATCGTAGACGCTATGATTAAATGTGGCGTTAAAGAAGTTCTCACAGGCGTAAACGCTGAAATCTTTGTGAATGAATTGACCGACAAAAACATGCAAGAAAAAATTAGTGCAAGTGTTAAGGATCAATTCGATAAGAAGTATGCTGAATTAGCTGCTACTTTGCGCAATGATTTTGCTGATAGAATCGCAATGGTTCTAGCTGGTATGAATAAAAACATAGTTAATAAAGATAAGCATTATTTAAAAGCAGCATTATACGAAGTTTTGGTTGCAGCTAAGGTTAAAAATCCTATAGACGTTATCGAAGCAGCCTTTGAAAAGGGCGCAGCTCCATTCTTCGCCGCAGTTCTGGAAAAAGCTACAGAATACCTTGATTCACCTGTTGAGACTTTGGCCGAGTTAAAAAAGGTGATTGGTGAGAGTGACATTATCCCTGTTGAAGAACCAGAAGAGCAAGAAGAAGAAGAGAAAGAAGCAAATGAAACTTACGCCTCTATGTTGGGCGGAAAATCAGTTGTTTCTCAAGAGTACTTAAATCGTAAAGAAGATTTCAGAAAAATCTTAAAAAAATAATTAATCAATTCAAGAGGAGATTAGAATGTATAATCGTGAAAAAACCTATTCAGATTTCCCTCTTACTAAAGATGTGAAGGCAGCTACTTCCATCTCTCAAGAGGGTTTACTGTTAATTCAAGAGCTTGTTTCTGGTAAAGAAGTTGTACTTCCTGCTAGTGGCTTAGGTTCTGAAAAAATTGCTGGATTTTCTAGCATGACTTTTTTGACTCCTAGTCAAGAAGTTATCATTAAATCTTTCGTAGTTCCTGCAACTTCCCCTTACACCATTGATGTAGGCCAAACTGGTTTAGTTTCTGGTCAAGCTTTCATCCCTGGTTTGACTTTGGGTGTTGCTTCTAACGCAGGTGAATTTAGTTTCACTGGCGCAGGCGTATTTACCTTTAACGTAGCTCAAGCTGGTACTACTGTTGAAATTCACTATAAACGTGATTTGACTGTAGCTGAAGCTAAGCAAAAATATTTCGAAGGTCATATCAACAACATTAACGCTTCTGCTGCGTTTAAACAAGTTGGTTTGTTGGCTGGTAAAGGTATTATCTATACTGACCAATACGATGTTTCTAAGGACTACTCAACTGGTACTTTGAAAACTCTTGCTGGCGGTTTGATTACCATTGGTGGATCTGGAACTGACTTGTCAGCTCTTATGAAAGTGATTGAAACTCCAAGTATCGGGCAGCCGTACCTCGGGTTGGAATTTAATATCTAGTACTAGGTGTTGAAAAGTTGGTTTAAGAAACATTAATTAAAAATTCTCAGGAGACTATAATGACTAATCCTTATTTAAAAAATGCCTCCAGGAAGTCTTTCGTACTTGCCTCTACTGGTGAGTCTGTAAAGAACGTAACTCGTCCTGGTTCAAAAGAAAAACTCATCGCTAGTAACGATGAAGTAAATGCTTACGATAAAAAAGATTTGCAAGCAGCAGTTCGTCTGTTGTCTGCAATGCGCCAATCAGGTGAAATCGTAGAAGAAAAAAAATCAAACTTGCCTGTACGCGCTCGTCTTGAAGCAGAAAAAAATCTTGTAATTGCTGGTCTTAACGATCGCCGACAAGGTTCTGATTTCATGGCTTTGGGTGAAGTACTTGCCGAAGAAATTCGTACTGCCGGAGACCGTGACGGTTTCGCAGCTAATTTCTTAGCTAGCAAAAACCTAGGTGCAGGTGAAATCGCTCGTTGGCCTGTTAGCCAGAAACAAACTTCTGGTATTCACGCCGTTTCTCCTACTTTCGTTGTTCCCTCTGTAATCCGTCAAGGTTATTTCTACCCTGATGAATTTTACGTTAACGTGAACATTCGTATTGAAGACAAAGAAATTGCTCAAAATCCTATGGATATTCTTGAGAAAAAATTCGGTGAAGGCCTTGAGCAATCAATGGTTATTGAAGACCGAGTTTTGCGTCAATCTATGATTGCATCTTCTGGCGTAGAAAATGATCCAATGTACTTTGGTATTTTCTCTCCTGCTGTAATGCAAGAAATGAAAACTAACATCAGTGAATGGGGTCTTTCTCCTTCTGCTATGTTGATTTCTTTGGACATCTGGAACAACATCGTTGCTGATGCTGAATGGCAAAACTTCTTTGACCAAGTAACTAAACACCAATTGATTTTGGATGGTTACCTAGGTTCAATCTTGGGCGTTAACATTGTAACTGACGGCTACCGTGACCAACATTTGAAAGTGTTGGAACGTGGCGAAGTTTACATGTTAGCTCAACCTGCTGAGTTGGGTGGTATGACTAAACGTGGTGAAGAAGTGGCTGAGCCTATTAAGGGATATTCTCAAGGTGAGCCTTGGCGTGGTTGGTTCTTGAGCCGTTTACGTTCTGTTCAAGTTATCAATACTCGCGGTGTAGTACGCGCTACTCGTAACGTATAAGTGTAATTTAAGTACCTAGTCCGGGAGCTGGGTGGGGATGCTCACCCACTCCCTTTTTACTTTATTTATTGTAAAATAGCTTTATGCGTAAAACTAAATATAAGTATTCAGATAATTTATTGATTGACTTATTAAATGGCTTCTATCTTAAAGGGATGAGTTCTGAAGCTCTTGCTAAACAATATGGAGTTACTTCCACTTTTGTTAGGTCAGTACTTAAAGGCGAACAAAGGTTAGAAGTTAAAACATTGTGGGAATCTAAGCATGGAAAGCATGACTTTGATTCATTTAAAAGAAAAGATCCTTTTGATAATGTTACAAAGGCGCAAGTTAAAAAGTTATTAGCTGAAGGTCTTAATTGCGTACAAATAGCGGAGAGTTTAGGATACACTGGAGTTCATGCTAAGGCCGCAGGAAGTAGAATAATTAGCAAGTTTGGTTTATCGGCAAATAAAAGAAAGAAAAAAGAGAGAATACCCAAAGAACCTTTTGATGAAAAAGTTAAGAGGATAGCAAAGGAAAAGGGAATTACCAAAGAGGTTTTAAAAACTCTGCATGTAAAAGAGTGTTTATCAATTCAGCAGATAGCAGATAAGTTTGAAGTTAAACATTGTTTTATTGGCAGATTACTTAGAAAATATAGGCTAAAAAAGAGTAAGACTCCGATACTAGATACTCTTGATATGCAATGGGTACTTAAGTGTTATAATGAAGATGTATTGAGCGAGAGTGAAATTGCTAAAAGAATAGGTGTGAGCCGGGATACTATACGTGCAGCATTAGCAAGACACAAGGTAGTGAAAAGGGATAGGAAAAGAACCGTTGAAGTAACTAAACACACTTGGGTCAAGACTTATGGTCATGATAATCCATCCAAAGATCCGGGGATTAAAAAGATTATAAGTGAAAAAGCTACGGAGAGATTATTAAACAATCCATATAATGGATCATCCAATTCAGAAAGAGAAATCTACGAATGGCTTAAGGAAATATATCCCGAAGCATTACTTCATTATTGGAGTGATGAGTACCCATTTATTTGTGATTTTTATGTGCCGTCAGAGAAACTTTATATAGAATTTCAAGGTTATCCCACTCACGGAAAAGAACCCTACGACCCTTCTAAGCATAAGGAAGTTACAAAATATTCAGAAACTTTTAAGGAGAAAGATAGGCTAAAGAGGACTACTGCCGAACGAAATGGTTTACAGTTTCTTGAGCTATGGTGGTCTGATTACATGCAAGGTAAAGAGTGGGTTAAATTTCTACTATGCAAAGGACAATTGCCTATTAACATAAAGACAGAGTACTTAGGTAAGGAGTTAACCTACATTAGTAACAAAGATGGCTCTACAGATCCTGTATCTTCTTATAATAGTATTGTGTTGCATTATCAGAAGCATTTTTATAAAAAAGAGAGATCTCTGTGGAACAATCCTTTTACTAGGAATAAGTTAATTGAGAACAGAGTTAAATATTTAGGTAAGCCAAAGGAATTAATAACCAACAGGCAATATTTAGCTGGATTTAAAATAAGTGGTGCGCACATTGGGTTCTCCCACTTCAACCCCCTGATAGTTAAATATTTTGTCGAGAAGTATAATGTTAAGTCTATTTATGATCCATGTGCAGGTTGGGGTCATAGGTTATTAGGAGCAGCAGCCTGTGGGATTGAGTACACTGCTACCGATACTGATAAGCAAACAGTATTGGGCTTAAAGAACATGATTAAAGATCTTGAGTTGAAAAATTGCAAAGTGTATAACTGTAAGGCAGAAAGTTTTAAGCTTAAAAATACTTATGATGCTATTTTTACCTGCCCACCTTATTTTACTACGGAGATGTACTCAGGTAAAAATACCTCCACATCCTTGTACCCTAAGTATAAAGAGTGGTTGAATATTTGGTGGAGAAGTGTGGTTCAAAATAGCTTGACCTGTAGCCCAAAAGTTTTTGCTTTTGTTACATCTGTCAAACTATCTAAGGACATGATTAGAGTATGTGAGCAGGAGAGACTGACACTTGTGGAGTCAAATACACTACAAGCAAGAAAGTCCCATTTAGCTAAAAGTAAAAAGGCCGGAGAAGTATTATTAGTTTTTAGTACATAAGGAAAAGTAAATGGCCAAGAAGTCAGTGACTAAACGTAGTAATCGTAAAAAAGTTTCTGGAAAATCAAAAGCTATTTCTAAGACATTATCACATAAAGAGCTATTACTCTGCTCTACTAATTATTCCCCTAAAATCCGTTGTTGCCTTAAGTGTGCAAAGGATTTTAAATCACCACAAAAAGATATAAGATTGTGTTCTCCTTGTCGTTACGAAAATGAGAATGAATTTTATTTAGAACCGCACATTACACATTCCACATTGGTACGACCATGACACTAAAAAACTTAAAAATTGGCGAGAGTATCACCGTATTAGCAAATACCAAAGAAGTAGTTACTGCTGATACAGTTGGGTACTTTGGTAAATTTTTAGCTAATAAAACTAACTTACTATTGTTAAAGAATGATGTGTTATTCGATAGCTCAAACTTGGGTCCAATATTTCGAGTGCAATTAAAAGGTAATTGTTATTACGAAATTATTATTTGTGTTAAGACCTACCCTAAAGTGTCTGCCACAATAACATTGATTTACGCTAATACTCCTCCTACTAAAACAGAGGAAAGATCTGGCGTAGCATATACAAATATGAGCAGTCTAGTTAAAGGTATTATACAGATTGAGATGGGTAAATACCCAGAAGCAAATAAGGCAGCGTAAAATGAATCTAAGAAACTTAAAAATAGGTCAGTCTTTAGTTGTTAAAGCTAAAGTGCAGGACTACGCTAAACTCCTAAAAAACAATATTGAAAAATCCTTAACCAGTGCCTTTGTAACAGAACATAACAGTGGTGCAGGAGGTTATGCCTACAAAGCTATTTTTACTTTTAACTTTCCTGTTGAACTAGTACCTAATAAAAAAGATATTGGGGAATTAGTCGTAGATGTTAATAATTTTTTATCTCGCAAAGGTTTTGAAGAAGCCTATAATCCATCTGTTGATATTGCTAAAAAATCCAAAAATAGTAAACTGGAAATAAAATTCACTTACTATTTTAGCAATCCTTTTCATGCTTATGCCTATGGGAGAGATCTAACTAGTTTTAGTGGGTTCAATGAAATTGATTTTCCTAAAATTAAATCAAGGTTGGACTATGCCAAAAAGACAGTAAAAGAATTACAAAATAAACGAGAAGAAGCAATAAAGGCTCTAGAAAAAGATCACCCTACAGCCTCTAAAGAAGAGTCAAATAAGTTATGGAAAGAAAACTACGGAAAAGAATGGTTAAAATTAAATGAGATCGCCAAAGGTAAAGGTTTAGCTGGTTATAAATTTAGAAATTAATTAAGGAGAACATAATGAAAAAGTTAATCGCAAAATTGAATGAGAAAAAAATATTCCACGTTGTTTCCGCTGAAGGTGACAAAGTTGAAGTTTTGACTATGCCTGCTGACTTGGCTGACAAAGATAAGCAAATGCTGAAAGACTACTACGGCTTGGCTGATTACTCAGTACCTAAAGCACAGAAAAATCCTTTCATCAACAAAGCTTCTACTTTGTTTAGCAATAAACCAGATGGAGATCCTTTCCGTAAGGCTGCTCCTAAGGCTAAATAAGGAATTTAAAAAATGAATTTAAGCAAACTAAAATTGGGCCAGACAATCTACATCCAAAAGGAATTTAAAAAATGAATTTAAGCAAACTAAAATTGGGCCAGACAATCTACATCCAAGCGGATGCTAAAAAGAGATTTGAAACCTACAAGAAACTTCACCCAGCTACTAAAAAAACAGTGCAAGATTTTGAGTCCGAGGAGCCAAGTAATGAAAGAAGATCTCCAGAAAAAGTAAAAGAAGACTCAGCCAAAGTTCAGAAGGATTATAATGATTTTGAGGCAAAAATGATTGATAAATATTCTAAATTGGCAAGGAAACCAGGACAACCGAAAATAGATAATATCACGGATGTCCTCGATCACATGTCTCCTCAAGAGAAAGCTAAAATAAAGGAATTGAGAAAACCTGTTTCAGTGCATGAGGGTAGACACAGAGCAAAACAGGTAGAAAAAGTAAAAAAGCAAACTCCCGTAGCGGAAAGTCACCCAAAAGTTAAAGAGGCAGGTGAGAAAATTGCGAAAAGCCCGGAGTTTAAAAATGAAATTAAAAAGTTTATGAAGGATGACATACTCATGAAAGAGTGGAAAGGACAACCTTCTGACTCAGATTTTCTGCAATTGGCAAAAGATCTTACTGAAAAACAAAAAGATCTAGATGTTCTTGACTTTTCAGATTCAAACAATCTTAAGCATGAAGCAGTTCGTACTGCTCTTGTTAAGCCTGCCGTTAAATACCTGAAAGATAATTGGAAAGCAATCCAAGACGGTACGTTGAAATAACACAGTAACAGTAGACCCCGTGGAAGTAACTAAATTCTAAGGAAAGTGAAATGAATCTAAGCAAACTAAAAGTGGGCCAGACTATCACTCTTGGTAAGACTGGCAGGGGTGGTCCTTCGTTCGACGACGAGCCTAATGGAAATGTTAAGTTATTTTCTGCCTTGGTATTAGCAGATCCTTGCCTCTCTTACATAGCAAAAGATCCTATCCCAAACTGTCCATCTTCCATGGCTAGCTCACAAAATATTAAACTATTTGGTGCGAAGTACATAAAGCCTCTTGAAAACGCATTGGCTAAAGTAGCTAAAGCTTACGCTAAAAAGTTAGAAACGGAAGATACTCCAGCTCCTGATATAAAAGAAATTGTATCCGCAGCAATAAGCTACTCCTGCGAATCTTCAAATTTTCATGCATACAGTGAATGGAACAATGTATACTGGGTCTCCTTCCTGAATGGCGAACTCTTTTCTCCAAGGAATTTAGATTTTGATTTCGCCAAAAAAGATCCTGAAGTAAAAGCTTGTATTGCGGCAACAAAAAAGGCAATCGCAGCATTATTAGTAAGTATGACACCAATCGCAAATAAAGACCCTATCAAAGATTACGACGACAGATAATTTAATTTTCAGTATTAGGACATAAAATGCGCATTCTAGCATTCGACATGGGATTACGTTCAACCGCTTGGGCTATAACCGAAGCAGGAGCACTGGTTGAATGCGGAATGATGCAAAATCCTATTTCAGAGCTTACCGAGCAATTTAATAGACAAAAAAGAAAGTTTATTAGAGAATGTAAAGTTCTGTTTAGTAAGCTATCAGAAGACTCAGTTGTCCTAGCTGAGAGATTTCAAATGAGACAATTTAACAGTGGTAAGCAGATTGAGTGCGTATCAATTATGCTTGGCTTGATAGCCGCTACATCCCCTGTTAAAACTTATTTGATTATACCTGCTGAATGGAAAAATAGTTATCTCCGTAACTACAGTGAAAATGTTATGGAGGTAATACTCAGGGACGATTTCAATGAGCATGAATGCGATGCAATTGGATTGTCCCTTTGGTATTATGAGCAGAAGCTAGGTGAGAAAAGTGCTTGGCTTGCTGGTTATTTCCCTATAGAAAAAAGCTGTAAGAGATGTTGGTATAGATACAATGGTTGTAAGGGTGTGAAAGAGAAAATCTGCCCTTCTTTCCTTGAGATTAATAAGCAATCAAAATGCGCTAAATGTAAGTATATAGAGCCTTGCAAAAAAGAAATAGAAAAAGAATATGGTAAAGGTCAAGTTAAAAAATTTAAAAGAACAACTCATGGCTGTTCTGAATTTAAGGAAATTAAAAAATGAAACTAAGTAACTTAAAACTAGGCCAGAGCCTATTGATAAAAGCAGCATCAGACGCCAAATGGGGTTTTGACCTTACTAATATTAAAGCCGATGACTGGAAAAAGATTTTAGATTTTATTGGTTTTAATTATCATACTGAAAAACCTAAATTTGGCTCGCATTCTTTAGCGTGGATTTGGCAAGGTAAAACCATAAAAATTCATACAGACAATGATCCTATCTCTGGTAAGTACTCTACTGGAAAAAGAAAACCTGAAAAAGACTATGCCTCTTACATCGGTATCTATGGCAAAGATAAAAAAGAAGTGGCTAAAGTAGCCAAAATGATTAGAGACTTGGCTATAAGTATTAAAGACGAAACACCAAATGAAAGTAGGTTTATCTAGTATGAAACTAAGCAATTTAAAACTTGGGCAGACAATAACTGTAAAATCAAACATAGCTTATGACGAATACTTCCAAGAAAAGCTAGCTAAGTACGGCGTTAAATCTCCTGCTGAATTATCTGAATCTGACAAGAAAAAGTTCTTCGAAGATGTCGATAAGGAATGGAAATCCAAAGAGGAGTCTAAGGAAGTAAAAGCTAATATCCCTGATAATAAATGGGGTCAATTTCTTTCTTTGGGTACTGGCCTTACAGTAGAAGAAGGATCTAGCACATCAATACTTTATTATACACCAACACCGGGTATGGAATACAATGCTACTTTAATAGGTGTTAGAACTGACAATCTTTACGCAATTCAGTTGAGGGTAGACTTACACCCTAAAGTAAAATCAATTCTTTCTTTAGGTATATACGACTCAAATAATCCTAAAAAAGTACCTGTAGTTACGGACTACACTTTAAAAGGCATTAAGGCTTTAATTGCTGACATTAAAAAACTCGAAAGTTAAAAATTTAAAAGGTAATATTATGCAAGAACCAATACTTGAATACGTTGAAGAAAAATTTAGATTCGGTCAAATTGAATTTACTCGTTCCGAGTTAGAAGAGATTGCTGAATTTGTAGTTAGTAAACATGAAGGTTTGGCTTTGGATACTTCATTACCTCATGAAGTTAGACTGTCTGCTCCTTTGCAAAAAGCTTTATCCCTTAATCTGTTTCACGCTTCTTCTGTGGGAGTATTGGCGACAGAGACAGGTAAACAACTTTTTCAAAGATTTAAAAAGCAAGAAATTACCCATAGATTAAAATATCGAATTTCTGAACCCATGCAGAAAGATTCACAGGATGAAAACACCAAGTAGTTTGCTATCGTTAGCAGTTTTACTTAAGCAGTCGGGATTTCCTATGGAAGCTAAGCGTATTTCCGCTATGGCTGAAAAGGAAATGGAGGCTGCCTTTAACACTAATGATTTAAACAACGATCGACCACAACCGCAGTTTACTATGACACAAAATAAGTGTGGCAGTTGTGGTGCTTTCTTACCTCCTGTTGCAAACTTCTGTCCCTTGTGTGGCAATAACTTACAAAATATGTTACCGTCTGATACGCTCCAGCTCCACCAACCTAATGTAGAACAGCCTAACAATGAATTGCCTCACTTTGCCGTTTCTCCTTCTCCTGTTACTCAAGATGCATCCTCCATTGATACCGCCATTATTGTTAGGCCGAAACATAGTAAGGACAGTACACCTGTTTTGGTACTCGAACCTGTGTCAGCACCAGAGCCAGAAGTAGTAGTACCCAATGTTTTCCCTTCAAAAGAGGCACTATCGGAAAATGATAATTTAGCTATGGCACGTATTCAAGCTAAATTATTTTTACGCGGCTTTGACCCGGATCTTATAAAGTAGAGACAAAATGGTATCCTTATTCCTTAGCACATTGTACAGTGAAGAAAGCGATTCAATAATTGTGAATTGCTTTAAAAGGGATGGGAATACTATTCTGCCTATTATTGACGGTGTATTGCAATTGAAATCAGGTGGAGAAATAATTAAGTCTATACCTATTGATGGCATTCCTACTAACATTGAATTTTTACATCCCTCGGTTATTTCAAGTTTGACTATCCGCGCAATAGTTGATAGCTTAAACGCCGAAATACCCATTTCATTAACTGAGATGGTGGAGTATACTCCTTTAGACTTTGAAGGTAACGAGCGTCTACATGCACGTCCTGTGCTCCCAGAAGATGTCAAAAACGTTGAAATACAATCTCCCTTCATATTGTACGTTGACTTCAATAATGACCCTTTAGTCATCGAAGGGGACAATTTTATTGAGTACACAGGTGGAAACCGTTTTGTGTTCGACGAGCATGGCAAATTAGTAATTCAGCCTATGAATACTTTGGTACCTGCAACTCAAAACTACTCTGAATTATCTGCAAATAACCTATTCATTGCTCCGGCATTACCAGCTCTTCCTTTCAGCCTTGACAATTGCATTAACTACGGTGCTAACGTTTTTGCTGAAAATAAAATATCTGACGTTACTAAAACTTATAAAGTCACTGGCCTAGGTGGTGTTGACGGAGGTATCAATGCAGGTACTCTCCAAATAGACTCAATACCCACAAGTGTCACAGGTACAGTAACTCTACAATTTTTACTATCGTTACTTATCAATCCTACCAATATACCAAAATTTCGCGTGATTGCGGAAATTAAATCTGGTGTTACAGTTATTGATAGCTCTAACGTACAATATGATAGTTCAGATTATTTGACTGATAATATAGTGTCTGCTACTTTAACTGGTACTGGTGTTTTGACTTTCAAAATATTGTTTGAAGACTTAATGGTAGGAGAGACATTAACTGCATTTTTGACAGTTCCTCAAATTGCTAATTTACCATTTGTTACCACCTTTGCCAATATGTCACGAGTTAAAGATGTGTATGCAATTGATACCACTTTAGATTTCGATGCCTCTACTATCGAAATTGGCTTACAAACTGATAATACACAAGACTGTGTACTGTTTGATGCGGGCAATATAAAAGGTAGTTATACTGTGGGTAATGTCGTTTTTCAAATTGGGGCAAGCACTATTATGACACCACTGGCAATTAATACTGTGAGTACAATTGCCTTTGACTTCAATAAACAAGATGGTACTATGACAATATCAGCGGACGATGTTGTGTTGTTGAGTTCCTCCGTAGCCTTCACTTTGACATCTATCGGCAAAATGTTTATCGGATGTGATAGCGCAGGCAATAATCAATTTAATGGCTTATTAAATACATTTAAAATACTACGTGGATAGTTCAAAATAATTAAAGGAAAGGGCATAAAATGAATTTAAAATCTTTGAAACTAGGTCAATCACTATTCATTCAGGCTATTACTTTTGAAAAGTATAAAAAATTACACCCTGCTACTAAAAAAACTAGCAATGATCCAATGTTTACAGGTAAGGAAGGTAAGGAAGGTAAAACATCTAAGGCACCCAAGAGTACAAAGGAACAGGAACGGGTAAAAGAAATTAAGGAATTAGAGGATACTCTAAATAAGAACATAACATCCATAAATGCCCTTCACATCAAAAAAAAGAAACTGATGGACGCAGAGCCAGAGGAACACTACAGTAAGATAGATCACAATAATATAGCGGAGATGGATTCACAAATAAAACAATTGGATGACGATATTGCTAAGGGATTTGGTAAAGGAGATGATTCACCTTATATTATCAGATACTACTTACAGTCTAAAAAAATTAAAAATCTTATATCCCAAGGTGAAAGTTCCCCCACAAATATGTGGGCGGATAAAGTGCCTAGCCTTAAAGAAAGCTTAGACAAGATCCCAGAAGTGTCGGAGAAAGACTTAAAAGAAGCTTCAAAAAAGCTACAATTGAGCAAATTGGACCATGAGATTTCTAAACTTTCTAATGCTATAACGTCAGACCGCTTTAAACTTCAGAAGTATAACGTGGGTAGTTTAAAATAATTAGGGGATGTAAAAATGAATTTAAAATCTTTGAAACTAGGACAGTCAATTGTTGTTAGGGCACTTGCAAATAGATCCAACTACAAAGCTGGACCTGCAAGAGATCATTATAGTAGCTTAACTTTTACTATTGGAGACTCATTAGTGGAGATGGTTTTTAACGGCAGACAATGGGCGGAAGGTCGTGTACTAGAAGGTGACAAACCCGCTAACTGGGGTAGTAAAAAATATCAAAGCTACTTATCTGTTAAGGACATTTTATACTGGCTTTCTAAAGATTACGACGACGTAACATTCGAGAGTGCGGAAGATAACGGTCAAGAAGATGAGGAAGACTAGGCGTAGCGTTCCATAAAGGATATTAGGAGGAAGACGTGAATATAAAAACTTTGAAGCTAGGTCAGTCTTTACTACTACGAGCAAAGAAACTACCAGCTATAAGAGTGGGTACTCACGACGGTGTTATCAAAATAAATATGCCTGGCTATGGAAGTGCGGAAGGTTATATTTCCGATACTGGATCTTTAGAATACTGGTTTGACGTATATCCTTTAAAACTAGAAGATTTGCCCAGCGAAGTAGCGATCTTGGAGCATATAAAAGTTAATGAAGGAAAGAAAAATGAGGGTGCCGGATCTAAAATTCTACAAGCCTTTTTGGCTAAAGTCAAATCTCAAGTAGATGCTGTATTTGTTAATGCTAGCCCAATGCATGAAAACTTATCTTTTTCAGCCTTAAAAAATTTCTATATCAAAAATGGTTTTAAGGTAGTTCCTAAGTGTGAGTTTAGTGACAATGCTTTAATGGTAAAATATTTCAACAAGTAGAAAGTGAATATGTTCTCTTTAAAAACTCTAAAGCTAGGTCAATCTGTTTTGCTAATGGCAAAGTACAACCAAATAATGAAACTTTCCTATGGAGGTGGCTATATTTGTTACATATTTTTTGATGATAGCAAAGATGTAGCTAAAGCCATCTTCACTGGTCCGGGAAATTTCAAAGCAGGAGAATTTAAGCTTAATAATTCTCAGTCAGTTCGTTGGTACCCAACTATTTTCCAAGAGTTTAAAGACATACTTGAACAAGTTGGATTTAAGACTACGATTGATAGCCGCGATATAAAAGTAGAGGACTTAAGAAAATGAAACTATCAAACTTAAAATTGGGAGAAACTGTTATAATCTCTGTTCTGAGAAAGTGTGCTGAGGATGACACGAAACCAGGGAGAGCCTGGTGCGTATACAAGGAAGGACATCCTGCTGATAAACAGCCTAAGGGTTGGCCTAAGACTTATGAGACTAAAGAAGATGCTGCTCACGGCATAAAAATGATGAAGACATTCGGAAAATAATCAATCTTGTAAAATATAAAAAAGGTATTATCATGGAAAACGTACAAGAAGCAAAAAAGGTAGCATTAAGTTTAATTTCTGCTGGTAGAGTTGATTTGGCGAGAGAAGTGCATAAGGTAATTGCTTTTGATACTAGATTCTCTCTATTGCAGCCCGCAGTGAAAGCTATCTATTTACTAGAGATCCCTATTCATGACTTCAATTTTGAAGTTGTGTACCCTGACGATAAGCGCAAGATTTTATCAGATGAGGGAATAGTTGAAATACTAAAAGCTGAAAAAATTCATTGTGAAAAGATAATTGAACAAGCTAATGCAGCTAAAGAACAATTAAAACGTGTTGGTAGATTTGCCAAAGTTTCAGACTTAATACTAGATCCAGAAGTAAAAGAAGTAATAAAATTAGCCCCTGAAGTAGAGGACATTTTACTTGACGTTACATTACCAGAAGAGGAAGCAAACTAATGTTTCTTTCATTAGCAATAAAAGATAGTGAAGTTAAACCCATTTGCATAGTTGATAATCAAACTGCTGCTGTGCAAACTGTAAGATCCTACAAATGGTCTCAGTTCCATACTTTCGTCTTTCAAGGAGAGTACCCAAAACTTAAAGAGTTCCTTCAAAAACTTAAAAACGAAGCTATGTTTTTGAATGGACTTAATGAAGAACAGCTAACTACTCGTATTAAAAAAGACGCAGTAGAAGGGTCCCTAGTTTTACTTATGGAAGATTTAGCTCATAGTTTTTCTCCTATTGGGGAGGATAAAGTAGTAGACAAATTAGTAGAAAGTGGTTTTGACGCTAAGAATGCTTTAAAAATAATTTCTAGTATCGTTGACCACAAAAAAGAATTTTTTAAGATTGATAATTTACGTATTGGTTACGTTGAAGGTGTCTTAGGTACGTATGTTGTTGCCGCTGTAAAAAGATATAGAAAGCCTGGAGTCGAAACTTACCCCAATTTTATTACTGACAGGGGTAAAAAAGTTTGGCAATATACTTTTAAAAATTATAAGACAGATCCTCTAATGGTAAAGTTGCGAGAAAAATTGCTAGACCCTGCTTTGGCTACACTAGCCTTGAATAATAGAGAAGAGTATTGTCAAAAGCATAATGAGATAGTCCAAAAAATGTGGTATTTTTTCATTAATAGATATACTGCTATTTGTTCCGAAAATAGAGTAATGCCCTTTGATGAGAGATCCGCTAACTCTTTTAACTCTGATAGATCTCTAGCTATTAAAAATTTACGATCAAAAGTAGTTGAGGGTAATGAATTAGCTGACAAGGCAATCAATGAAGTTGAGAATAGATTAGAAAACAATGCACTTATAAAGTCTTTTGGCCCTGAAACATTTTACCGAGTTAGTAAATCTAACTACGGGTATACTATAACTTCTCGTCGTATTGTTAAACTTGCTGAGGATATCCATTACCGGGATATTATAAAATTCTTAGGTGATAAGCTTGCTTGGTCTACTAAAAAGGGAAGTTTAGCTTGCTATAAGCAAATTGACTCCCTAACTATTGCTTACTTTGGTTTCGATTCAGACACCAATGTTTTTTGCGTTTACACAGATGCCTGCTTAACACCATCCCAAGCTAATCTTCTAGTTGAGGAGCATACGCTAAAAGATGATGATTTATTGCAAAAATTAAAAAGAATTTCATTAGACTGGTTTTCTACTGGGAGATTAAAATTTGCCTGATCTAGAATCCTCTTTAGCTAGACGTTTACGGGATGGTGACGATACAGTAGTTGCTGAAATTTTTAGTCACTTTAAAAATTATATACTAAAACTGTCTACCTACTACTTTAGAAGTAACCAATATAGTGACGATGTATGCCAAAGAGTTGCTATAAAAATAATTAAACTAGTTGGAAAATTTAGATTCGACTGTTCCCTTAAAACATACATTTACCGTATGACTATGTCAGAATGCTGTAATGTTAGAATGCAAAATAGGGCTCATCGCGTATCTAGGCATGACCAATTCGAGGATGACAACCACGAGTCAGATCAAATCACTCAAGAAGAAACCCTTGCTTATAATAGGGATGTTGAACTATTACGAATAATTATTGATAATTTGCCCACAATGCAAAAAGTTGTGGTGTCTAAAGTTATTTACGAAAATAAAACCTTGCCAGAAGTATCAAAAGAGTTGGCAGCAAATTTAGAAACTACAAAAGCAAATTATCATCACGGAATAATTAGGGTTAAAAAATTATTCCTAGATTACTATGATGAAAGTTTGCACACTCTATCTACTTTAGGTTTAGTTAAACGCATTCCTTTTAAAAAAGCCACAATTCATTAGGATATAAAATGTCAGAAGAACTAGTTAAAAATCCAAACCCTGACGGACGTAAAGATAAAGTTACAGTTGAATATGCAGACCAATGGTTACGAGATAATGGTAAATCTCCCGCTGTACAACACAATTACAGAGAAGTGCCAGGCGGAATACTATTAAATAAACCACTATCCAAGGATGAGTACATAAAAAAGACTTCCACACTATTTTTCAAGGGGGATGCTAATGCTCCTAAGCTTGGATCGAAGTTTTCTTTCTTTACTGACGCTAAAGGAAAGGTGCATGTATTTCAGCAAACTTTTGATAAAGAGGAGTTTGACGCTGGAGCTACAAATTTAGGAAGAGCAAACGACATTAAACATCTTGGAACTTTCTCTGATATAGTATCCGTTAAAGATTACTTGCATGGATTAAAAAATGGTAAAGTAGCTATGGCTGCATCCTTAAGTAATTTGCGCTTGGGAGAAACTTTAAGTCTGACAGCTTCCCTACCGGATGATAATTACTTTGATGAGTACGGTGGTAAAGGTGGGTATGAAAAAAACTATAAGCGTTATGGTTTTGACCTAAAAGCAATACTCACAGATTACAAAAGAAATGATTTACTACCAAAAACTCTATTAGAAGCTGGGTGTGCTTATGGCTATGGAGTTTCTGACTTTCGTAAATCTGGAATAAAAGCTTACGGCATTGAATTGAATGACTACGCCGCTAATCATACACCTGAAGAAGTATCAAGATACTGCAAAGTATTAGATATTCGCTGTATATCAAAATTTAAACCGGGATCATTTCAAAGCATTTTTTCCAATGCACTAATGTACCTTTCTGAATCTGAGATTGAAACTTTCTTAGTTGATTGCCACAAAGTTGCTAGCCAAAGTCTTTACCTAGTCAATCCTTTCTCTGATTATCCTGAAACTGTACCGGAAGATCCATTCAGGGAAACATTAAAGCCTAGGAGTTGGTGGATTAATACATGTGGTAGATTAGGTTGGGAATATTGTAAGGGAACAAATTCACTATTTAGAAAAGTAAGTAATGAATTGGACTATACCCAAGCACCACAAAGAGGAGCACCCATAGTCCTTTAAGAGTATTATCAGTCCAAAATCTGATTTAACATTAGAGGGCTAATAAATGACCCCTGAGCAGTTTGACTACTTACGAAAATTAGCATTTTCTACATCCTCCAAAATACCAAAAATGCACGGCATGACATTAGATGATTATGTATCAATTTGCCTATATGCTGGCTATGAGGCACTTAATAACTTTGATCCTTCAAAAGGTGCTGCTTTAAAAACTCATGTAATAAATAATATGCGTTGGGCAATATTCAATGAGGCTAGAAGAGTTAATCCTTTAACTAAGTACCAAGTGGCCACTAACCTCGATCAAAGTTTACACGCAGATATGTTCTACTTGGAAAAAAATGATCGCTCATTTGAATCTAGAATGTGCAAAAAACTACTGTTTGAAAAATTCCAAAATAAAATTAATAAAATGACTACTATAACAGACAAAGCTAAAGTAATAATTCAGCAATGGAGTAATGGTAGAACAACAGATGATATAGCAATTGACATGAAGTTGAGTGGTGCTAGAGTTGGACAAATACTTAATGATGCCTTAGAAAAAATAAATAAAACATTATCAGTTTCGGAGAAAAATATATACATACAAATTTTGAATGACTAAGGAGGTTTAAACTTTCAGTATTTCCAGTTTTTATCTTAAAGTATTATTACTTTTAAAACTAGGAGATTATAATGAGTGGAAATTCTTGGTCTACGAGCGAGTTTAAGTTCCTACTAGAATGTTTAGCGGAATCTAAGTCAGTTACAGAAGCACTAACTAAATTCAATCAAAAATATAATAGAACCATGGATTCTGTCAGAAAGAAGTTTACCAGTGAAAACAGGGGAGCTATTTCTAAATATTTAGGTTTGGCTAATTTCGATGCTGATAAATACCATGAGATCGTAAAAGACGAGAATCAAAAAAGACTCCTAGAAGAAGTAGAGATGAGAGAGCTTCGGGAGCTTAAGAAAAAACAAACAGTCATTGACATCATTTTGGATAGACTCAGTGCAGAGATAATACGTCTACCAAAACCCACCATAATTAAGCCAGGTGCCTACAAAGTAAAAAATGCTAGAGTTATTGAGGATTTAGTAGCTCCTGTTTCAGATGTTCAAATTGGGGAATTTGTTGACCCTGTTGATGTTGCTGGCTTAGGTACTTACTCTGTTGATATTTTTAAAAGACGAGTTACTATCTGGAAAGAATACCTAATCAAAGTAATTGAGCATAGGGTAAGCACAAATAACCTACAAAAAATTCATATTCCTTTTATTGGGGATATTGTTGAAGGTATGGATATTTTTCCAAGTCAAGCTTATCATTTAGATCATGGATTGGTTAAGCAAGTTGTTCATGGAGCATTTATTTTCTCGGAGGCAATCGCTGAAATATCCAACCATTTCAAGAATGTTATTCCAATTGAAATTGAGCATGTAGGTGGAAATCATGGCAGGATAGGAAGAAAAGGTGCCACTCCTTACAAAGATAACTGGGATAGAGTTCTTGGTTATTTTATGAAATTACACCTAGAGAAGTACCCTAATATTCATGTGGAAATTCCAGAGACTTGGTTTACTCTTAAATCAATTCATGGTTGGAACTTCCATTTTAGTCATGGAGATGATATTAATAGTTGGATGGGTATCCCTGCTTATGGTATGCTTAGAGCGCATTCTCGCGAATCCGTTATGTTATCAACACCCCTTCATTACTATCAAATAGGTCATCATCATACAATGACCACTATTCAAAATGGTTATGGGGAAGTTCTATGTAATGGAAACTGGGTAGGGGGTAATGAGTTTTCTAGCAAAATAATAAAATCAAGCAACAGACCTTGTCAATTACTTTATACCGTGAACGCTCACTATGGTATTGAGGATAGATTTGTTGTGTATTTTGAGAACAGAGAAACTTACACGGGCAGAATAACGGAGAGCTTGCACAAACTTGGTTTGAAATAGGGGCAAGCCATGATAATACCCGATAAAGTAATAGTTAAGGGTAAGTCAGTGCAAGTTAATATAGAAGTCAATGACCATTGGGGCGATGCCTTTTTAGATCATAGAGAAGATGTTCGGGAAATTGTGATTAGAGAGACTTTATCCGAAAAGAATAAAATCATAACTCTAATTCATGAAATTCTACACTTCTTAGATTTCGACTATAAATTGAAACTGACTCACGCTCAAATTTATGACCTTGAAAAGCCCATTTATAACTTTATCATTCAAAACAAACAATGGCTACTTCCCTTAGTAAAGGATATACTAGAGAAAAAGAAGTAGCTAGTTCTTGTCTTTGTTATCCTGTGCAGGAGGTTGGGTAGCTTCATTGCTATCCACCGCCTTTTCTTTTTTAGCTGGCCATTTCTTAATCCAGATAACCGTTGGCATAGGTTTGATCTTTTTTGTTCTTTTTACTACACAATCTTGCATACGCTTACTCTAACCTTTATATTGTTTTAGTCTTTTATTTCTTCTAGAGCCGCAAAATCAATATCATCTTCCACAGAGAAACTTTCAGCCAATTGGTCTAGTTCTTCTCCGAAGTTTTTTTGTTCAATATCAATCTCACTGCTCAAACTTTTAAGTATGTCTAATCTATTCTTGCTTTTTTCTTTTGGTACAGGATCACTTTTACTCATTATTTCTTTTGGTAATGTTTGCACTAATAGCGGACCAGTCTCCACAGGTGGCTTACTTTGTACTCGTCTTCCCAAAGCTGTAAAGCCATGAGCGTTAAATTTCCTCAAGGCATATGTTTTACCTACCCCTAAGTTTTTAGCTATCTTCCCTATAGATAGACCTTTCTCAAAATATTCCTTCTCGAAATATTCCTTGGTTATATCAGGGCTTTTATTGCGTAAATTTGTTCTGGGTATATTATGATTTTTAAGAATCCTGCCCAAACATCCATCAGACACCCCATACATCTCAAAAATGTCTTTAGGCATTTTTCCTTGTAAGTAGGCATCAATAACTTTTTGATCCCTCTCCTGCATATCACTAGGTATAACTCTAACTCTTTTCCTTGTGGTTTCTTTTTCTGCCAAGGAATCAAAAAAGGAAATAACTTTTGGGTTGCTTATGTTAATAGAGTCTGCTAGGAGGTTTCTTACTTCCTCGACTCTGAACCGATCAATTTTCTGCTCTGTCATATATTCCTCAAAATAATGTTTTTCTCAATTATATTTTACATTATTTGTTTGCAGGTAGCCTACTTCTATAGATTTGGGGGTTTTTAACATATTCAAGACCTTGCTGCCAAAATAGTTCATTATTAAGTAGAGGTTCATTTACAGTGTACCTAACTGTATGCTTGTGGGTACACTTAAATGTAGCACTCATAGATTGAAGATTCATGAAAATGATTCTGTCGTCGTTTCTTTTGGTTGAACACCACCCACCAAAACAATTCCACATAGTCAATCTGTTTATTGCGTAACAATTAGTATCAATAAACCCTTGTGGATTAATTCCCTCATTAGGGCCAAGGCTCTCAAAATTATCTTCTACAGTCTCCTCTGGTTTAACAAAAAACCTAAGACTAAATAAAACATCGTACTTGCCCGTCTTAGATGCTTGAAATAGAGAGTCTATATGATTAGGAGCGTAAGTATTGTCCTCGTCAAGATAGCAAACATACTTACCTCTTGCTAAAGACGATCCTATTGATCTAGGTATTCCGCCGGGGGCAGACATAACATTTGAATATGAGTTGTACGGCAGAGACATGACATCGACATGCATATTTTTAGGAACTGTGTCCTGCAATAGCGATTGCATAAAATTAGAGTATTCTACGTCATTATCAATTTTAGGCTTATCATAAATTATTAATAACTGTACCCTTGCCTCTGTGTTTTGAGCTAGGATAGATCTGTAAGCTAAAGAATCTCTATTTAGTTTCGTCACGGGGTGTACTATGGTAAAATCATACGCCACAGAGATCACTTCTTTGCACTTTTCAAGGAATAATTTTTTTGATTGTTGGTTGCTTCTAATTTCAAAGGCGTGGTATATAGAATCGTTATAAGTAGTACCATTACCAAATTGAATGGTGTCTGTTAACTGCCATTTAGGTATTTCACAAGCGGTTGGCATTAAAATTATAGGCTCTTCATACCGGGCTTCACACGCGTAAGTTAGTTCTTCCGCAGTGTCCCCTCTTTTGGTGTGAGCAAATGTAGGTCTTCCTATATCATTATAAAGTTTACGGCTAAAGCCCAAAGCACACGCACCCGCGTAAACGTGGTCATAAGGCAAGTGGTTGGCTTTTTGCGCACACCCAATTAACTTGTCATTTTTAATTTGAGGTAAAAATGCTTCTAAAATTATCTCTTTATTTAAAGGAATGCAATCAATATCAAAGTGTAGAAAATATTGATAGTCACTATAAATATGGTTATCCACAACTTTATTGATAGCTAATCCATGAGCTACTTTTGTATCTCCACCGTCAAACTTAATGTATTCTATGGGGATACTAAGATACTCAAATACAGCCTTGTGTGCTTGAATAACTTGAGGATCAATATTGTCTTGGTACAAAGTAAATACTAGAACTTTATCAAAATCTTGAGTCATTTGAACCATCTCGTAAAAAATAATTTGATTTTGCTAACAAACATGTACACGATGCTTTTATTTTTAGATTTATCCTCTTCAACCATCAAACTTCTAAAATTACTACTATTGGTACTTTTTAATCTCTCATGCCTAGTCAGTACATCTTTTTTGATGGCTTCCAGAAACTTATCGCTTACAGGTTCTATTTTGTCAGGTCTATATCCAATATCTTCTTTTTTGACTGTTTCGATGAATTTTTCCAAGGTCAAGTCACAGTACTCATCTATCCAATCGCAAACCCAGAATAGGTTTTCTGAGTCGTAAGCAAATTTACCAAAAACAATTGGATCTTTCTCTTTGATTTTCTGCTTGTTAGTTTTAATATTTTCTTTTTTATAATCTATGAAAAGAATCCACAGCTCGTCAAAGATTTTAGTCTCCTTGACATGCATGATTTTTTCTCTGTAAATAGGAGGTATAGTTCTTGGAAACTCCTCCAAAGGCAAAAATTTAACAACCTTGTCTTGAACCTTATTTTTAAATTTCTCTATGTCTGTTTTCTTGACTACGCAGGTGTCAGGCAAAACTGCCAATACTTCTAAGCTTCTTGTGTGCAAGGCTAGTGTTTGAGCTAGACTTTCATATAAAGCGTGTTGGCCCAATAGCTCTGTTTGTTTCAGCATAACTGCAAGCTTTTTAATACTAGCTTTGAGTCTGTTTGTTTCTACTGTTGTCATTTTGGACTTTACATACTTCATGTATAGACCAGGACTTATTTCCGTATCTCCCTTAGACTTTGAGTTTCTCTCACCCACCTGTATAGACCCTACTACACCTGAGGGCAAGGAAAAACTTGCAGTAGTATTATCATCTCTAAGTGCAACATTAGAATAGAAACTTGTGGTTCCGAACGAAGATGTTCCATCAACAACGAATGTTTGGTGTATTGTCATAGTTATCCTTTTAGTAGGTCAAAAATAGATTTTGCTTTGAATGCCTGGGTAGTATTAACCTCCGACAATATCTGACCGACAATATCTCTATTGACTGTCGCAGGGATAAGCTTATTAAAATTGTCAGGTGTACCATTAATTATGTTCTTCAAAATGAAATCAAATTTATATAAGTTTTGTGCGTCTAAAGCAGCCCTAGTGGACTTTGATAAATCAATTTGCATTTGTAGATCAATTTGACGGATCGTATCCACATTTCGTTTTTTCTCTTGTTCTTCCTCAAGCTTTCTTTTCTGTAGGAAGTAGTGAGCAATAAAAAGAAGACCTACGCAGCCTAATACTACTGATGCTATTGCTCTAGATACGATATTGCTTGTCATAGATTCAGAATACTTTCCTAAAAAATATAGGAGAGTTTCCTCGTTAAACCCAAAATCCTTTGGGGGACTGATTGTGTCTGCTTGATCTACTTTTGCTTCTTCTGTCATACTATATCCTATTAAAATTTACAGGCAAATGCGCCTTCATAGTAAAAGCACTTAGTTAAATACCCTGTTGTACTTATCTGTACTATAACGTATTGGTTTTTAGCTTTTACACATTGATTACTGTCTACTTCTACTTTTCCGTTGATAATAGTGTAAGCTACTCTGTCAGTGTTAGTCACACAAAAGGACTTTTCCCCATTATGACTTTTAAATTTGTACTGAGGTATTGGCAAAACTAAGGTTTTCTTTTCAGCTACCTCTAGCACAACGAATGCCATTCTGGTTTTAATAGATACGTCAAAGGGTGTATCAGTTAAGATGAATGTATCCGAAGTCATGGAGGATAGTCCACTCTGCCCATGGACTTTAGCAAAAGTATCAATAGGTATAACTAGTGGGTTTTTAGAATTGTATTCGATAACTTTAACATTTTGAGGGTTTTTGGAGCTTCTTATCTCAAGTACACCATTCTCTGTTAAAGGTGATACTACTATGGTAGTGAAGCTTCTGTTAAAGTCAATGTTATTAAATTTATAAAAAATAGACAATGGGTCTAGAGCTACTCTACCAAAACCTACTTTTTGTGGCTCTTGAGTACTGGTGGCTAATTTTTTTACAGAAAGTATACCTGAAAAGTCCCCCGTATCTGTTGAGAAGTCTAATGGCTCTACATTACTAGGTAGAACTGGTACTGTGACTATGCCATAAATAGCTACTGGCAATTCTTTTGGTCTAGCTATGAATCTGAACTGGCAAGGGGTGGTAGCTACGTCATTTCCCATTAAAACTTTCAAGGGTAGAATAACTTCTTTCTTATAGTAAACATTATAGAAGTCTATGCCGCAGTCTTTAGATACAATGTTTACAGTACCCTCGCCGTATAGATTAAGTCGTACAAAGTGATCTTGAAACGGCTCTCCCTGTTTGAATGCGTGGAAATCAGCTAAACCAACATACGTACCTTCTGACGTTGTAATATCTAGTGTGGGGTAGTTATTGTCAATTGCCGGACTAGCTAAGTCAGTATTTAGCTTACAACCAATACAAGTTAGAAGAAGTAAAATTGATAGTATGTTCTTCATGGATTTTTACTCTAGTACTAAAGGTTTAATGCCAAGCTTCTCGCATAGACTGGAAACTAGTTGATCTTCAACCTCAATCATTTTTAGGTGAGTTGATACTTTCTCTTTTAAAAATTGTGATATTGAGTCCTCTTCATCCATCTCTCTTCCATACTGGATTCTTAGTTTCTTTTCATCTCTTTCATATAATCCTATCCTGCTGTACACACTAAACTTCTCTCCATGACCTAGGCGCTTAACTAAGTGTTCAAGGAGAGACAGTTGTAAGCCTCTGTCTTTTTCTCCTAAATTGTCTTCTGTGTACAATTTAGTTATCAATGCGGCAACACCATGATAGGTATAAAAAAATCTTTCTTTCTGGTCCGCGAGAAAGACTACTTCCTCAGTCACTTCATTGTTATCGTTTTGCTCACTCATAATTTTTCCTTTTACTTGAAATTTAACCCTTGAAAGTTATTACTTTACCTCTAGGGGACTTATATAGAACAACCTTAGAGCTATCAAAAGTCTCCTGCTCGTATTTTATATTTTCTAAAGAAGGGTTTTCCGCGTCAGATCCTTCGTGTAAATTACTTTCAGTAAATACCAGAGCTGTATCTTCTTTTTGCTTAAGCTGTTCGTTTGCTTTTCTAAAAAGCTTCACTGTCTTTCTAATCAGCTCTGTTCTCCAAGCAAGTCTTTTTGCAGCGGATAGATTTGAAGCTATTGGATCATTCTTACAAATTTCTTTAGATAGCTCATCCCATGTTTTAGTTGGATCACTTTCAGCCAATGCCATAAGCTCCCTAACCTTATCATCTGACACCCTTACTCTTTCTACTTCTACCGTTGTAGCGAAGGGGTCGAAATTAAAGTTATCGTTGGACATCATTAAGACACTCATCATAGCGAGTGTGCTTGCAGATTTCTTTCCAAGTTTCTCTTTATTATCCATGATTACTTTCTCCTTTTAGGAATCGTACAATCTATAAGGCAATAGTTTCTATCCATTTGTATTGAAACTTTATGATTCTTAGATAGGTACGTCAAAAGTAGAGTTATATCTGGTACGAAATGTACTATACTTTTATCCAGAGTGAATCCTATTGCAAGTTTACGCCTTCTTATTTTTATTGCCTGCTTTAAAATTTTGTAAATTTGTTGCATGTTTGAGTATCCGCCAAAAGCACCACTTAAAACAACGGTATCTACCTGTAGGTGAGAAAATTTCTGTAAATCGTTTGTACATTTTATAAGCCTTGACTCCCCATAGGCTAGGAACTGCGGAACAACTTCATACGCTAGATATTTTTTGGTATTTTTTAAAGCATCGTAGAGTATAAAATTCCCTGCCCCCCAATCTAATAGCGTACCTGCGTTATTAAGATCACAAAAATCAATGAGTCCTTTAAAACTTTTTGCTGCAATTTTACGACTATCTATATCGAAACCAACGCATTTAGGGTTTCCGGCACCATAAAGCTGTATTTTATTTTTATACCAATTAAAATATCTATCTTTTTCATATTAATCCTTATGAGATTCTAAATAGCTTTTTATTTCAGCCATGTGTTTTATAATAGCTTCTGCTTTTTTAGCACCGAAGCTTAACACAGGGAAAGACCCAACTTTTTCTCCGTCCGCAGTAACTTCCCAGATTGCGCACAATTCTTTTCCCTTAAACTCCTCAACAAAAACCTTAGTATTTTTGGCCATACCTTCTCCTTTATCGTATGTTAACTTGACCTTGTATTTCGGTCAAACACTTATAGCTTATTCTTTATTCGTTGCAGCATTAACGCTTTGTGTCAAACTCTTACTAGCTTCGCTTTCAATAGCCTTAACGTGTTTTAGTGTGGCGTTAATCATTTCGGTTTGTAGATTCGCAAAAACGGCGTTTGTCGCACGACTAGCGAGCAAATATTTCTCTCTTACTGTCATTGCTTTGATCTCCGGTCGAGACAAAAAAGGCACTATCTCGTTATTCCATAACGCATAGTATAATTTACTCATTGCGTCATGATGACTTAAAACTTTTTCATTTTTCATAGTTTGCTCTGTACTCACGGTATTAACTCCTTTCCGGATCTTTGGTTTTCTGTTGGAAGTTCATCTCCCACGCACTTGCACCACTCTTCATAAGTAGAATAATAATAATGCTCGCAACCTTTTTTATCTGTGAAAGGTCTTTCCTCAGGAGAAAAAAGCTTGCACTCTTTTTGATACTGACAAGTGCCCATTCCCATAAGTAATCCTATCGTTAGTAAGCTTTACAGAAGTTTCTTATTATTCGTTTAAGTGCTTTTGGTAAGTGCCTGAATATAGAGTTGGGATTGTCTCTTGTTTTTGTGCAAATACCTTCTTTTATTTCTACCATACCCGTCAAGTACAAACCTATATCTTTTCTTTTATACCAGAGCCAATCTTTAAATTCATAGTAGTACTTAAATCTTTTTCTCCGTAAAAAGCTGCTAACCCTTTCAGATGTACCTAGTATTTCCTTGGTTCTTTCAATAGGATTTTCCGTATATACAAGACCCCCAAGTGAATATCGGGGATTTTGATTAAACCTTCTATAAAGTTCCGCTATTTCCTTTGGAATGTTTCCAGAGTGGATTGTTGGATATTCTAAATGAAACCTATACCATCTATCATCTAAATGCTCATGTCGAGCAACTATCCTAGCAGCTTCCATCGGTGTTTTACCGAGACTTCTAAGCCAATACTCTACCATGGTAGGTGATCTATAAGCACCGGCAGCACAATGAACGTAAATTTTGTGCTTCTGGTTCCAATGAAACTCCATAACATGCTTAAACCAATAAAACGGAGCGTAACCCCAGTATCCCATCTCCTGAATTGGGTACCAATGCATAATCTGTCCTATTTTTGATGGGTAGAAGTGGTTTCCTGGTGCGTCATTTACATTAATAAATGCATCAAAAGAATCAGCAAACTCTTTCGTCATTCCATCTCTAGGATCTGAACCAATATAGATATTATCGTAGGGTGGGGGTAAAACCCTATACCTACATTCCGTGGTTTCTTTTTCACACCAATTTTTAACCTCTGTATTCATTATTTCTCATTCCTAGCAATGGATGCATTAGCCATCATAACCGCTAAACCTAATAATTTTAGTGCCTCATCTCTTTCGCTAGAAGGAGGACAAACTGATCCAAACGTATTAGCCAAATCTTTTGCTAGGTAGCGAATAGTTTGGTATCTTTGCTGTTGACTGGGAGTAGGGCTATGATAGGTAAAGTTATCCTGTATTTTAGCACTCAGTTCTTCCGTTAGATAATTAGGTATTTCAACTATAGCGGAGCCCGTAGTCGTAACAGGTACGTCTTTTAGAATACTTGTTTTTTCAAATTCTGGAAAATCAGTCATTTTATTGTTTCTTTATTTTCTAATAATTATGGCTAAAATTGATAACGCCAAAGCTGCCACATTCATAAGCAGAACTATCTTTTGTCTAGTTGTAGTTTTACCGAATTTCATTAGACTATCCCTTAATTTAATATTGAGTACGCTATTACTACATCTGTGATAGCGTGTACCATTTGATCTAAGCCTAGCGACCACCAAAATAAAGTATTGCTTCGTAATCTTACGCCTGTTTCTTTGCTATCAATACCTTGCAAAGTTTCTGCACCAATTAACATAAACTCTCTTTTGGATAATGCTTCGTACCTACCTAAAATTTTAGGAGAGGCTTTTATCCTGTCCATGGCAAAGTGGGTAAGCATATCGAATTGTGAAAGCAAGAGAGCTTTCTCTAAATCCTGGGTAAATGCAAAGGAAATCAAAAAAGTAAAGACTCCATGAGTAAGGCAATGTAGAGTTAAGGGCAAAATAAAATCAGGGAATTTTTTAAACTTGCCTAACATGTAAGGGTTTTGCAAGGGGTAGTCTGCCAAAAAATGTTTTAAACAAAATAAAATCATCAAAGCTAGTCCAAGTGTACTCATAGTCAGTTCCTTTTATATAGTGTATAAATATTCTTCTTTACCGAGTATTGTAGCAGTGTCTGTCTTATAATTTAATTTATCTCTGAACCCAAGCTTTCTCAATTCTTTTCGTACTCTCATTACGTCAATGAAGTTACTGTACGGGTGTGTGTAAACGCAAATAACTCTCTGCTTGTATAGGTGTTCATTTTTTGCAGTGCTTACTTTTGCACTAATACCAAGCTTGCCTTTAATAGTAAGCTTAGATATTTTATTCCATGTTGCATCAACATTTTCAGCCGAGACATAGACAAGCCATTTACCTACAAGGTTAGGATCAACCTTTCTATCCTGCGGCTTTGTTTCACAGAACACGTGATGGAAAGTACAGGTTGTGTCAGATGAGGGAGGTAATTTTCCGCCATTCAGTTCCCTAACAGTGGATTCAAGACTCTTTATTCTTTTTCTCAAATCTGCGCAAGTAGTACAAGATTTAGCAGTAGCTCTCTCATCCTCATCGGACATACCATCTCTGAAAAGTTTCATAAAACCCATAGAATTTTCTTTCTACTATAAATAATCTTTTGTATTTTACACTATTACTTTAGCACCAACAGAGGATACTAACTTGTTAAAAGTATCGTATTTCAATGTCCAGGATTGGTACTCAGGATTAATGTCCGAACTTGTACTCCATTCAAAAATCTGTTGCTCGGCATCAACTTCCTTAATTAAGTGTATTGCTAGCTTTACCATTCTGCCTTTAACATAATCAAGGTGGATTGCGGGCTCATCTTTGTCGTACATATTGACTGTAAAATCTTCTGCCTTAAAAGTATGATTTATGTTAAAATGGAGGTATCCCATTCCTACTGAGGTTGATGCCTGACAAGCATTAGAGGCTATTTGTTTTACCTGTTCTACTGTTGCTAAAAATTTTAACATTGACTATTCCTTTGGCTTTTCTATAGTTTGGCTCTGACTATTTAATGATTTATACCTACCAGATTTAAAACCTACCTTGGGCTTATGTTCTTCTACTAAAGGAATAAGGCTTTTAGCTGATTTCTCATGTAGATACTGCACTGTGAAATAAATAGCCTTTCTGTAACTGTTAAAGTTATCTCCAGCACCGGGTGGGTTAAGAAATTTTCCCTTATAATCAGCCCAGACTTCTTCTTTCAATTTTTCAAGAGGTTCGTCAACTACGCTAGCCTCAAGATCTTGCCAATTCTGCATAGCTATTTCTTCATCGTAGTCAGGATCGGAGGATGTTTGGCAATGGTGACAGAGTACTAAGTAGTATCCTAAATATTTTTGAGGTATTGCATGTCTGCCACAGTCAGGGCAAGGTTTTAGGTTTTCCACTCTCATTTATGTCTCTTGATTTTTTATGATTGCCGCTTTTACTTCTTCTAATCTTTCTTCTACTAAATTTATTTTTGTTTTGTAATTACGCAATCTTCTTTCTAGCGTTCTTTCCATACATTTCAGAGCTAGGTCTTTACTTTTGAAATAGGTAATGAAAGAATTTTTTATATCCAAAGTTTTATAGTACATAAGAGTGCCTTTACTAATGCCATCAATGCCTCCTATTGTAGGGAGTAGAATCTTGAAGGTAGTTCTATTCCACTTGACTACATCAATCTCCCTAAGATCAAATCCGTCTTTAGTTACCCCATAGCCTTTAGTTGTTTTTATTTCAATTACATCCCGCATGTTCTATCCTTTTCAAATATACTTCCTGAGAAAAATCAAGTGTTATAGTGTAAACTTTGTGAAAAGATGCTGTTAGTGCATTCATAGGGTTAATTTTAGCCAAAGGTTTTGATGTTTCGTGCTTAGAGATAAATTTAACTCTCTCCGGATTACACACGAATAATTTTGTAACATTTACCTCATTCATACAAAAATCTTTCTATTAAAGTTCTCTACCCTAGTAAGGTAGTCAGTAGTCTTTCCACCTTTTCTCTATTGAGAATGTTAGTAGCGAATCTGTGTTTCTCTATGCTAGATGCTTTTATATCTACGATCTCATAAGCTGAGGACATAAGGGTATTAATGTAGCCATATCTATAAGCTAACAAAAAACTTTTTTTATTATCATCACCAACTGAGTACCATTTTCCATCTATTTCATAAACAGTCTGCCGATCTATCCTAACTGGTGGCTCTGGATTTACTACTTTTTGTTTTGGTATTTTTTGTTTCTTTTTACTCATCTTGATCTCCAAATTCACTTAATTGTTTTTTGTTTCGTTTTTCCAAACCCGCTGTAGACAAAACTTGATACAATATATCCCAAATACCTTGTTTGTCCCTGTGTATTTTGGCTTTACCTTTTCTCCACACTTTAGTTGGATCAAACTGCCAACTCTGCATTGTAGGAACCGTATTTTCCCTTAGTACTAACTGTCGTTTTTACATCATTGCTAATGTAAGCTCTGCATAGCTCTTTTGAATTTTTCTCAAACCCTCGTGGCCATAATTCTACTTTAACAACTATCATAAATCTCCAACATAAATTTCATGAAACTTATACTACTTCTTGCTTTACTTCAGTTTCTTCTTTAATAAATTCAGAAAGTTTTTCAATCAATTTTGGCAAGGAGGCTATCGTTATATTATTGTCTACGAGGTCTATTGCTGCTAAGTACCCATTAGAATCCATAATATTTCTTATTTGAATAGTTACGATTTTATCGTCAGTTAGGAACACGCTGTATACAAATTTTTTATCTGTATAATCCAACATCATTCCCCAATCAGAAGTACATATCTCCCATTTGCTGAGATCTGGGTCTACTTTTTTGATTTGAGTTATTAACGACTCTAATTTCATAATGTTATTCCTTTACAACTATCCTTTTTACTCTACGTCTATGAAGCCTTTTAATTCTTTTATTATTTTGGGAATTTCGGAAACTGGTCTTCCCTCAGCATGGAAGTCTAAGTTACCTACAATAGAAAATACACCTGGTGTTCTCAATTGAGCATTAATTATTTGATCGCTACAGATAGTAATACTATAAACAAACTTTTTGGTAAAGTACTCAAGAACAAATCCTTCATCGTCCTCTTGTATATCCCACTTGTTAAAGTTTGGATCTACTTTTTTGACTTGGGTTATCAGTGCGCCTAATTTCATAATGCTATTCCTTCACAGTGGAACAAAAATACTAGGGTTAACTCTTTTTCCTAAAACATACGCAATGGAGCTTAAAGTGTCAATACTAAAGTCCTCGTCACCTGATAAAATACTTTCAAGCTTTTGTTTACTCATATTTAACGCTTTGCACACACTTGCTTTAGTTTTTCTGTTGTTGATAATTTTTTCAAGTTCTGCCGTTATCACTATTTTGGTAGATCCTCTAATTACTTCATCTGATTCTTTCGCGTTGTGTAGCAGTAACTCGTAATCAGCTCCGCAGTTTACACACATTTCATGCTCAAAGCTACATTCGTTACAAACCACGGGTGTGTTGTAGTTTGGATGCACCTGTTTTTTGTTACAAATTGTACAGCTCCACTCTTTAAAAGCATGAAGAGTAACTCTACCTTGGGCAATATAAAAGCAATATCTACAATACTGATTATTTATTCTTTCATTGTGGTCTCTGTCCAAGTCATACGCAGCTAGGTTAAGCCTTAACTGACTAACTCTTTTTAACACTCTCAAAGATTTTATATCTTTATTTTTCTTTATTTCACTCATTTTTGACCTCTACATAAATATTAGTGAAACACCGAGCCTCTTTTTCTCCATCCAGCCAAGTTAGAGTTACTCCTGTTCTAGCATTTTTAGTTCTCCATATATTGCCAGTTCTCATGTAGTACACATCCCCTTTCGTCCCACTCTCGTAACTCCCTAGTTTTGGGTTCTTTCTCATTCTAGGAGCTGCAACTTTTTCACTTGGGCATAAGGATATGTAAATTTTATCTTCCTGCTCTAGGTCTACTAGTATATCATGTATTCCGATAACACACAGAATTACTATTCCGGCAAGAATTGAAGAAAGAGATACTCCCAGTAACCAACCCTTCATACTGCTTCCTTTTTATTTTTAATGCCCTTGTTGATATTTTTAGTAAGCTTTTCTAGCATAATTAAAATACCTAGGTCAAATTTCATAAATTCTAGTAGGTGAAGTACACCAAATATAAGTACAGACGTTTCAAAGTATTGATTATTAGTCACAGTATTTTCTAGTTTCTGTGGTACACTGTACCATAAAATTAACACCCGTAGAATCAAAAGTCATTCCTTTAATATTACCTAAGCTCTGTAGCAAGACTAATGACTCATCAATATAAATAGGTCTAGGATCTTTTTTAAATTTTCCCTTCATTAATTGAGTGAAGGAGCCAAGGTTACTATTAGGCAACCTGCCACCGGAAGTAGCCTTAGCTAGCTCTATGGTTAGAGAAATAAATATCCCATTGTTCTTACTAACTTCTTCGATTAATTTTGTGGTTTTACCGGAACCATTATGTCCTATGAACATTAGCATGTCTGTCTTTATCATATCTGTTTTGCCTTTCTTTTCAGAAGCAGTTCTAAATTTTTTACTTTTGCGTTACTTAACTCTAAAGCATGTTTAATTTGCGCATAGTCTTTTCTAACCAAGTTGATATGCTTTAGTAGTTCTGACCTATATTCAACTCTGGCCAAACATACATCATGGCCTTCAACCCATTTGCTTATGGGTGCTAAAATTCTATCATTCGAGAACAGAAGATACTTATTTTTAAGTAGGTCTGTATACTTTTTTGAGTTTTTTGAAATTCTCTCAAACTCAGTTGTTTTAACTAGGGTGTATCCAAACATTGTACTTCCCTCTGTACGGTTGTCTTAATTTGTGGGTATGAGTCAGACGGTTGTACATGCCATCCCAATTTCATTTCCCTGTGGAACATCTTATCCTCAAACAACTTTGTTACTGTCTTAACTTTGTCTGCCGAAATAGAATCTTGTGCAAATGTTATTCCTTTTTCGTGATCCCTGCAATCCCAAACTTGACCGAAGGTTTCATTTCCCTCATCGTCTATTACTACTTCTAAAGCCAAGCCCATAGGGTGAAGGAGTAATCTATTTACTTCCTGTAATAAACCTAACTCTCTAAATTCTTTTGCCGTGATCTTTTTCATACTTTACTTTCCTTTTCAATCTTAGAATGCCATTGTTTGTCAAAGTCATAAAAAGCATTGGCAGGGCTATCTCCAAATCCAGCCACGCCACACGCAATATTATCACCAAATAAAGCACACCAAGAATTACCATCTTTGAATAGCTTAGGTTGATACACTGTGGATGGTCTTGAGTATTCTCTGAAAATATCTTCTATTCTTTCTGGCAAACTGTACATTCCGCTCATTGCATTACTTACAGCTCCTTCAACGACAGAATCAGTGTTGCAATAACTAAATTGACTTCTAACAGCTTGAACTACAGCATCATAATTGCTCATAAATCAAATCCCTTAAACATATCCTCAAATCCCTTAAACATATCCTTTAGTACATCAGACTTATTACCATTTTTGTAAGCCAGAGTACCTACGCGTAGCTTAGTTTCAATGTCACCCAGTAAAGTTTCTACTCTTACCAGTCTACTATCAATTTCTTTTTCCTTCTGGATCAGTCTTTGCTCAATGGCTTCTAATTTTTTCTTTAAAACGTAAATACCTACAAGCTCTTTTAATTCTTTTAGGTTAGTACCGCGGGAGGAATTTTTAAGAACATTTATCAGTTCCTCGTATTTAGAATTTGAAGTCTCAGAGTTTCCCATATTATTTTTTATCGCAAAGGTAGAATTGATCAGCCAAGGCTTCAAAGAATTTTTTGCTGGCAGCATCCGAACTAATTTTTGGGTTTAGCTCAACGTGACCACGAGTAATTATCACTAGGTCTTCACATCTAGACTCCTGTCTGAATGCTAACTCACCATTTGGTGGAATAGGAAGGTTCTCATATTGACAGTCCGTAAAAACTATTCTAGGTGTGTTTTCACTCGTTCTAATAATGAGAGAAGTATCTGTTTTTGGTGGTTCCTTTGGTGGGACAATAAACTTAAGTGACGCATAACAGCTTGCACTCACAAAATACATAAAAATTACTTTTTTCATACTAGTTGATCCCAGGTTTAAAGGCACTGTTTATGGGTTTGGGAACGTGTACCCTCACAAGCTCTTCCAATTGCTCAGCTTTTATTCTTGCTTGCTTCATGTATTCCATCATTTCCGTGTACCATTCATAACCTACTAAGTAGTGTTTATCACACGCTAATACCTGCATACTTAATAAGTCCTCAGATAGTTTTGTTTCACTCTTTTCTTTTTGCATACTGTTCCCTTGACATTAAAATTTTTTCCAATGATTCTTCCCACACATCTCGAGTTGGCCACATTGCAAGTCTGCCATCACTGTCAGCTTTTTGGTCTGGCAAACCCATGAAAGTGAAAATTACAGATTCGTGATCTATCTCACCTTTTGATATAGCACCCCTTATGTGGTTTATAACTAGCATATTGCTGACCCAATGAAATGTGTTACCTGTGGCATTTTTTATTTCCTCGGCAACTACCATTGACCTAGCATCCGAATAGTGATTTCCCTGTTCAGAATCATATACTACTTTATGTGTTTTTATTTTACACACTTTTTTGTCTTTTTCCATTTCAAGTTTACCTGGCAGATTTTTCATTCTTTCAAGCATAGCATCTATCGCACCCTGTTGACAAGAGCATATAGGAGTTCTGTACGTGAAATCCCCACCTAGTAATACGTAATCTCCAGGAGGAATTACTTTTCCACATCTGGTACACATTATTTCCTTACTTTTTAGCATATTTATTCCTAATTTCCATTTTAGTACTCACTCAGTTTATCATCGTCTTTCGTAAAATATTCCAGACGAAGGCTCCTGGCTAAGGCCCTTAAAGAATGTCAGTTGACCATGTAAAATACGACACAAGTACATAAAGTCTAATTCTATCGTAGGGTTTCCATCTATGAGTTTAGCGTCTCTCTTCGCCAAATAAATTTGAGATTCGTTAATCTTATCTTTTGGTTTATGCTTTTTTATTTTAAATAAGTCACCTTTTTTGATTTCAGCCATAGGAATTTCTACTTCCCTTAGTACCAAGCACATTTTTGGTTTAACTTTTTTGTCTTTTAATTTTTTAGTCATGCTGTTATTTCCTTTTACCAATTATCGCAGCCAAGGAGTCAATTAGAACAACCTCTTGCTTTTGCATATCATCATTGCTAGCCTCTAGTAAGCGACGAATACTAATAAAACCTTCCTCAAAATTTGAGGGACAACACGTAACACACTGCTGCGTCCCTGGCAAGTGATTGCACAAAAGGCTTTTATCGTTTATGTTACTTGTCATATTTATACCCCTTCTAACTATTACGGAATAAACTTAATAATCCGCACTACTAAAAACTCACAAAGGCTCTCAAGCCAATTAATCTTCCTTGCCTCGTAAGGAAACTCGACAGGGCAGCAATTAGCGCAATGCTCTTCCGCTGGGTTAATGTGGCAATCACACTTACAATATCCACTATTTGTCATCGCTCCATATCCCCTTTACAGTGTCTACTGTATATTGCATTTCAATTATGTTCTCTACTACCCTACTAGGATTGTAAGGCGTCTCTGTATACTCAGTCCATCTTAAAAAATCTTTACCATCCAGTTCAAGAGTTGTGCTTCTAATAAAATATTTAACAATCTCTTGCTTACAGTGTTCGGAAGTGTATCTTAATGCAATATACCTAGGTGGCCTATCATAGTTCTCAACTTCAACTAGGGTTAAATGTCCGTCCGCCTCTAAAACTTCCCTTTTCATTTTTAAAATACTAAGTCATGTAGATTCAAAGATTGCGCCACTCTCTTAGCGTCCAGAAGGTCTAAAAAGGCACTATCAACAGAATCTCTTCTACCAGCTTTGACTGTAAATAAAATGTCAACTAACGGATTACCAGTAGCTTTAATAGCTAACGCGAAATCTTTTTGCACCTCTATGTGTTTGCAAGAGCTATAAATATTTTTTAGATCCTGCCTTACGGTATCAATCACTTCTTTTATTGCAGAGTACTGTTTAGCGTATTGAGGAAAATAACTCAAAAACTCACTACCTTCGTTATGTATTGCTAAGTGAGTCAGGCTTCTAACCGTATGACTAGGCCCTTCTTTAGCGTGAGTTAGTGCAACGTAACTAGGATTTTTAACTTTTACACGGTTGAATCTTCTGTCAACTACTACGTATCCCTCTTCCAAAGCAGGTAATCTTTGAGCCATTTTTGCAATATCAGCAAGGCTATCACACCTATATTCTTTAGGTGTTCTTAGCTCATTGTCTGGGCCAAACATTTTAACGTCAGGTTGTCTCTCAAAACCTAACAAGTCTCTTCTTCCTATTAACACTAATTGCGGCTCATTATAATTTGTTAGTACTTTGTTATATTTTGTAGCTAATTCAAAAGTATAGCATTCAGAAATATCAAGCTGTTGTAGACTTGCTTTGAAATCTTTGAAAGTTTTCCAAAATAAATCTGCCAACGTAAAATCTTGCCCAGGTAGCTCACCTTCCGCATCAATGGTACCCAGAGTTTGCACTCTCCATTCACCATTATAGTAGTACAGAGTCATACATGTTCCATCAACTTTTTCCAGAATACGAGCGGAGTCCCAATCTATAACCGCTGCCTCAGATTCCCCATAATTAAAAAACTTTTTAAAAGGTAATGACACTATCCTCCAATTTTTTCTGTCCAAAATTAGACCTCTACACTCTTGTACTATCGCAGACCGCAGAGGAGAATCTAACTGAGAATATTTAAACAGAACTAGGTCACCTTTTTCAACTATTTTTATAGCTTTTAATCTGAGCTTATTCAAGGCATCCTCAACATTCTCGGATGCTCTTAAGTATTTCTGAATTTCTAAACTCATACTTTCTCCTTTGGATTTCTCCTTTGGTATCAATCCAAACTTATCAATCAAAATAAAGTGCATCACATCCTTGCTGAGAGTCATGTAATCTTTGTCTTTATTCATACAAATATACTTAGCCACTTCCGTAGAACATTCCCTAATTATAGAATTTCTAGCAGTTGGATCGTAGTTTTCCGGGTACTTTACTGTAATTTCCATTTGCTCCTCAATCATACAAGGCACTCCCTACTTTAATTTTTTCTCTTGACATAAAAGCGTGTACATCTCCGTTTATCTTTCCCAAATAGGAACATGTATGTTCATATATGTCTGCTCCCTCTATTGCAACACACTTCAGAGTTGATCTTTTTAACTGCTCCAGATCCTCAGCCTCCTTAGCAAACATTTTAATACTACGAGGTTCTCCGATATACTTATCTAGCTGATCCATAAAACACTCTACTTGAAAAATCATAATATTAACCCTTAACGCAAAGAATTTGTTTTAGCTCTGCAACTACCTCTACGCAATCTTTTTGATTGTTCATAACCTCGTCAATATCTTTGTACGCTCCTGGTATTTCATCTAGTACACCCATGTCTTTACGGCATTCCACTCCTAAAGTTTGAATTTCCATATCCTCAAGTGTGAATACTTTTTTAGCTTTACCACGAGACATTCGTCTGCCTGCACCATGGGAGCAAGATGAATAGGATTCCGCATTTCCTAATCCCTTAACTATGTAGCTTTTTTGCCCCATAGATCCAGGTATAATACCAAGTTCTCCAATCTTAGCACTCACAGCTCCTTTACGAGTAACTAATGCGTATCCTAACGGAGTATCCTCTGCAGATATATAATTATGATGACAACTCACTTTTAATTTTGTTAGCTTAGTGGGACCTACATCTTCATTTAAGACAAACAAAGAAAGTTGTCTCAGTACTCTTAACATCATTTCTTCTCTATTAGCACTGGCATACTTTTGGCAGAAAAATAAATCTCTGATGTAATCATCGTAAGCAGAAGTTCCAACAACTAAGGCGGCTAGATCTGGGTCTATAATCATTTCACCGAATTTTTTAACTAACTCTCCCATTAAACCTTTGGCTTTGTTAATATGGTAATCTGCTAACTCTTTGCCTATGTTCCTAGAACCGCTATGTAGCATTATCCAAATGTTATTTTCTTTGTCGGTGCATATCTCAATAAAATGATTGCCTCCGCCCAAAGAACCAAGTTGTAACGCTGCGTTAGATAGAAATTTCTCAGCTCTTTCTGAGGGAACACCAATGTTTAAAAATGATGTAGCTGCTCTATTTGTCAGTGTTTCGTTAGATTTAAATCCTACGGGCACTGACGCTTCTATTTGATCCCTTAAAATTTTTAGACTTTTGTTGTCGAAGTCACTTAGGCTGAAAGGTGTCTTTGTTGCAATCGCGCCACAGCCAATATCTACACCCACAACCGTTGGGCTCAATGCTTCCTTCTGTACTATAACGCTGCCTACTGTTGCACCTTTGCCATAGTGACAATCGGGCATAGCCGATACGCCTAACACCCATGGCAAATTAGCCACATTTCGTAATTGATTTAAAGCTTCGCTCTCAACCTTGGACAGGTCATCAACAAAAACTTTTACTGGTACTTTTGAACCTTGTAATATTTGATAGGGCATAATTTATTTCCTTACTTATATTGTTGTACTTTGTATGTAAAGCGCAACATCATTATCCGTGAAGTCCCCGCTTAACTTTGGATCACAGCTTTTAAAACGCAATAGTTCTTGATATATGATACTTACAAGAGAAAAGTGAAGCTCCTCACTGACTACTTGTCTTGGATTATCACACATCCTACTAGAGGCTTTAGAAGCTGAAGCTTCTGCTTGTGTTTTAAATTTTTCTGGTACTAAGGAAAGCCATAAACTCACATCAAAACAAGTAGGATTCTGGTTTTTATCAAAATATTTGAAATTTCCACGAGCATCAAATACAGGGGCACCAAAACCTACGTAGGTATTAATAAATTTGAAAGTAAGTTCTACTACTGCCCATCCCATAAAGTTTCCTATCGTTATACAAAGCTAGTTTTTATTAAGTACTTAACTTTTTACCTGAATAAAATTAATAAAAATAAAAAATAAATAATTGAATTTATTACATACTCTAAAAATATACATCATATTAGTGTACACTTGTTTTAATATCAATGTTATTCACACTTACTCTACTGCGCTTAATGCCTGGCTTTCAATTTTTCTTAGCTTATCTAGCTGCTCTGTGGAGAGATACTTATTATTTTTAAAAAATTCTTTACACTTCTTAACGTATCCTTTGCCACCTAAGTAACTCAAAGTCTCTAATAAGTCGTAAATTTGGGTATAGCTTAATGACCTGTCTTTACCCTCTAAAGTATAAATTTTATTTCTACTCTCTTTTATGTTCTTTTTAACTATTCTAAGCTCTGCTAAAAACTCTTTATAGGTATCTATCTTATTAAGATTTTCAGGTGTATACTCAGCTATGCAATTAGCTTTGTCCGTGTATCCTCTCGTATCAGTTCCTTTTAGCCTAAAATGGTAGGAACCAGTGGAGGGAGCAATGGACACGTCGGTTATTAAAGTTCCAAAGCTGATCTTGCTATTTAAGTCTATAAGGATATACGTTTTTCTTCTATTAGGTTTTAGTGGTAGTGATTTCACTTTTCACCTCCGAATTTTTTAGTAAAATCTTGAAGTATTTTGTCTTCCCTGCTTGGTATACCGGGACCAGGATTAGAGAAATCTATACATATAATTGCCTCTGGTCCCGGTATACTAGAGTATTTTACCTTAGATAGTAAGGAATGAGTAATTTTATAACCAAGCCTAGTAAATAGCTCTTCGAGAATAGGTATTGCCGCTTCACGACAAGGCACAGTAGTCGTGAGATAATTGTTGTTCACGGCTTTCTCTAGCTGTTCGTTAATTTCCTCTACCACAGTAGGAAAATTTTGCTCAAGCAATGCATACAATTCATCTGCAGACTTGTCAACCAATAGATCCTTAGCCAGCCTATCATTTACTTGCTTGTTTAGTTCTTTAGCTTTCGGGAACATACTAATCCTTTAGTTACGTATTTTTAAAAGTTATTTCTATTTTTTCTTTGATAATTTCCCTGACAGTTTGTTCAATCTGCTTATTGACGTAGTCTTTAAACGTCTGTCTTGAGTATTTCATTCCGGAATCCAAATAGCTTAGAACAGATGACTCAAATACGTTTTTAAAATAGTTAGACTCAAACTTTTCCTTAACTATCCCGTTTACTATTTTTGTTACATGCTCCTCAACTATACCCTTAATTATCTCTTTGTCAAAGCCAAGGTCATTTGTTAAGTAATTTTTAATAGCCAAATAAGGCCAGGTGTTTCTCATAGTAATTTACTTTCTTTTTTCCCAATTCATTATATCAGATTGTTTATCTATATACCCTTTTAATATAGCAGTTCTAACCATGTGTTTAAACACGGGAAACATTTGGGATACTTTTTTCATTCTAATAACGTCGCTTGGTTTCATTTCTTCTTCTGGTCTATACATTTGAAACATAATACCATCCTTAGAATAACAGATCCTTTTCTTTGCTTGAGACTTTTGTTCCCTAAATACTAAAATCATTCTGTGCATTGTTGCCATTAGATGGCTTCTTTCCATGAAGTTAATGGAGAGAACTTTTCCTTGCTCAGTGGTCCATGTTGGTCCGTCAGGGATCTTATCTTCTGGCTCGTCTAAGTAAAAACTGCCCATAAATTTTACCTGCACTCTAAAAATAGTTTAAATCCAAATAAAATTGCAACAATGGTAAAAATAATCAAGTATGTACCCCTGCCACTAATATTTTCGTACTTAACATTAGCTCTGTTTAGCAGGGATAGGTTCCTCGTGGTATCAATTAGGAACTCAGTTCTATCTGTCTCGTATACATCGAAGTCATAAAGAGCACTTTTCTCATTTATTATTCTGGTTACAATCTCACTGCATTTTGAGCTTCTGTTGTATACCGTATCACCTGCTGAAAATCTAGGCATTTAAAATTTTCCTTCGTTTCGTATTACTGATAATAAAAGCCTTTGAGGCATAGCAGTACTATAAAGCAAAAGTTTCTGGTCATTTGTGTGTGCTACATTGTCTAACCAAAATTTTGCAAATTCATTTTCAAAATCTATTTTACCTTCTAAAACTATAGAACTGGCAAAGCTAACTAGCTTAAGCTCTTCTTCCCTATTTAAATTTTCTATCAGTAAAAATTCTTGATTGAAAGTATAACTCATTTTTAATCCTTCTTTGTTTCATTATAGCATTTTTCACACATACATAATCCAGAACCAGAGAAATGTTGCCTTACACACATCATACTTGAATAGCCATGCTTCTCGCAATTGATTTGTAGTCCAGGTTGAATAACATAACTTGCACACTTGTTACACGGATTTCGCACACAATAATGTCTTTCCACAGTAGAACATATTATTTCTTTACCGCTAGGTACTTTTTCCACTTTAGTACTTTAAGTCTTGTAAACAAGAATATAAGTTAATAGCGCGAAGAACACTAGTGACCCGTACATTGCAAAATTTCTTTCTGCCAAAGTTAGTGCTTCTGGGTTATTACAAATACAAGTACAAGTCTGCATTTTATGTATCCTTATTTATGAAATTATATTTAAAACAATTTTAACAGTGATTAATTAGGTCTCGTTCTCTGAGAAGTACAATAAAAGGTTCTCCATACCACACACCATCATACCACGTATTCGCAAATTTAAGGTCCAATAGCATGTCGTTTTTCAGGTCTTTAACTTTCTCATACACAACCCACCTAAGTATATTTTTACCAGAAACTTCTAGTACGCGTTTAACTTTGAAACCGATTTTGATTGGCTCCGCATAGTCTGGGCAATCCATTAAACCTCCCCACAATACAAATAAGAAACTCCCAAACTTGACCACATCTTAATCACGTCTATGTCATCGTCAATTGCAAAAATAACATCATAGTTTTGCTTTATCTGTTCCACAAAAACTTTTCTCTTGTACTCTATAACATCCCATGAATGGTCGGGACGCATGAATAAAGTATGAAAGAAATTCAAAGTTAAGTTATCCCGCAACCAAGTAGTAGTTTTTTCTTGAACATCAATATGCCTACCTGTTAGAAAAATTACTACTATTTTAGGATCTTTACTTGTGTAAGCTTCAATTATACTTTTGCACCATAGATTAACAGAGTCCTTTGGCAATTCATCCCAGAACATTTTATAGTAATCTTTACCATAAGTTTTCCTATCAAGGAACTTTAATCTGTGTTCAATATTACAGAGAGTTCCGTCTAAATCAATTATTATTGCAGGCTGTTTAGTCATTGGGCTTCTCTGTACTCTTAGCTATAAAATATCTCTCTAGTAAATCACTCTCTTCTTTAGTCAACCTCTCTAAAATCTCTCCTACCTTGTACTCACTTAGTACGTGTTGCAGTTGTTCCTTGGTAGTTAGTAAATTAATGGCAGTCACTTTTTTGCCATAAGGATACGTATCTGACAGTTCCTTGGTCAACGCATATATTAATTTATCAGTGTATCTATTTTCTTCCTCATCAAAAACTTCTTCGGATACTACATAGATTGTTTGCATAGCCTATTGCTCCTGATTGTCTTTTAGCTCTACCGCATCTTCTATCATCATATCATCTGCGTAGGAAGTCTCAAGTAAGGATTCAATCTGTGTTGAAGTGTAGAATACTCTGTCTAAAACTTCCTTCACAGCCTGGGTTAAAGTAGTAGATGTTGTGGAAATTTTATGCAGCAGCATATCGAAAGAACTATGCATTACTAACAAATTATGTAAATCCTCAAGAGAGAAGTAGTCGCGGAGATCTTCTTTCTCCTCTAAAACATCCTTAGCAATTGAACTAAAGAATGAACTAATTTTTTCAGAATACTTATCGACCTGGTCCTGTCTAATTTTATCTTCTTCAATAATTTCAATAGTCATTTTGTTACTCCTTTTGTATTTTTACGAACAATTTTCTTTTTTTTTGAAAACATTTTACACAATATACCTTACCCCTCCTACTTAATGGAGATGGTTGAAAATCATGAAAGCCAAAAATGCACATCAGTTCTTTAACCATTATTTTCATAACCCTAACCTAGCGAGGCAAAAACATGCCTGCGTGAAAGTCCAGTATCAAGTTTCTTATAAAATCATTATCTAGCTTTTCAGGTAATGCACTATTCTTTTGTATTTCTAGTAATCTTTCCATTCCAACCTCAAGTTCCTCGCTGATTTGCTCATAAGGTAATTTGCCAGTCTTGATAAGCATTAATTTTTCTACGTCAGGTCTAGGGAAGGTAATATGCCCTGTAGTCAACAACTCCTCCGTTTGAGTCATTACTCTGTACGCATGATGCATACCTTTCCAGTCAACTCCTAAATTTTTCCTAGCTAATTCTGCTCTATGCCCGTATATGCCTTTTAGCCTAGTCGCAAGCTCAAGATTAATTTTTACCGAGTTAGTGGCCAAAAACTTTCTCTTCATGGCCTCAAATGCAGGTATAGTATTTACCATCTTATCATTTTGAGGTAGTTGGTGCCAAGTTATTCTGTCATGATCTTTCAACTGACTAACTATCGTATTCCAGTGCAATAGGCATTTATCATTTTCTGGCAGTGTACTCAACACGTCAATGATTTTAACCAGAGCATCAATATTAGATCCTTTTAGACCGTACTTTGATGCTTGGGTGTAGATATAGTGTACAATGCCGTACAAATCTTTTTGCACTAAATTATTTCTGTACGATAGTAGCTTATCCCAAGTAGGAGAAGATTTTATTATACAGTGTTCTGGTGCAAAAAGCATATCGTAACACCCAGTATCACCATCCCTAAGCCCATATAGAAATTTTTTAAGTGAGTGAAATTGGGTGTCAATGTCCTGACTAGTATTTTTTCCTTGGCCATCTTTAGTGCTTGTGTTGTATGAATCAACGCACTCTCCAAGCAAAAGATCATCTACATTTGGTAGGAAGATACCGCGAAAATCTTGGTCACTATTTTCGGTTGCAGTGCCGTACAAGTGACTGCCAAATTTCATCAACACAACTATATCTAAATCTGGTAAAGTATTCTCTGACATTTAATTAATCCTTGGTAACTTTAATTGCTCCTCAGGAACGTTCAAATATTTTGCTACTTCTTCTTTCATAGCAATCAATCCTTGAATCTCCATATCTGCCGCAGGGTTTACCCTTTGTTCAAGAATCTCTCCCAGCTGTCTTTCGGAGCAAGTAAATACCATCTCAGTTTCAATACCGTTAGGTAAGTATCTTGCCGCAGCTCCTCTAGCTTGCTTTTTAGCTGTAAACTTATCTACTCCATCATTGATTAAACCGTTATACACAGCAGCCATAACTTCTTTGTAATCTTTCTTGCCTAGATTCTCGCCAAGCATATATTTAAAAGTTCTGTTATTTTCAGAGAAGTATTTTAAGTCGTAAGGATGATGAATAAACTTTGAATCTGTTTCATCACAATACCGTGTACTTCTCTGGCTAATTGCACTCTCGTAAGAATGTCTCACCATTTCATGACTAAAGTTTCTTGAAACATCACTAATCAAAAAGCTATACCAATTGTGATTTTGGGGTGTAGTAACTAAGTTTTCCTTCCATTTAATAACGGCGGATACTCTATACCCATCACACTTTTCAAACTCCGAAAATCTATTAAAAATAAGAGGAGCCTCTGTTTTTGCTATTTTAAGTAACTCATTCAGGAAACACTTAACCGTATAGTCCTCAATTTTCTTTTGCCTAAAAATTCTTTCCAAAAATCTAAAGTTGCAAGTAAAGTAGGAAGATCCTAAGTACCACCCTTTCTCATCTCTAAAGGCGAAGCTAATTAACCATAAGTAGTTTTGGTTTTCTGGAATTTCCACTCTTAGTATTGAGTGCGCTAATACTGATCCATGTTGCACGTCTAAAATATGGTCATGGTATTCTGGAGTTGCTCTAGACTTCTCTGTTAGAAATGAGTCATAGCAAGTTCTGCCTGCCACTTCTATAAGATTTTCTTGTGGCGTACCTTGTAAATGATGGTCAAATTTTGTAAAATCTGATCTATCTCTAATTAAGGCACCATTCACTCCGATTAATTGTACTTTCATTTTTCCTCCGTATGTTTTTCATTCGTAACAATTTTAATAGAATTACTCATTCCAACTTTCTACCCTACGAATGCACTTTTCAGCCTCTGCTTCGCTTACTACCTGGGATAAAAACCACTGACCCATGTTTGTACCTAGCCATTGAATAATTGTCTCCGCCACTTGAATATCTCTAACACTAAGCCTAGAATTTGTAGCATGATTATATGTAAGGATAGTTCTTAAAAAACCATGAGATACAACGCCTTTATCACCTAGATTCAATTTTCTCCACTCTTGAACATACTGTCTCTCCCGCCAGTTATTCTTAATTCTCTCTATATTTATACTTGCTTCACTACGGCTAACATTATTTTTTAACATTTGTATTCCTTGTGCTTTTCACCTACAACAGTTTTAACAAAACTAAAAATATCAAAATTGGCACCTTTGGTAATAGCTTTAATTTGATCTTTATCCCCAACTATTTGTTCTTCCTTGATTAGGTCAGCAACGTAGTCTTTTACTATTAACCCTAAAGATTTTGGGTAATCTAACAAGTATTTTTCATCTCTACTCAATAGCTTTTCCAGCCTTATTGGTTGTAATAAGTAGGAATAGTCAATCTTGTCTTTGGGTATAAATGAACCCTCAAATCTTTCACTTGGTTTTTTCCATTTTGTGTCCTCAGCTTTAAAAACCAATTTTCTTTTTTGCCCATTTATATGTATTACTACGCCTTCCACTCGCATGAAACCTTTAACGAGTTTACTGCCATTATCTCTAAGGTCATTCATTATCTCTGTAATCTTATCATAGATAGAACCAGTAAAATCTTTATCGTTAAATAGCTCAGGTACTAGTACTACATGTGGTGGCAATCCTAAAGGATAAGGTCTGTCAGTATTAAACAACGCAAACATTCTACCTTCATGCCCATCGTTAGGTGTAAGTCCTTCCCCAGAGTTTATTTTAATACCAATCCATTCTCCGTAATGTCTACCTAGCCCTAATTTCTCTATAAATTCTGCCTTGTATTTGTAAACAAATGAGGCAAAGCCGTAATTATCATTCGTTGGAAAAAGCCATCTTTCTCTGCTGCCACAACGTAAATCTACACCATCTCCATTATCATAAATATAAATTTGGGCATTAGATCCATGAAGTTTTTGGTAAACTGCAAGGTGTATACCGCTGTATTTTTTAATCTCCGAAAAGTGTTTAAATTCTACTTCCACTTAGGTTGTCCTCTCAAAAATAACTCGATCATACTCTTTTGTGCAGGCACGGAGAAAATCAAACCTAGAAGACATAGTTGATGGACTACACATTGAGAGCATTTCGACGTGGAAGGACATTCTACCAGACCAAAATAGTGCGGGATCTTTAACAATACCTTCCTTCACTAATTTTTTTAGTACCATCTTCTGCTCTTTTATGTACCTAATAACTTCGGAGTTCATTTGTCACATTCCTTTCATTCTTGTATTTTACCACGCTGCTACTTCATCGTTAATAAGGGATTTCGTAAAACTCTCTGATAAATTTAAACTATCACTTTTCATAATAACGGATAGTTCTGTTTGACTAACTAGAACGTGACCTCTCATAGAAATATGCTTAAAAGATATTATCTCAGCTACCTGTTTGGCAAAGTCCACTAGTGCTGCCTTCAATTCTACTGTTAGTGTTGAGGGTACTTTTAGTGTTATTCTATCCGGAGTAATGGTTAGTCTAACCGCATCATTATCTCGTACAGCTAATTCAAATTTTCTAGTCATTTTTAAATCCTTTTTTAAAAGTGTTTCCACCCGGAATCGAACCAGGAACTGGGGAGTAGAAATCCCTCGTTATGTCCATTTAACTATGGAAACAAAAAATGTAAAAATGCCTGCTTCGGGAACCTTTCGGCAGGCGCGAAAGCAACAAGGTAAGGTGATACAATAAACTAACCTTTGTCCCAATATAAATTTAAAATCATTTAACACTATATATGTATTGTTAAACTAAAATACGTGTGTGCAAAGTGCAATTAAAATTGCAATTTTCCCTCGAAAGTAAATTATGACATAATGTGTTATATTGCTATGTGCGTTATAACTCACTTAGTCATTTTGCCTCGAAAGTGTACGTTCCTGTGTGAGTAACAATGAAGGAAGTCTCAAGATAGACGCCAATATCATGCTTTCGAGCTAGGGAACAGAAAAACCAATCCTCAGATTCTTGAATTCCAAATTCTTTGTTAATTTGGACCTGGAAAAAATCATGAGTTGTTACGGATTCACTGCCCATATTATCTGTATAAGTTGGTACATGAGGTTTAAGCATATCGAAAGCTAATCTGTCAATCATCATGAATCCTGTAGGTATATGTAACGCTTCCACGACACCATGAGATTTTGCTGTGGGAGTTTTCTGTAATTTCTTAAATCCCTCAAAGCTTTTATCATTATTAAAATAGCCATCTAAAACATTGTAATTAAGTTGAATTGGCAAAGTCTTCATTGGATATGTTGCACCAACTAAAGCAGCCTCTCTACTCAATAATGTTTCAACATTTTCTGGCTCCCATCCAATATCTGAATCAATAAATAGAAGTTTATCACATTTGCTTTCAAGGAATAATCTTGCGCATTTGTTTCTGCCTCTTTGAATAAGGGACTCATTTGATAAAAAACATGTTGTTATGGAACTACCAAATTTATGCAAAGTATTAACTAAACTGTGAACGTAGTTACTATTAAAATTGCCTCCATAGGCAGGTGTACAGATCATGATCTTAGTCATTGTATTCTTCCTCTCTAAGTTTATTAAATTCCTCAAAGTTTTGCTTTTGCTGGTAAAACTTTTCTCTTTGTACGTCCTGGGCTATGATATTTATTAAACTATCATCAAAGTAAAATAAAAATTTAGATATATTGTCACTGTACGTTCCACAATGGTACATTCTTAAATATTTTTTAGCTCTGGTTATGCCCACGTAAAATAGTCGTTCCTCTTCTTTCAAATTATCATTGTAAGGAGCTGGAAATACTTTATCTTTCAATCTGCATAGATGGACGCTATCCCACTCCAGCCCTTTTGCCTGGTGCAAAGTTGAAATAACTACACCTTTATTTTCGTTAGGGTCATCCTTCTTATCAAGGGTTAATGCATCTAAAGCCGCTTGAATAGTTTTATATTTACCCACAAAATCAAGGAAATCTTTTAGTTTCCCTACTTTGTCACCCTTATCGTCATAATTCTTGCTAATAAAGGCAGAGCATAGGTCAAAAGTGTGGTTTAATCTCTCCTGCTTACTCTTGCTAGCAAACAATTGCAGTAACTTCCTATGCTCAAATGTACCAGAGTATTTAGTCATGTTGGCCAAGGCCAGAGGATTACTGACTAACTCCTCCGCATACTTATCAGCAGTTTTCTCCCCGACTTTGGGAATAACACAAAGAGTTGAGTGCATGTTATTAAATGTAGGCTTAGATGCGCAGCTTAAAATGTCAGAGGCTTTCCTAATGTATTTTGTCATAAAGTCATCATTACCGCCCCTAATGACATAAGGTATTTTTCTAGCTTTTAACTCAAGTGCATACTTGAAAGATATGCTCCTAACACTCCTGCATAATATGGCTATCTCCTTGGGTGGGATGCCACGTTCTATATCGCGCTCAATAGATCGTATAATTTGTGCAACTTCAAGGTCTTCATCTTTTTCGGCATGTAAAATATAGAGAGATGGTTTTTGGAATAGTGGTTTAGTTGAAATCAAAGTCTCCTTTGCAAATTCTGGCATCCCACCAACAAACCCATTTGCCAGATTAATTATATCTTGTGAGGATCTATAATTGTACGATAGTTCGTACACTTGATCTGCTTCCTCGATTATCTCATTAAATAGTTCAGGTCGTGCCCCTCTCCATTCATAGATCGCTTGTTTCCTGTCGCCTACTACAATTCTATTTTTAGTAGTCAGAACATCTAGTAGTTGAAATTGTATCAATTCATTATCCTGGGATTCATCGGAAATAACCCAAGAGAACTTATTTTTGAACTCAGTATCGGTTTCCACATGAAATTTGAATTGTTCTAAAATATCCTGAAAATCAAATTGTTTTGTTTCCTTTTTAAAATTTACGAAATGTGTAGATACTTTAGAGAGGAACTCTCCAACTTTATTACGTGAAAACTCTACCTGATTGTTTCTATGGTAATTTAATATGTCTGCTACAGTATCCTGGGACAGGTCAGGCATTTGGTCTACTAGAGTTTCCCTATCGTAGTTATCCAATTCTTTTCTGTAAAATCTCTTAATCATGGAAGCACAATCATCCTCAGGCATTAAGGAAAAATCTAATTTTTTGTGCATTTTTAAATACGTATAGCCTAGCTTGTGGAAAGTTCCTATCCATAGCTTCTTTGTACTAGCTAGCTTTAATCTCTTTTTTATTTTTTGCTTTAAATCCTTTGCAGCCTTTTTGGTAAAAGTCACCACAAAAAATGAATCAAGTGGTAGACCAGTTTTCTCGTTTTTTCGAGCTATAAATTCAACCATAGTAGTTGACTTACCGCTGCCAGCGCCAGCAACAACCGCGCATTTACCGCTTTTGATGTTTATAATCTTAAGCTGTTGTTCGTTAAACTTTGTCATTACACTCTGCTGTTCCAAATATTTGCATTAAGAGATCTCCGACGGCTTTAGCAGAGACAGCCCAAGGCATTGAAAATCTTATGGTAGAAACTTTAGGTCTTAGGACTTCTTTATAGTCACCTAAAGTATTAAGATTAAAACCTGTATAAACCTGATTGCATCCCAAATGAGTAAAAAGATAATGCATAGTTTTTATAGTAGTAACCAAGTAAAGACTTAAATTTTTTAAACTTGGGTCTTTTGATATTACTATTTCTCCAAGACATCCTATTTTGTTTCCTTTAGGATCTTCGTACATGTACCAGGATAGAAACCCCAACAAATCACCTTTATCAGTTTTTACTTGAGATATTCCACACATTAGATCTTCGATATAGCACAAGTTATGGAAATCGAATACGAAATCATACATTTCAGGTTCAATGTAGGTTTCCCCTTTGTCCTTTAAGTATTTATACCTCTCCCAACCATACATCTTCAGAGTGTTAATCATAACATTTAAGCATGTCAATTTATTATCCGGGGAGTATGCATCAATTGTAGTTATGGAGTACTTTTTAGATTTTTCCCCAAAGAAATGAGGCTTAAAATTATTCTTAAAGCCTTTAATGAAATCTTCAAGAGGGACAGGTACCTGATATTCTAAATAGTATGAATTAACGGATCTTGACCATTCTAAATAGGCTCCTATCCTTTTTAATACTGGTACTATAAACCACAAATTAATATGAGGGAAAATAAACCTCTCCGCGTATTCAATACCAAACTTTATATTTCCATCCACATTAAAAAACGTCTCTTCAAAAACATAAAGTAGCACATAATCTATACCATCGCTAACTAAATAGGATACTGGTTCTTCGTGTTTTTTAACCCAGGAGGAAAATACTCTCTTAAGTATCGGCTCTGACCAATAGCTAACACCTATATACTTTTTAAAAGTGCGATTTAACTTTTCAGCTAAGTCAGGTGTTAGTTGGTCAAAGGTTAGTTTGGTTATCATTTAATTTTCTCTGAAATTTTCAGCATGAAAGAATGACCAAGTAGATTTCGCACATTCCTTTACCTTGCCGCGAGGAAACAGAGATTTGAACATTGATGTATCGTGATGTATTCCGCTATACCCTAGTTGCGATCTGAAAGATCCTGCCTCTACTAATAACTCTTTGCATTTAGAGAAAAAATCTTTATTCCAACAGGAACTAGAGTTGGCGTCTGGCTCTGTTAGGTCAAATATGATAGTGTCATACTTTTTAGTGCAAGTAGAAACATAATCTTTGGCATCCGTGTAGATCATGTTGACGTTGGGATGCTTGTAAATATCTTTATTCCAAGGCATGTGCTTACTAATAATAGACACTAACTCCTCGTCAATATCAACCACATCTACCTTAAAGCCTAATGATACTAACATTTGAGTGGCAGTACCAGTACCTGCACCAAACATTAAAGCCCGTTCTGTATCTTCGCAGTACAAATCATCACCTAGTAATGCTTTATGGTAAGCTTCTGTTTCTAGCTCACTAACTTGCTGGGTATCATCAAGCCAAAGGGTGATTAAGTTTTCCTGTTTTCTACGAGCAATGCAGACAGTTTGAAACTTTGTTTTACCGAAGTAGATAACCTCAGACAATTCATGAGAATATTCATACCCAGGATACTTGCATTTATATTCTAGTCCCATAATTACCTCCTAAGGCGCAGGGTCAATCACATTTAAAACTTTAAAAGCTCTATTTCTCTCGTTACAATTTTCACATGTTCTACAGTGATCCCATCTACCATCATTTAGTCTTTGACCTCTTCTACAGCTATAAGTGTAGTCTAAAGGTACTCCCAAGTCAAGACCTAGCTGAATAACTTTTTCTTTTTCCGCAAATCTATCTTCATACCAAGGATGCTCAATGTTGGGTATAGTAACCCTATCACCGTAGTTATATTTCATTAAATCAACTAATAATTTAAAAGATTCTAGACTTTCATCCTTGTAATGCGAATTATACTTTTGGTGCCCGAATGCAACACAATCAAAATTGTTGGCAGTGGCATAGCTTAGCAGTATCATTCCCATAAGAGGTTTAAAACCTACATAAAAATTAAGACCATCTGCTTCTGCTAATTGGGACTCAACATTGCCCAGCTTTGCCGATTTAGCTGTTAGTAAATTTAATGAAGGGTATCTAAATACCACTCTTTTAAAACCAGCATGATTGCAATGCCAGTTTTGATACCAAAGTAACTCCTCAAAAAATGGAGCTTCATCTTTAGGTAAGTCGTCCCTATAGTATGGCTTACCTAGAATATCTGAATTGCTAGGACCATCATCGAAAGTTCCCAAAGTAACTTCGTATCCCAAGCTTTTGTAGTAGTAAGCTAATACAGTTGAGTCAACACCTGCTGAAAAACTAATTATGACTTGCTTTTTCATAGATCTCTTTCTTTTTTAGGCAATGCTTACAATGTCCACATTCTTTACCATCAACAGGTAGCCAGCAAGTCATGGTCCATTTGAAAAACTCAGGTTCAAATTTATACGACTCTTTGCATAACTGTTGTTTGGGAATATCAATTATAGGGGCTACTAGTTGAACCTTTCTATTGAAAAAACTTCCAGCCAAAACAGCATTAACAGAATCATAAAACTTGGCATTAGCGTCAGACACAGGATCATTCTTGTCGTAAAACCCTATATAGATATTATCCGCGTATTCAGCCGCAGTCATTATCAGTACTAAATTTCTTGCATCAATGTAAGGATTAGTACCTGTACCAAACATTAAGTTTGGTTGTTTATTATATTGAAGAATCCTAGTATCATTAACTAATTTTAATTCTACATCATACTTATCACAAAACAATTTAACAGCCTGTATTTCAGCTTCCGCTGCTTTCTGACCGTAGTCAATATGTAAGCAAGAAAATGGTATCCTACTCTTTACTAAATACAAGAATAAGTTAGCAGAGTCTAATCCACCACCAAAAAGCAGTATATTTTCCATTTTATTTCCTACTTCTGAAAGTTAGCATAGCTAGAATTTTTACCACGTCTAAATCCAACCTTTTTTTCTTTCTCTGTCTCCGCCTTACAAAAATCGTACTCAGCTTTAGTTATGTCCAGCTTACTCATCTCTTCAAAAGTCAAATAGTTTGGCAGACACCATTTAACCATTGATAGTCCGCTTTCTTCACCTTGCTCATCAAGAGCCTCGGGGAACAAAGCCTCCTCTGTAATTTTAGAAGGAGGGTTGAAATTTAACACTTGGTAGAATTGTTTTTCTGCTTTATCAAGACCATGTTTCATAGCGTACTCTATGTACTCCACAGCTTGTACTATCTCTTGATTTTTAATATGCTTTTCAATTTTAGCAATAAATTCTTTGACTGATAATGTTTTAGCAAGTCTATTCCAATAGGCTGCGTAATTTTGATTAGTATGCAGATTATGAATTGATAACAAAGTTGGCATCTTTGTATAGTTTGAAAATTTATAGATTTTAGTAAACTTAACTGAATGGCAGATAGGGCAGGAACACGGTAATATAGATTCATGTTCATAGTCAATAATATCTACGTCAATTCTATCTGTACCACTTTTACGTAATGGGGTATCTCCCATTCGATATTGAGTTATTTTTCCGTCTGGAGAAAATACTTCCATTAACCTGGCGCGAATTGCAGTGTGAATATGATTACTGCCATCTGAAGTCAATTTGGTATATTTTCCCAACCATGCTAAGGCAGGCATCCAAGTTTTAGCCGATACACCAAGAATATGAAAGTGTTGGGAGTTTTCTTTCGGCATTTCTAGTAAACCTACGAGTACCGCTCTAATACTCGTAATTTTAACTGCACGGTTATCCGCAGGCATTGCCCAACCATAAAAATTCTTATTATAAACCTTTTTAGCCCAGTACCTAATTTCTTCTAAAGTTATACCATGTGCAACATTGAGAAGTTTTAAATCAGGAGACTTATGTTCTGAAAATATTTTATTGTTTTTCAATTGGGCCAATATCATCGCATCCAGAATATCCCTATTTCCCCAATCAACATACCTAGGAGGAATATCAAGAGCAATACCAAAATCAGCACAAGCGTTATAGCATTTAATTACTTTTTTGGGATCAACATACCTAGATGTACCTGCTACTAACTGAAATCCTCCTGAGTCAACAATGATCTTTATATCTTTGTTAGTACACCAGGAGTCTCTGTCTTTGTTAGCTAGATTTTCCGCATTATGAGCAGAGAACAAACCGAATTTATTCTGCTTCCCTGCAATAGAATTAAATTCATAAGGATTTACACTAAAATAATAATCGTAATCAATTTCTAACTCTTTGGGACTGCTTTTTTTAAATACTGTTATTTTTCGATCAATTGCGAAGATCTCAACATAGTCTTGTTCTTTATATTCCTTGACTTCAATAACTTTTCCAAAGTTTCCAAACTTAACATATAGATGCGCATTGAATTGTCTAGGGACTAGACCTGCGCCAGCAAAATAATACATAGAACCTCATAGCGTGATTTCAATTCACACACATTTTACATTTTACTTACATGTTTGACAAGAAATCCATATTGTTTTTTAGAATGGTTAACTCCCTTGCACCTATTCCTAAAAACTTTTTGGCTTCTCTCATTAAAGAATCGAAATTCATTATTCTATCTGGAAAATTTATTTTTATGTAGGTATCAAAGTCTTTATCAGATTTCCCCAAAGCAATAGAAGCAAAGCGTCTAATGTTTTTTGGAAGTGTTGGTTTCAACTTGCGTATAAACTCTTTGTCCTCCGCCGTTGTATCTGGTTTACCTAATAGATCCCCAATAGTTATAGGTGATCCTTCTTGATCTTCACCGTATTTGTAATCGAGGTCTAAGACTTGAAGAGCAAACTCGGCTTTAGATACTTCTCTGCCGTATTTATCGTATTGAGCATCTTTTACTTTGACTAAATTATTTCTTTTTTCCGCTGTGTAGAATTTTATATCATTAGACATTCTTTGTTTTACTGTCTGCTTCATGGTGTTTAGTAACCACAAAGGATCTGATATAGTACCGCACTTTAATACACGAGTGTGCGCTTCTACTACTAAATCATGTACCAAATCAATAGTCTCAAATTCATGATGGCTATTCAAAATAAATTTTAGTTTTGTATTTACCATGTAGGTAGTATACTTAATTAGTTTACGGTAAATTTCATTTAGTTCCACTTGTGGTATCTCTGGTATGGCTCTAAATCTCCTGCCTATAAAACTAATGTCTCTTCTATTTAAGTTTCTATACGCTAAGTCTACATCCTCGTCTGTTATTTTGTATTTCTTTTGTACTTTGTTAAGATCAGGCAAAAATCCCTTACAAGGAGATGGAGTACCATTTTTTGAACACGCTGTTACATAGTGACAGTTATTGCACTTGGGTACGTATAGGCTGCTAACTCCTTTCCAAAAATTATCTAAGGGATAAGCATTTGTATCCAAGAAATCTCTTTTAAGATTTTTAACACCTATAAGCAAGTCTGCTCTCCTAGCTGACTTTTTTAATTTTTTGGCAGAAGAATGTTTTAGGGAGTAATTGATTATTTCCTTTTTGACAGATTCAGTTGGAGAGGGGAGAGATTGGATAGATTCAGATAAAGAATTAAACATTTTTTAATTTCCCTTTTTGAAATTTTTGAATGAATAATTGTGAGTTAAAAACTAAAGTTAGTCAAAAAACTATTTAAAAAATTAAATGCGATGTTAACAGTAAGTTAACAGGTGATGATATAGCTATGGATAGATCTATTGATAACTTTTTTGAGTCTGTGAATTGTGTTGATAACTTTTAACGCGTGTCAAACTATCGAATGAATGGTTTTTTACCTTGAGCCTTTATTTGCTTTTTGAAATTTTTATTCGCTTTCATGTGACCATGACCTTCCTCAGCAGAATGACATTTTACACAAAGAGTAATTAGATTTTGTAGAGTATCTAACCCACCTTCTCTTTTTGACCTAATATGACAAGCATGAAGTGTTGCAGTACCACCTAGTTTTTTACCTTTTGCTCTGCACCTACGACACGTATAGTTATCTCTTTTTTTGCATAACTCCGAGATTTCTTGCCATTCTTGTGAATACTTAGGAAATTTCCAATCCCAGGACATTATGTGATCCTATAGTTGGTTAGTGGGTTTGCCGCGTAGGATATTCCATTCCTGGAATGACTCAGGGGAAAAGTACTCTAGTAGATGATTTTTTAGGGTGGAAGGGGTTATAGTATCCCCGCAGGTAAAGATCCCAACAAAACAGGATTTAATCTCAGGGTATAAGTGTAGCTCTGCAGAACTTTCTGATAGGGTAAAAAGAATTGTTGAGGAGTGTAGGTCCCCAAAAGGAGTTGTTACAACATTTAATACAGTAGCACCAATGTCTCTAAGCATTTTATATACAGTCTGCTGAATATCCATAGTGGATGGGAATTTACTACAATTATGCAAGTCTAGTAAATATTGTTTCCCTATAAATTTGTGGCTCTCTTCCATTATGTTCCTCTCTTATGACCGAAAAGTCTAACATGCAATCTATCAGTGTACTTCCAGTTATTTTCAATAGCATATTTTATTGCTATCTTAGCACTTTCGTTTAATTGTTCTACGGTTATCCCTTGAGGCATTAGGTAGACCATTTGTTGCAGTCTAGGCTTGAGCAGACTGAAAGTATAGAATCCCCTTCTCTCAACTACTTCTAGATTTAGAGCGGTCAATATATCTTTTATTTCTGACACATCCCTATCCTCATTCACAACAAATTTAAGCTGGGCATCATGTCCCATAACAAAGTGGTATAGAGCCTCAATGTTAAGCCTTTTTGAATTGTGAAGAGCGCTGCGAGTTTCATGGTTTCCAGAGGAAGCTAGCTTAGGGCTTAAGGATATTAAGTCTGCTAATGTTTCGGTGAAAATTGTGCCATTTGTTTCAACCGTTACGTGAACACCTAGTCGATCTTTAAGTTTTTCGATTAACCTTGCTAAATTTTTCTGTAAAAATGGTTCTCCACCTGATATAACTACGTGAGAGCATTTCTTCTCTTCTACCATGCTTACCAAAGTATCAATGCTAAGTTTTATCGGAGTCTCTTGGTGAATGCTCGTATGAGGAGTATCGCAATATGAAATGCCTGTTTTATCTTTCCAAGAGCACCACAAATTACATCCAGAGGTACGAATAAATACAGAGGGTGTACCTACTAACTTTCCTTCTCCTTGGATCACAGGTCCATAGCACTCTTCACCTGCTGCCAAACTTATAAAGTCATTTTGCATGTAAGCCTACAATCCTTGCATAAAAGTCTACAATCTTTTTTATTACATCGGGGTCAGATTCTATTTTCCAACCTTTGTTAAAAAACTGGTCGAATTGACTTGGCCCTCTACATTCTAAGTCGAACAGATCACCTCTTGCGATTACAGTGAAACAAAAAGGACCGTCGTTTCTTACTTGGATAAAAGCTTTGCCGAATTTTTTAGAAGTAATAACACAGTTGTGAGTTATTAGGTCAGAAAGTTTTTTCTTTTTTAAAAGCATCACTCCCACACAATCTTTTTGCAGATAGCAGGTTCGATTTTCTGCTCAAGGCACCGAGTTTCAATTTCGCCCAGGGCGTTAAGGTAAATCCAAACGCAAATCCCTGCGAAGATATAAGGCGGAACCGCCTTTAAAAACTGGTCCATAAACTCTCCTTTAATGCCCACTTCTACCCATGTGGTGGGCTCACATTCTTTGCAAGCTTGCCAATGCAGAACACTCTCGCCTAGGTAAATTTTAGTTGACAGGTAAAAACTATTCTTCGCTATCTTCTCTCACTTCAATACGATACACATTTTGATGGGGGATACGATATACATGGCGTGTCTTTTTCAAACGACCGCTAAAAATTAAGTAATGTACATTAGTCTCGTCAATAATGTCACATTCTTTAAACATGCTAGCGTGTGATCTATAAGTAACTTTTGCTTCGTCTTCACCTTCAGAGCTGATTTCAACGTAATCTCTTTTTGCGTAGATGGTTAAACCCGTAGTTGGGATTTTTGTTTTGCTCATGGCAATCTCCTTTAAATGTTATTTGCACATATATTTTACAAGATAGCATTTAAAAAAGATTAAATTGAATTTAGAGAAGTGATAGCAGATACTGTTTAACTTTTATTACGCCTAGTAAAGGAAACTTTGCAATCTCTTGAGGAGAAAATGCACCATAGCCGCGAGCTACTCTACAGCTAGCCTCAAAGTCAGAAAGGGTATTAAAAGTTTTTATAAACTCAGAAATATCAGAGGATGTAATATCGTTTGCGGGTATAACAATTTTCAAAGATGACAAAGGTAAAGATAAAGCTGTGAGCTGTGGATCAGTATGATAGTAATCAATAGTAGCAGTAGCGTCGTCCCCATTTACGGATCTTATCTTTCCAAAGCATTCCAAGTCATTCAAGCTAAAACTAACTAAATCTCCCGGTTTCATAATTTTCCTTTAGAAAAAAGAAAAGGGAGGTATCACCCTCCCTTTGCACTGAAAAAATTTATGTGTGAAGACTACTCGTCATCCTCTTCGTCTTCATCAATTTCTTCGTCCTCTTCATCCTCATCCAACTCTTCATCTTCCTCTTCTTCGTCGTCAACTTCTTCTTCCTCTTCCTCATCTTCTTCTACTACTGGCTTTTTTGCTGACTTAGCGGGTTTTTCTTCTTTAGCTTTTGACTTTTTAGCAGGAGCTTCTTCTGTTTCTTCGTCAGCTTCAACAGTTTGTGTTGCAACAGCGGAACCATTTGCTTTCAAGTATACAGACAAAGCAATACCTTCTTCGGGCAATACCTTTTTATCAGAACCGATAAAGTTTTCGATTGTAATTTTTGGACTATCACCATCTTCGCAAGCAACTTTGGCAAAACCTTTACCTACAGCTTTAACTACACCAGAGTATACATTAATTTCTGGTTGTTTTTTTGTTCCAACATCAACAGTAACATGAACTCGTTGACCAACTTTTAAAGATTCAAATTCTTTGTTGTGTTGTTGTACACCAATGTACGATTGTGCGCTCATCTCAACTCTCCTTTATAATTTATATAGCTAACAAACCATTTGGTAGCCATCTAACCTTTACATTTCCAGAACAATAAAAGTTATTCAAAAATTTTGAAGTACTTTTACCATTCAGTCAAAAAATATTTCATTTTAATTTAAGTGAATTTCATTATATTGTGCGTTATTTTTGACTACATGCAATAATTGCATAGCTCTTTTATAAGTCAACGACGCGGTAAAATTAACACCCTCGAACACTACATGCTCTGCCGTCAATCGCGCTATACACGCATTTATTTGCTCACCATTGATATTAAATGTGGCGAATTGACCAATACGCAAGTTATGATTACCGTTGAATTTTATTGACTCTTTTTGCATTGCAACAAAATGACTTATATAGTCGAAATCAGTTTCTTTGACTCGTAGCATTAAAGTACAAATAGTTTGCAATTCTTTTTGGGCAAATTTACTAGTTTTAACTTTACGTTCTACATCCAGATTCCACTCGGAACAGTTTTTCAGGTCATTAACTCCTGCCTCTGTTTTGAAAGTGGAACAAAATCCTTGCTTAAAGTTAAAGCATGAACCGCATCTTTTTCTTACATCCTTTGTAGAAAAAGTTGTAGTAACGTAATCATCTTGTAAGTATAATTCTAGGATTTCTAAGCTTCTAGGGTTTAAATAACTAATCAGCTTATGAATTTCCTTAAGCTCTATAGCTAGTTTGTCCCAATTGGGGATATAGCTTTTTCCTACTTTCTTCATAGCGCAAGGCACCGAGGTTTTCAAAATACCTGAATCTGAGCAGGTTCCATAATTAACACAAGTTCTACAACGCATTTTCATACTCCAAATATAATACTATTTTTATATATTTTACAAAATTTTCAAAAAGAACGTTCTCTCCAATCCTTGTTTTCCATCTTTCTTTTTTCCGCAATATAGGACTTTAGAGTAGTTCCAAACATTCTTTTAAACCAATAGTGAGCGGCAGATCTAGTAAATTTAAACTCAGAAGCCACCTCTGTTAGACTCTCAGTTTTCCATAAAATATTTGAAAACTTTGAGGATGCTTTACTACCATGAATCTTATCAAACACTTGAGTATCTCTAACAGGTTTCAACATATCAACTCTTCAACGCTGGGTACTCATTCAGTACTTTATTTTGAATCAAAATTTTACAGTAATCTGAAATGCTTAACTTCCTATCCTTCGCTAACATAACTAAGCCACTGTATAGCTTAGCCGGAATCTCGAAAGTTATCATTTTTAAATCATCCCCTAAATCTAGCATATTGTCAGCTTTGAGAAGCATATACTTGTTAACTAAGCTTGCCAACTCTAATATCCTAGTTCTATGATCTTTATTCTCTTTAAACGTAGCTAGTATTGGTTCCAACTCCAGACCACGTTTTGGATTCCTGATAATATTTGCCACTGCATGTAAGGCATGGTGATCCGATAAACATAGATCAACAATATCTTTGTCCCCACCACCAGCAGCTTGCGGTATTTTGTGATGCTTATTTCTCAGAGATATGGGCAACCTCTGTGAACAGGCGTAGCACACAAAAAATAACTCTTTGGCCATTACTCTTTAACCTTTTTAGGGAAAACTTTAGGAGTGTCAGCATACTTATGGTAAAAAATAGGAAACGATCTGTTTGGATGATCTGTTTCAGTATCTCTGTACTTTCTAAACACACCTACTTTAAATAAGGTAGACTCTTTCATGCTAAAAGTTTGTCCTACATGAGACTTTATATCAACCTGCTTCTTATGCACCGGACCGTAGTATTTATTATTGATAGTTATATCTTTTATTCCTACTACGATGCCGTATCTAAGACTGTATCTGTAGCCTTTTATTCTCCGTGACGACTTGCCATGTTTAGTCACAAGGTGGCAAGTAACATAAGTTATTTGATCCCCTACCTCAAGGTCTGATAACTTAGAACACTTTACCTTAAAATAAATAGAAGGGTTTAAAGCACTCAAATCAAAACTAGACTGAGGAGATGATAAAGTAGGATGTATAGTATTAAGCAGTTGCTGCTCCTTTGACATAACAACTGCATCATTTTTGAAAATAGAGTAGAGAAAACTTAACAGTTTTAACAGAAATTTCATTACAATGCTACCTTTGTTTCGGATACTTCAAATGTAAAATCATATCCATCCACTGTAATTTTATTTTCATCCCTGCTAGCAAATTCACTAAACCATTGCTTGCCTAACAAAATTGCAAACTTTGTTTTTTGAATCTGATTACGAATTTCTTTACGCTTTTTTGAAATATCAGAAATTAGAATTTCAAGTTTCTTGATTCTAACATCTTTATCTGTTTCTTTCATAGCTTTAATATAGTCTTTGTTGTTTAGCCCCGCATTAATTAACTCTTGAGATGCAGTTAAAGGCTTGGCTTTTGCTTTAGGACTTTCATCATTAATTCTTGCAATAACTGCTTCAACTTTAGGCAAGGAGGAGAGACCTGCAATTTTAATAGAAAACTCTTTGGCCATATAAAAATCTTCAGATTTAACAACCTCCTTAGAAGGAGAGAAAATACCTTTAGCACTAACACCTGACTCAAGTAAGAATGCAGCTTGGGCTTCGGACAGTGTAGTTGGTGCCGCACCAAACTTAGTCTCAACATCCGACTTCGCCCATTTAAACACTTTCATTTGTGCTTCAAGCTCTGTGTCTTTTAATACTAATTTGCATAATTTTTTAGCTGAGATTTTACTGTCGCGGGCAATTGCTCTATTAATAACAGGAACTTTGGAAAAATCAAGCATGACTATGCCTTGGCTTTCATCCACTGTTTCAGAGATCAGACTACTTAGAGCATTTCTGCTCTCTGGTGACATGCTACAAGGTAATTTTTTAAGATTTAAAAAACCATCTCTGACAATAGCGTAGTTTCTAAAAATGCTACAAGGGTACTCTGAGGCTAAGCCTAGTGATTTAGCTTTATCCTCTGGTAAATTTACTGTACCTTGAATGTTAGCTAGTAAAGACAGATTCATCTTGGTCTCGTTCCAAGTTAAATTGCTAAATGCAGACTTATTATCCTCATTAGCAGTGAAGTCCAAAGTATCTTTCTTTTGTTCCTGTTTTTGTCCAATACGTTTATAGGAAAACTCTTCTCTTGTAGGATAAAAGAATGCTTGATCGTCATCCATTAAAACTTCCAGAGCATCTAACAAACAAAAAGCATTTACATCAGGGAGTAGGTCAGTCTGTCTGCCTTCAACAAATCTAGTAGACGGTTTGGCCATTGCTTGTTTTACTTCCTGCTCAACAATACCATACTCTTCTGGGGTAAAGGCATTCACTACTTTTTTAACTAAATAGGCGTCACCTAATTTGCTTAGAACCTCTAACGCTAGGTCTGCTTGCATACGTTGGATCATTGTGTACGCCAAAGCATAGGTAGCTTTAACCAAGGACTCTAACTTAGATTTTCCAGAAACTGAGTAGTCTGTCAATGTAACAGTGTCAATCGCAGGTTTTGTTTTAGTTAAATAGTACAAGTATTCTTTTTTCTCTGGATCAGCAGGATTTACCCAAACAGTGCCCTTGTTTGCGTTATGCAAATTTATTTGGCTCCCAGAGATAGAGAAAAATATCTTACCACCTTTTACTACTGGTTTAAGTTTAATTTTTTCTTGTACTTCTTTAGAGTCATCTAAGTATTGACCAAACTCAGTAGAAAAAGAATTGATTGAATCCGAGTGAATTAGTGAGGCACCTAAGTCTTCCGAAATCTTAGTCATTAATTCTTTGTTGTAGTAGTTACCATAACCTACCAATAAGGCAGATGTAATTTTACCCGACAAAGCTTCAATTGCAGAATTTAGATTTTCCATTTCTTTAGTATAGTTGGATACCACAGGGTATCCATCCGTAAAGAAAGTCAAATCATACAGGTTAGATCCAAAAGCAGATAGATCCTGGATAACTTGGGGTAACTCAGAGAACACCTCGGAGAAGCAAGTAGTGCCACGGGCATAGACTGTATTATTGATAGTATTTTCGATTACACCATAATCCTGAAGTGATGAAAATTTGAATCCCTTAAGTACAAAATTATATTCCCCGTTTTCAGAAGAAAACCAAGCGAAAGTTAAGGTATCCCCAATAGGCAAGGATCTAGCCTTAGTGATTAAGTCTGATTTCAAAGTTTCTAAAACGCTAGACATAGAGCCTGATACGTCAATAATCCAAATTCTATTTCTACCTACTCTTGGTTGGCTAGGCTTAAAAGGCTTCTTTTCAAACTTAGGAATTTCTTGTTCTACTAAGTACATTTCGGGTGTTATTTCTAAACTTCTAATTGGCATATAGTCTCTCCTTTATTTCGATATTTATTATTTTACACAATATATCACAAGTCAAATTTATTCTTCTTTTGCTCCTTAAAAAATATCTTTTACGAAATCTCCATACTTAATTAATAGATTCTTTCTGTATTTTACTACAAATATCAAATGACATTGTAACAGGTATTTACTTCTACCATCTTGGTTATAAGGCAAGAAGCCCATAAATCTTTAACTCATGGGTAGTTCACTTGCCCATAAAATAAACGTAGGACTTATCTTTCTTGTAATTTCGCAAGGTTATTTTATTATCATCAATATCCTGTATGTAGGTAGGAAGAACTGGTATCTTACCACCTCCACCGGGAGCATCAATAACCAATTGTGGTATCGCCAAACCACTAGTCCAGCCTCTTAGCTTCTCAATTATCTCAAGACCAGACTCAAAAGTGGTTCTAAAGTGTCCAATACCCTGCGCTAAGTCAGCAAAGTAAATATAATACGGTCTGACCCGCATCATAAGGAGTTTATGGTTCAATTCTTTTACTACAGCAGGATCATCATTAACACCTTTCAAAAGTACCATTTGATTCCCCAACACACATCCCGCATCTGCTAATTTAGTGCATACGTCAAAGGCTTCCTGTGTACACTCTTTTGGATGATTGAAATGTGTATTAATATAAACAGGATGGTACTTTTTTACCATGGCCACGAAATCATCTGTAATTCTTTGGGGCAAAGTTACGGGATTTCTAGTTCCTATTCTAAACATTTCAATATTTGGCATCTCTCGTAAAGACTTTAAAATATGTTCAATTTTAGCGTCATTTAAAGATAATGGATCTCCACCGGAAATAACAACATCCCTAACTTCTTTATGGGATCTTATGTAATTCAGTCCAGAGTCAATTTGCAACATTGAAGCTGAACTAGTAGGGTCTGCTACCTTTCTCTTTCTTGTACAATGTCTACAAAAAACAGGACAGGTATGTGTGGTATAAAACAAAACTCTGTCAGGGTAGCGATGAGTTACACCGGGTACTGGCATGTCTGCTTCCTCACCTAGAGGATCTTCTAAATCCTCTGGCAAAATTTGCATTTCTTCCTCAGTTGGAATAGATTGCTTTCGTATAGGACAATTAGGATCATTGCCATCAATGAGACTTACATAGTAAGGAGTTACGGCCATCATAAAATCTTTGCTAGTACCAACTACGGCTTTTCTTTCACTCTCTGTAAGTGGGAACAATTTTTCCAGTTGATCTAAAGACTTAACTCTGTTCTGATGTTGCCACATCCAGTTATTCCATTTTTCATCTTCAACATGTTCCCATTGAGGATGTCTGGGTGCTTTAGGAAAATTATGTCTAACCATTTTTAACTATGTCCTTATATCCTTTAAATTTACAATTCTTGTCGAAGATAGCAAAAGAAACTTTTTTACCACTCACTCCAGTATAATCGTAAAGCAGCTCTTCTCCAGCTTTTATATCCCGGAGAGCATAAAAACTTATTAACTCATTAGGATAGCTATTCCAGTGACAATTTGCACCTTCCCAACTATGATTAATCATGGCACCCCAGCCTAAGCAAAAGTACAGATACGTGCTATTATGATAAAACGGGTAGTTTATCAAGGGCATTTTAAACATAGGTACTTCTTGAGTGTGTTTAAACTTAACACAAGGACACACCTCAATTATCTCACCCTTTTTAATTTTGGCGGAAGCGAAAACACCCCTACCTTTTTCCCCAGAATCAGATATGTATATTTTTGTTGCTGGTTTAATTATCATGACAACATTTTACCTTTTTTGAACGATAACAAGCATTGATCTATGTTAATTTCTTTTGGCTTCTTTATAGATTTAATTTCGCTAAGCACTAAACCTGCATTTTCCAAAGATTTAATTAAAAAGTGCAAGGGTATTAGTTCATGAGGATAAGTGGGGAAAACCTGAGTCTTCTTTTTCCCAATAGTTATATTAGCTCTCTCATAGCTCATTTTACCTTCAACTTGTTTAAACGTGAAGTCACCATAAACAGGTACTCCATTTATATCACCGCAATGATAAGCTTGAGTGTCAGGGTCTAGGTTGTTGTAATTGTGGTAATAGATGTACACTATTCCATCATCGTTAAGCATTTTATAAAATGTTTTTGCCATCTCATTGAACTCACTTCTCTTTAGCCAGTAGTAAGAAGAAGATCCAAGGTATAAAATATCAACTTTTTCCTTTGGCGTAAAAGTAACTGAAGACTCCAGACTGTACGTCAACTTACTATCTATATTATACCATCTTGCCAATTTTTTTACAAAGGAAATAACTTTAGGATCAAGATCACTAGCGTAAGTCTTAAAACCGTAGTACGCAGCCCAGAGTGACATTAAGGCAGTATACGCGAATGGCTCATAAAATACTTTAGGCTCCGCTGGATGGGATGCTAGCAGTTCCTGATCTAAGAATTGTCCATTTTCAGAGAACAGCTTATTATAGGCCAAGTAAAGAAGTTTTGACTTTATACCTGATGGAATTTTCTTATCAGTAAACCTAATGTACCTACTAGATGTGTAGGGTAAATAGCCATTAATAAATTTTGTGTAGAATGTGTCTTCCATTACGTACTACTTATAAATATGTTTTCGTGAGTGAAAAAAGGAGGCCAAAAATCATCTGGTGTATCCTTGCCCTTTTTCATGAAACTATTAACTACATTTTTACTTTTTTTAGCAAATTTAGATTTCCAAATATACGCAGGTGAGACTTCTATAGTGGAACCTAGCAATATTGTTTTAGCGCATTGATACCTAAGAGCAAACTTAGCAAGCTCTATAAATAAAATTGTAGGCCCTGAGCTTCCCAAAGAGGGTAAATAATAAGGTTGATGACCTGATAAAATATTGTCGTAATTAAAAAATGGCAAACAGGCCACGCACTCTTCATCCTTAAATAGCTTCAAATACCATTGCATATCATAAAAAACTTTTTCCATCAAAGAGATATTATCATGTCTATCTGCAAATAGTTCTTTTTCCTTTAAATGGTTTAAATAGCAATCAACCAGTTTACTATCGGGTGGTTGCTTATTCACAATAACCGAAAACTCAGAAGTGTATTCCCTAAAAAACTTTCTATACTTAGGATCAAAAGAAAAGTTTATCGTATCCTCAAAAGTTTCTCCCTGTAGGTCTGTTCTATTTTCCCTATAGGTAAAGCAATAGGGAATACCAGTGTTCCTTGGTTTTAGAAAAACAACCTCTTCCATTAATGTATTCTCTGGTAGTTGCTCTATAACGCTAATAAGGTCATCCATAGAAGCCTGAATTGGGGTTGAATTAAGCATAACATCCCCAGGCACTGTCCAGTAGTCATCTATTTTGCATAAGGCTATTTTAAAGTCCTTACCTGTTATTATCTTAAAGTCCTGCACTTGTCTTCTATTAATAAACAAGTAAAGATTGTCAAAATCAAATAGTGGATGATTGCTTATATTAGGAACACTATTCCATTCGATTTTTAACTTATCGTAGTCAAACATTAGATACCCTGCATTGAATTTAAAATTTTCAGGGTTTTGTTAAAATTATTTAATTTATTTTGGAATAAGTCAGGTCTGTATACTTTATTTTTATATTGTACTTCATCAACAATAGCGTAAGCTTTATTTCTTGCAGATTTCCAACTATTAGCTGTTGCTACTGCTATCATTGCTCTACCTGATACATCTCCAAGGTGTAGAGAAGTATTAGCTTGGTTATAGGCTACTTCAATACCGAGTAGGTGCCTACTACTTTCTTTAACTGATTTCAGATAGTATTTTTCAAAACTATGAACCTTCTCTCCTTTTGGAAGAGAACCGTTTACTTTAGGAAACTCCTTACTGAAAGTGTAAAGTCCAATATTAAAAGCCCAATCATTAACAAATTCTATACTTGGTAATTTTTCTTTTTTAGCCATCGCGTAAAACAAGTCCAGTGGGTTTGTTGCTAATAACTTTAGAGTAGTTGCACATGTTGTTATACCTGGTCGGCAAGCATACTCCATTATAATGTATTGCCCGTCTTCTTTTAGAAGAACATCCACGTCAAGTAATCCTCTGTATTTTACTTTTTGACACCAAGGAAGAAATCTTTGTCTAATTTCTCTATCCCATTTCTTTCCCATACCCGCTTTGACCACAGCTCCCGTATCCCCAAACTTTGGACCTAATCCAGAAGTAAATAATCTATTTTCATCAAACACGGTAGCTAATGGGATCATGTCTTTGCCGTCACAAATAAAAGTAATACCAAATTCAATATCCCCATTAAAAAATTCCTCAACAATAAAGGTATCCTTGGAGTTTTCAGGATTTTGATAAAACTTCTTAAGAGAGTCCAATATGACGTTTGAATGCGCAATATCAAATAACTGGTCGTTTACATTTTTGACTACTACTTTTTCTTTCCCTTTACCAAATGAAGTCAGCACCCTCTCAAAAGTTTTTAGAGTTAATAATTTCCAAGGGGACACAGATAGTCCTAGGTCTGTTGCTACTTTTTTTCCGTAAACTCTATTTTTCTCTAACTTTCTAGGACCACTAATAAATATTTTTTTCTTTACTTGCTTTAATGTTCCCGTGGTATCAATTTTATACAAATGGTCTATAAGACTATCTGCGCAGAACATTCTAGCCTCATTATCAGTTAAGTGAGACGCCAATAATAAGGGGAGATCTGTTAACTTATGCTCTGGCTCCATTGTTTCTGCATTTAAAAATGGAATATTTACAGAGGATACGTCGCTAAACGGGGACTCAGCCAATAAGCAATCATCTATTCCTGTCATCTCATTCATTGTAACTAAAATTTTCATTTCATAATCCTGATTTATTTTTGCGAAAGTTTTTTAAAAAACTAAAAATTAGTATGGTAGCGGTAATTACGTGTTTAAGCTTTTTATGCCCGCAGAAACGGTGAGTACTAGTAAATTTCTTTAGCATATAGTCAGCCTCGGACACCAAAACTTGAGGTCCACAACTGATTTCTGTGCGACAAGTTGAGCAGTAAAAAATATTACCTGCTGAAACTTTTATATGGTCATTTTTACCATGCATCTTCTACTTTTTCTACTAAAGTTGAGTACACGCCAGGACAAGTCATAATATCTTGATTTTTAAATTTTATAAAATCATTTGACTCTATGGACAGTAACTCAATGTGTTTATTAACATTAGACATAAATATAAAGGATTTTGTTCCCCACGTATTATACACAACAGATAGTAACACTAGATTTAAAAATAAAGAAATCTTCATTAGTAGATTACCTCACAATGAGTATCAAAATAATCCCTTGTACAAAATCCGGTGATTCCCTTAGCAAAGTGATTTTCTTTGTCATCCACGGAAACTACTAAATAGTCACCGATGCTCAAATGGTTTGAGTCAAGAGTAAGTGGCATGGATACTTGAAAAGCGTAAAATACGTCGTGAGTATCATGGTCAAGGCATTTCAGTGCAGGGCATTTGTATACATTAAGTTGAGCTTCATTTGAACCTTGTAATAGTTTAAACATAATACTTCCTTGAATTTTAAAAATTTATATAAACTTTATCTTGTTTCATTAACGATTAGTAATTTGCCAGACGTTAATAGATATTTTATATTAGATCCTTCAATCTCTGCCTTTGTTCTAAAAGTCAATAGGTCAATAGGATCAGCGGATACATACACTGGATCAGCCTTTCTAAACATAATGCACACTTCCCCCATAATGCTAGTAGAAGCTTTTACTAACAGTTTTCCTGTAGCCAGGGCGTTCAGCAATTTTACAGACATTTTAATTACCTTTTATTTTAGAGTTCTTGAGTATCTTCTTCACCTAACTCGTCGTATATAATAACGGGAGTTTCTACATTTCCATCCTTAGCAACATTAAATTCAATACGTTTCATTTCTGGGAGTGGAATACCCTTCAAACTGTCTAAGAGAATCTTCGCATAGTCACTCGTTTTTAATACCTGAAAGCCTTTGTCATTCAAAAGAATAGCTTTTCCGTACCACTTGCCCCCAATAAATTCAGCGTGTATAGACCCTTCTAATTTATCACCAGAACCATTCTCCACATTGCTAAGATTAGTAATGCGAGTATTGAGTAGTTTTCCTAGAATCAAAGTTTCTTTTGGTTGATCCGCACTTGACATAGCAACAGTAATATAGCAATATTCTTCAAAATACCTAGCCATCTCTTTATCAGCTACAGAAGATCCTTTGTAGTTCAATACGTAAGTAGTAGCTACTTTGAAAATTTCTTCTTTTAGGCTAGCTAATTTTCTTTTAGAAATTTGGCCAAGTCTTGCAGGCTGTTTTGTTAAACGCGTTGTATACTCTGGCCATTTTGATTGAATAATTTTTCCTACTCTAGGATTCTCAAAGTCATAAGTTTTGCCGTCAATGGTTTTCCAGATAATTTTAGGTGCAGTCATAACAATCTCCTTTTCACTATAATATTTACAAAGTTTAAATTGGGAAACAGTTTATTAATTTTTCTTTATTGGCTAGGCGTGTCAACAAAGCATCTTTCTTTATAAACTCTTTGCTGCCGTCAGCAAAAATAGCCAGGTTCATTTTTCCAATTACGTACCATTTTTTATCATCTGATAACGCACGTAAGAAAGATCTTGTAGTATAGGGTGTCCCCTTTTCACTAACTATCGCTCCACCGTCAGGTATAGAAATAGCATTCACTGTACTTGTATCTGCTTGCCAACCTTTTGTGTTAGGTCTAGTTGCCCAGTCTGAAAGTTTATCATAATCCCAAGAAACTATCTTCTCTAACTCATCATCCCATACCCAAACTGTTGAGTTAAGTCTGATCTCAACAAAGTTTTTAAACTTATCCTTCTGATCTACTTTAAGTGCATAATTTTGCCGTTGAGGTGGTTCGCAAATAGCGCACAATCCTTTTTCCGTAAAGCCAAGGATATATTTTGTTTTTTCAGAAGATAGTCCAAACAAGTCGTAACCAGAATTACCGTCAATTATTTCATTTACTTTCCACGGTGTAATCAAGCCATGACTATCAATAGACCACATCCCTTTGGTAGCGTAAACTACAAAGTCATACTTCCAAGTTTTAACTTTAATTGGTTCATTGCGTAAATGCCTTACCAAATTTTTATTGTCGGCAAACACTAACAGCTTAGCTTGATCTAGCTCTTCCACTTTCGCGCCTATGAGAGTTCTTCTCTCGTCGAACATAAAAGAATAGCTATTGAGCAATTCAAGAATCCACTTATCAATATCATTCAACTTTTCAAGAATTGATTGAATGTCCTTTTTAATGGATTCTAATAACTCTAATTGCTTTTCTCTGTTTAGCTTGCTGTATGTTCTTGTAGCTTTGCCCAATACATAGTCAATTTGAACAGTGTCAAAACTGAAAGGTTTTTTCTTTAGGTCATCTTCAAGTGTGTCGGAGTCTTTTAGTAGAGTAAAAAAAGCTTTATGGTTATCAAGAACTGCCAACACGGCTAACTCTTTTTTGTGCGCTAATTCTAAATCTGATTTTTGCTTATTAAGGAGCTCTGTTTCAATCTCTCTTCTGTAGTCAAGCCATTGTGTTAGAAAATCATACATTGTTACATGTCTAAATCTAACCTCTTCCTCGCTAATTCGTTCTGTGATATTAAAATTATAACCTATCTTACTAGTCAATTCAGGGATAACGTATTCATTAATATCCAGTGGGTTTTTATACTCAACCACTAAACGTAACCCATTGTCCTCTGATGACTCATCCAATACAATAAGATTTAATCCGTCTGCGCTAAATCTCTGAATCTTGTTCATAAAGTTTAAGGGATTAAACCTTGGACAATACGAGGTAACAACTAAGGCTTTATAGGACTTATTATCCTCGAAATGATATTGACACTTATAGGAGATTGAACCGTGACCCTGAGTGTACAATTCTTGTATCTCTTTCGTATCGGAAAGAATTATCCCACCGTTGTAATCTGGTCCCTTTAAATGCTTTAAAACGGAGGATTGTGTATGGCTTTTATTAGTCAATATCTCTGTTAAAGCAGCTAGCACCTCTTTAATATTGTGAGAAGGTATATTTGTGGCAGTACCAACAGCAATACCCTCGGAACCATTTAAAATTAGGTATGGTAGTCTTGCTGATAAAACTAGAGGCTCTTTACATGTACCGGAGTAGTTATCAACCATAGGTGTGACTGCCATACACTCAAATAAAGCCTTAGACTTTTTATCTAATCTTGCCTCAGTATACCTACTAGCAGCTGGATCGTCTGTTTCACTACCCCAGTTTCCTTGTCCTTGAATGTAAGGATATCTAGTTGGGTTTTTACCTGCTTGGGCTAAATTAACCATTGCTGAATAGATGCTAGAGTCACCATGGGGATGATATTGGGCCATGGTCCTACCAACTACGGAAGCTGATTTAGAAAAGTTCTTATTCCATAAAATTCCTTGCTCATGCATAGAATATAATATTCTACGTTGAACAGGCTTCAGTCCATCTCGAAAATCTGGTATAGCCCTTTCTTCCAACACATATTCGCCGTACTCGCGCATCAATTTGACCTGCAATTTGTCTGAAGAGATAGCTTTAACTAGTTTCATATTTTGCTCTATGGGGAGCACATTCTGTTTTGGGGCTTTAAACTTAATCATGATTTTCCTGTAGATCTAATACAAATTTCCAATTGCCTGAATTATACAAAGGATTAATACCTTTTTCTATTAAGTACTCTGTGACTGTTTTATTTTTTACATTTAATTTGTGCTTTTGAAATTTCAAACGAGAATACACCTTATTGCCGTCTGTGTACCTTAAGATATTTCCTGTATTACCTTCGTATTTAAACTTGGCTTTAAAGTACACAGAGTCCTCGTAGAAAGGAGTCCAGTCTCTGTCGGCATACGTTATAAGAGTCTTATAATTTTTAATATAGGGAATAGTATTTTTAATTATTTTTGAAAATCCACCTACTACCTGACAGTGTAATTTTGTTGCAGACCTAGCCAGCTCTATGTTTATATCCTTTAGCCTAAGAGAAATGGCTGACAGTAGGGTATCTCCATCGTACAAACCAAAAGACAGAGCAAAATTAGTATTTCCGTGTAAGTGATTCTCCTGAAAGAATATACTTGCGTCTTTCTTATTTACTTGCTTAAAAGTCAGCTTTCTTGCAAAGTACCTCTTCTCAGATTTTCTTAAAATATTTAATATCATACTTTTTACTATGTCTGGAGAATCTTTTTCCCAAATATGGTAGAGTTTTATACCTAGTCTTTTAGCCACCTTAGTTTTATTGGAGTGATAAAACTTACCAACTCTATATGCGTTATGGAAATAAATACCATTGATTTCAAACCCTATTTTTAACTCAGGCAAAAATATGTCTATCTCTTTTCTTCCTAAAACTTTAGCATTATCTTGGACATTAAAACCCAAATTTTTAATAAAATTACTATAAAAATAATGTTGTTGTGATATATTTTCAGCAATAAAACACTTTGGGCACCTAGGTAAGCAAAATATATCGTCTCTAAACACCAAACCACAATCAAGATGCTTCAATTTATACTGTATATATCCTGAATATCCTTTTTTTCTGCTATGCATTTCTCCTTTGTAGTCCTCAAGCAATACATAGTTATGTTTTTTTAAAAAAACTTTAGCTGCTGCACCATACTTTTTAATGAAGGTTCTCTTCCGGGACAAGTCTTGTTTTTTCCTCATCGCAGGAACTTGTGAAGGAGACCTTACGCCATAAACTTTTTTAAAATTTTTTTCATACTGCTGAAATCGGTACTCGTTATATTTTTCGTATGATCCGTAGTTTTCTATAATTGAGTTTTTAATTTTTTCTTTAGATTCCTTGGATTGAAGTGTGCAAGGTACTCCATACTTTTTTAAATTTGTACGTTTCATTTTTCTTTTTACTTTGTCAACTTTAGAGACGTTATCTACTCCATAGACTTTAAGGCACGTTTGTTTGGCCTTTTTTCTCGCTAAGGTGTACCGTTCTTTTTTGCTTCTTATTTTCACACCAAAAGAAATGAAATATTTTCTAACAGTAATGTAGTCTATGCCCAAATCATGTCCTATATCTTGAAGACTCTTACCTTCTAAGTATTGTGTATAGTATTTCTTCCAAAAATCTCTATCCTCTGTAGAGACATAATCATTGTACTTTGGTAGAAATATAAGTTTTCTTTGGCTCATATTCCTAAAATTTCTTTTCGTTTAGAAGAATCATCGCCCATAATTTTATAAACACTATCTTCAGTATCATCTGTAGCCATTAGTTTATATAGTTTTCGAGTATTCGGGTCCATAGCAATAACTTTTAAATCAGAAGCTTCTACTTCTCCCCACCCTTTTAGTCTGGTAATCATTACAGAGTTTTTATTTTTTAGTTTACCGTCTACAGTAGTTACCAAGTCTGTAGGTAGTTTTTTAATAACTCCTTCCAAAGACATGCCAAACCATTTTTTGTCTTTATAAGCAGCTTGGAATAAAGGTGCCCTAGCAACATATACAATACCCGCATCAATTAAAGGTCGCATGTAATGAACAAAGAAACTGATAGATAATGATTTTATGTGGGAATTATGTACAAAAACTCCTGCAGCTAAAGCAAAATTATGGTATCCATCAACGGTCAAATCATAAACAGGGATTTCACAAGACAAAATGACCTTTTCAATGCTGACTACCGCATGATTATACGTATCTATGAAGTCCTCAACTTGACTTTCTTCAAGGTCCAGTCTGTCTAAGGCGGTTTCCCATTTGCACCCTCTGTCAAATCCTTCTTCTATTTTTTTAGCTCGTGTCTTTTCGTAATTTTTTTCTGTTAGTACTAATTTTTGATCCAAGACTTGTTTACATACCCTAACGAATTTTGAAGTCATTTGTGTCGGATAGGAATCTTTTTTCTTTATTGTGGGTTTGTACTCTAAACCAACATAATTTTTGCTTAGAGCCTTAACTTCTTTCCAATTACTAATATTCTCAAAAAGAGTTACGCCTGATTTCCTAAACTTATTCCAAGTCTCTTTTGATACTTCCATAGTGTACTTGAGTAAGCTGGCATAATGTTTCGCATTTTTACATGCTATCTGGTACTCTGGATTGTACTTCCCTTTTTTCCAAGCAGTACTTACGTCTTTTTTATGTTTATCACTTTCATTGTACCCGTTCTTACTACCCCCAAAGTGAGTATCATCGTAGAATCCGTCCGCATGCAGTTTCTTAATTGTCTTGACATGGTTTTCGGACCCGTTATAGCCATTTCTACCAAAATGTGTATGATCGTAGTGGCCATCCGCATGCAATTTGCTAACGCGTACTTTGTGCTCTTCAGAAATATTATAAGCCGTTAAATGTAAAGAACCATGCTCCTTGTGGGTTAGTAGTTGCAAATTCTCAGGTCTGTCGTCTCTCTTATTTCTATTTCTGTGATGTATATCGTATGCTTTTTTACTTGTGTACTTTTTATACTCTTCGGGTGAACAAGTATGTAGAAAAGACCAATGAAAAGTAGGTTCATACCTATCACCCACTCTAAGCCACTCCCTGCCATCATTACTAACTTTAGTATATAAAGGGCTTAAGCTACAACCTATTTTTAATTTGTCAGCTCTAGTATACGTATTATCCTGTAGTCTAAACAAATGATTTTCAGTACATTGAATTGTCTCTCCGTTATCAAGAGTTATTTTTAATAATGTGCCTGTTCTTTTTGTAGCTCTGGGAGAGTGAGCCTGCGCGGGCACAATATTACCATTGTCATCACGACTATATACCCAAAACTTCTCTCCGTCAGGATAGAGTTTAACCAGCTCTTTAAACGTAGGGCTAGTACCGTCTAAAAGCCGCACTCTTTGGTTCCCTCTAAAACATCCGTCAGGGTCTGAGTCACTAAGTATAATAATTTGTGATAGTCTTAATTCGTCTATTTTACACTTATCTAGTACTTGCGTGCCGGTACTCATGATTATATTTCGTATTTCTTCATTCTTAAGAAGGTCGGCCATTTTAGATTTTGATGCGTTAGGTGGTTTCCCTTTTAGAGACAAAATCTCTTGAAACCAAAGACGAGCCTTTTTAGCCGTGCCTCCCGCTGAATCTCCTTCTACTATGTAAAGCTGTCTCTCCTCAGGTCTACATCTTGCTTCTGCTAGCTTTCCGGGCAACAGCCCTCTGTCATTCTTTTTTATCTTAACTAGATTTTTAATAGCCTTTTCATCTACTTTTAGCTTTTCTCTAGCAGACTTTAATTTCTTGGCTCTTTCAATGATAGACTCTGCCAATGATTTATTTTTGGCAAAAAACTCGTCAAAAGATTCTTTCAAAAACTTATAAGTAATATCGTAGGCTTCTGGATTTATCAATTTATCTTTTGTTTGAGAATCAAATTGGGGTCTGTGTAATTTAGTGTGTAAACAAGCCAACACACCATTAAATACATCCTCTTTCAATCCTTTTGTATCACCAAAAGGTTTTAAGGCATCGAAGTAGGAATCAATAAACCCATCTTTATGAGTTCCCCCGTCAAGGGTATAAGAGCAGTTAACGTAAGCATCAATCTGCTGTTCTCCGTCAGTCCACGCTAAAGCAAAGTCCACTTCTTTATTTTTGATTGAAAACTTTTGTTGAATTTTTGCTTGAGTTTCTTTAGATGTATCCTCAATATAATCTAACAAGCCATTTTCGGAGGATGCATAGCTGGTCAAAGTGCCATCTACATCCAGTTCAATAGTCAGACCGGGTATAAGGTACACTAAGTAGGAAAACCACTCTTTATACTTTGAGGGTTTAAGAACCTGAGTTTTAAAAATCTCAGGGTCAGGAATAAGCTTTACTATAGTACCTTTATTTTTCCATTCAATAGGTATGCTTTTAACTTTTGCTACATCTTTTACTGGGATACCTTGCACAAAGCCTTGGTAATACCAACCATCCCTGTATGTCCAAACCTCAAAAGACTTAGAAACATAGTTTGATGCAGTACTGCCAACACCGTGCGTTCCGATACTAACGGACTCAGCCTTGAATTTTCCACCTGCATGAAGACGTGTGTAAACTGTGGTCAAAGTCGAGATCTTTGTTTCCTTATGAATTTCTACAGGTATACCTCTACCCATGTCTGCCACAAGAAAAGAATTTTCTTTGGTGTTTATTTTCACTAAAATTTTACTGCCATTACCACCTAAAAATTCGTCAATGGCATTATCTAAAATTTCTTTTGTACTAGTGAACAAAGCAGTGGTGTTGATATTCCCGAGGTACATACCAGGGTTTTTTCTTACCTTATCCTGCTCACTCAATACCTGAATGGAATCTGAGTTATATTCTTTTTTACTCATTTGCCTAACTCTCCTGTTTTTTCCACTTCTTCTCTACTTTTCTCTTTTTCTACATGTTCTTCCTGACAACTGTTGCAATAATAAAAAGGGACTGGTACTGAATTGGTAGCCCAACTTTCCCAACTTGTGTGACCATAGAAAGTAACTTTAAACATATCAATTATCATTTCTTTCCTTCTCAAGCTCATCTTCATAGCAGCTATCACAAGAATAGATAGGACCAGGTCCGCTATCAGTAGCCCAAGCTATATGTGTTGAACACGTAAAGCAGAGTATTTCTTTCATTGTATGTTACCGATTCTTAGTATTGAGTTTATGCCATTCTATATTTTCTGCTATCTCTTGGGGAGTATAGTAAAAATGTGGGTTTGTTGACCATACTACAATGAAAAACCAAAAACCAAATTGGTAAAAGTGTCCATCATAGTAGTCGTGAAAATAACCAAGTCTGAATAACTCTGTCGGCTTTGATAAAGCTAATCCACCTTGAAAACTCCTAAACCTAAACCAAATTTCCCATTTTTTTAAATACTAACTTCTCTCTATTAGGAAAAATTGCATCTTTAAACATTGTTTTCCTTTATCTAGGGGCAGAACCCACAGAAACAAATATGGGAAAATGTCTTTTTAGGTATCTCGTAAGTAAACGGCAGCTTAAAGCTTCCTTCCTCGTCAAACAATAAATGTACTAACTCAGTAGTCAATTCATTATGTGCTTTAACTTTGGCTTCCTGTTCTTCTTCTGTTAAACCTTTAAGCTGCTCGTCAGAAACCCCGTTGTTAACGTAGATGTCGTTAAATTTCATCCAGCTACTATCTAATACACAGAATTTCAAAGGACCCAGGTAATCATTATATACCACTAGTACATTTCCCTTGTTGAACCTGTGCAACAGTTCCTCACAGGATGAAATCAAATCTTCCCATTTGGCAGAATCTGTTTTAAGAGTTTCAAACTTTTTAGCAAACTTGTTAATAGCTGGTAGAATAGTGTCCATAAGTTTCCTTTTTCATATTTTACAAATTAAATTTACGTAATGCCAACTCAAGCTCTCTATCTTCTTTATCCAATTCATCCTCAAAAGCCCAATCAATACCTAACTCATTAAACTCTTCGGATTTCATTCCATTTTTGTCTGAAAATATGACATTGCTAATATGACAGTGCAAAGGCTCCCCGTTAAAGCCACATCTATGCAAAGGTATTATTCGTCCAGGCATTGACCCGGCGGGTATTCTTATAGTCTTTATACCAAAAACTGTTTGAACCTCTAATTTACCACCCTTCAACAAAGTCATAACAGGTACATGAATATTAAGGCCAAGCTTGCCATTGAAATTAAAGTATGGCTCACGAGCATCAACAGAATAAGAAAATACTATAGTTACTGTTTTATCACCAAGTTGAATATCTTTATGCTCTGTTGCAATGGGAGTAAAGGATTTAAACTTGACAAAATCTGTCAGCTCTATCACGGAATGGTTTATATCAGCTCTTTGTACGTCTAGCTTATTTTCTGTAATTATGGACTTTGGTGCAAGGTGATGAGAAAATTTAACACCTACTACAGCATTTAACACGTTTACTTCCACGGGGTATACTAACACTTTATTATATAGTTCAGACTGCGCAGTATACGATGGGTCTGTCAACACTTTATAGTGATGACTTATATCCTTACACTTATTAGCAAAACTTATTTTTTCTTCTTCTGTATTACCATGGGTGTCAGGATGATTATCTCTCATCCTTTGCCTGTAAATTTTTTTTAATTCACTTGCGGGTGTTCTCTCATCAATGCCAAAAAAATTATAGGATTCATTTCTCATTTCTGTTCCTTGCGCAACAACTCTTTAACTTTGTCTATTTCTTCTTTGGTATGTGCAACCCCACCTGCATTTAGGTCAATATACCATTGCAAAACTTCTTTTCGCGTATCCAAGTCATTTATATGAAAATAAAAATTTGCAGTAGTAAAGCGCAGTTTATCAGTGAAATCTTTATAGTAGTACCCGGAATAACCCTCACTAGTTTTCTTCCCCAAAATTGCCAATTCATTACGCAAGAATTTTCGTACTGCCTCAATTCTCTGTTTCCCATCGACTAATACCATACTATGAGGCATTGAGGAGCTTCCCCATCCAATACAGTTGAGATGTATATCCTGGGATGACTTACCTCCCTTGAGTACAAATTCAATATAGCGTCTTTGCTTAAATTCACTCCAAACATGTGCCCGTTGGAAATCTGGGTCCATGTCTAATCCATATTCAGTTTTGTACCTTGAAAGGGACTCTTCAATGTAATCCCACCCTATGTGAACAGAGTAATTAGCAAATCTAGTAAACTGCGGAATATCTTTAAACTTCATTACTTACTCCTTGTCTATTTTAGGATTACAGTGTACCTGATAGGACAGAACCCTCTTGTATTGTGTTCTCATACTTAACCTGACAGTGTTCTCCAAAAAAAGAAACGTATTTTCTCGCATTTTCTTTATCCGATACAAGTTTTAAAGCTCTAATGCCATAAGCATACCAGTCGGGGGCTTTACCCTTAGGCCACGCGGCAAAGGACCTTTTCTCATTAACGTAATAGTTTCTGTAGGCGTCTACAGCGTTACCACTTTTACAGTAGTCCGGCATAGCTTGAACAAAAGGGGTAAGTCCCTTAATAGGTAACTTAAGATCCTTGTAGTTGTCAATAATCCAGGATATATGACCTGCAGATTTATGTTTCTTTCCATACCTAGCAGTATACTCATTGCCAATATAAATAGCATGAAGTATCAGCCATTCGTAATTTTCTAGGCTTTCCCTCGCCCATACAGAACAAGGATGATGAAAATGGGTTTGCCTATAAGGTGCTTTACCATTAGCAAATGGAGAGCATAATATTTGCATAGTTTCCAACATCATTTTTACGACATGTTTATTACATAAGTTTCTAGCAGACTGCGCTGGGTCTTTATCTGTCACAAAAATATTCATAATCTCAAACCTTTTACTAAAGTTGCTTGCTCCGCAATAATTCTTTTTTGGGCATTTATGTGTTCTCTATCAATTACTGCGTGACCTGTGAAATCAATATCCGCAATGTCCTTGACTTCAAGTGTCTCTGGCAATTGTACTTTGCCCGTAAAGCACGACTCACGAACCTCAAAACTATTAGATTCCTTTACCTCAATTTTACAAATAAACATTGGGTACTTGACGTTTAAGTATAATATTTCTTCATCAAGTAAGGGTCTATAAAGGTTAACTATCGCGTTTCCCATACCAAGGAAGTCTGTGGGGTAATCCCAGGAGTTTAGGATTATAGTATTTTCCGTTATATCTAAAATTGAAGTTTTTCGTTTCCCTCGGTGTATTATAAAAATTTCTCTACAAGCTCTAGCTTTTAAAGAGCCTTTGAAAGTAGCATGAAAAATTGAAGTCATAGCCATTGCGTTTAGCTGAATTATTGTTATTTTAGTATCCAGTGTTAAGTCGAGTGTGGCCAAGCGATTAATCATTATCATTTTCCTTTAGCAATTTTTAAATATGATTTAACAACATATATGTATTGTCAAACAATATGAGCAAAAGATTTCGCTTAACTTAGCGTGTTATTAAGTTGACTTAATGCGCAAAGGCTTATGGTTAAAGCCTTTGCACACTAATAACCCGCGTTAAAATTGTTTCTCATGTTTTGATTTAATAGACTTGCCATGTCCGCAATGCGCAATGTAATCATACCAGAACCATCGGTATTCATACCCTTAGCTTGTGCATTAACTACACCAGGAGCAGTACCAGCTTGAGCAGAAGCTGGTTTTGTAGGAGCCATAACATTAGTTGACTTGGCAATACTAGTAGTAGGTAAAGCGGCTGTAGGAATTGTACCGCCTAACTTGTATTTATTGAGCATTTCGTCGGCACCTGTAGCTTGCAATAAAGCACTACCGCCAAGAGATATAGCTGTTCCTACACCGGGAATAAGACCCGCCCCGGATAAAGCGGTCTGTGCAATATCTCCTAGGCCAACTCCCTTGCCGCTCGAGTACTTATTGTACATGTCATAAGCACCATAGGCTAACGCTCCTGCACCTAAAGCTTTTCCAGCAAAAGGCAATGCCTTCCCTATCAGTTTACCACCAGGAATTTTGGCTAACATTTTACTTAAAAATCCGCCTTTGTCGCCCTTGCCTATATCCCCAAGTAAACCACCACCTGATCCTCCTGTACCAGACCCTTGAATAGCTTGAACTATTAGTCTGTCACCGTCGGAGATACCACCAACCTTATTCAAAGACTTCATTATTTTGAAGGCACCAAATAATGCCGCTGCACCTGACGCAACTCCTAATCCAGTACTAACTATTGGATCATTTATTAACCCTTTGATAGATTCTATCAATGGAGTTATAGGACTTGATTTTAATTTCATTTTAGCGGAGTTAACAGAATCTTCAACCGCTTTAGCCAAAGTTTTAGTGTTGTCAAGATCCTCGGAAGCAGTGGCCATAACTTTTTTATGCGCGAACTGTTGGTAGTCTAAACCTTTTATCCAAGCTTGCACTGTATTCTCTGCAACATCCCTAGTCATAGATTCGTTCTTCATTAATAGCTCAACCGCAGCGGAACCAGAGGATTTGTACAACTTTTTACGAGTTTCATAAAGTTGTTCCATGCCTGACTCTTGGGAACCAAACTCCTCAACCATTGCCTTACCTAAAACGTAAGTATCTTTGTATACACCCTCATTTACTTTTTGTAGAATATCCTTGGTACGGATGGCTGCCTTTTTTCTTTGCTCGGGGTCATCAATACCCTTTAGATATTTTTCAGATACTTCAGCCCTCTTTTTGTCCATCTGCATTTGAAGCTGTACACCTGTAACCCCTTGGGCTTTTAATTTAGCTTCGTAGCTTTTTAATTCGGCGGCATCATTCTTTATTTTCTCAGCCATAGCCATGCCGGACATATTCATTGCGGCTTCAGACCCTTCCACGGCTGTTTTAGCTGCATTTTCTGCCGATTTACGGGCTTCTTCCTCAGTTTTACCCATCTTAAGCATGATAGCAATTTGATTGCGCATTAACTGAGTTTTTAAGCCTATGTTTTGAGAGGATCTTGTATCTGCGTCAATGCTATTTAGAACTGACTTGGTAAAATCAGCATTAGACATTTTAAGATCTTTAAACTCTTTATGTAATTGACTAGACCCCTTTGCCATTGCTGCCATATTTAAAGTGGCACCCTCAAGGGAAGTACCTAAAGATTTAACGGACTTTTCAGAAAAATCTAAGGCTGCTTCTGATCCTATGCCTAAAGCTTCTCCGAATAGGCTAACATTCCTAGTAATATCAGTAATTGACTTTGAATTATCCTTAACAGTGAGATGAAATTTCTGCATAACGCTAACCGCAGTATCAGATAACTCTTCAAAACTTTTTCCAGTTTCTAAAGTCATAAATCTCAACTGTTGTTGTATGTCTACAGATTTCTTAGTTTGACCTGCCAATCCAACTTGCGTATTATAGGAACTTTTTAAATTTCCAATAAATCTTAGCATGGTACTGTCAGAATCTTCTAACTCACTCTTAAATTCTTTATACTGTGCTGACACTTCATCAATAGGCTGGTTTTGTAAAGATTGTGCTGTAAATTTTGAGGCCATGTCAACATTGCGCAAAGCATTTGCAAAAAATCCTAAGGATGTTCCTGCTGCGGCAAAAGTAGTCCATTTGCTAGACGCCATATCCTTAAGCTTATCCCAACCTTTACCCATCATTCCCTGATTGACTTTATTTATTTCAGAAGCTAGGTCTTTTAATTTTTCTTCACTGTCTTGAATCTTTCCTGGAAGAACTTGAAGACGGTCAAAATCTTCTTTATCTATAACATCCTTACTTTGAATAGCAGATAATTCTTTTTTCCAACCGTCAAGATCCTTAACGATAGATTGCATATCCTTTTCTTTTTCAATCAGTTTAGATATTTGGACAAGGGCAGGAACATTGCCTAACTTAACTGCATTGTTAATAGCACCTGTGAATTTTGAAGTCAACGCGCCTGATTCCTGCCATTTTTTATTGGTGGAATCTAGCATTTCCTTATTTTTTTCTAAGCCTTTAGTATACCTGTCTAGCTTATCTTTAGATCGTGATTGGGATTCATATTCTTTTTTAATTTCGGTATTTATCACATCTATTTGTTTTTTACGAACCGAAAGTTTCTCCTGTTCCGCCTTGGTTTCTTTCTCAAGAGCTAAAACAAGAACATCATAGTTTTCTTTCATTGTCTTATAATAAACAGTTGACTCGAAACTTTTTCCGTGACTTATTCTAAGAATTTTAGATTCTCTCTCTAGTTCCGCATCTAAGTATTTTTTCATATCGGCTTGAGCAGACAGTGTTTTTGCAATCTCCTCATTATACCGTTTTTGGTGATCTTCCCGCATAGTTAGAAGACCATTCTGTCTTCTATCACTAGCGGCCATTGATTTCTCAGTATCAATGATACCCTTTTTCATTTTATCAATTTGATTGATATAATTTCCAGTAATCTTTTTATACTCTTGACGAAAGTTTTTAGTTAAATCTCCGTGTTTTTTAGTAACACTGTCAAAGTATTTAGATGCGGAATTAATACTAGCTAATAGATCTTTTGTATCCGCAGTGAAAACTAACTTGGCAGACTGAGTGTACTGTTTTCCTATGTCAGGCCCTTTTGTGGCTTGTTCATATTGTTTTTGCAGTACGTCTTTTAAAGTATTAGCCATTACTATTACCTACATTGGTTTTTGCTGGGGAGTAAAAACCCCCAACAAATTTTAAATACTCTTCCTTAGGCATTGAATACAAAGACTTGTCAACTTTAACACCCTCAACATGAGAAACTGTTGTACTACCTTTTGGTTTTAGAGATTCCACCAAATCAGGTCTCAAAAATAGAAGTAAAGGTGTAAGTATGTTACTGGATGTTGGAATTTTAGAATCTTTATCTTTGTTTGTAGATGTTAAAGAATCTATTGACTCCTTGTCCCAGTAAACCCCAAGCATTTTCCCTAACTCAATAAAAGAATCTAGGTCTGCCTTTTTGCAGGAACTATAGACAAAAGATAGAACTTCACTGTCTAAAGAATTAATATATTCTATAGTCCAGCCAGTTTTTGCAATAATAAAGCCTCTAAGAGAAAGTTCTGGATCTTCCTCAGAAGCTTTTAAGCCAAAGGGTGAGATACCTCAACAGTAATTAGAATCATCTCTTTACCATCTTTGTAGCAATAATATTTACCCAAGGATTGACTAATCTTATCACCACACTCAGGACACTCGTATACTTTTTGAGTGGAGTTTAATTTGTCTAACTCGCTTAAAACCATAGCATTTGGTTCTATGTATTTTTGGTAAGCAGACACTAACTTATCGTCAATATCCTTACTCTCATAAAGCATGAAATTCAAGAAACCTAAATGAGCTTCCTTTATGTTCTCCCCCCCAAAAATATCAGGAATTGATTGGCCATCAATGTGAGACACATAGATAGCTGCCAAGCAAGTTGAAATCTTTTGATTATAGTCTAGCTCCACTCCATTGCTAACAATAATTGCCATAGAGTTGGCCCAGATCATTAAATCTCTACTTGGGCATCTTAAAGTATAGGAAACGTCATCAATTACTTCTACATGCTTCTTTATATTTTGTAATCCAAATTTCTCTCTAAGTCTACGCAGTACTGGGTTAACAACTTTAGCAACCTCAGCCTTACTAGGAGTTACCTGTTTTGGTTGCTCTGCAAATGAAACTGGTATCTGCTGCATTAAGTTTGCTTGCTTTTCTTTCTCCTGACGAGTAAGCTCCTCTAGTTCTCTCTTGGCTTGGGCTACATCGTCAAATCCTTCATTAAACATTTGTTCTTCTTGAGTTGATAATCTATCTTGTCTCATAAATACTCCTAAGGCTTAAATACTGGTTAATGACAAAAATTCCATGAATCTGTTGCTATTTTTCCGTCTAATTCTTTTGGTACTAGCATAATATAATTAACATTCTTCTTCGTAACGAAATTTCCAGAAGGAACAAAATTCAAATGCCTTCTAGACAACACTGAATTAACAAAACTAAAAATATCCTGAGAATCCATTCCATTAACTATGCTAGTGTAAAGCTTACTATTGATTCCCAGTAGAGTCATATCTTTTATAATAGTGTATTCCTGCAAAGTAGTATCAAAATTATAATTCTGCTTAAACTTGCGTCTATGCAATTTACTAGCGTGAAATCCTAAACAAGCTATTGGTGCCCGTATAATGCCGATTGGCTCTGTTACTTCCTGGTATTGAATAGACCTAACTTCTGTTAATAAATCAGTATCTGACTGAGTTATTTCTAAAGTTTCTACAGTACGCTCTTTCTGCTCTGTTATAGTATTCAAGGCTTCGCTCGCCTTGGTTAAACTGTCTTTCCAATCCCCCGTCAAAGTTATTTTCTTAGGAGCCTTAGGCTTCTCTACAATTTTGGTAATAGTGCATTGACTACGAATATCAGCAATAATTTGTTCCACTTTTTCTACTAAAACGTCTTTGCTATCATTTAGATACCTACGTCTTATGGGCTTCTCCGTTAATCCATCAAAAAGACCACATACGAAATTTCTAATGTAGATAAAGTCCTCTTTACTATACTCTAATTCGGTTTCCTTAAGCAAAGAAAGAGAAGTGTCTACCGTTTTAAGGTAAACAGATCTCTCTCGTTTTTCCGTGTCATGCGTAAAGTTAGATACCAGAGTTTTTAACTTGTGTAATCCGTTCTCAATTTGGGTAACTTGGGACATAAACTCCTCACTATTAGTTTATGCTATTTTACAAAGATTACTTACTTTCTGGCAAAACACCTACAACTAAAGTATTAGTGGAAGCCAGTACTTTATTTTTGTTGGATCTTTCTTTTTTAAGGCTAGCCTTAATATCAAAAGTAAATACCTTCTCAGGGTATATAATTTCAGTATCTTGCTTTTTGATGATTTTCTTTTCGGACATGGTATAATCCCCTAATTACGAGTTCTCCAAAAAATAATGCAGTAAAGACTATGTGAGTTCCCATGAAAACACCAAAAATAATGCAGTAGGAACTGAAAATCTGACCTAGTATAAAGGCTAAAGCTGCTATCATAAAAAATCTAGCCATAAAGCTGCGCTCCTAGCAAGGAATGTATTTTTGTACGTTCTTATAGTTTATATTCAAGTCCACTTCTGACAATGCAGGTAGTGGCTCTAGTTCGTCTAACTCATCTCCTTTATTCTTATAGTATAAATGTTGTGCAAATATTTTTAAAGGTTGTCCTATTGACTCAGGGTCACTAAAGTATGCCTGATCTAAAAATAGAATAACTGCCTGTTGTAGCAAGGACTCGTCTAAATGGAATGTATCCTTAAGTTTATCTAGTAATATTTTTGCTAAACTCTTAATATAATCAGCATCAATATCTTTTGGTCTTTTCAACTCCAAATCGCTATTCCATAAAAAGTTAACCATGTCATTAAGAGAAGCATCATTTTGTGCGCTTATGTATTTGTCAACTTTATCAGCTAGATCATGTTTTCCTTCTCTACGTAAATAAATACTAGCCTTAATGTAATTATTCAAAGGTATTTTTTCAGTAGGTGAAAGTACACTAAGATAGTTAGAGTCTGCGAGTTCCGCTAACAAAACTGCGGCTTTGAGTTCTTCCTCGGTACTCAATAGCACAAAATTTCTAATAGTGTCATCCTTAACATAAGCCAATAAAGAATGACGATCTGACATATCAATATTTTTGCTTCTGACTTGTCTAAAGGCTGGGATAAGACGTCCCATGAACCAACTGTTATTCGTTTTCATTATACACTCCTAGGATCTCTTGCAATTTAGTTACATTCGCTTTCAAGGACTCTTTGCTACTTTTACCTGTGTCTTGAGCTATATCATTTATAACACTTGTAACCATAGCTCTGTTATGTTCCCCTGTATATTTAATAAGCCTATCTCTAGCAGAGGACAAATTAAGAGTCATTAAGGATACTATGTTCATTATGGCTGGATTCAATACTTCTTCCATAATGCGATTAAATATTTCTACAGGGTCTGTTCTAGTATTTATTTCAGATAGAAGTTCTTGAGAAGTTCCCATCAACAAAGTTAGTGCTTCAATAGCTGACTTTGTTGGGTCCATTCTAGCTTTAATTTCAGCCGTTGGAAGAATACCCAAAACGACAGCTAGGTGATGTTTCAAAATATCTAATTGAGGAGATTCGTAAGTTACGGGCAATTTGGCTGAGGCCAGTTCCATCCCAAACGACTCAGATATTTCAACGGCGGAGGACCCATCTCGCAACATTTCCCTCAAGTCTTCTTTTGAGGGTAAATTATCAGGTTCATATTTAGCAGGAAGATTATCTGATTTACCAACCTCAGACAATCTTACAGGGTCATCATACCTAGCTCGTTTAACTACAACTACTGGATCTTCGTCTTCATCGAAACTAGTAGAAGGCTTAACAGCTTCTTTTTTTGGTTTTTCGTCTGTCCATGAAACGCAAAGGTATTTTGCACTTTTAGATTTTTCAGGACAACCTGATTTCTTAAATAAGACACAACCTGCACACTGTCTACTGTCAATGTTCTCCCAGTAGGAACAAGTACTAGTAGGATTAACAGATTTCTTCTCACATTCATCTGTGTTAAAATGTGTGCAATTAGAACATACTTTAAATTTTTTATTCAATTCCCAGTCATCACAAAAATGTTCTCTATTTTTGGAATTTTCAGGACACCATTCGGTGTTAAAATATCTGCAACTTGCACAGTTTCTAGCGTTCATTATAATACTCTTATCCTAAAAATTTACGAAGTATTCCCAAAAGCACATTTATAGCGAATCTGCCCATATAAGGCAATAATAGCAATCCGATAGCCTTGAGTACAGCCTCTTGGTCAAAACTCTTATCCAGAGTCATTTTACCCTTGTTTAACAACTCTAGGACCTCTTTTACGGATAGTTTCTTGATATTTCCATCTTGAAATTTAACCACAAAAGTTGAATCAATCTTTTTATCAATAGATATTTTAGACTTGCCATTTTTCCATATCTGACCTATTTTAACGTCAGAGTATTCCACAGCAGCGGTTAGAATATTAACTTGAGTTTTGAGAACGGGGGATAGTTCGGATAGAATGGATAAAGCAGACTGCAATACAGGTTCAGTAGCTAAACTTTTCCATCTTGTTGGTCTACCATTATAGGCGGGGAATAAAGCTGGAGTAACTAGCCTTGATACAGGTACATACACTTTATCATGAAGATAATACTTGCAATCTTTGGGCTGCTTAAGTACAAGGAACACTTGGCAATGAGCAGAATCACCACTAATATTTAAAACCTTGAGATAAACGTCATGTCTAGCAGCAGGTTTTTTAACCCTGCTTATTTTAGGACTATCAACCAATTGATAGACATGATTAGGTTTCAATGACTCCATTATTTTTTACCATGAGTCAGCTTATCACTATATTCAGGACCAAATACTTCTTTGTAGTAATTGTACTCTGATTTTTCTTTGGCTTCCTCGAACTTAGGATTTTTACTAAGAACTTTAACAACAGAGTTTATATCTAAAACTAAAGGAGCTTGACGATCTGGACATTGAATAGTTACTTTGTTAAGTAGCTTATCAACGCTAGAAACTTTTCCTTTTAGGTAGGAATTGTCATAGTAGAATTTAACGAAATCTCCAGCCATAACATTAGCAACTCCCGCTGTAACCAAACTCATGGTTATATGGGATACATTAGCTGTTAGGCTCATTCTACGTTTTCTCTCTTTTACGATCTTCTCTATATCTTCGTCAACAACTTGCTGTAGAACAGGGTTATTTTGTGCATCTTTACTTACTTCCCAAAATTTACCCATATCTTTATCAATGTAACGCAAATTAGCAATTACAGAAACCATTGTGTTTTTTTCAGACAAAGGTTTTACTTCTTTCTTGAGAGAAGCAAAAACAGATACGTAACCAAATTTAGTGTTAATTAAAGAAGCTTCACAGTTAGGAGAAAGCTCTGGCAGGTAAGTATTGAAGAACTTAACTATCTCAACTTTACCGATAGCTGGTTGACTTAGGCTGTAGGCAATAACTAAACGGCAAGTTTTTTTATCTAAAACTTTGTAGTCTGCTAAGGCTAAATCATACCGGCAATATTCTTTTGACATTTTAGTCTCCACTTAGTAATTTCAAATCGTCATCCCTAACACCTAAAGACTGCTTCACTGATTTTTTATCTCTAAAAAACTCTTTTATAGATGTTGATAATACTTCAGGTGTAACATTAAAAACTATTGCTTTCTTCACAAAGTCAATCGAGTAAGGCTTGCAACATTCTTTACTGCAAAGAGAGTACCCGCCACCAATAGACAAAGGCGCTTCATGCTCTGGTATAAGAGTTTCACACACAACACACACTCGTGAAGTTGGTATGTACTCTATTTTATCTATAAGCAAGTCCCCAAAAATTACAGATGCTATCTTTTGAACAGCGTCATCTCTAATTTTTCGATACTGCGTATACTTAACATTTTTCTTTTTAGCTACATCAAGCAAAAATACATTGCCTTCGTTAGTATAATAGAATAGCTTTAGGCAGTTCTTATGTTTACTATCGTCGCAATTATAAATACAGGATGTAGCGGAACACGGCTTTTTAATTTCACATCCAATAAAACTGCAATACATAACACCCCCGTAAAAGTATAAACTATGTGTTTATATTTTACAAAAGCTTAACGCGAGCAGTATAATGGATCTCGGCAGTTTTCTTAATGATAGAATCTCCGTCAACAGTAAAGTCTCCAATGTCCTGACTGCCAAACCAACAACCAAAAAAGCCCCACACACGGTAAGGAACAGTACCTTTGTATAATCTCTCATACAAAGTAAAGGGTCTAGTTTGATCTGTCAAATCTTGGAACACAGCGGCATAACCAAAAGCTATTTCCATTTCAGACGCCCATAGTTCAGGACGAATAATAGAAATAGTTTGAGTGTCATTACCTTTACCAGGAACTTGCTCAACAATACGGCCATAGCCTTTGCGAGTAAGCTCTCGTTGTGGAGTAATGGTTTTAGTTTGTGGAGAAACTTTGTAGGACTCAATACGACCTACAATCCTTCCGCCAACTTCAATATCTAGCCCATGTACTGTTTGGGCTAGTCTTTCGTTACCGTCCACATTCAAATACTCTTGTGCGGCAACTTCTACAAATTGAGGCATAGTAATAGGCTCCTAGAAAAGGGGAGTTTTACCTCCCCGTTAAATTACTCGATAGTTAATGTAGCTGAGTTGACAGTGAACTGTCCATCCAACCGTTTGATAATATACTGCACAAAGTAGTTATAGATAAAGGCATAGCGAGTTGGATCGCTTGTGTCTCTGAACACACGAATGTCAGTAGAAGAATCAAAAGGTCTTTCCTCGCCTGCTGCATTTTGCCAAGGAGCAATAACTCCACGACCTTTAAGCGTAATCAGAATGTTAGAAAGTACAGAAGCGATAGTGCCTACGCCAGCTTGACCACTAGATGCTTTAACCCCAATCAAGGAATTAGTCATCAAAGATCTAACCAATTTAGTAACTGCTTGCTTTTGAGTCATGGCATTGATGTTTTTAAAGTCAGGGGCAAAATTATCAACAGTAATGTCTTCGCCTGTTTGATATACTCCAGAACCTTTATCTTCTGTAAATACTACTCCAGCTTCGATCAGCAATAAGTCTTCTTCCTCGCTATGGGTTTGAATAGTTTTGAACCAAGAAGATTCATTAGTAGACAAGATAGAATCAGAAGGATCTGTGAATCCGGCAGTTTTAACAGCAAGTGACCATGCGTAGAAAGAACCATCAACTGTAACAGTTACAGAAGAACCATCTTGCAATACTACATCACCTGTAGCAAAAGTAGGAGCTACAAGAATACGAGTACCGTGAGCAGGAGATGCTCCGAACACTTGCAAAGTAACTTTACCTAATTGAACTAATGATCCTGCAGTATCAATGTCACCAACGGGAGTATTGATAGGAGCACCAATCCAAACTAAGTGAGGATTAGATTTGTAAGGGTCAGACATTTTTAAGTTAGTGTTTAACAAGTCAGGCAAAGAAGAGAAGTTACCAAGTACTACTCTGTCAGTAATATCTTTCTTCAATTCAGAAGCTAGGATAGCTGCGCGATAGTCAGTTACAGTGTAAACTCCGTCACCATCTGCATCCTTAGCTTGAATGTAGCCAATTTGAGTAGGCTTAGTAGGCAAGGTCCAAGCAATCTCATTTGCGAAATACAAATGATTGTCAATGGAAGCAGGTCCCAACAACAAACGACCTTCATCAAGAGACTTAACAACTTTCAAAGTGTTAAAGAAACTAGCAGGGCGTAAATAGTTAGCAGTTAAGTAGTAAGTTTGTCCTGGGTCTGGCTCATTACCTTTATGCTCATAAGAGATAGTCAAAGGTTGAGTAGGTTTAGTTACAAACTTAATGTAGGGAGTCCCAGAAATCTCAACGAAAGAAACTAGCGGGCTTGTGCTTACAGTACCAGCTAAGTATTGTTTACTCAACAAAGCATAGTAAGTATTAGCAGTACCAGTAATGGCACCTGTAACATCTAACAAAATTTGAGATACTTGAACTACGTCAGAAGCTAATTGAGTCAAAGAGAAATTAACAACGTCTGACAGAGTTTCGCTGAAAGAATACTTGTCATCGACTGCATTCAAGTTAGCGTTAGTTCCACCTTGGATAGCGTTACGCAAAATTGCATACACATTTCCTGGCAATTGGAAACGACCATCCTTAACACCATCCGCAGTCATAGAAGCGGAGAAAGATCCAAATCCACCTTCGATAGTATTAATAGAATAGGTACCTGATACAAAAGATTCAGTTGGACTGATAACAGTTGAAGCAGTTACAGTTAACAGAGTTGTTCTGTCGTCTTTATGATTTACTAGTAGGCGAGGAGCGTTTGCTAGGAATGAAAATACATCGTCTACAGCAAAGTTAGTAGCGCCAAAAGCTAATGTAATCTTCAAACCGTTGCTCAAAGTTTGAGTAAGTGTGGCGGGAGTTGCTTCCGCGATACTGAAAGTACCATTGCCAAAACCTAATTCACGGTAAGACGACCATACAAAAGTAGCAACTCTAGTAGGTGTACTTCCTGACGCTGCAATACATTTCAAAGCAATACCGATATTTTTACTACCGCTGTATGCATTATCTGCTGCAAAGCCAATTGAACCTGTACCAGTGTTAGTTCCACCAACAGCTACTGCACCAACATCTCCATATTGGTTAGAGTTAGTTAGACGAGGATCTAATTCAATGATGCCTGGACCTTTAGCATTAAAAGTGAAAGCGTCACCTAATACGAAATGAGTAACACCGAAAGTAAAATCAAGTGTGATACCCAATTCTAATGCAATGTTTGTCAAAGAAGCAGGAGTAGCTTCAACTAGGTTAATTGTAGGCAAAGACTCTGCACTGTGAAGAGGTACAGGAGGAAGACCAGCATTACCGCCAGTTTCGTTAACAGCTTGCCAAGTCAAAGTTGCTGTTCTTGATGGGGTAACACCAGCAGCAGCGGTAACTACCAAAGAGTAGAAACGGTTGTAATTGTGAGTGTAAACAGATCCAGCATTTTGAGCTACAGTACCTGTACCAGTATTACCACCGTCAGGTTGAACAGCTTGCAAGGAAGGAGCCAAATTGGCATTACCAGCATCGGGATCAACTGCACTGTAAGTCATAGGAATGAAGTAATCTTCATACTCAACAAACTCAGTTTGATCTAGCTTAGTAGACAATGCGCGAATTTCACGAAGGTCTTCGATAGGCAAAGGATCTAATACGTCACGGTCAAGTGATTGGTAAGAAATCAAATAGCTAGCGGAAGGATCGTAAACTTCTGTGCGAATGGTAACTTTGTTATAGTCAGGACCAGTCTTATCAAAAGTATACTGGTCGGCTCTAACTTCTTCACCAGATGATTTGAACAATTTAGCAACAGATTTATCACCGTTACCAAAGTGAAGCAAGGTAGCAGTAAAGGGTGCTAGGGAAGGGAAAGTCAACTCTTCATCGTAAACGAATGCACGAATCAGAGGTTCATTTTGGGTTTGAGCTAAACGAGAGCCGCGACCGATGGCAACAGGCAAACGAGCTTCGGGATTAGGAACAACCGGATTGGGCTGAATACGTTGCCCAATGATTACTCCTGGTTTAGTGGTTGGCATGAAAATTCTCCATTAAAATTTGTAGAATTATCGACTAAGCTTCTATCCCTCGAATTGAATAGTTGAAGCTCTTTGCCAGAATCTACGAGGTAATTCGAGGGAATTTGCAAATTAATGCATATATAATATATATTTTGCATAGAGCGTCATAGACTTTTTACAGAATGCGAAAATTGGAGATAGGGTATTTTGAGGGGTATTAACGCTATTACACTATGCGTCAATAAAACGATCTAGGAATCCTATAATCGAGGTGAGGGAGGTAGCGTAAACGTAATAAAGAAGTACTGCTAAGTGGACTGGGAAGATTAGACATTGGTGCATCATGAGCACTGCATACTCAGATAGCCAATGAGGCTCGGTCGAAAATAGAGTAGAAATTGAAATCAAGAACATGGAAAGTGAAAAGCAAACTATAATAACATAGGACATTCCAGTAGCGTATGCAGGGAATATAAGAGGTATAGAGTGCATTTAGTTCTCTGGCTCTGTAAAGTATTCAATATAAAAATCATCCCTACCGACACACGCTGCTATCTTTCCTTCGGGACTAGCTAACATATACCAGTTATTACCAAACTCATCTGGGGCTACGGCAGTTACCTTTGCTTTTCTACTACCAAGAGAATCCTGCAAGTCTTGGGATGTAACAATAACATTAGTGCCAACAAGAACTATATGATTAGACATACTCTCTCCTAAAATGCCCCATGTATAGTGTCTGGAGTTTATGCTTGCACTATACAAGAGGACTTTGTCTTAAATCTACCTAGCTAATAGTTTTAGGACTTACAGGCTTACCAACAAACAGTAATTACTAGAAAGGATTAAGAGTAATTACTTTTTTTCTTTTTTCTCTTTTAGGGACTCTAATGCATCAAACTTCGCTTGTAATTGCATCAAAGATGTTTGAATTTCTTGAGCGCGTTTGGTAATACCATTCAGCTCCTCATTCAATTTGGTAGCTTCCTTTTTGTACTCTTCTTGTTTTTCCGTTAGATCTTTTTCAGAAATAGCGAAAACTGAAGGGGACAATAAAATTAAACCTACAACTAACAATTTTTTCATGATAATCTCCTTTATGTTATAAACTTTTTTATTTTACATTTTTAATTTGGTTTACTGCCAGAGCAGACGCTACGCTGAGAAACACAGAATACATGAAAAAGTACTCTGTCCACTTTTTATTTTTTGTTTTTGGGATCACAAGTGACAACCTTTCCGTGACGGTCATACTTGACTGCAATGTTACCACCGTAGCCTCCCTCGAAGTAAATGTATTTTACGCCGTCAACACATCCTTCCTTACCAACCCTAAACCTAGAAATGTCTCCTTTAAAGACGACTGAGCAACTACTCAAAGCAAGCAAGCTAATTATAATAATGTTAATCATAGCTATTCCCTACTCAAATCAATAAATATGTCAGGTGTTCCCTGAGTATTTGGGTATTTACCAACACGCATGGATAATTTTCCACCCGAATAATTATACCCTACGACATTATGCTTTGTAAAAAAATCACTCGAATGATAAAGAAAGGAAATTAATTGGGCGGGGGTTGAAAAACTATAATGGCCAATCTCATCAATTAATTTGTCGTGTACCTTGAATATTTGTCCAGGCTGCAAAGGAACAGCTTCTACGTAATGAAAGCGAAGAGCATGTAAAAATTTTTCCTCGTCAGTGCTGGGAGAATGTACTAGATAGAATCCGCCAAGAAATAAAAATTTAATTCTTTCCCATAAAGTGAAAGGAACCCGCGTAAAAGTAGAAGTGTAATTAGAACTCCAATTCTCAGGAGGAGCAAGCTTCCTGACATCCTGCCCTACATGTATTTCATATTCCATACTAAACGTCCTTCTCTTTAGTACCTTGGTTTTCACTTCTTTTATTTGTGGTCATAAAGAAATTAGCTTCTGGTCTAAGCTGCCAAGGTTCCCATTTCTTTTTCATTTTGCCTTGTTTAAACTTTTCAACCATTTTCAGAAACAACTTAAAATTTTTTGTTGCTTTTCTTTCCAACTCGGCAGCATGTTCATCAGACATGCTAGTCTTCCGTCACAATGCCAAGAATATCATTCTCAACAATAAGAAATAGAACTTCTTTGCCAGTATCAATTTCCATACCTGCGTATTTGCTGTAATACACAATGTCGCCTACTTGAACATCAAAAGTAGTTCTACTACCGTCATCTTTAATGTCACCTGTACCGAGTGTTACAATTTTACCTGTAAGAGGTTTATCTTGTGTTGTTTCTGGGATAAATATTCCACCCTTTGTAACTTCCTCAGAAGAAATTCTTTCAATTACAATTCTGTCACCTAGTGGTCTAAACATACATAGTCCTTTATATAACCCCCACGTCTTCACAAATGGTGGGTGCATCTTTTTCCGGTCTCCAGGTTGCTTCCCAAGAGTTAACTACTTACTGATAAAGTCTCTAATATCAGCCCATAGCTCACTTTTACAGGCTTACTTAGGCCACGGTGTGAATATTGCTGCTACCTGGGGCAGCCTTCCCGTTCTAGCTCCGCTTTTTACCTAGATCTATTGCGGAGAGGTTTAATTTATTACGTCATAACTTTTTTCAAAAATGTCTGGCTTACAAGGATAGTATTCTCCATTCAAGCCTTCAATAATATAGTCTCCAACACTAGCAGTCATAACACCTTCTAAAGTTGGGATGGACCATTCGTTTTTAATAGGTCCAATAGCTCTTTTAATAGTGACCTTATTTTTAATCATAACAGGGTTGTGTCTCTCAAAAGTCATATCCATTGTTTCGCTCATGAAACCTACTCCTTAGTTTTTAGGGTGTGTTACTAATCAATTCTTATTATATTTTACAATTCTATTTTAGATCTGTGTTAAGAAAAATGAACAATAAGCTGCGTATGCAAGTAATACAAATGACACTAGAGAATTAAAGAACGTTCCATACTCTTCTTTCGCAGTGTAGTAGCCAACTCTAAATAGTCTTATTAGGCTATAGGATATTAGTACAAATCTTACATAGTCCAACATGGTAACTCCTCTTTAAAGCTTTGTTAAATCCTGTAACATAGCAGCGTGTCCAAAATCAATTTCCCACAATTCTGTACGAGCAATAGAAACAGCTTGAGTATCAGTACTAACAATCTGTTCAACAATACCTGTGTGATTAAGCTCTCCGTGTGTTAAAGGATTGTAGGATTCAACACGGCCTACAATCCTCCCTCCAACTTCAAGGTCTGACTCCTGCGTGATAACTTTTACAGCTTTAGACATAGTTATGCTCCTAGAAAATTGCTGGTTCTACTTTTAGTACTGGTATTTTTTGTTTCTTCGCCTGTCTAATGCAATCCTCAGTACCTGTACCACCGGGAAAAGCTATTAGAATTTCGGGTTTGAAACTCAACATAGCTTTGTTACGCAATGGACCTGCTGCACGACCATACTTATGCCAGTCTGCCTCGAATACTACAGCTTCTTCTTTAAAGAAATCTCTAACCATTTTGTCAAGACCCGTAGGACAACAACCGACTATCACTACAAAATCAGGGTGATCTACAATTCTTAACACACGGTTAAAAGTTTTCTTATCCTCAAAATCCCTACCTCCGGTGAAAGCGATAGATCTATAAGATTTTAACGTGTCCCTTTGTAACTCAATTTGGTCAGAGTTTTTAATACTCAACATTATGTCTTGCCTTCAAAGTGAGAACAGTAAAACGTGTTTGGATCTTGTCCCTCGTTAGGCTCGTAGGATGTAATGTCAAACTCGCATGTGAAATAGCGCGGGTCTATATTCTTAGTATAGCTAATACAGTTTACGCATTTTTTATGGGACGTTAGACTTGCCGTGATTTCCCTTTTATGCTCGTCGGAGGAAGCACACTCTTTATTTTGTGGTAGGAAGGATGCGAAATCAACATTAAACGCTTTCTCAAAGGCAGAGGTAACGTCTGCACGAGAAAATTGTGGTAAACTTTCTATTGGGCAAGTCTCTGTAGTATGTTTGTTTATACCCAATGGTATCTGGTCTGAATTACCCATTTTATCAATAGCCATGCTTAACCAGTCTCTTAGTTCTATTGCTTGTGTTAGGTTAAGAGTGTAACCGGATGTACATCCATCATAATATATGCAAACATTGACGTAATCTTTCCTTTTACCCGAAGCAGATGAGTGATAAGACAATATCATTCTACTAAAATTAGAATCCTTAATCTCAAGAGATGTCAAGGACATAAGTGCTCCTCAGTAAAAAACTTAGCATTTATAATCTTTTTATCTTTAACGTGAAAGTAAAGTGGTTTTTTGTTTTCTTGATAAACGCACCAGCAAGGATAATCAATTGGTTTCTTGGATCTCCTGCCCCACCAAATAGCAAACAGTATAAATTTTACTTTGCCGAATCTACCATCAGGTAATTCACACCACAATCCTTTTTCTACTTTTGTACCTGACATAAATTACCTCGGCCTCGGAGTTGATACTGATGAAATAATTCTAAAGCTAAGCATAACCCACGGTGCTTCGACGTATTTGCTACAATCTGTCATGTCGGTAACTTCCACGGTTGTAAATGCCCCTGTAAACTCTTTGTCTTCTGTTATCTCTCTTAAGACTAGGTGATCTCCAACCTTAAAGTCCCTATCGTTATACCTAAATTCTGCTTTTTTATGACCTAGGAAAACTTGTTCGTAATACTTTGATAGTATTTTAAGGTCATGAGTTTTTACTTCTGGCTTTCTAGGAAATTCATAGTGTGGTTTTTCTGTACCTAGATAAGTCCATAGGGAACATTGTCCTGCTAGCTCGGAGTCTGAGCCGTCTGCAAGCCACATAAAGGATAAATGGTCTGTGTCTGTAACTATGAATCCAATAACAGGGCAGCCTTCGTTATGCGGCTCAGGAAGAACGCAAGCAACATACGCAAAATATCCATCTTTACACTTATACCAACCGACTTTTACCTCGGAAAAATTTCTCTTTATTTCACTCACTTTATTCCTTTACCCATTACTAATTTTCTATCTATTTTCTTAAACTGTTTTCCCATACCGCTAAGAATCTCGGTAATTATTGAGGATTGCATACTCTCAACAAAGTCAGTTAGTTCATCCAACTTGGAGTCGGAGACGTCGAATGAAATTGAAGTTAATTCCTTAGTTGTAATTCTTGGCCACCTGTCTTTTGCTTCTGCTGCGGCTACTTCTCCTAACAACCTAGATACTTCTATCACAAGATTGTCCAAATCACGAAATTTTAAGTCCTTGAGAATATCATTACTTAGTAACTTCTTTGCTATAGGCTTAGTAATTTTTACTTTTTTCAATTCTCTTATAAGTAGGTCACAAAGAAAACACTCAAAAGATTCTTTTATCTGCTCAAATCTAGTTTCCATTAAATTTCCTTTATGCGTTTTTCCTGAGGATGCTGCTCTGGAAATATCAATCGCATATTATCTGTCCTTAAAATTTTATTTCGTAAAAAACTTTGTCTCTTTCTTTCTCTGTTAGAAAGGGCCAGTACTCACGGTCTCCATTGCTAAGTAGAAAGTCTATTGAGCTATAATCTTCTCCTCTGTGGAAAGAAATTACCCTTTTCATACTCATGACATGTGCGCTATTAATATCTGGGATATGGGTTAATTTCCCATTTGAGGATGTGGTACTTGGGTATTCTAATCTCCTGCTAATCTTTCTTTTCCCAGAGTACTTGCCTTGCCACATTTTCATCTATAATAGTGTCACGGAAAGAGTCAGTGTGTTCGTAGCCTTTTATGGTATAAGTTGTGGGTTTTCTTTCAAAATGCTTACAGTAAAACTCATCTGGATTTTCCTTTAGTTCAAAGCCAGGCATAGCAAGACGAAAACATAACATCGCTGGTGGCTGTGCAATGAACCATCTGCAAGAAGAACATTTAAGAGACTGTAAATACGTCAAATAGTCTTGTTTAACAGAAACGATAATATCAGATAGACTTTTATCTTTCGTATCTAAAATAGCTTCATCTAAATAAGTTAAAAATTCATTTGCCATGTTTACTCCCTAACTCGGAAATCTAATAAAAGATACTATCTTCTGCTATGGGTAGATTAGATTTTTGTAATAGTCATCATTTCTTACAGAAGTCTTAGCAAAGTCCCACCAATCAATGCCACGTATACCAAGGATGCGACGCATAACCCACCCAGAGCCATGCAGTGTAAGTCCAGGATTTATAGCTGTAAAATAGTCAATTTGTACAGACACTCTCTTAAAGACAGTAGCTTGCATTACAATTAATTCCCCTTCTAAATCTGGAAGTGTGCAGTAGTTAATATCACTCCAGGTCTTTCCATTATCTCGCAGAGCTTTAGCAGTCTCCTCATAAAGATTAGTAGTCAGTGAAATGGGTGTATTTCTGATTTCCATAAAATACCTAGTTGAAAAATTGAAGGATAGCAAGAGCAGTAGCTGAACCTACACTACAAATTGACAAAGCTATAACTATGGCAGACACTATTGTCCATTTCAATTTACCAAAAAGCTTGTCAATAGCATCTTTGCTAAGAGTAATATCTGTATCGTGTTTATTATCCATTGAATGTTTCCTTAAAATGGTGGGTCTTGTTGGATTTGAACCAACGACCTATCCGTTATGAGCGGATTGCTTCTAACCTCTGAGCTAAAGACCCGTGTAATTATTTTTGACACATCTCAGCCAAATTATTACACAAATCGTCAAAACTGTCAAAAATTTTGGTAGAGTGGTGTATATGCCAAGGAGATGGTGCCTCTTCTGTATACGAATTTATTAAAAATACAGGGATTTCCTTCATGTATGCATAGAGGATCTCCATGGAAGTACCAATACTTAGCTGGGTTATATTGGCAATAACAAAGTCGCTCTGTCTAATCATTTGCTTATCGGTATTCACAATAACAGACGGTGCAGATCCGCTAATTTCAAAGTCATAGGGATCTAAAAAATAGAATCTGTGACCAAAATTAGCTTTTAAAATATCTCGCCATTTAGTATCACGGACCGAATCTTTCATCGGTCCTGCTAGATAGACTTTTTGCTTAGGCTTATATTCTATTTTATATTCCATTAAACACCTGTACTACCAAAACCGCCATTTCCTCTGTCTGTTTTGTCTAGCTCGTCAACTTCAAGGAAAAAAGCTCTTGGTACTGCTGCCAATACACCTTGAGCAATTCTGTCACCTGGATTAATAGTCACTGGTTCCTGACTAAGATTTACTAACAGGATACAAATTTCTCCTCTGAAATCAGCATCAATAGTACCAGGAGAGTTAATCACTGATAAGCCTTTATTAAGGGCTAAGCCAGAGCGAGGACGTACTTGCACTTCGTAGCCTGGCAAAATAGCAAAAGCTAAGCCTGTTGGAATTGCAATTCTTTGACCCGGTTGTAAATGGATAACCGAGTCTGCTGCCGAATAAAAATCGAATCCTGCTGATTGTGGGGTAGCGTAAGTTGGCAGCTTAGCGTTCTCTCTCAAAACTTTAACTCTAACTGCTAGTAACAATTCATCCGAAAACTCATTGTCCTCTACTATTCCATGAATCTCTTGAGTTGGTTCATTGTCTGTCACATTTTGTTCAATTGCTTCTTGTTCCATAATTGCTCCTTATAAATTGTCACTTAGGTTGTCTTGCTCTTCATCAATATCTTCACAATCAGCCATAGCCTTTAAATAATCCCTTGATTCTTGTAAAGCTTTATTAAGATGGTCTACAAAAATGGCATTGGTCATATAAAATGCATGATTGTTTTTAATTCTGTCACCTGCGTCTAGACACGAAAGCTTAAAAACTCTATGCTTTACGAAACTTCCTGTGGTATGGTCAAATTCAATAGTCAGGCTTCCAAAGTTTATAACGCATCCCCGAAGTTTCTTATACAAATGCAAACAGGAGGCTCTTTGTTCTAAATCTTTACTACTAAGCTTCTTACTCATAATACTCTTCCTTTCTAATATTCATGTGCATATTTTACAAATTAAGCACAACCTGAATAATTACAATCCAAACATTTATTACAACCATCTGCCAATTGAATGTTGTTACTATTACACTCAGGGCATACTGAAATGCTAGGAGCGTCAGAATACTTTTTGAGAGTTCTGCCGATGCACTTACTAAAGCTGACTACTGAACCCGTACCGCGCATAAGTTGTCCTATAACAAATTTCATATCTGCACCGTGTCTCAAGGAGGTACTAATCATTCGAGAAATCACAACCTGCTCATCATTTTCGTAGAACCTACTAATATCCTCAATAACTCTGTCCTTCAGCTCAAGGTCATATTTCCCTTTTTTTGCCTTAGTTAAAATACCTGAGGCTTCCTTAACTGCCCCAAATAGTTCGTCACCTGTTGCACCGTTAGGAATAGCGAACACCTCGTAAGGGTCTTTATCTAATAGTCCTACCAGAACTAAATACTTCTTGCCGTTAGCCATCATGTGATGAATGTCACAAGGTAGTTTCTTAGGTCTTTTAACGGCATCGTTTTTGTTAATAGTTGTAGTACTGGCGGACGTACTTTTTGATGAAAGTACAGAGGTCATTGTTCCTTCCCTATAAGTAGTACAGCCTTTGATAACTCCGGTATCATGTATTCTCATGTACAGCTTTTTAAAGTCTTCATAAGGATAATCACTAGGCAAATTAACAGTTTTTGAAATTGCCGAATCTACATGCTTAGCAAACACTTCCATAACATTAATATGGTCATCTACTGTTAAGCCTTTCATGGCAGTAACGGCGTATTCAGCATCTGGAGACCATTTACCTTCGGACTTAAGTAATCTAACTGCATAATCTTGAACAAGTGTCTCTCTTAAAAGACCACGGGTTTTATCTATCTTATAAACATCCCCATTGAATTTTGTTAGTAACAAATCCTCATCACCTTCTTTTGCCCAAGTCCATTCTTGATTACTTGGGCTAAGCAAAGATTTAGAAGACCAATCAACTCTTGGTACTATCATTCCCTCGGGGGGTGCTGGTTGAATTGAGGTCCTAACATACTCGGGCAGGAACAACGGCTCCAGTCCACTACTAACAATGTTAGCGTAGGAGCTAGTATTACCTGTTGGTTGGATTGAGGTTAAATGGCTATTTCTGATACCGTATTTAGCAATTAGTTGCTTAGTTTCAGGCCACAATCTCTCACTAATAAAATTTCCAGATAAATATTTAGCACTGTCGTATAAAGGAAAATGACCTTTTTCTTTTGCAAGCATTGCAGAAGCTTGATAACATTTATTAGTGAAAAAATCACACAGTTGCTCAGTAATCTCAACACACTCTTTTGATCCATACTTTACACCAAGCATATATAAAGCAGAGCCGTAACCCAAGTAGCCAATACCAATTCTGCGCTTATTTTCTAAATTCCATTTCTGCAATTCTAAAGGTACGTAGGTTATGTCATTTACGTTATCCAGCATACGCACAATTGTAGGGATATACTCTTCCAACTTTGCATAATCCCAAGTATTATTTTCTCTGTCAATGAATTGAGTTAGATTTACTGACCCTAGAAGACACACGCCCCCCGGCGGAAGCAGTTGCTCACCACAGTTGGAAAGTACCACACCGTTAAAGCACCCTAGGTTCCTTTTTGGTTCTGTGAAACAATAAACTGTCTCTGCCACACAGTAATCCTCAATGCCAGTAATTACAGGATTACTATCATAAAATTCTGTGGATAGCTCCGCCATATTTTCAGGTGGATTGGTACTTAGTAGCGTAGTACCCACCGTTAAGTACTTTGCCTCTATCCTAAGACCACTGGCCAAAGGAAACTTATGATTGTAAGTACAACTAATAGAGGTGTTTTTAGTTCTCACCTTCAATAATTTTTGATTATGCCCTGTTATTTTTGGTTCCACTTCAGACCATTCAAAACCATTCCACACATTAACTTTTTGCCCCACCAAGTATTCAATATTAAAATACCCCTTATCTGTCAAAACTTTAGTACCCGCAGGAAAGCAAGGGTTGGTGGCATTTATATATTCACAATAGTGCAAATTGTTCCAATAGTTAATTCTGTCATGAAAAAGGATTCCGGGTTCGTTTCTCAAATACGTTGATTTCATAATCAACTCCCACAACTCATTAGCATTTTTGTAAGTATGGTAAACTATAGTAGGATAGCCTTTTGCTTTCCAATGATCCAAAACTCCATCCCACTCTTCTGAGTAATTTTCATGGGTTGTGTCTGGAAATTCTAACGTCCAAGGTTTGTTATTTTTAACGGCATCAATAAATTTCTCGTTAACAAGAACACTCATGTTAAATTTGCTCAGTCTACCAGACTCTTGCTTAGCAGTAATGAACTCCTCAATCGAAGGGTTTCCGACGGACATTGTTGCCATCTGAGCACCTTTTCTAATTTTATTTTTAGCCTTCTTGTTGGTTTTTTTCTTACCACTACCCGCTGTGATTACAGAAGATTGTGTATCCCACATCTCCATCATTTTAACTGCACCAGGTGACTCGGCAGCTATACCAGCTATGTAAGCGCCCCTAGGTCGGATGTAATCGAAGCATGTTCCATAACCACCCTCAGATTTTAAGATGAGTGCCTGATTAGATAGTTCTCGTAGAATGCCTCGCATGGAATCAATATCTTTTCCCTCAGGAGCCGAGACGTAACAATTTAACATTGTTGCTCCAGATAAGCCAGTGCCAGCGTTAGATAAAATTCTCCCAGCAGGAACAAAGGCAAAATCCTCAAGCACTTTATTAAACTCATTTGTCCATTTATCTTTATCCTGCTCCACCTGAGCTAAGCAAGTAGCTACACGCAGGTTAGAGTCATCAACTGTAACATCTCTATAATCTTTGAAGGTTAGATTCCATATTTCTTCACTAAAGGCATCAACAAACTTTGTCATATTTTTAAGGTCCTATTGTACTATTAAAAGGTTACTGTAATATCTTTTTTTGCTAATTCTACATTTTTAGTTCTATCCCTAACAATGATAGTGAATGTGCCGGGCTTAATAGCCGTAACTGAATCCGGTGACTTATGAAATAATACTACCCTATCATTTTGGGATACTGTCCACTCCGCGTTAAAGGGCATGAAAGTGAATACAATTTCTTGTTGCTGTCCTACTGTCAGAGTGTTAGGTATGCCAATATTAATAGGTGTGGAAACATTGCCTACTACTCCATTAGCTGTATCCGTAGTGGGAACGACTGTTTTTATATCCACTGTGTTTTCGTATCTAACATTCTCGAAATTAATATCCCCATGCCAGGTATTGTCTACAGAAGTAGCAGTTTCGGAAGCTGCTACCTTAACCGGGATAGCAGTTGTAAAATTATAGGGCAAGGTAACTACCCAGTTTGATTCTATATTGTCTGACCTAAAAAAGATTCCGTTTCCTAATCTTCTTAAAGGTCCGAAACAACAAATTAATAAAGTGGTAAGGTCTTTGCAAGATGTCTCATCATTTGAAAGTACTACAACAGTTAAGTTAGTATTAAACACTAAGTCAAACTTAGTTATCTCTCTACCATCCTCAAAATGTCTTCCTGTAACAGAGCCAACAGTAGCAGGAACCCATTGAAAGCCAGTATCGGCTATAAGAATAGCGGGTACTTGTTCTTTTATTTGTTCAGACATTAAAGCTAGCTGAGTTTTTCTTTCTGTCGGATCTGTAGATAGAGACTTATCTGTTATGTACTTGAGGGAATGAGAGCCAATTTGCTCAGCTAGTGCTCTATTTACCCCAGTAGTGTCTAAAAATGATCTTATGTAGTTAGCCACAGCATTCTTAGTAATAAGCAAAACCTTGTCGTGTGAAGCTGCGTCTATCACTTGTTTAGTCGATTTTGGTACGCTTTTTAGTATGTAGGACATAATTTTCCGTTAATGAATAAGGTTATATTTAATATTATTTTCTATTAAAATTTCTGTTATACTTGTCTCATGAACTGGCGTGACATTAAAAAATGTTAGAGTGCAGGTACACTTAACAACATCCCAACTTGAAATTGATATGCCAGGATGCCCTAAAGCTATAAGTTCTGTATGTATCATTTGCTCAACATCCGTCATTTTGTGGACATCTGTAAGCATAGCCCTAACAACATAACGCTCATTATTCACGGTTAAGACTTTCTAGGTTAGCTCCTTGATTTTCCATTACCTGTGTGGCTTCGGGATTTAATTCACCAATGGTATGTTTCATATTTTCTCTAATCAACTTGACAACTGTTATAGTATCCTTATGGGTCTGAAGTGTAAGTTCCATCATAGGTCCATCCTCATCCAATACAATATCAGCATTCTTAAGTATTCGATTAAGATGATTTCTGACCTGGTGTATCAGTTGTTCCTCAAGTACCTTATGTTCCTCAGATCCTTCTTTGATTGTTACTTTTTTGTAATCTTTATGCATGGGCTACTTCCTCATAAATATCTAAGTTTTCTTGTATCTGCTGCAAGTATGGCTTGTCTAATTTTACAGTGTACTTTTCAAAACCGTGTAAATCAAAATTTACTTTATCCTCTAATTTTAATTCTGTGAATACTTTTTTGAAGTCTGATTTAGTTAAATCCCACTCTATCATGTCTCCTAGTTTATAGCCCATCTCAACATCCACTGCGATAGGCAAAGTAAACTCAACACCGAAATTCTCTCTAGCATACTGCATTACACCAACAGACATTAAGTATTCTGTTATCAGTAACGCGGCATAAAAGTACTCCGGATAGCACTCAAAGGATAAGGAATCATGCACATAGTTGTTAATCAGCCATCCCCACTTCTCATTTAGCTTATGTTGCATAATAAAATCATTTACCAAAGCACAACCCAACATAGCTAGTTGGGCAGACATTCCTTGAATAATAGAGTTAACAGACTGTCGTCTAGATCTTTCTATTAGACGATCCTCCCCTGTTAAGCCCAAGTAAAGACGTCTGCGTAAGCCTAAGGTTGATTCTACCCAATGTTTTCTGTCTACCAAAGAATGAATCTCTGAAATCCATTTTCCTGCTTTAGGAAAAGGCTTAAAGAAGTTGGTTTTAATACCTGTAGCTTCTTTTTCTTCTACGCCCAATGCCTCCGCTAATGCTTTGTCGGTTTGTCCATACAATACGCCGAAGGATACTCCCTTGGCAGCACTACGCTGCTTTTTCTCTACTTTTTCAGGTGTAGTGTTGAAAGCTTTTGCTGCTGTCTGCCTATGAATGTCTCTAAGCATTTTTGCTGCTTCTTTTAAAGACTTATCCTTTGGATTTAACCTGTACTGTCTTTCAATCTCAGCGGCATCGTTGTAAATTTTAGCTAAGCCAGTGTCCTTGGCAATAATACCCCAAACCCTAATCTCTGCTGTAGCGTAATCGACTTGGCCCAGCAGTTTTCCTTTGGGTGCGCAAAAAATAGACTTAATTGATTTTTTATGGGGATTGTCATCTGATGATCTAGGCAAGTTTTGTAAGTTAGGGTCTGAACTACTACCCCTGCCTGTCGCAGTTCCTGTATAGTTATTTGATGCGCGAATACGTCTGTCTGTAGACATATCAATCTCACCATCATCAGGGTCAAGCAAGCCGAGCAAACTATTAACATAAGAAGTAGCAAGTTTCTTTAAGGAGTTATACTCTGTAAACAACTCAACTTCTTTGACGTGTTTGTACTCTTCCTGAAATTCTTTGTCTAGCTTTCCCCACATCACAGCACCACAGTCGTTGCACTGTTTCGATAGAAATTTAGGATCAGTAGTAGTTTTTCTATGTCGGCAAAATCTATCAGTTACAGTAGTTCTATCAGGCTTACCGTAATCCATGGGTTCCAATTTTAGTTTTCTAAAAAACAATAATCTTTTATGATCCATTGTATCAAAGGAGAAAACCCAAGGGGATTCATTAGTGAGCCAAGATGGTGAGGAATCAATATTCATCGTCTTTAAAAGATATGAATTTACATCCTTACACGCTTTAGATTCCCTTACTTCTTTTTTGATCTCTGCAAGTCTTTTTACAATAGGGGAGTCTTTAGTTTTCAAAAATCTAATAAAGTCTAAATCCGCGTATGCACCATTATACTCCATAATAGAAAATAGCTTTGAAATACTTGAGTAGTAATACACTTGCTGTCTAAGCCATTGGTCCTCAAAATTTTGAAGCTTGGCTAGCTTTTGTTGAATACGTAATAATTGATGGGTAACATAAGCATCCCTTGCACCATATATAGCTAGGTCTTTCAAGGGCAATGAAAACATTGACCCACCATCCCTAGCTTCTTTTATGCTAGGTGGCAAGCCTAAATACTTAGAAAAGCCAAACTCATTTAGTAACGCCTCTAGAGAAAGACCTTCCCCCTTAAGTCTATTCTCATCAAGTAAAAAACCACCACTGCGACTATCAAGAATAGGTACGTTGTTAATGTAATGCCCAAGTGCCGTGTAAGTTACGGTAACATCAAACTTTGCGTTGTGCATACCCCAATAAGAAAACGATACTGGTCCTGTAAATAGCTTTCCTAAATACTTTTTAAGTTTTACTTTTTCATCTGGCGAGAAAGGAGATTCTTTGTGATCCCAAGGAATTACATAGCCAGTTTTTCCATTGTGGCTAAACTGCATTGTAGCAATCTTGTTACCATGTCTTTTATTCAAGTTTAAAGTCTCTGTATCGTAGGCAACTAATTTACCAGAGGCATCATTAATTAAGTATTCAATGTACTCTTTGCATTCTGGTAAAGTGGTTAGTATCTTGTGCTTTCCTGCCACAATTTTGGCAGAAGCCATTTCCTTATCATATATTCTAACCAAATCAAGCCTAGCCACACTAAGCAATACAGGATTAATTTTCAAAGTATACATATCATAAATGACATGACATCTATAATCTGTACCGAATAGATTTTTAATTATTTCAGAGCATCTAACATTTGATAGTACTATTTGCTCGTCAGATACAGCATTAAATGCGTTTGCGCCTAGAAAAATTATACGAGAGGGATTTTTTGATTGCAGAACTTTTTTAAATGAGGATAAAGATGCCTCACTTTTATTAGTTTGCTTTAGAGAATATATATCAGGAGTTTTACCACCCAACATAGATTTTAGGAGTTTTTCACTTGCAGGATCAAGTGGAGAATTTGTTACGAATAAATATGCCATAAGATAAAACAGCCTCTCACAAATTTTGTAATGCGTGTGTTTATTTTACAAAATTTTGTGAGAGTTCCTTATAAATTAAGTGTTACTATGTACTACTCAAGACAGACAACGACAGAGTAACAGTCTTTAATATTCCTTTTTTGGTTTAAAGGCAGAACCCAATTATGGCCCTTAGTTTTAGGCTTAACTATAAGAGTCCCATTCCAAACTTCTTCCTCATACATACCAGGTAGAAGCTTGGATAATTCTTGAGGAGATATAATGGAAATAGGATCAAGTATGTAGCATCCTTTAGCTTCGCCAGAACAAATTTCCTTGACAATTTTTACCCTCCAAATTTCTTCATTGGCAGGCATCAAATTAGAGGCAGAATTAACAAAGCCCACTTTTTTTAAAGTTCTTGTTACGACAGGGGAGCTATTATTCTGGTTTAAATTTGTGAAAAATTTAGCTACTACAATTTTTCCAACTACGGGGCTTTCCATGAAGATTTCCTAAAACTGGGGGGTTATACAGGTAAGTTATAATCTGAAATTAATATGCGTTGTAAGCTAACTGACTTAAGAGGATTTAATTGAGTTGTAAACTTTAAATAATATTGGGAACCGGGATTAAATCCGGCAGACCCATTAAGGTTGGGTAACGTCATTACAAAATTTTGGAATATAACTTGGCTCGTAACAATATCGTAAGTGTAAGCTACTGCATTATTAGTAGGGAAATATTCTGTACCGAACTCGTCAAATACTGTTACTACTAAGGAGGCCTGGTACTCAGCTCTGACTCGGACATTTAAAATTTGAGGTTTAAATTGACCCACAACTAGAGGCAAGTATTTAACAGTATTAAAAACGATAGAAGGACTAGTATTAAAAAATTTAGTATATGCCCCATCTGAGTCTAAAACTTCTGTTACAGCAATTAATGGTGCGGGTGCGCCATCTATCCATTGATATGTCAAGGGAGCAGTTATTTTATCTTGAGAAAAAGAACCTGTTACTTGCAAAGGTCTTGGCTGATAAATCATGGAATCAGCAAGTATGTCAGAGTTCCCAGTGTACTTTAACCAGCCAACTATGGTAGCGTCTGTAAACTCTGATTGAGCAAGTAATCCATCTAACACTTCTATACTAGCAAGAGATCCGCCTGTTACTTGCTCATTCAAGTGTCTATAAATTATAGTATAATTCTTTGCTACTAACCCCAAAGAAAATTCAATAGTCTGTGCTGCATCCTCTATAACTATAACACCATCTGGAGTAATAAAAGACAAAGGATTTAGTTTTAAGGAATTTGTTCCTAAAACTTCTAAAACACCACCGGATAATATGCCGGGTACTGACATTGTACGGTGAGCCGTATTTAATTTTTCGGCTGTAACTAATGAATTGAAATCTGTAATACGTCTTTGCATAATTAACCTTTACATCTGCACGTCGAACAATTTAATGAGTCTATAAACTTGAGAAACTTCGGAGGGAGTTAACTCCTCTCCTCTTTTAATTTTACTTTCAATTTCATGAACTAAAAGTATGATTTTGTAGCTTGTCTGGTTATTGGTTTTGGCCCATTTACAAAATTGTTTTATTTTGCGCAAGATCTCCCCTTATGGTAAGATTGTGTAAATACTCAATCCTTTCATTTTCCCAAACACTTCAAAGTAAAATTTTGCAACAGGATTTGCAAATGTCACAAATTTTACATTAGGTACAGAGGTAGCCGATACTGCAATGTCTGGCTCATAAACATCCGGTCTAGCTTGATAAGTAGGCTTAACATAGATATTATCAAACCTTTCTACTTCATATAAAAGAAATAGCAAAGTAGTGCAGTTAGATTCAGGTACTGTTAGCGCATTTGATCTGTATTTATTTTCTTTGACCCAATGATTTGATGCTGGTAGTTCAGAGTCTAAGTACTTAACAAAGCGATCTCTCACAGTTGCAGTTTCTACTTTAAAACCATTTTTATACCCACTAACAACAATTGCCCCAGGAGTAGTCTCAACTCTGGTAACAACGAAACTATTATCATCCGCTGCACCATTTTGTTTAGAAAGAATTAAGGAAGATCCTGATACAGCTGCCGTTACATTTGATGCGAAAGTCACATTTTGAATAGCTGCTATCATATTAGTATATGTATTAGATAAACTTAGGGAGTCGAAATAAAATTCTCCTAGCGCATTGTTTGCCACCAAAGTAACAGTACCTGTAGTATCAGGAGTAGTACCCTCGTCAACTCCTGTATTGGCATAAGAAAAAGATGTGGGAGAAATATAAGTTATAGCTACACCAGTAGCATTGTACCCAGCACCTGTTATACCTACAAGGTCAACTAAATTTCCGTTGTTAAATCCATGAGGAGTCTGTGTAACTATGGTAGCGACGTTAGTAGCCCTGGCGCGAGAAGCTATATTTATCTGAATAGGGGACTTAGCAGTTATAACTTTTCCAGAATTAACAGTAATAGTATCATCTGTTGATATTTTTGAAACGTCAACTGTTATGCTCGCTTTCGGTCTAACTTCCAAAGAATCCACCGCAATAGTATCAACTAATTTTTGTAAATGGAAATCCTCACTTGCTAACAAGTAGCTCGTATTAGTATAAGGGAAAGACGGGTCTAGTGCTTTGTTCAAAAACAAAGCAGTATGCATTGGTGCTTCCTGTGACGAGTAGATTGGATGCTCTTCCAAAAGGAAAGGCTGCACTGGTCTAATATCTTTAACTTTAAAAGGAGCAATTGCTTGGCCATTCCAAAAAATATCATACAAAGGTAAGTATCTATAAGTAGTAGATTCATAGTTTAGATACGCTATAATAGTGGAACCGCTACCATCCCCAGCACGAGAAATAATCTCAATGGATGTCAATTCAGAATAACAGTTTACGGAGGTTACAAACTGGTCTGGATTTTCAGCAGTAGCAGGTAAAACAGTATCAGTCCACGAAGGTCCGAAAACTAAATTTTCATTAACATTGATACCATTCTTGTCCTTACCTACAATTTTCAAAGTTATAGCAGCACCAGTATTTGCGGCAGTTAAGCCGATACTCACAAAAGCATTAGCGTACAAAGCAGTGTTAAACAAATAAGGGGAAGGCAAGTTATCCAATTTAATAGCGTGTAAAACAATATTTGGATTTTTAATCAATACACCATCTTTGTCTAGGAACAGCCTAAAGTTTTTAGGAATAGGGCCAGAACTTTCTAAAGATATAGCCGGACTAGAAATTTCTTCATAATCAATACCCTCTGTTATTAAAACTTGCTTTGATATTTCAGGCTGGGTCAATTGCAAGGTATTATTAGTTAGTGTTGAGGGTACTTCTAAGGCTTTGCTGTAAAAGTATTGTACTGTCAGTGCAACTGCTACATCGTAGTCTGACAAAACATAAAGTGGTTTACCTATAACTTGGGTTACAGCTATCTTATTTTGAGGAGTTGCAGTTTCATAACAAGCTCCCAATTGTAAAGGATAGTGAGTGGTTACAAAGTATTTAGCATTTATTGTTCCTGTAATATCGCCTGTGCTATCTGTCAATATAGAAGTTGACAAGATATTCTGTGTAAACAAAAGGCCAGGAATAAAAGGATATGACTCATCTGTATGCAGAATAATACCGTGAGACAAAAATTGAGTGTAGAAAAGAAGTCCAGAGGAAGTCAAATCTTTGAATGATAAAGCATGTACATTTTGCTCAGTAGCAATACCAGTTCCTAGTTTTGATCTGTGTTCAATATCAACAGGGCTAAACCAGGGTCTAATATATGAATAAGTAGTATTGCCTGTTTCTACGTCTAAGGCTAAAGTGGACGTGGCGGTAGAATAGACGGTAACTGCTGCCAGTACAACTATGTCTAGCTTTCTGTCAGCAGAGTATAAAGTCACATCGTTAAAGTCAGTCAGCTTAACAATTGAGATAGGAGCATCAACTACATATCTAGCAGGAACATCCACGGATCTATCGAAAATAGATACTCTGTTATCAGTTGGAGTTAATTTGTACTCTGCAATAACTAAATTAACAACACCGACAGTCTCATCTGCTAAACTTTGTTCTGTTAGAGCAGAGTCTAGTCGTATCAAATTTCCATTCTTAGTTATAGCCTTACCAAGATTTATGTTAACTTTCAATGGTACAGTGCCGGACACTACTGCTAATGGTTGAGATGACTCTGTTACACCTACAGGATTTGTCTCGCTAACAATACCATAGGACATGCCTGAATCACGGTATGAACCGGAAGTTATTTGAGTTCTTCCATTTATTTCAGCTTCAAGAGATAGCTGCTGAGGCTCAAAGTCTGTTATTAGCAAATCTGCTCTGTAATTTATCTTCTCCACAAATGCTCCTAAAACTTACGAATGAATTAAACCGGAATCATAAAACTGATTATTGTCATAATTAGCTAGTAAATAATCTAAGCTAATGAAGAAAGGCTTTAATATAAGTCCTGTAGATGCCCATTCTGCCTCAAGCTGAGTATGTGCAACAAAAGAACAACTAACTTTCTCAACTTCTGGCTCTATCAATTGCCATGTAGTCATAGATATTTCTGCATTGGGGGCAGAAGATGCAGTTATTGTAAGCCTTTTAATATCTAAAGGGGATGCTTGTACAGTAATAGTTGTTGCAGTGAAGGCAGGTATCGTAAAAGATTGCCAATCATTAGGCTCAAACTGAAAGTTAATCTTCGTTTCTGTATCACATCTTACTGTTAATTTCCAACTATTCCCAGCAGGTAAGTTAGGAGACATGGAAGTGGTGACACCGAATTGTCCTTGCGCATCACAAACCAATATAACATTGTTAGGTGCATTTTTAAATTTACCGACCATCAAATCCCAAAATAACAAAAAATCATGTCTAAAAGTCTGATCTGTTATGCCATAATTAGTCGGTATCAGGAACGGGGTACTTGTCTTTAACTTGTTCTTAAATTTATCATACAGTTGCACAGAAAAAAAAGCAGGTATGCTTTTGCCAGTTGTCAGTTTTCCATTATGAAAGTCTAATAAAAATGGACCTATGTTTTTAGAATTATTTCCAATAGTGCCAATCTTTTTTATCTCAGAAAAATAAGCTGGATAGGCTCTCATCTGAAATAACTCATCAATAGTTAGAGCAAAGGGTAAGCCTTGCTCTAACTCAATCTCATAAGTTAATGGATAATCATTCAAGGAATCTGCTAATCTGATAACATTTACGCACTCTATTTCTTTAAATACATTTCTTGCATTTACCCAAAAGGCGAATACATCTCCAATTGTAATTTGTACTTTCGATCTAACTTGGATTGTCTTAGACCCCTTTATAAAACTGCTAACTGCTAGCATTGGTACTGACCAAAGAAAGATACTAGTATTTGCCGAATAGGATAATTCTGTTCTTTGTACGGTCAAAGTTTTAGACAGTGAATCATAATCTATCAAAGATAGTTTTTCTTGTCCTATTTGAATTATTCCATCCAGCTGATACCAAGGAAGTGCCCTTGATATTGCTAAGGATGTACTATGCTCGGATACACTTTCCGTTAACGCCACTTCAACGTCAGGTACTATAATACCGACAGTTGTTCCTGTTTTACGGGAAAATCTGGCATCTCCGGTTAACCCTTGGTCAACATAATTCGGTATGCCACGAGGATTCAGTTTCATGGCTGCCCAATAAGGCAAAATGCCATTTGCTGCATTCTCAATGTCAGATAGTTTACCCATTATAGTACCTTACATTTGAATTATGAAACGACGGACATTAGCAGAGTTGTAAGTCTTAGACTTTAAAGGGAAGTGGGACACTGCGTATAAAACGTAGGTATCAATTTCTAAAAGAATAGGGGAATCTATAATTTTAACCCAAATACCAAGCTCTCCTAAACCCCATTCAGAATATGCACCACGGGGTATTCTGCAAGTTAGCGCAATACCACGAGAGTTTGGGTATTCAAAGTTGGCATCTGTAAATAAATTGTAGCTACCCACAGTAGGGTAAACCTGATCTATCAAAGCAGTTAAGGCTGGATTAATGGGAATAACCTTAACCACATTTGATGGATCATACCCGCCTCTACCTACAGCCCAACCATAAAAATAAAAAGCTAATCCGTCAACACCCCTACGTGTCTCTAATTCTCTGCCAGCATCAGTTAACTGGGCTATCTCATTATCAGTTGGATCGGTATAAATAGGCATCGTTTCTTCCTAATACTTATTTTACAAAATTAAGCTTATTTACTTTGGTTATCATCTGACTTAGGCTTCTTAGAAAAAGGAGCCAAAAAGTCAGCTAAAGCCTTAAGTTTATCTGCCATTGCATAAATGGCCTTTTCAGGTTGTTGACCAGGAATACGAGAAAATAAAGCACCCAAAGCCATGAGCAAACCAAGCAATGCACCTAGTACAAGCAAGAAACTTGCAAGTAGCTCAGGACCATTCACTACTAAGTAATTAACTGCTTCTAAAATCTGTTGTAACATAAAATCTCCTTTTTAAATTAAACTTATTTACTCAAATCTAATAATTTTTTTAATATTTCAAGACAAGCTTTTTTGTCTTCCGGTTTTTCACCTTCACATACTTTAAGAGAAAGCACATATTCCACTTTCCCTTTATGCTCAACAGTAGCTTTGTATTCTCCACAAGAGGATAGTACAAATAATAAAGATAGTAGAGCAAATTTCATAGTATCCTTTTAATGTTAGAGACAAAGAGATGGCTGTGCAGTACACACCTTATCTAATTTAGTTTTAAGCTTTTTCATTTCTTCTAGCAAAAGGATAGAAATGCGTTCGTATTGAACGCTATCCGGAATAAGGTCCTCAGATACTGATCCTGGAACTACACTTTTTTCTTTAGTGAAAACTACTAAACTCGGTAATACTTCAGCTACATCTTCAGCAATCAAACCAAAAAATCTTTTATTTGGGTCATCCGCACTGGCTAAAGATTTATAGGACACGGGTTGTAGATTGTAAACAAGACTTGAGTCAACTTCCAACGGTGATATATTGGATTTATACCTGCGAGAAGAGGTAGAGCGTAAGAGAGAGTTTCCTGCGCCGCTGTCCAGGTAGGCGTTAGCCGCGTTACCAGTTGTGCTTATCCTATTAAAACGCACAACACCATTGTTTTCAAAACTAGCATTTCTATTCCAGGAGATGACATTATTTATAGTCCCCGCAGCTGCGGCATCAAAATACTGATCTCCTGACTCAAAATTTATACGACTAACCGCTTGGCTTGAATTTGCATAAGTGTCATTTGTTGCTTGCCCAATAGCCCCTGCCGCCAATCTTGCCCACCCAGTGGAGACATAATTATGCATAGATAAGTAATAATTACTGGTAGAGCCAACTAATAAGTTGTATCCTCCTTGGACTTGAACACCATTTACTGCATTATTCATAGTCATCACAGGTGTTCCTCCTGGTGCCATAGTAATTGCTGCACTTGTTCCCGACATAAGATACGCGGCACCCGCATCCCCATTCTCGTTACCTGCCAACTCTAATGAGGCCCCTCTACTAGCTCCGTTATTTCCGCCGCCTGTAATGATTATACGCTTGTTATCAGACCCATCCGAAGTATTTGCAGAAAATAACGTTTCTGTAGATTTAGAAAAGAATAAGTTACCAGCAAAGGTAGTCGATTGATCTTGACCTAGTTTTAAGGCTAGTACCGTTGCTGCACCTGAATTTGGCCTAGTGTAAAACTCTAATTGTGTACCCGCTACAGTCGAACCAGTCCAAGTTTCAGTCGCACTTACTGATATTCTTGCGCCCTCTGCAGTACTTGCCGTATTATAAGCTGCCCAAAAATCTATACGCCCTAATTCATAACCATTTGGAATAGCACCATAAGTAGTTCCTATGGTTGCATTATGAGGGTAAAAGAATGTTTGTCTTGGACTATACCCTCCTATATTAAAGTTAGTTAAAAATAACCCACCTTTAACTGAGCCATTCAATACCGACTGCAAGGGAGATGCGGCATTCTCACTAACGCTCATGCTGATAGCTGAAGATGATCCCGCAAGAACTTTATCTTTGATCGTTACTAATCCAGCATTAGTCAGCGTCATTAAAGTAGCCTGAGCAGAACTAGCAGGTTGACCATACCAAGTGTAAAGCGGCTGCGCTGCCCTAGCATCTACTCTAAACATACCGCCTTGGTTAGCGGAATTATAAGTACCTAAAACGCTTCCTTGGTCATTGATACCAAAGTTAATTAGAGAAGTATTAGCTTGAGTATTAATACCCGCTGAAGGGAGGGTTTCTGTACCATCGGTTAGTCGAAGATTATTACTAACCTTTGTAACTCCTGTACCTGCCGTTACAATAGAGACATTGGAGTTGGTAGCTGCAAATATCTTAGTAGAACCATTAGTATTACCAATAGGCAATACAGTTGCTGCCCAAGAATTACTTATTAACAGTAAAGTAATTATTACATTTAGGAATTTCATAACTGTGCCCTTATTTTGATTTCTCAAATAATTTCTTTAAAAGCTTCAAACAAGTTTCCTTATCTTCCGCCTTATCACTTTCACAAACTTTAAGTTCTGCTACATATTCTACTTTACCCTTGTGCTCTACCACTATAGTAGCCTCATACTTACCACAAGATGGTAGTAATAAAACCACGCAGGCTGCGATAAAGATCAGATCACTAATAAACTCGGTTATTGAGTAGAATTTCATTAGTTTACCGTACAAATTGCTGAAAAATGCAATGGTTGTGAAGTAGCCACAGTTGCCAGAAACTCAAATGATAGTCTTGTAGTAGGCCCTGCTGGAGTATATACATAGACTGTTGCTTTAGAAGCTCCTCCACTAGCATATTGAGCACCTGAACCGTTACACTCAGTAACAGATGGAAATGCTGTACCAGATGAATAATCCATACTAAAGGCAGTATCAGCAAAAGCAGAAGCAGCATCTACATTGGATATAACCCCACCAATCATAAATACATTACCTACCCTCATCCATTTTAATGAAGATGTAATACTTCCAGGACTATCTAAATTAGTTCCACTACTAGCTGCATAGGTATAAGTAACAGTACCACTTGATAATGCCTGATTAGAACTATTACCATTACCACCATTATTGTGAATTGATGAAGGCAATAACTGACCATCGTTTTTGACTACAAATCTATTAGTATTATTTGAGAATAAATTTACATCAACATTAGATATTGATCCTATAAATACAGCTGAATCATGTATGCCAACCTTACCTGTTGTACCACCACCACTAGTTAAATCAAGACGACGATCATTTCCACTAGCTGTAAAAACAACAGCAGTAGTACTTGTAATTCCAGTACCATCCCCATGAACTAAGTTACCTGAACCGAAGGTTGACATGGATACTGGGAGGCCATTTGAATCTGCAGTCAACACACGGCCTGCCGATAAAGCACCAGCAACAGACATTAAACCGTCACCGCCATTAACTATGATTCTATTAGCTGTACCAGCAGCTAATTTAGACCTTGTAATAGCTGCACTTGATGAAATATCTCCATCAACAATAGTACTATCGACAATCATCGCACTAGTAACTTTACTACTTCCAATAGCAGTTACACCTGTATTACTAATAGTAACATCACCTGTAATCGCAGTATCCGCAGGTACTCCTGAACCATTACCAACATAAAGATGCGCACTTCCTAAGGAAGCACTACTAAGCACACCCGCTGAGGCTGATATTAATCCAGAAAAACCTGTTAGGGTAAGACCAGCAAACGTAGGACTAGAGCCAGTAGCAATATTTTGCGGAGTGCTTAAAATAATACTACCTGAGCCATTAGATACGTTAATTTGATTAGATGTTCCTGTAATAGCAGCAGCAACATAATTACTTCCGTTTCCAATAGGTATCTGACCATTAGTAGGTGTTGTACTAATTCCAAGACCACCATTACCAGTAGCTAATATACCAGTTATATCCGTACCTGATGTAAGATCTATAGTCGCAGAAATAATATTTTTAGAAGCATCAATTTTAAGTGGTCTGGTTGCAGTTAAAGCAGACAGATTAACTGTACTGTTAAATTGATTAGTGCCAGTCCAAGTATTGTTACCTCCAACAGTAGCTAATGAAGAACTGCTTGCTGGTAAGGTAAGTGTATTAGCACCTTGCTTGAAATTAATTATTCCACCACCAGAAGTAATAATATCAACATTCTGACCAGACTCAGCCTTAACTATCGTAGGCTTTCCCGCAAATACTGTCTGGTTAAATAATGTTAGTATCAATAAAATGTTTATAAAATATTTCATAAATTCTCCTTAAATTGACTCGTATGATAATATACTTCCCAACAATCCTTTAGATCCAGAACCTGTAAAAGTACCAAAGCCAACACCATTGTAAAAAGTAAGTGTTGTAGAATTATTACCTGATTCTGCCCAACCAAATCCATTTGTACCATTATCTCTAACCGCAGTAGGTAACTCTGCTGCATAAGCTGTAGCAATTCTAGTAGGCAATCCTGTAGCAGTCATGGCTGTAGTATTTGAAGTTCCTGTTAATTCCGGCAAAAATAAAGCAACAATCTTATTGGTACGCGAAAATTTAGCAGTTCCTGTAGTACTTGCAGTCATACCCGTTAAAGTGACAGTAAAAGAAACGTCTGTCTCGTTCACATAATCAACATGCCAATGAGCGGGGGTAGTAGGTGTATCTTGCAAGGCTCTAACGATAACTCTACCATTTTGAATAGTAGCATCCATGTTACAACTATTAGCGATAGTTAGTGCATTACCATTGGAGGCTTTTACTACCAGGTTAAATGCACCCCTATTAGTAATAGTGAACACTCTGCCAGCTTTAACACTGGTGGTAGGTAAAGTAACATCTCTTGATGCTGAAATATTAAAATTTTGGGCATCATTAGACGTATTCAAAAGTGTAGTATTCGCATCCGCTGCTTGTGCGCCAGCAAAAAATCCAAAAATAGACAATGCTGCCGGCAAACCATTAACTGTACTAGCGAATATTTGATAAGTCTCGGTACTACTAGGACTGAATCCTGTCCAATCCAAATAAATATTAGTATCGTCAAAGTTTAATACTGGGGAGTTAGGAATAAACAATGACTTTCTTCTACTCGCAATAACATCTGTCTGCACCGCTACCGCTGATATAATACCAGAGCCTAAGCCATGGGCAATAGTGGTCACTGAACCATCTGTTAGCAAATTTGATGCGAAACTTGTTTTAGGCATCACAATTACTGTGTCGGCAGGCGGCTCATACTTAGCAAGGATAGTTAAAGAATCCCCAGCATTAAAGGTAAAGGCAGTAGTATCGTAATAAACTGTAGTTGAAGTAAAATTAGTTATAACTGAACTGGCAGGAACTACGGTTGTATTGCCTGAGGAGTTCTCGAAGAAAAATATTTCAAAATCAGTAGGAGCCGCTGAAAGTAAGTGACTAAAACTGCCAGTAGTAGCGGTAGATACAGCTTGTGATGCTCGCTCAACTGCTAAAGGAAAAGTAGATAGAATATCACCAAAGTTATTATCAGGATGAGTTTTTAAGGATGCGGAATCGACAACCCCTGCAACAACGGTATACTGACCTCTTGGTAAATATTTATTTAAGTTAATCAGTCCACTTTCAGGAGCGGAAGTTGAATTAAAGAAATGAGCACTAGTTATAACATAGGAGTTGGCAGCTACAGCGTTAATGTCCAAATAAACGTAGTAAGTAGTATTCGAGGCAACAGTAGCAGTTACTCCTGTTATGTCGGCAGCTAGTTCAATAGACCTAGAGTAATAAGTAATAAAACCTTTTTTAACTGTATAAGTAGTAGCACTCTCATAAACTGGGTTAATTCCACCTGATGATCCACCGCTACCTGATCCACTGCTTAAATAAACATAGCTATTAGCTTCTGTATAGTTGAAACCCCAAGTACCAGTAACACCATTTTTTTGCAGCAAAGTCTCGAAGACCTTCTGCACTGCATCTGTGCTAAAAGTAACTCTAGTAGCGGAACCACTAACAGCATTGGCAGTGCCGAATACTACATGTAATTGATTATCTGTTCTTAGCTCAACACCCATCCAAATGTAATGATTAGCTGTAACACTAGGTGAGGTTGGAGCAGAAAAAGCACCTGTAATACTTCCATCCGCCAAGTCCAAAGTCGAGGAAGCAATGGCTGTAAATTGGGTTAAAGGAGCAGGTGCTACCTTAAAGGAATTTACAGCCGAATTTCCATTACCTAAGCCATCACTTTTTTTGCGCTGTACAGAGTTAGCAGCAACTGTTAACACATTACTCACATTAGATAAACGGAAAGGTACGTCTAAATAACTAGCGAGTAACTCATCCTTTGTATTTAAGTTGTCAAAAGCAGCAGAGCCATATTGCGGCCTAGCCGTAGCAATAGCAATCTGTTGACCTAAAAGTTCACCTGACATTATATTCTCCTAATTATTTATACTCGTACCTTGATGCCTGAATTGTACTAATCATATACTCTAATACGCACCCATGACTCGGATACTGCGGTACCAAGTATTATATTAGGTGTACTTCGTGTATACTGGTTATAGCTTGCACCCTGTTGTAAAAGCTGACCATTCAGCCAAACATCAATTTTATTATTAGCGGTAAATGCACCTACGTTAAACGTGGTAGTTGGTGTAGATGTTACTGTGAAATTTGTATCTGTATATGTCCCGACTAATCCTACCCATGCCCCAGCTACTTTTTTATATATAGCTGAGGTAGCATTATTGTACTGAAAGTAGTAATCACCATTAGACCCATTCGCATTGTCGGGAGCAGCAGTCCCGAACAAAACTTGAAAAGGTGAAAATTGCGGCAAATCTGGCGTATCGGGGGTAAACAATTTTAGCTTAGTGTTATTAGGCATTGTACCCTCAAATAGTTTAGTAGCAGACTATTTTAGCCGTCTGCCAGGGCATAAAGGAAAGAAGTGAAGAAGTAAGATACTAAGCTATTGTTCCTATTTTAGTAACAGCGAATTTCCAAGAAGTAGCCACATCTGTAGCATATCCTAACAGAATAACTACATTGCCAGAAGCAGAAGGAGCTGTTTGAGTAATAGCACCTGCAGTAGCTGCACTTAAGTAGATAGGTTGAGTTGTGTTCAATCCTGTTCCTGCAACAGTACCAAAGTCTCTTAACTCAAGAGCTGTACCATTAGCAGTTTCTACGAAGTAGAGTTTACCATCACAGTTTGCTGCAACGTCTGCTTGTGCTTTTTTAGCTAAGTCATCTGCATTGTCAATGAATACAATCTCACCGGCTACGGGGGTAGATACACCAACACCTGTAGCTGAAATCAAGTTATTCAATTTTTGTTTAATACCTACAGATGCATTAACTTCTGTAATAGTATTGTACGCGATTTTAGCACCTGTTACTGCATTAGCTTGCAATGCAGCCGTGTAAACTGAGTCACTAGCTAGCTGAGAAGCAGTAATAGCATTAAAAGCGATTTTAGCACTAGTAACAGCGTTAGCTTGGATGGCAGCAGTATCTACAGCATCATCAGCTAGCTGAGAAGCAGTAATAGCATTAAAAGCAATCTTTGCGCTTGTTACGGCGTTAGCCAAAATAGCACCTGTGTCCACTGCATCGTCAGCCAATTGATTTGCGCCAACTGCATTGTAAGCAATTTTAGCTGCAACAACTGAGTTAGCTTGAATTTGATCTGAATGAACAGAATCAAAAGCTAGTTGTGCATTATCCACAGCATTATAAGCAATTTTAGAAGTAACTACAGCATTGGCCAAAATAGCAGCGGAATCAACTGCGTCGTCAGCTAATTGGGCTGCACCCACAGCGTTAGTTGCAATTTGAGAAGACGTAATACCGTTTGGCTTAACATACAAGTTACCTGCGTTAATACCAATTGTTGAGTTATCGTATTTAGCTGCGATCTTTTTATTTGGTGTACTACCAGTTAATTGAATACCATCGGCAGTATCAACGTCAGCAGAAATAATACCAGCAGATACAGCGATACCGTCACTAATCTGTACTTTACCCGCTAAAGCTTTAGTTGCTACAGGTACTGCTGCGGAACCAGTATTGTTCCATAATCCAACATCACCATCCCAAGTATAAGTTACGTCATCTACGCGACAACTGTGAGTTTCTTGAACAACCAAGCTAGCGGTAACTCGGCTAAAACCAAAGTTAGTTACTGCGGGGTCTGCACTTGGCAATGCTGCTAAGTCTGCGGCTAATCCATCATAGCATTTTGCTACAGGAAGAATATTTACTTTAGCAGCAGCTCCTGCGTTACCATATACGCGAGTAGCTTGACCAATAGTATCCTGCCAAAGAACTAACACGTCATTAGTTGCATCTAACGAGCTTAACAATCCTGTAACGGATGAAACCGCAATAGCACCGCCATTGATAGCAGCTTGTAAGTTAGCAAGGGTAGCATTAATAGAACCACCTACCGAAAAATCTGTGTCTGCAACGTAGTTCTCAGAGGTAGTTCCATCATGTAGTGTGATAGTATCACCTGTTGCAAGGTTAGTAGACAATGTAAGTACGTTAGCAGCATAAATACCACCTGATACACCATTGACTAATTGAGAAGCACTGAGTAAAGCTTCCTTCCATACTTTACCTTGAGCAGCTACTGCCTGTAATTGACCGTAGTTAACGGCATCACCTAATGCAGCGCCATCTGACAAATTTGTAATCTTATTTGAGTTAGCTGAAAGGTTAGCATCAATGTTAATTTTTGCAGTGGTTACAGCGTTAGCTTGAATCTGAGCAGAATGTACAGCATTATAAGCTAATTGTGAATTATCCACAGAGTTATAAGCTAACTGTGCATTGTCTACTGCATTGTAAGCGATTTTAGAACTGACTACTGAATTGGCTTGCAGAGCTGAACTGTCAACAGACGCATCTGCTAACTGGTCAGATCCGACAGCGTTAAAGGCAATCTTCGCACTTGTTACAGCATTAGCTTGAATTTGCTCTGCATGTACAGCATTGTAAGCCAATTGCGCGTTATCAACGGCATTAGCAGCTACATTACCAGTGACGGAATCCACAGCGTTAGACAACAAAATGAGAGGTACATCTGGTTGTGAAGGGTTAAATAGTTTTAAACGAACAGACATTATTATATTTCCTTACTTTAAGATTGGCAAATACTAAGTTATCTTTTAATTTCTGCCTAAGATCAAAGGTAATATTTCTAGGTCAGTGCCATTGATATTGCGAGCAATGCCTATTCTTATCATAATTGTGCCTGCAGCACTTGGAAGATTCACAGGTTTACCGTATGCACCGGGAGTAGTAGAAATGAATACAGACTCATCGGCCTGGAATCCTAAACCAGACAAAGCACCTACCACTAAACCATCCAGTTGTATTTCTCCCGCACCGTCAATAGCAAAACTACTAATAGCTATGCCAGAGAATTGTGATCTTTCTGCTATACTAGGATCTAACATTGCTATTTGGCCATTCAACAATTCTGAGATAACAGAAAATTGAGGTATTGGTACTCCGGAACCATTTGTTCTAGAAACTTTAGTAGCGGATTCGCTACCTGCGGTAACTCCAGGTACTGTAACAGTAACAGAACCATCTGTATTTCTTGAAGCAGATACTCCAGAGCCTACAAAATTAATAGTCTCAACTTTGGTAGCTACGTTAGCACCTTCGTCCTTAATTTTACTACCAAAGGTAACAGGAGGAGCAACGGCATCTGCTTGCTGCGGTTGAGCAGGAGTTGTGTACAGCCCATCTATTAAATCGTAAAGACTACTCATTATGTATCTCCAATAGTCAATTTAGTCACTTTCACAGAGCTACGTGGGGCAACAGGTCTTTTCAAATGAATTGTGGTATTGTTAACTTTACTATAGCCAACATAACCTCTATCTATTTCATTGTCAGAGGTATAAGTACTAGCCCCTGTGTGGTCTGTTGAGGTAAAGCCTAAAGCTCTACCGATTGAAGCCAATGCGTTAACACCACTACCAAACAGTAAGCTAAAAGGAGAATTATTAGAAGTAAATGTAAATTTAAAGTCCGTAGCAGGAACAAAGGTAGGAGTTGATTTTCCAGCAAACGCTCCTGTTATTGTATCAACACCACTTGTAGCGGTAGTCATGTCACTAGCAATTGTAGTAGCCAAAGTAGCTAATTGACCTAGTGTTGAATACGTACCGGCTGCAATAGTTATTACTCTAACGGTGGATGTTGAGTCTGAGAAATCTAACTTATCATTAACGCCTGCAACAATTACGATAGGGGCAAAGGAACCATCATCTGGTAATAGCTCCATGCCATTTTCTTTGACATCTATATCGTAACACTCATCAATCCCAATAATGCTAAAGGTACCCAGTACAAAAGTCTGCTGAGGAGCTACTACAGGGAAAACTTCATATCGCAAGTATTGATAGGTAGCTCTTACATCTAACTGGGGTTGAGGTCCTCTTTTTATTAGGGAGTCAGGTGGAATATCTTTAAATAGACTTTTAAGACCATAAGCCAAAGCATAGGCAAGATCTACAGGGTTATCAGTGAACAACCACAAGTCATTTGGAAAAAATCCTTTACCTGCCACTAATCCGTTTGCACCTGGGTTTAATTCTACAGGAGCTTGGTATGCCTCGCCTGTTACAGCGGGAGTCACAGATACATCTCCACCTGCTTGAACATAAGTGAATGTGACGGTATCAATCTCTGTTACAGTAGCACTAGTAATATTGAAACTAGCGTCAGGAGTAATATTTCTAATAGTAACATTTGGAACTACCCCAGAAAATCCATGGGCAGCAGTTGTAACAATTGTAACAACACCCGAAGTTCTAGCGTAGGTAGATACGGTGCTAACTGTAGGTGCCACAAACACACCTGTTATTCTAACAGATTGACCTACAGAGTTTATATATCCTTTTCTTTGTAATGCGTCACTGTCAAACAAAGAAAAATATCTTTGGGCTGTTCCTAAACCACCATTGCCTACCCAGAAAGGTCCACCTGCTGAGGATAGGGCAAGTATGGTCGGAGCGAAAGTTGTCACAGGGGTGCTAGGTTGAGTGCTAAGAACCTCGTGAGGTATAGCAAACTGTCTGGACTCTGTAATAAACTTATTAGTGGAGGATGGAGCAACTACAGCACTGTCCAAAGTGGTATTAGCTACACCCACTAATGCATTATTTTCATTTTGAGTAGGAATGCGAGGATCTGCATTGTCTACATAAGGATTAGCCAAACTAGGAGGAGTTCCCGATGTACCAATAAGTGCAGAAGCTTGGTTATCAGTTAAATGTATCTCATTAGAAAATAGATTCTGTCTATGCAATGTTAACAAGGAAGCTATTGAGCCTGCTTGTGTGATATTAACAAAAATTAAGCCATTGTAGACATATAAGTTTGGAGAATCACCTGTACCGTCAGTTATGATGTAGGCATCCGCTACACGGTTATTAGTAGCTGGTAAAAATGCTGCATTGGTAAGTGTTCCTCTAATAACGAAACGGGTCAGAGGATCTGTCCAATCAGATTGAACCAAACTAATATTTGATGTCAGAACTTGTGTAGCAGAGGGAGCTAAAACAATAACGGCTTTAATTATTAGGTAATCAATGTCTGGGTCTGCTAGGTATACCGAAGCTTCAAGTACTTCCCATTGAACTGTCGGAGCTTGAGTATTTGAATGTTTAGCACGTAGAACTACATAGTTTGTTTGACCAGCTACAACAGTCAAACGGGTACTAACTGTTTCCTCTAAAACCATGCCATCAAAAGAAACTGCTTTAAAAGGAGCAACGTCTACTTTTAATTGCAAAGGTACTGGGGTAACAGCACCACCTAGGAAAAAACCTTTTTTAATTAGGTCAGCATACCTTGAGTTTAGATCCGCTGTGGAGTCATTGTTTTGGAAGCTGAAGATTGCCTTAATAGTCACTAGTTACCTCTCTCGGTATCTTTTAAAAATTAACAGTGACGACGAAACCGTCTGTCTCACCTGATAATTTATGTTGCAATGGCATGTTAGCTATTGCATATAGAAAAGTAGTATTTAATAATGGATCGTTTAGAATAGGAGAAAATGTTATTCTAGCAATCAGTCCAATATTGGATAATGGTCCAACCGCCTCACTGCCTAGTAAATCACAGATGTATATGGCAGTAAAAGGTGTTGGGTGAGAAGAGCTTGTTAATAGCTTAGGTCCAAAAGTCTGTAAAGGTAATTGAACAACTGATCTGTCTGGAGTCAAAGCTAAGCTTGGATTCCCAGGATCATGACCACCTTCACCTAAAACGAAAGCCTCAATAATATGATTTCTGCCAGTAACACCCGCATTAACAATGCGTTGTCTGGCTATATTGGTAAGTTCTGCGTCTAAGCTTATGGCCATAATATTATCCTAACTGCAAAAGTCTAATTACATTTGAATCCTGCAAACTCTTAAACTTTACGCTAGTGATTGGTAAATAAGAGATAAATAATTTTTCCTGATCTCTTAAAGTAACAGTGTTTTGAGCTTCTGTGCGACTAATTGAATATGATACATCGGAGCTACTAGCAGTTAAGAAATCTGCTGATAACACCAGGGTAGAGTCGTCAGGTTTCGACAATACTGTGTAAGTCCCAGGAATAGAGTTTATTCCAGAAATAACAGTGAGTACATCTCCAGCTAAAACATACTGAAATTGGTCTGGTGTACCAGAAACGATAGTGTTTAGCAAAGGTGCTGTACCTGAAGCTAAGGAGCCGCTTAAAATATTGCGAGTGCGGGAGGGCAAGGTCAGAGTTACGTCTGTCTTGTATTTGAATTCTGCCATAATGAATTTTACGGCGAAGTGGGGTACTAAAGTTAATTCTTGTTCTTTATTCAGAACGTCAATACGCTTGCCATCAAAGCTATTAAAACCGACGTCTTCGATTTGATTGGGGTCGTCCCAGCCAGTGGATAGTTTTCCCGAAGCGGCATTTAAAGGATCAGAATCCTTCAATAAGGAAGTAGTGGTCAACTTGAAATTGAGATTGCTCAAAGTAAAACTCGCTCATTTTAGTTGTGGCATTGCAAATTAGTGTTTATATAATATATATTTTGCATAGAGCGTCATGAGTTTTATTTTGTGTTGCAAAGCGTTAAACTAAGCTTTATCCATAGGTAGCCGTAACTGTTGGATTCAAGTTTATTGTGACCTCGGTATTATCAATCTCTACAACTTGGCAGTGGAATCCTTTATCATAAACTAAGGGCAGTTTTGAAGTGTCATACGCGAATTGATTTCCGCCAATATTATTATCAAACAGTCTACCTACGAGGGAAAGTCCAATGTACCCATCATGTTCAGGGTCAAGCTCCTCCGTATCGAAAGGTAGGTCCATATCAAAAGGCATACCTGAATCAAAATAAGGTCTTGCATCTCCTAAGGGTGCCTCTGCCATAACAAATAAATCAAACGGATAAGCAGGTGCTACAATACTGATTGGGAAATTTCTGGATAGCTCAACAACAATATCAGCTTCCAACCCTTTAGACTTGAAGAAATCCTTTTCGGCATCAAAATCAAATAAGTGTCTTTCCTGATCCCCAAAATTATTCTCAATGATAACTTCATTCTCGTTAATATCCTTAACTGAAAATCCTTGAATGTTATTTACGAAAAGAATAAAAGATACCCAACGAATAATATGAGTGTTAGGCAGCCACACATGAGCTATCTTTGTAGCTTTGGCTTCCTGGTAGGTTTGTAAAGGATACCTAACAGGGTCAAAAGTAGTGGAGCCTTCGGGCTTTGAGAAGTAAGGACTGTTTACGGTGAGGGAGGATAAAAACTCTTTAGCTCCTATTTCCTTCATAGCTTTTTGCATGTAGGTCTTAGTAATAAAACGTAAAGACATCATCTGCAAAGATTTTACTGTCGGTAATAAGGGATTAACCTTTATTAGAGGCTCTACCAATCTAGTAGCAAATTTGGTTTGCATAGCCTGTTCATGCTCGTCTACAAATGATTCCATATTTTTATATAGTTCAGAAGCATACGTGTACAAGAGAGTAGCATAGTGTCTAGCGTTGGCGAGTATTTTAACAGTCTCCCCCTCACTAGTAACCGTAATGTAATTCAATCCTTCGGCAAGAATAATATTAATGACATTTGAACTATTCTGCAAAACTACAGACATACTATCAACTTTTTTAACATTGGTAGACGTAGTAGACACTATTTTTATAGTAGCCACAGACCCGGGGGAGTTAGTCTCAATGAGGAAAGGTTGTCCGTTAAAAACATAGGGCACAACTGTAAATCTTTTATCGAAGAAAGTGGTGTCTGGCATACCTTTGAAAGTGACTGAACCTGACTGATCTCTTTCCCCAAAAATTAATCTTTGGTAGATATAGTTAAATACAGGGTAGCGCCAAGATATTTTTAACATGATACTTCCTATTTAATAGACAGAAGGTTTAAGTCCAAAACTCCGTACTGGTTCTTTTTTAGCTCGATAGTTTCCACATCTGCATTGCTAGTTGTTGTGGTAGTAAACTTCAAGAAAGATACGTTAGTAAGGCCGGATATTGTACTGCGTAATTGTTGTCTAAATATTTCAGGTTGATATACAGCACCTGGAATATCATTTTCTATGAGGGTTTGCAATTCAGCTGATACTTCATTAATAGCGGTGTCTATCTTTTTAGAAGGTGCTGTTTGAATCTTTGCTGATATGTTAATTAGTACTGGTATCATTGATCTAATTAAGGTGTCAACATCCCACAGGTCATCCTCATTGGGTGCAAATACATTATCTCTCACTTGCTCAAGAATTGAATTGTAGGTGTAGGTGACATTAACTACATCCCCATTAATTAAATTGGCAGAGAATACTATTTTATCTGAGGAAGCTGTTGAGTCACTCAATATTCCTACGTCTTTAACTAGCGTATAGTTGGTAACTACAGTCCCATTTAACTTAACCTCTGTAATAGAAGTTACAGGTTGGTGGGATAAAATAACTTGGTTTACTGTTGAAGTTATATCATGCTGTTCATCTGTAACTTCCAGCAATTCACTGCCAAGAATATAAATGTCAAGGGCTAGTCTGTCACTTACTCTTTTGAACAGAGATCTCTCTGAGCCACGAACTATTGATACAGCCTTAATAACATCAGGAGAGTAGTCTTTAACGTCAGTAGCTACACCATTTTGAGTACCGGAGTCCAAACCAGCAAAGCGATTTTGAACGCGAGCAAACTTTTGAGTAGCATCTTCTGAGGATACACCGCCTTCAATCTTAGTTCTATTCTGCACTAAATCAATGCCTGTAATAGGATCTAATAGCAAACGAATACGATAGGGTACTAGGTTGTATTCAGGTCCGTTAGCTATGGCTTCTACAGCAACTTTTATCTCATACCAGTTCTGTGTAGCATTATAGAGGATGGCTGCATTGGAGGAAACAATAGTTGTTTCCAAAGTAGTAGCATAGGCTAACTGTCTATCCTCAGTTGACACTATTGTACCCTGGGGTATTGTTATATCCGAAGTGGGCGCAGTGAACATGATAAAGTATACAAAGCCTTTGGAGGGAGAGCCTGATCCACCTGGTATAGTAAAGTTAGTTGCAAATATATCTGCTTGCTCAGTTGTTTTCACTGCGTCTGCTGAATAAAAATTAACCAAGTCTTCCGCCCTTTGCTCAGCCACAGGAAACTCAGATGATAAAGGTTCGATAGACCCGTCAAATAATGGTCCTTGTGTAACGTCAACAGAGGGATTCAAAGTATCCATGTTTGTCAATATAGACTGGATAATCTCGTCTTTTGTTCTTGCCATTGTATCTCCGCTTAAAAACTATTAATGCCCGAAATAACTCGGGAAGGTAATAGATGTGATAGGTCAGTATAAGTTTTGTCATCAAATACAAAGGATGCTTGATCCCCCGCCTCGGTTTGTATTTCTACATAGAAGAACAGAGAAGTAGGATCATCTGGGTCTGTAACGGTAAAGAATTTAGTTATGTCCCTAATTTTTTCTCTTGGTGAGATGTCAGGGAAAGTATCCTGGGCTGTTTGTACTTTAGCTACCGCCTCATGAATCATTATTTGAAAATTGGATTTAGTAAGCTGATTACCAGTGCTTCTCATCTTTGTTGCTATCTCCGTTAGAATAGCAGAAGCAATATCTTGAGCTACTTTCTCATCGTCTGTTATATATCTATTTTTACCAGACGGTGTTACGAAGTAATCACCTGCTTTACACTTGATAGTTTTCATTAGGCTGCCTTGGGTTGTCCGTAGGTTTTTCCTTCGCGATTGCGGATCTCTTGCTTTTTAGACTTACTCAAATTATGATACCAAATATCACCAATAGTTTTAGCAATCTGATCTTCACTGTAGGATGGATTTCCTTCCTTAATATCCTTATACATAGAATCATACCATTTTTTAGGTGGTTTTAGAGAAGGATCGCTTTCAGCCTTTGCTTTGAGTAGAATACTCTGACCTAGTTTTAAGTTGCTTAGATTCATCGTATTTCCTTTGGTTGTTTTATTCTGATAAAAGTGCAATTTAATAGTTTTTCTATTTCTTTTTGCCTTCTAATATCCTTTTTTAAAAGTTTTCCTTTTACATCAAAATGATGATCCTCATCCCATTCATAGGCAATATTATTTTCTCTATCGTAACCATCTAAAAAATAACCAAGCTCCTTTATGTAAAACTCTCCACCATTTTGAGCATGTTGAATATGGGTATCAGTTTTTGACATTAGAAGGTCAAAATGAGCGCAAGCTTTAGGATTATACCTAGGACAAATCTGACCACCTAACTCTTTAGCCCTTTTAATAGCATATAGCCTTAACTTTCTTCTAACTTCAGGTCTTTTAGCGCAATTGTTATCTCCGGTGCGCTTAGCTCTTAGTTCTGGTCTTCTCATTGCTGCCTTGTGTTTTTTAGACTTTTTGACTCCTACTGAGATATTATTCTTATGTCGTATGCTCAATGATTTTCCTGTTAAAGTTTTGGATCTTTTTAGTCTAGATTTTCTTGAGTGCGCACCTGACATGTTAGAGGTTAGTTTTCCTGTTTTATATTTTTTTCTAAGTGACTTAGATATTTTTTCTTTTGTACTTGCTGTGTGGATTCTTTTTCTACCCACCCATTTGCATTTTTTGCACCTAGTTTTCTCTAGTTGGGCCTTTTTAAAATAATCTATGGATGTCTGAGAATATGATACTGACTTTTTACAGTAAGGACATATCCTTTTTAGCTTCTTTTGCATTCTTATTAATTTCTATTTAAGGGCAAGGGCAACTTGAAGCCGCCGCAATGACTAAAATGCGCAGTATTAACTATAAATTCCGTGCCAAGCCAAGCATGGCCCCCCTCCAAATTTTTACAGCTATCTGGATTTATATAAGAGATGGTCATGTGTGGCTTGTACTCTGGAAATTGATTGTTATTCTCAAAAGTATCCCGAAGCTTATAGTGAATCTCTTCTAGCTCAGGACTTAAGATTTCAATTTTGAGAACATCATAAGGCTGCTCCCCATTATTTCTAAAAGATGAAATCTTGCCTAACTTTATAACAAAAGGTTTTGTTTCTGCTAGTAGCTTTCTAATAGCAAAATAATCATTCTCATTTTTAAGACCGTAAAGAATTGTAATGTGGGGTCTGCTTTCTTTACCGTACTCCTCTTGCGGGTCATCCATCAGTACTCCGTCACTAATCAAACTAGGTACTTGTGGTAACTCTCTATAAACATCTTTATCAGAAATTAGACTTTGCAGATTATAAAATAAGAAATCTTTTTCACTGGCTATATCTTCAAGGTTTATCTGTGTTGAGTGATTTTTGTATTGCACGTTATCTCCTTTTGCCACAATCATAGATTCACCCAATTTTAAACTTTGTAAGTTAAACATAATTAGTCCTCTATAAGTACTCTGTTAATATTGTTATCCAAGAATCTATCTCTTTTATAGTATCCTGGGATGCTTTGCTGCTATTATATGCCTGCTTTGTAAACTCGCTAAAAGTCTGCAAATGTAACATCCTATCTAAGTACACTTTCTTCTCGCCAATCATTGACTGCATAGCTGCTAGTATTAGACCATTCTCTGTAACAGCACCATAACGAGGATCTCTAAACTCTGATGAGAAAGTGTCAAAATCACCTACACTAGAGGACAATGCGCTATACTGTTCCTTCGCATCGGCTATTTCATTATCAAATGCCATAGCCAAAATTTCATCTCTATCTTTGCGTGTGTTATTAACTACCTTAACTTTCCTCAACCATGTTATAGCACTATTTTTTACTGAGGATTCTAACAGCAGAAGAAACGATTCAAAGTCCCTAGATATTTGTTGCTTTTTCTTAGTACCCGAATTATAAAATTGAGGCAGAGTATCTTTTCTACCTTTCAAAACCTTATCAATGTCCTGCTGACTAAATTCCTTAACTAGGTCGTCTGAAAGGCCAAATGCTTCTGGTAATCCAGGGAAATCTAAAGCCATAAAATCTCCTAAAATGGGCTAAAAGAGGGTAATAACGGCTCTGTGAGAGAGCAGTCCGACGAGTTTAGCTTAAAGTCGAAGCTTAGCCTTAAATTTGGCAAATTGATCGAAATAAAGGATACTGAGGAAGTCTGACGTTGAAGTAGAGATTGCAAAGTTACAATAGGTAGAAGAAGGAAACTAAAGTCCGCTAATGCGGTTCCTAAGTTAGGCTGCTCAATAGTACATACACCACCCAGCAGAGAGTCAACATTAGGAGTTATCATTTCCATAAGACAAGCAATCTTGGCCATTACCTCAAGTAGTATCCTATTAATCATCGTAGTTATAGCGGATAAAGCTAAGTCTACATCGGGAGTAAGTTTGTTTAAAAGTTCCGCTAAGGGATTAAAGTTAAAGCTAACATTAAAACCGAAGGCACATTTTATAAAGGAGTTACCAAATGATCCTCCCCCATTCAATGATACACCCAAAGACAAAGAGGATTCTAGTATTCTAAGAAAGTCACCTGTTTTGGTATTCAATGCGTTAGTGACTTTGAAAGCTGCCTGAAAAGAATTAGACATTAAAGATTGAGTAGCTAGAACGTTATCTGTGAGACTTGAGGATAGTCCGGTAGTTGATACATCGTTAATCCCATCGAAGATACTGTAGGTCTTATTAATATCAATATTCCTATTCAGTAAAGAAGAAGGAGAATCATAAGCCCTAGCAGGGTCAGCTCGGGTAGGAGTCAAAGCGTAATCATTCGCGGCTTGCTTAGCTAAGAGTAATTCAGTGATAAGATCTTCACGGCTTTGATTTTCTACATTAGACAAAGCGTTTAGTACAGTTATGAGAACTGGAGTTTTGCTATTCTCCTGTACACTTAAAACGGCATTTGAAATAGTGAAAGACCCAGGGTCTATGTTTTGCAAAGGTACTAATGCGGCATTAACAGATTCTGCGGTGCTTGTTAAATCTATACCCGTAACAATACGAGCATTCAACATGTCAACAATATCAGCATCTGTATTCTTAACTTCCAAAGTAGTGATAGTCAAAGGATCTAACAGTAAAAATTCAAAGGTCAATTCTTGTACCAAGGATAGTAGAGACGATTTAATGTTTTGCAAGTCTAGAGCAGTCAAAGGGTCTTTATTGGTCAATGTTATAATTGACTCAATGTTAGCCTTTACGGACTCTATATCAAAAGTATCCACATCATTAGCTGCTGAAATTTGAGCAGAACTTAATCCTAACCCTTTTAGCTTGTTAACGTAAAAAGTATTTATTTGAGAATTTAAACCAAAAAATTTTACGGAGATCTCTTCAATCGAAACTCCCTTTTGAATAGCGGAATTTGACAAAGAAGTATCTATGCCTATAAACTCATCTCTTTTGTAGTAGGTTACAAAAAGAAGACCTTCCTTAACTTGCAATATATCATCTGAAAAGACCTTTTTGGATGTAAGGTCTGACAATTCGGCAAGGGTTAAGTGCCTTGGATAGGGAGAGACATATTTTGTTATCGTAGGAATATACGTTACGATAAAGAAGGAACCATACTTGCCTGACAAACAATCTTTAGATATAGAAAAGCTGTTAGTCAGTTGATATAGAGTTCTTAGATTTTTAATATTGTTTGAATCATTAGTGTTGTAAAGAACGCCATTCAAGGAAGCTATACCTAGAGCATTAAGTCTTTTAAGATCATCTTCTTTTTTACCAGTAGGGCTGCCTGTTAGGTTGGCTAGATCCTCAGCAGATGAGAGGGAGCTGTTACCAGAAGCCTTAAGTGTGGTATCAATAGTAGTGAGTAAAGCTTGTGCAGACGCAGTAGCAGCGGTCAGATCTAAAGCGTCAATAGCTGAAAGTATATCATTCGCAGCATCATTTATCTGTTTATTAACACGGTTTACTTCCGCGTCTAGCTCAAGGTTGAATTTACAAATTCTAGCTGCCATTACAAATCCTTAAGATATTGTTCCTGTCAAAGAAACTCCTGAAGAAGGTACGTCAGTAACTACGCCTGAAAATGCGGGTGGAGTGACTGTTGAACTACCACCGGAGAAAGAACCTGCATTAGTAGTATCCACTTTAGCAGTCTTGGCGAATGTATCAATAGCGTCTGCTAATTGTTGCGCTTTCATTTCGGCTGTAGATTCAGGGGATAAGTCCGTCACTATAGCTTTTAGGCTATCAACGAAACCTTGCACATCCAATCCTGCACCAGACCCATGTTCAATATTTCCAGTACCTGTACCAACGTAAACACCTGTTGCACCAACAGGGCTTCCTACTCCTGGAGTAGGACCAACCAACATAGAAATATCTACGTATACTTTGGCTTGCGCAAAATAAGTATTAAGGGCAGCAGAAACCTGTTGAGCCTTAGATTGCGCTGTAGCAGATGCGCTCAAATCTTTAAATATGGTGGTTAGACTTTGTGTTAGTGCATCCTTGTCCAATCCAGAACCACTAACAGCGTCAACGCCACCTTCCCCGTCGGCACTACCTGATTGACCAGGAGATATTACGGTAGCTATCACAATTAAAGAGGGAAAGCTACCACTATCTGAAGTCATAGGAGTGCCTGAAATAAAATAATTTTTAATGGCGTCCGCAAAAGGTTGTTCTTTTACAGAATCCTTTTCCAGATCTGAAAATATTGAACCCAAATCTGTTGCTAATTGTCCTGGGTTTAATGCCATTAGTCTACCTTAAGATAAGTCAATTTTAATTTTTTCTTATTAATAGTAACATCGTCAAGATTGTCAAGTACAGCTTGTATCACATCTGGGTTAACTTGATCGAAAGTTCTCAATTTAAAATATCTGAAATCTTTAAATGAGGACAAACCTTCCCCGCCAGTTATCATTATTTTTTCATTAATAAAGTCAAAGAACCAATAATCGTTGTAGATCTTAACAAGTTTTTTGTATTTGGTTTCTTCAATCAACTGGACTTCCCTTTATAGTAAGCCCCTCATTTTAAGTCTTGCCACAGACAAGCCAACAGAGGGCGCAGAACAAAAAACTAGCTCTGGTAGTGAAACCCACTCAACATACGCACCCTCTTCACCCTTAGTACCGTCACCCGAAGGCTTTAGGAGAGGTAAAGAAGAATCATAATCTAAGGCAAATAAATGCTGTTTGTAGTCAGAGGATTTCATAGGTAAGCAAGTACCCAGGGAAACTAAACTTCCTGGGGTAGTTATTAAGCCCGCCTCTTCCTCTAATTCCATAACTGCTATGTCTAAAGGGGACTTACCTTCTTTATCCATAGAACCCGTAATTGCGGTAATATAAAATTCCTCGGGTTTACAGTGCGCGGGACAATGTTCATATCGCGCTAATGCTTTGTTCCTCTTGCTATCATAAACAAATACAGCGACACCCTCAGGACCAGTAGGTTGATGAGAAAGAGTATACCACCCATCACGTTCAATAACACTGATCCATTTATTTTCAAATAATACTTTATCCCTGCTCACTTTCAACTCCTTTATGTAAATTCTTTAAATCATCCTGCATTGCTTTGTATAAATCATTAGGTCCATCATATACGTCTGGAAAAGGAAAACCTTCTGTGCAAACTTCAAAAACCTGTTTTAAAGTTTTCTTATGCCAACCAACTCTAGTTATAGTACGTTTGCCATAAATGGCATTCCACGTAAATCCTATTTTATATTCTGGGTGTACCATTTACTCACCTACTTTATGTTTAGCAGAAGCTATCTCTGTTTCTTTTACGTCGGATATTACACCTTGGAAAGGTACTAATAAGGGACCACTTGGGCCCATTGGTGTTGGATGTATATGTTTCAAATAGTCCGACTTGAAAGCATTAATTTCTGAAACCATAGCATTGAGTCTGGTCTCTAGCATTTTGCTTTTAACGATAAACTCAAAAGCAGACTTGCCTAGTATAATCTCTCCAGACTCAAGCTGTACACCCTTTGAATTAAACTTCATTATATTCTTACTATCAGAAGTAGATATATTAAACTCGGAGAATATAGTGAAATTTAATTTTCCTGCGGGTATTTTTAAAATAGCCCCTTGAGTAGCTGACGTGGGTAACTTAACAATTAAGTTCCCTTCTTCATCTATTTCTTTTACAAACTCTTTACTATCAGGGGTGTAATAAATATTTTTAACACGTAAAGGTTTTCCTGTCTCTGCAGACTTTTCAACTTTACCAGCGTCATCAATTACATTGCCAGAACGCATATAAAGCAAAGGCTTAGGCTCTGAGGATACTAAGCCACCTAACGAGGAAGATGGAAATGCATATACTTTTGCATACAACTCTTTTTGGTAAGTTCCGTCAATCTTAGGAAAGAAAGTTTCCGTAGCCGACTTGACTCTCTTTACTACCCCTTCTCTAATCTCATCCCCAAGTTTTGAAGACTTATTATGAATGAATACTCTTCTGTGTAAGGGTGCTTTTTGGCCTGATTCTAGTTCATCCTGATTAGCCCAAGTTCTTACTACACCCCCTCTGTCTTCTTTTATCGCACGAGCAGCGTAATAGGATTGGGCAAAACCTTTTGACGAAAACTCAAACTCCCCCTGCTGCAATGGTCTATATAGAGATTTCTTTTTTTGGTAATCAATAATTCTGCGAGCAGGGTCAATATTCTCATGGTCAATAATGGAAGGGCTTTGTCTATCAGATCTATAACTAACAATAGGGAAGGAAGCTGCCTCCGGAGTAGCTCTGATCCAAGCCGTAGGTCCAACATAAGGATGATGAAAAGGCACTGACCTTTGAGGTCCTGCTGAAACCAAGGTATAGGTTTCAGTTAAGGGATTAAGGCTGCTGATGTACGCCCCGAAAGGCTTACCCAATAGTTGTTCCTTAGCCTTAAGTCTTTCCTTAGCCTTATTTAGCTGTTGGATGTTCGTTTCCAAGTATTAGTCACCCAGTAGCTTAGTTAATTTTTTAGTATTAGGTAAGACTAAGGTAAAGCCGGAGTCTAAAAATTCCTTTGCCAAGAATTTTCCACTGACTCTAACAGTCTCATGATCTTTTCCTTCGTCAGTAATTTCAACAGAGGTCAAAACCAATTGAATATTAGCTTTGAATTTCTTCTCAAGAAATGCTTCCAATTTTTCGTTGTCTAATTTCTCAACGCTCATAATTGCTCCTTTGCAGTAGTATCTTTTTTGGCTTGCTCAGCCGATAAATTGTCTGTCATCAATAATTGAATTTTCTTAAGAGCTTCCGTGGCAGTATTAGCCTGATTTTTAACTTCATCTGATGCACGGTTTAAAGTCTCATTAAACTTAGTCATGCTTATTAGCATATCCGCTATTAATTTTATATTAGTGGATAGTAGCTCTGTTTTTGATGGTCCATCTTGCTCGGCTTTAATCCGAAGAGTCTGGCCCATTTTTAACTCTCTCAAATTACTCAATGTCATATTTTACCTATGGTGCGAAAGGGTTTGATACTTGGGGTAATGCTAATCCAGGTTCGCTTGCTTCAACTGATTTTATTATCTTAATTCCTGAATCTGTGCCTTTTTGATCTTTCCAGGCTTTAACATAGGACATAGCAATAGAGTCCTTGCCAGTAATAAAAGAAAATTCGGCTTTGTCGTTTCTACGCCTTATGTAACGCAAAGTTGTATTAGATGAGCATTGGCCATGTACCTGCATAGTATTAGAATGAGCGGATACCCAACCCATCCGTTGCTCAGTTTTATGGAAAACTGGTTTATTAGGAAAAATAAAAGGTCTCCACGCATACTCTATAGACATCTTTGAAGATTCAGATAATCTCTTAGTGTATTCTATGAGTGCAATCTTTTCTAAGGATTTAATTTGCGTAAAAAGGGTTTGTGCTGTTTCCACGTTAACTCCAACACGGGAAGCTAATGCCGGAGAAACTACTACCACTTTAGGCTGGATTGCGGGAGGTAAGCTAGTCGTATGGTCAGTATTAGCATAGGTGCCTTGTCCCGACACTTCCATAACAGTTGGAATATCACCCTCTTCGTCAGAAATATCATCGGATATAATGAAATTATCTACTGTTAAAAATTTCTTATAGCTCTTGCCAAAATTGTCAGGAGTACTATCATACATAGGAAATTCAAAAACTATGTCACCATTACCAGTTATCCAAAACTGATAATCAATAACAGAGCAAAGATTTTTAATAATGAAGTATCTATTTTCCCAATCTATTTGTTCTATGCCTTGAGCAAACTCAGTGCGAACAAGTGACTCCGCATTTGTACCACCTTTAGGTATAAGGAAATGAACCTGTTGTTTATCCGGAGCGTTTGGTCCGTCAGGGTAAGTACCTGCACCTATTGCGCTAACTTCCTTATATGTCAAAGGAGTAGGTTTTGACTTAGAACCGTTGCTACCTAATAATAGGGTAGCGTACCAATCTTCAAGTAAATTTGCTTTAGCACTATCACTAGCATTTTGATCGTATTCAACAACTCTACCTTTTGTAAATCCGCCAATTCCTTTTGGCGCTCCTGTACTACCTGCACCCGTAGCAGTTTGAAAAACATTCGTTAAGGCACTAAGTTGAGCAGAGGCCCCACCACTAGGCAATTTCCCTTGACCCGTAATTAGGATTTCCATACATGTTTGAAAATCAGTATTAGCCAAAGGGTGAGTGTTAGTGGAAGGCAAGAACACATCTGCAAATATGGAGTCGGGGCTATTAAGAAATTCTGTAGCTAATTGCTTTCCATAAGTAGGTTGCATTGAAATACGCATCTTACTCATAAGTGATCGTATATCATTACAGGAAATGCTTATAGTTGACTCACCATTTATGTAACTACCTTGTTTTCTAGCTACATCTACATAACCTGTAAAAACATTATACCATTCGTCACTGTCTAAGTAAGGATTTCTTATGAAAATTCTAAGTGGATCGTTTTTGTGAAAAATTAAATTTCGCACACCTAGATTCCAAGGCTTATCCCCAGACGAGTTTTTTACCCCATTACTCAATTCTAATTTTTTATTATAAATTGAAAATTTAGCTGCCTCTGAATACATGTTATGCTCAATAGGCTTTTTAGCATCCTTGGTATTTCTGAATACAGGTCCGCTAGCTAGTTTTTCGTTGTTAGGTGTAATGCCAAAATTTTCAAAAGTAAGTATGAAATTATCTGCCGCATTTTGAAGTGTGAAACTAGCAGTACCAAATCCATCTCTATCAGCAGAAGTCCAAGATAAAGAGCCTGTAACATAATCTGTTACTTCTGCGCCGAAAATAAAGATACGGAAGTCGCATAAATGCGGCAAACCATCTATCTCAGAAAAGGGCAGTACGTAGGCCATTAGTTGTTCCTTGGGCTATGCGACAAATTTATTTTTTGGTCATATAATATATATTTTGCATAGAGCGTCATGAGTATTTAATTATTTTTGCAGAGCGTCATGAAGATACTTTGCATGGTAGGATAGTAAGTCGGTAAGCCTTGTTGGATAATAGTTCCACTGATCTACTCCCACGTTTATAGAGTTCTCGTAAAAGGGAGTGGTAAAAATATTATGCAGGTGTCCGTGTAGTAAAATTTCTTTGCCATGCTTTTTAACGGGTGCAAAATCCTTATACCGAAGATCATAAGTTTTAGCTGCTCTGACTTCATCAAAGTACGGCAAGTGACTCATTTGTATTTGCTTACCATCTAGGTCTAGGTCATAAAATCTATGAACCTCTTTAAATCCCGCGTCAAGATATTTTTGCAAAGAAGGGGACTTTGTTCCACTGACAAGACTTTTAAAGCACCTATCATGATTCCCAGCAATAAGATAGTGAATGCCGTTAAGTCTTGGCAAAATAGTTTCCATCGCAGAAAATGATAAGCTGAAATCTCCTAGGTGAAAAACAGTGGAGGTTTTGCTGACTACAGAGTTATGGTTCTCTATGAAAACCTCGTGCATTTCTTCAATGCAAGAAAATGGTCTAGACGAATATTTTATAATATTGTCATGACCATAGTGCTGATCTGATGTTAAAAATATATCATTCGGGTTCATAGTATATTTCTTTTTTGTTTAACAGTTAATGTGTGTAAATGATCTCTCCAGTTCTGACCATGGTTGACCCACAACTTTATAATAAGCTTATTAGCTTTAATCATGGCTAAAGCATCATCTGAAAATTTGTAGTAAGACATTGTGCCCACAACACCCACAAATTCTAAAACCTCACCTCTTATTAAAGCAGACAGGTATACACTCAACCATGTTCCGCCTGTTCTAGAATAAGGTACTTTAAAATGAGCGTGCAAATCTTTTGAAGATATTAGTTGGGGTTGATTAAAACATTTTGGTTTTCTACTCAAGTAATTACACAATAGGTCTATTTTGGAAATTTCTTTTTTATTAGCCATAGTATTATACCTAAAGTTAAGAGGGAAGGGGCTATACTTGATAATGCTATAGCGTGAGCAGTGAAATAAAAATTATTCAACAGGTTGGTTAAGGGAGTGATTTCCAAATGGTGCATCTGTCTTATCTCCTTTTGGAAGTAACCCATTCCAACCTGCAAGTCTTTCATCTTTTTTCCAAAACATTTTCTGGGCCAAGACAACACAAGCTCTTTCTACTTGCGCACAAGATTTACCTTCTGTTTCAAGAACTACTGTTTTCTGCAATTCAGGATCATCTCTAAGTATCTTTTCAGCTATCGCTAATCTGGCATCTGCTTCCGGATTTTTAAATTCAACTGTCAGATCTAACCTTCCAGGGCGAGTTGACTCACCATTTACAGGTACCCCTAAAGCTGCATCCAGTCGTGAAACATCATTCGCAGTCATAAATACCAAAATACCGTCAGATGGTTCCGCACCCGACATAAGATTTAGCAAACAGTCCAACGTCAAACCAGACTCACTAATCAAAACTCTGTTCTCATCGAACATTCTATCAATATCTTCAAATAGAATAATACAGGGTGTTCTCTCTAATGCATTTTTCCATTCAGCTACAAGATCACTATTGGTCATGGTACTCAGATCAAAGATAAGGATAGGCATGTCTAATTCTTGCGCAATAGACCTGATAAATGAGGTTTTCCCATTACCAGCTCCGCCGTAAGCTAATGCGCCAAGTCTCCAGGGTACATGACGGGACATAAACCAGTCTTTACTTTTGTACCATCTTTCTATTTCAGTCTTTAACGAATAAACTTCCTGGGAGTATTTATAGAAAGAAAAAGGGGATTTTTCCTTTTCCTGTCCTAACTCCTCTAATTTCCAGCCAAGTGGTGTCATGGCTAGTTTAGATTCAACATGAGGTTCCTTAATGCTACTTTCACGCTGCTCTAGTCCTTGACTACCAGAATGATTGAATCTTTTTACGAAGGATCCTTGCACTCGTCTGGTACAGAATCTTCCCAAGGAATATCCATCCTGTGCGATAGAGACAAAGTTATTATAAAACTCAGTAGCGGCAATCATGAAAGCATCTGGATTTACAGTACCGCGTATAAAGCTTAAGGAAGTTGAATCTTTACCGCTATCTAAAAACAAAGGAAAGTTTTTCCCTAGGAAAGTGGACTTACTGTGGTCAAAAGACTTATAAGCAACCTGCATGTTTTTCTTTCGGGGTTTTACGTAATCAATCCACGTATCGTAGGTAGAATTGCCAAAATTTACTTTCCTATAGTTATGAATAAGATAAAATGCTATTATACTAGATGATTTAGTGGTATTAACCTTAATAGTAACCACAAATAGAGATGTGAATCTTGCAAAGTGATGACTTATTTGTCCCCAGAAGGCTATGATGGCTGTAGTAGACCCAACCATCCATGGAAGCAAAGAATTAAAATCCATTGTCTAAATACCCGCTAATGTCTTAAAGTATTCATAATCATAGGAAGTAACTTTGAAGTCTGAAAATATTTTTTCGTTAGGATGTTCTCTTTTCACTACTTCCTGGTGTACCTCAGAAATAGCTCCTGCTTGTCTAATAACTTTTTGAGCAGTAACATCATTTATCTGATAAAATTTCAGGAATCTACTGTATGCCTTCTGATCTATTTCTCCTTGTATGATCTGAAAAAATAAACGTCTAATATCGTTATTATCAGGAGCGTAGTTTCTTCTCTCTAAAATCTTTTCTAATGATTGCCCAAAAATAGAGTCAGTAACAATAAGCTCCCCACCTGACACTCTCTTTTTTAAAATTTCATTATCCATATCCTCAATAGTATAAAGGCATTTACTCTGTGTTAATCCTAGTGAGGGTAAAAATGTTGAGATATAGTCATAATCTTCTTTTTTAACAGAGAAATCAGTAAGGGAAGTATCAATGTCAATTTCAGGGAAGGACCTTTGATCCACTAAGGCCAAAGCTAAGTTGTAAACATCCCTTGAATCCAAAGCTTTTAATGTTTGGCGAAGTAATTTGGCGAAGTAATTTTTACTTTCTAAAGTTTTAATATATTTTTTAAAAGTAACCTCTTCAAGAAAACCTAAAGCGTATTTAATAAATGATTCCCTTAAAGATCTGGCTTGGTTTTCAGATTCTGAATAAAACACCAAAGCTTCTATACAGGAACCAAATTTAGAAGAAGTTTCTACTGAAAAGCATTGCAAAGTAATATCTAAGTTTTCTTTGTTAGTATAAGCTGTTATTGTTTGCATTGGTTCTCCATTTACCCCATAAGGCAAATCTTCAATTAGTTTAGGAAATAATTCTTTATCTATTTTACAAAATTTCCAGACAATGTTTGTGGTCTGTGTTCCATCCGCTACTGTCGCTTTACTAGCTGAAAAATTAGTCAAGGAATCTAAGACTATTACCTTAAACTCCTTTAGTGCAGATTTAACTGCCAGATGATCTTTTGCCCTTGCTAAAGTTTTAGTATCACAAAAGAATAACCTGGTCTTGCTCGTTTGCTCTCGGAGCTTTGCAAGCAGATTATCAGTACTAGACAAATCCCCAGTAGGAGAAAAGTCCATAACTATAGAATATGATGACCCGGCCCAATCCTTGAGCATCAAAGGAGAGTGAAACGCTAAATATATCATCTAGAAACCTGTGTAAGTTGAATTTGTATTAAACCAGAATCCATTACCGTAAGGTTTTAAATCGTCAGGATAAATGTCCAATCTCAAAAGTCGGTGGAATGTATCCTTTAAAATTACAGTGTGGATGTCACTGTTCTCTATTTCTTTTTTAAACTTAGTATACACTCTGGCAGAGTTCAAAAGTAGTACTTTTTTCTTGTGTGTCTCCTTACTTAAAAATTTAGTAAGGGAGCTAAAGTCAGTAGTAGGAAAATCTTTAGCCTTAAGAGAAAAAGAGAAGTCCGTTGAGAGAACTGTATATTTTTCTGAATTATAGTCTTCTGCTTTCTTCGTTGTGCAAGAATAAGCTCTAAATATCATGAGGCAAGTCTCCATTCTTTATAAGCATTGTATGTTTACAATCATTAATCTGTATGACTCTAGTTTCAAGATTAACCTCAATGAAACTAAAATCATCTATGCTGGATAAGCTAATTATTTTTAAATGATAGGGAACCTTTAGCTCTGTAACGAATATGTCTCCAGTGTCAATATCCACTACTATGTAATATGTGTAGAACTTTAGAAACAACAGTAGAAAAATACCCAAGGCTGATACTTGAGCTACAATTTCCCAAATAGTCATTTACTTTCTCCACACCAAATACGAAACAACAATCCTGCACTGCAAGCTGACCCTAGTAAAACAACGGTTAAAAGATCTACCATCACATTAGTTCTCGAACAATGTGTACAGTAGATATGATTTGTATAAACTACTTGAGGATCTTAGTAGTAAAACATTTACTGCTAAGGATTTCTGCCTCGCAGTCATAGTATTATATTTGGGAATCAAAGTTATGTCATCCTTAACTACAGAATTTAAATAGAGATCAAATTTAGGTCTATCTTTTTTATCTAGGTTATCCCAAAAATTAAAAGCTACAGTATCAAAGGAGTTTATCTTACTTTTAAAAGACCTTGAGTTAGCTACTCTAAATACTAAAAAGGAAAATATTAATTTTTTTACATAAGTCAAAATCTTATTAAACATACTTAACCTTTATGATGTTAATAAAGAATCTAGCCAACTTGTGTTGCAAGGAAGAAGGGTATACTCCCGAGTAAGTTAACAAAATTCTAAGGTCTACTCCCACATTTTTTACAAAACTTCTATCGTCAATAGAGAAAATATTCATCTCTATCATATAGGTTATTGTATGCCTAGTTAAATTATATTTATTTCTCAGTACAGCGTATAAACAGCTTAGCATCTGAGACTTACGCTCTCGTTCATCTTGCTCTGGATTAAAGACTATAACGTCCTCACCGTGTCCAAGAGCGTTCAAGCTAGATTTAGAAATCACTTTCCATACCTTATTATCTAAAGGACCAAAAGGCGTAGAACGAGAGTACTCAATCTCTGTCCATTCTACAGTAAACTCTTTTGGTTTACTCATATACATTATGCTACTGGGTGGGTTGACTGAATTGTTGCCCACACTTTAGCTAAAGATTTTTTAGGATCTTTGCTAGTATCATAAATAGCTTTCAATTGGTGTACAGAATAACCATATAGATTTTGAACGTGTGGGTATTCAGGGAATCTTTTCCAATTACCTGCCCACTCTAAACTTTTAAATTTAGAGTTAATTACTTTCCCAACAGAAGCATAATCTCCTGACCATGACCATTGAATACCTGGCTTAATAGTATCTCCATCAAAAACCAAGTCAACACCCAGGCCATAGTTATGAGCGGAAAGACCTGGTCCAGCGTTTGTTACTATTTTCTTTTTTGAACCGAATCTTCCTTGTGAGTATAGCTCCTGTTGTCTGTCAAAGGATCTATAACCTTCAAATATTTCTACGGCTAATCCTTGTTTTTTACACTGACTAATTAGCTTATCAATATCCGCAGCAAAGGGTGGGTATAATTGATCTAAAGCTCTTTGAATTTCTGTCGTCATTTTAACTCTCCTGCTTTTTAGCATCTTCTGCTACTATATTTAGGCAATCTAAAATACAAGCCAAGAATAACTTATCTGGCTCTACCAAATAATTCTTAATACTAGAGTAGGTAGTAACCATTTCTTTTATTAGCTTAGAGCATGTGAATCTACTAGGATTTTTCTTTTCAGCTTTTAAGTTAGAAAGTCTTTTATGCCAGCTATTGAATACCCAATTATCACTCTTTAGGGATTCATTGATTAGGAATTTTGTAGCCTCCGCATGATAGTCTATTACCATTTTCATAGTAAAGTCTACTTTATCAGTAGTTACAGTGGATACGTATTTTAAAGAGTTAGCATACTTTGCAGTATACATAGAAAATAATATATCCTGAGCAATTTCATAAGGGGGCTTAGCAATGGCTTGCTTAATAAAGGGGATTAAAGCTTCCGTGTCTAATGTATCAGGTTTATTAGGTGCACCATTTACGTAGGACATTACGTTTTGTAAGGCTTGTAATGATTCCCTTGGTTGTCCTCCTGCCCGCATAGCAATAGCTTCAAGAGTTTCATCCGTGAGATTAAATCCCTCTCCTTTAGATGCTCTTTTAAGAATTTTAACACAATCCTGAATTTCAATTGGCTTTATTTCTAAAACTTGCATCCTGTTACGAATAGGTGCAGGCAATTTTTCAGGATTAGTAGTGCAAACTATCCAAATAGTAGTTTTATTTGGTTCCTCAAAGGGTTTCAAAAATAATTGTTTAGCCTGTGAGCTAGCTAAGTGAAACTCATCCAATATAAAAACTCTGTATTTAGACCTAGGACTAAAGCTTGCCTGCTCAACTGTTTTTCTTGCAAACTCAATACCCGTGTCATTACCGCAATCTACTTCATGCACATCATTGTGGCTTTTAATATCAGTTTTGCAGGAATCGCATTCTCCGCAAGGTTCTCCGTTTACTAAAGCGTCACAATTTACGTAACGCGCAATGATCCTAGCAAGTGTTGTTTTACCACCACCTGTTTGACCTTGCAATAGGATAGTCTGAGGGAATTTTTTTAAAGCTAACATTCCACGTATTTTGGAAACAACCACTTCCTGACCGGAAAAATGTTTGAGCCTCTGTGGTCTATACTTAACGCTTAAGGCAGATGATTCTGTAGCATCCATACTAGTGAACCGTTAAATCAACTGCGGGTTGAAAATTTTCCCAGGAGCCATCATTACCCCACCAAGTAGAACTTGTAACTAGAGTTCCGATTATGTAACGTCCTCTAAAAATACCACCGCGTGTTTCCTCTACTTCAACGTAACCCATTCCGCCACGAGTTACTTTCATACCTATCAAAATTTTATTAAATGCAAGTCTTGCCATGAAATTATATCTCCTTTTTCATAATTTTACACTTTTTTAGACTGAAAATCTCCCAAAAATTTAGATACCTCTTCGTCAGAATAAATCAGCTCGTCAAACTTAACAGATGTATGATCCGCGTGATGCGTCAACAAAACTTCTGGGTATACAGAACATGCGCTGTCCCATGCCTGCTTTTGAGCATAGGCTGAGGGTGCATAGTCAAAGGCACCGTTTTGATAACGAATAGCCAATATCTCAGGTTCAGTTAATTCCACTAATTGCATTGCAATATGAACAGACAACTCTGCATCATGTAATAAGTCCCTAGATTTTTTCTTTTTGTACGTTAAAAAATTAACCCAGGTACCAGCTACTTTTCTATTGTAATCTCCAATTTCATAAGATCCTACTTTGTTCAGATCATGACAAACTGCAACAATGAAGGGATTGAAATTTTCTGATTCTATGCTATAAGTACCTAATAGTAGGTTCAAATTCTTATATACATTCCAGCTATGATAAGCTAACCCATGAGGTCTATTGTTGTGGTACTTCTCAGCGGCAGGGTCCGTAAAGAAAGAAGTATCCGCTAGGTATTTTTGAAGCTTTGAAAAGTCTCTTTTGTCAGTTTCTTTTAAAGATTCAAAAGTCTTAGCATATCGTTGTTGTATTTTATCGAGAGAAAATATTGGAATATGTCTCTCTTCACTAGTCTCACTCTTAGAAAAATTAATCATAGTTAAAATTACCTTTCTTTCAGTATTATGTAACAGTATGATACCAAGCCGTTATGCCAACGACAAGGAAAAGAACACTTATTGTAGCCCCAAAAAACCAAAAAGCTGCGAATAAAGCAAAGCTCTGCCAAAAACCGACTGGGTCTATTACTCCCCAAAGTTGGTACATAATAAACTCTGGTATTAATATAAACGCCAAACAAAAAATAGTTACAATTAAAAAACTTAATACTCTTATTATCATACGTATTCCTTTCTATTGCGGTGGTAAAACCAATCCTGATTTTTTAGCTCTTTGACTTTGCAAAAATTCTCTATAGCCACGAATAAGACCTTCATCCGTAAGCCTCATCAAAAAGTTATAAGTATACTGATTATATTGAAAACAATCTGTAGGCATAGCCACTAAAGATGTTTGCCCTGTAGCATAATTATTTAATACCCTGACAGGATTAAGCAAAATGGTTTGATCAACGTCATCTCCCTCTGCAATCTCCCCAATTACTTCAACCATACCAACACTAACTTGAAATAACATTTTAATCTCCTTTTCCTAATCTAATTGCTTCCGTAAAATATGTACCTAATGATCCTTCTAATCTTTTTATTCCCATATCAAGAACATAAGTAACTCCATAATCTCCAGAATGACGAACTATTCTACCATAGGCTTGTTCTATAACTAATGCAGTGGCGTACTGATACCACTCTGGCATATAGTCAACTCTGGTTTTAATTCTTTCGCTGCCCAAGTAAGGAAAGGGAACCTTAACGATGATTTGCCATCGGGCTAAATCATCTTTCATGTCGAGACCTTGTGTAATAGAAGGGCTTACTAATATTCCATTACTTGAATTTTTAAAAGAATCAAGCCCGGAAAAAAGACCTCCAGATTTTGGAAATATAAATCTTTTATCCTTAAAGGATTTTTCCACAAAACTTGATATGTTGTAAGTTGCTGTATGGATTAAGCCTCTTTCATTTTTATGTCTATCAATAATCTCTGCAATACATTCTTTTATACCGGGAAGCTTAGAATCTAAATTAAATTTATTTAAAGACCCTACATCATCTACATAAATAACTGGTCTACTCTCAATGGGAAAAGAACTAGGCACTTCTAAGTAAATAGCTTCGTCTTTCTTGATACCAAGCAGTTTTCTAAAACTTTCGTACTCCCCAATTGTAGCACTCATTAAAAGGGTTTTATTAGCGTGAGCAAAAGCCTTACTCTTTGCGTACTTTGCAATAAATACAGGAGTGAACATAACGCTCTCACAGTATGTAATCCCTTTTTTAATGTAAGGATTTGTAGGCTCAACAACCCATTTGGAATATATGCTTTGCTCTTTCTCTTCTTTGCCTGACTCAATGCATATAATAACTTTGGTAACTCTATCCAGTAAGGAATATAACTCCGTAGCCTCGTCGTAAGCTTTTCCTTCTTCAGTTAACCTGTACTCTTTTAATACTATCTCGGAAGGAAGACCACTTATTAAATAATCTTGCACAGAAGGAAATTTAGCAAAAATATCATTTATCTCTTCCTTAGTAATCTTGCTAATAGCCTTAAGGTCGTCGTAATAGTCATCCAATCCCTTAACGTGAATTGGGTACTTATCAATCTTTCTAAACTCTTTTTCTCCTAATTCAATTTGCATGAAGGAGGTCAGAACGTCATCGAAAGAATGACACTCATCCAATATCAACAACTCTCTGTCTCTAAACATTCCAGCGTAGTTGGAAGAGAATAAAAAGTAATGATAATTTAATAAAGCAGTTGATCTTAAAGCCCATTCAATAGCTCTATTATACTGACATGAGTTTTTATATTGCTCTTTTAGAGCCTTATTAGTTGTTTTAATTTTAGCGCAAACCTCTGTTCTTGGCTCGCAAAATTCACAGGTAAAATTTGTTCTGGCTTTTACAACGGGTAAATTAAAATCTTGTTTGTACTGCTCCTGTAATAATTTTTGACTAGTGCAAATAACAGAATGCTTACCTCTAGCCATAATTGCCAGCCGGGACATAACTATGCTGTATACGCTCTTCCCACTACCAGTAGGTGCTTGAATAAAAACAAACTGTTTGTTATCAATGTAAAAGGCTCTTATAGCTTTAATCAGTGTCTCAATGCTATGAGGTCTAAACTTTGTAAATTTTTTAATATTACTGTCAGGGTGAGGACCTTGCAAACATTTTTGCAATAAGAAAGTTACTTTAGCGTCATCACTAATAAAATCTATAAAGTGTTGATAGTGTTTAAAAGACCTATCACCTTCGGATGTGACAATCACCGTTTTCGATAAAAAATCTTGCTCTACCGCGAGTGTACTGGGAGCTTCATCCTTAGGTGGGCTAAAATTGTCATTTAACATTGTATCGTAAGTCATAGTTAATATACTCCGCCATAATTTCAATCATTTTACGAGATAGGAATACCCAACCTCGCCTTTTCACATATCTTTTGTAGGAAGTAAATAGCTTTGTCTTAGAAGTTTCAGCTTTTTGTTTCCACACTCTATAAACTTTATATTTCTCTACTATTTTACAAACTACGTGATAAGTTTCGCTGTTAATTGGCAAATTATTTTCAAGGCAGGAAACAACATTATTACGACGCTCTGCAAGGGTATAAGTGGAGTCACTAACGATAAAACCTTTAGTCTCCTTTGAAAATTTAACATGAGTAGCAAACTGCAATGCAGTATCATCAAAAGGATGCAGTAGTTTAATAAAAAGTCTCATCTTCTTTTTCTGTTTTTCATAATCATTCAAGGTAAATTTAGTATAGACATCCATAAGTTTAGGATCAAAAACTTTTCTTTCTTCCTTCTCAGCAGTGCCTGACAGTCTAGCTAAAGTCTTTGCCCTAATGCTATCCTTACTCTCTCTCAAGGATACAATTTCATCTGTAGTTAGCAATCTATTCATTGCTACTTCAAGCTTAGTGGGTTTAAAAACTAAAAGTTCTGTAACTAATTCCTTTGGTTCCCTATGGTCACTTTCAATACGAATTACTTTACTCTCCTCCCACTTAGCCAAAGCCTGTTTTAAGGATAATCCCGATGTAGTTAATGTCAGTATTTCGTCTTTATGATTATCACGAAGAACTGTGTACCTAATTTTTTGATAGTAATTCAATGCTACAGTGGACTCATAACCAAACAAAATAAAGAGTAACAAGTAATCTTTATCCGTTAGATTAGAAGGAAGAACATTTTCTATTAGGGAAGGAATATCTTCATAAGGAGAGTAGAAAAGAGATATGACTTGAGTATCTGTTATGTCTAAAGTTACATCTAAGCTTGCTAAAAAATGACTTACAAGAGAAGCTTTGGTTATTTTCCCTTTACCCTTAGTATATACAGCATACATCCACTTAATCCAAAGTATCCTACACTCTTTTAGGATATTAACATGCAAGTCACAGAAGTCAAGCTTAGGAGGTACTAAGAGTTTAGCATATAGTGTATCCAACAGTCTAGTTAAAGTGATTGTAGACATGCCATAGTCAGCCTCTGTACTATACAAATAAGTGGTGTAACTTGAATTAAGAGACTCTGACAAATAGTCATCTATGCCTTTGAGAAAAGGGATAGCAGAGGAGGATATACACCTTTGTAAAAAAGTATCCTCATCATAGGGAGTAGTTTTTAAGGAATAACGAGTCAAAAGGTACTTAGGCCAACCATGCCGAGTAAGCATGTCACCATCTAAGTGAGTTAAGTTACTATCTAGCTTTTCCATAATACTATTTTACCATTTTTAAAAGAGAAAAGTTAAGTAAAAAGTGTAATTAAAAGAAGATCTATGCTAGATTTTTAAAGTTCTAACATTGCGATAAAAGGCATCCGATCATACTTACTGTTAAAAGAAAACCCACTTGATACGCGCAGTACGGAAGTTGCAGATACGCCTACGGCGGATCGCAACAGAAGTACGGAGTGTATCGAAGGGTTCTTTTAAAGTAATGTGTGATTGAAAGATGCGGAAGGTGTGTTGGCCAAAGGCCAAGACACCATAAACGTCTTGAGATAAAAATTACTTTAAAAAGCCCTGTAAAATAGAGGTTCTACTTAGATTTCTGCGGATTTCTCTAAAATTAGCTTCTTTTTGGCACGGTAGTGCCTTTTAGAACAATATTTTATTAAATCCTTATTGTATCTTGCTCCTTCCCACTTTTACCTCCTTCTTAGCTGAGAACACTAAGTCTTTTTAGTTATACTTATTGTTAACCCTTTTGTAATCCGTTACTTCTTTGACTGGTTTAGTCATTTGCGAAATATTTAGTGATTAGTGTGTTGAGAAGGGAGTAATTTGAATTATTTTTAAAATGATATTGCGCATTCAATGCAAAGCGTTAGCAAGGAGAACATGGATTTCCCTTGGTGATCTGGTTTCTGAAAATAAATTTTAAAATAATTTTTTAAGCAGGAGCAGGAGGGGCTAAGGCTGTTGCAGGTAATAGGTTATTAATTTCCGTAATCACTAAATGACGTAACGTAAATAGGGAGAATCTATTGAAGAAATGAAAATGCAGACTATCTTTAAGAATGTATTTCAAACGTAATGCAGAATACTTTTTACTAAGTTTGTTTAGTATTATTTTAGTTCTGTGCGCAGGTATTTTTAGGGTTATACACTTATTATAACCCATTGAATCTTGAGTGGAAACACGGTAGCTATCATCAACTACGATTAAGCCATCCTCTTGTAATTTTTCCATTAAAGCTCTGTAATCAGTCCCTCTGACTGTGGCATCCAATTCTCTGCAATTTCTACTGGCATTGAGGTGTAATCCTGATTCTAACTCCTTTTTTTGATTAGGAGTGATTGTATTTTCAAGATGCCCTTTTAGTAATTCATACGGAGTATACTTACTTTTAATTTCTAGTTTCTTTTTATAAGAGGTGTAATTAAGACCATCATTTGCTTGATACAATCCAGAGCTAGCAATTAAATTAAAAAATCTATCACACTGTTCTAGCTCATTTGCGGAATACCCTAAGGCTTTGCACTCTTTGTGCAGCTCCCATCTAATTATTTTTGTAATAGCTACTTTGTTTCTGCTAACAGCCTTAGATTCAATGCTGGCAGTCAAATTATATAGAATTGTATTTTTTCTATGATCCCTGGAGAACTCTCTCATAAATTTCTTTACTAAATACTTTTCATCTCTACCTTTGTATGATCTACCTTGTACTACTAAGGAAAAAATACTCTTCACTATTTCTCTGTTTACTTTTATTCCTGGCTCTCTGAGCATGGCTTCAATTATACCATTTGTAAACGTGAAAAATTCTTTAAGCCTGTTATCAAGAGTATTACCGAAATTCAAAAATTTAAACTCTTTGGTTTTCCCCGTTAATTTCAGTACATCCTCTAAGGTTTTGAAATTAGCATACCATGCATGGTGGAAAGGTTTACGCTTATGCTCTAACTCCTCTGGTAGAAGGAATGCTTTTATAGTTTTTCCCGTAGACTCATACTCAGGTTCTACCTCTATATTTTGTATCAAAGACTTCATTTGATTTTCATTCAAACAATGCAGTCTTTCGAGGGATGTTAAGGGTAGAAAAGTCTCTGCGCTATTTTCTGAGTTTTTCTCAAACTTATTAGTATCCCCTAGGTACTTTACCCTATCTTCTTCTGTTATTACTAGCTCACCATTCACAAAGTCTTTAAGGTGGGACCACAAGGTGTAAATATCAGTTCTTGACTTATTTTCACATGAATATACTGTTCTGACTATGAAAGACTTTGTATTTTTGTCTTTTTTGTATTTGAACCCAGGCAAAGGAACACTTTCAAAAGGATCACAAACTTTAGACTTTTTACCAAAAATACCTGTTAATACTTCTTTTAACTTCCTATACTTGCAAAACGCGGACTCATCAATAACCTGAGGGTTAAGCACTTCTTTGATATAATTGCTGGATGATCTATTCTGGTACGCAGCAAAATCAGATACAAAAGTTGCTTTACTTGTATCCAGAGTTGAATATTTAGATTTCCATTTTTTGTCTAGTGCATCTAATACCCTAATTTTTTCTCGCTCCGCTCTAGGATCAGAAATGGGATTTATATTTACAGTGATAATAAAATCAGACTTGGAAATTTGGGATATATGGGATACATATTTTTTAATTTTGTATTCACTGATAATTTTTTCAATGGACTCCATTGACCCTGTTACTCTAAGAACCAAAGCCCTATAACCCCTAAACTCACAAATATCTCTAGTAGTTGTAAAGAGAGATGGCTCTATTCGCCTTGCCATTTTAATTTTTTCGACAAATAATTTGTTATTAGACTTGATTAGATTCCTTGCTACTCCTACCCCAAAATTTCTACTTTTTGTAGGGGTTATATTTTGCACATAGTAGGAAATGTCAAAGTTCTCTATCTCCCTTTTTGTCAAAGCCGCTATTTGAAAAACACCCTCTTTATTGTTTAGCACAGGGTGGGCTTTATACATTGGGAGTCTCTCACTGCCGTGAGTGGTGCTGGTTATGACATTGTCAGTATCGTTGAATTGTTCTCCTTCGATACTCAAGATATAGATATTATCTTTGCTTTTTGTTGACTCCACCTGCGTGAGTACAGCCAATCTAAAATTATTTAATCGTGAGTCATAATGCACATGTCTAAAAAAATGAGTATTCTTTGCCTTGCTTCTGACTAATTCAATAAATTCCTTGTCAGAAAATTCTCTAGCAATTAAACCTGTTTTAATTTTCCCCAAAGCTATATCATCATGAACTAGGTCCAGAGAATCTCTTAGAATACTTTTGACTAATGCTAACCTTTTATTATATAGATCTTCTCTTTCCTTAGCTTCCTCTTTTTTACTTATACTCTGCTCATAATTGATACTGCCTATAACTTTGAAGGACTCTAGGCTTTTTTCTTTTCGATTTTTTAATTTTTTTACGGTATCTTTAACCCGTTGTAACTTACCTTGTTCCTCACACCATCGGAAGTAATTGGCCGCAGGGCTACCCTCAGGCGCACTGCTACCCTCTTTACTTGCCCCACTGAAGCTTCTTTTTTGTTTTTGCTGTATTGTTCGCATCGTTTTTTAATTCTTAAATTTTTGGCTATCAAATATATATTTTGCATAGAGCGTCATGAGTTTTACTTCTACGCTTCATGTTAATTCGTTCAAAAAACCTAAATTTCTTTTTTGACCGCACTTTCCTAGTTTACAGACCTGAAAAACTCATGTATCTGTTCAAAATATTCTAATGAGCAATTACCTGGATCAACACCTTTGTCACTCACCTCATACCGTACTACTTTGGTATTAAAAATATTTTTTATTTGTGGGTATATTACATTCCTTGCTTTTTTCCCGGCCTCGTCATTGTCAAGAAACAAAACAACATTTTCAACCCCCAAGGAAACTAGAGCATTTAATTTTTCTTCACTCCAATTATTTGTACCGAGTAGCGCAAGTGTTGGTATCCTGTAGAATAAACACCTTAAGCAATCACCTGGGCCCTCAACTATCGCAACACACTTATGATTGTACTTACTCCATATTTTTTGTACTAAATCACTCTCACTATAACCGTACCATGTTGTTTTAACCCATGTACCGTCCATATTTCTATGCCCCGGTTCAATTTTTTCTTCTATGTAGGAGGCAACCCAGCCATTCAATCTACCATTAAACTCTACAGGTATTATCATCCTGTAAATGTTTGATTGCCTATCCCACCATTTTTTGGCACCCATAGCGATTAATAGTTTTTCTCCAATACCTCTCCATTTTCCTTTCCACTCCTCACATCCCTTAGGCAAAGAAATTTCATTTTTAGAAACTTCTAATGTTTTTAGTGTTCCGGTTAACGCATAGAAAGGATCTTGTTCAGCTATAGATTCTTCCTCGATTAGCTCTGCTCCTATTTTCTCAGCTAATATATTCCATCCACCTTTTTCCCCACAGCCAAAACAATTAAAAACACCCACAGCGGTTTTGGAAGGATCAAGATTCACACCACACGAAGGAGTGCGCTCATTGTGGAAAGGGCATCTTATAGCTATGTACTTTTTATGTACTCTTATAGCGTGGCGAGGAAGAACCCTTAGTAATTCATGTTTAACAAAGTTTGAGATGTTATCCATATTAACCATTTTACAAAATAAAATGTAAAATATTTGTAGTGAGAAAAATTGTGCGCAAGGACATACGATGAGCATCTACACTTATGTTGAATCTGTTGAAAGAAACTTATTAAATTCGGAACCTATTGTAACTGGCAGTAGACCTCAAAAATTTAGAGCATCTGGCCTTCCTTTTTGTCCTGTTATTTGGGTTTCTGACTACCTTGAGAAAAATGGTATGCTGCCGGAAGAAAGCTCCATGGGGCTAGACTTCTACGCAGGTACCGGTACTATATTGCATTCATCTTTTCAAAAATGGACAGGTCTTTTGGGGAAATTGCATGGTAATTGGAAGTGTGTTCAGAGAGATGCAAATTTAAAATTAACTTGTTCAAAAAATGCAACTCCTTTCAAGATTAAGCACGTTACAGGTCCGCAATACTGTCCTTTCTGTAAACACCTTATGGAATATGAAGAGTATCTCATTTATCATCCAGAGACTGAGTTCTCCGGTCACATTGACTGTATGCTACCCTATAAAGACGGATTTATTGTTTTGGATTGGAAAACTACTTCTGCCAAAAAATTACCTGAGATAAAAGAGGCTCCAGAAAACTATTTTAATCAGATTAATATGTACGGATATTTTTTGACCAATTTTGGAGTTTACGACGAGGACGAGAAATCCTTTGTAGGACCTTTTAAAATCTATGGTGTAGGATTATGGTACATTGCAAGGGATAACTATAAGCTTAGCAAAGTATTATTGTTTAACAAAGTAGATTCAGACCTTGCCGAGTTTACATTAGCACAAAAACTGGCAGCTGATAAAGCACTAGTAGACGGTAAATTTAAAAAAGTTGTTAAATATAAATTATGTGAAACTAAAGAAGATACTAAAGGATGTGATAGAGCCTGTTTGGGCTGTGTCCGAGATGATGAAAAACTACTTTCAAATTTGAGAAAAATGTACCAGGGTAGAAAAGAAAAAGGATAACCAGATGATAGATAAGACGCAAAGAATTGCTTTAGCCTTAGAAAATTTAATTAAAGAGCTTGTGACTCACAGTTCGGATGTAAAAGTAACTTTTACTAATGCATCTCAATCTATTATCTTCGAGGTTGTTGTGAATGACTCTGATGTGTGCAAGGTGATAGGAGTGGCAGGAAAAACAGCTAACTCCCTTAGGTATCTTTTGTATAGAATGAGTGAGGGCTTACAACAAAGAATTTTGCTTGAGATCATTCAGCCAAAATCTTTTATATCAAACAAGAAACCAAGATTTAACCAACCACTTATTCATAGTGCCATAGAGGTTGGTTCCAGATACGGAAGAAACTAAAATTTGTTTGGAATGTTTTTAGGTGGAGGAGCCATTTTTCTGATTTTTTGTTTGTCTAGTTCTATTTCTAGTTCTGTTTTCTTTCTAGGCAAAACAAATTTAGCATTACGCAGAAGTGGCAATACTGAGATTATATGTTTACACGCGTGAGGTTTTAAGGCAGGATTCTTTTCTACTGGGTATTGCCCATTGCAGTTTATTATAGAAGAGGAACCTTTGCTTGTTAGCGCGTATTCGAGATTATAAAGGAAGTATTCACAAGAACAGTGAAGCCAGCAAGTACTTTTATTTATGTCCTTTACGTCGTCATACAATTTAATAGTGATTACCTTAGGTGGATTTTTTGTTACAGAGTCTCTACTTTTGAATATGGCTTTTCTAAAAATTGCTCCATTTTTATCAGCATCCACAACAGACCGTATAAGAGTAGGTCTGCAATTTTTAGCATTGCCGAGTATGAAACTGGGAGTTAGTCTTATGATTTGCTCAAGTTTTAGCATGAGATTTCCGATTTTAGCTTATATAATATATATTTTGCATAGAGCGTCATAATCTTTTAGGAGGTAAAATGAGTAATGAAAATAGACGTAAGCACGTTACTGTCCAATCTGGAAATGCTTATAAATTATTATCTTCTATCCTGAAGGAAGTTAACACTATAAACTCAAAGAAACTAAGTACGGAGGAAGTAGATTCCTTCTTTGACTACTGTGACTCCGTGATTTATAGAATGGCCTCCCTTATAAATGACCATACAGGATTCATCAGGAAAGAATTAAGAAAAACATATTGCAAAGCTGCTGCAGGGGACTATAGGTTTAAAGCTTATTTCGTAGGAAAAAATAAAAATTCTAAATTTACAAAAGGCTTTAATGCAGATGACTCTTGGTTTTTGACAGAATTTAATTACCTATTAAATCCCTCCTGCACACTTGATGTTTACCAGATACCCCTATCCCGTGAACACTGGCTAGATATGATCCAAAAGTTTATAGATAAAACTAGTTCCTATCGAGACAGTTTAGCCAAAGGGGACGAACTAGCTGTTAGACGAGTGGCTAGGTCTGTGAGTTCCACAGACCTAGCCTTGCATGATTGCCTTACCAACTTAGATTTAATATACCCTCACTTTATTGATATACGAAATAAATTTTTGTTGTCTTTCTTTAAGAGACTTTACGCCGTATCAAGAACTACAAACTCCAAAATGAAGATACTAGCTGAAAATCTTTCAGCAGGCATGGAAGGTTTAATAAAGGCATTCTCTCAGTTTAGGCAACACACCCCTAATGTTTATTTTTATTTTTTCTGTGAAGAGTACATTAAAAAGGCCATAATTGCTAACATTAGAACTTCTAAGGCTATTAAATTACCAGACTGGGTTCACGAGACCTTTAATAAAGTTTACATAACTCCAAAACTAGCTACTAGTCCTGAGGTAGAAAAAGCTAAACAGCTATTGAAATTGTCTGAAATGGATTCTCTATCCTATATAATGGATCTTCTTAACTTTGAGGGGGATAGACGTCTTAAAGATGATAAGAAATATGAGGATAGACTTGAAAATTTTCTTATTGAGGATACACACTCTGACTTAGATTTAATTTCCATAGTTTCTAAAGCTAGGTTAACGACTACTGAAAGATTCATAACTCACCTATCCTTTGATCTTGAAGGTATAGAGCCAAATACACTTACGGATAGTGACATTGAGAAAGAAAGAATTTTTCAAATGGCTATTTAATAAAATAAAATGTAAAATATTTTTGTGTGACAATTGAAATATTTTTAAATGGAGATGAAAAAATGTCAGAAAAGAAAAAACGCAGTTTTGCAGGAGCTAAAGCACCACAAGCTGAAAACTATCGTTGGGATGAAAGTAAAAAAGTAAACTTTTATGACCTTCGAGGAAAAAAGTACAATGCTGAGTACCAAACAGTGCGACTTGTCGGAGAGCCATTTCCCTTCGCTACTACTTGGATTTCGGGTGTTAACAAAAGCGGCAAAGAATATAGTTTTTCCGTTCCTTGCTTTAGCTATAACCCAGATACTATGAGCTATGAGGATTCTAAATATGATCCTTATTTGAGACATAAAGAAAAACTAGAACAAAAAGGTTTTTCTATTCGTACATCTGTAGCATGGGCCTCAAATGCTATTATTAGATCCATAGAGACTAAAACTCCTGACGATTGTGTTAGACAGATTAGTTTTCCTAATACTTGCGCTTTAACCTTGCAAAAGATTGAAAAAAAGAAAGCTTGCGAATCAACAGATCCCAAAAAAGGTTTTGACGTTAACATTAGTTATGACGCAAATGCTTCGGGTTCAGACAAGTGGAATGTGCAAAAGGACGAGAACTCAGTTGTTAATCTAAAAGAATTACAGGATAGCTTGGTTGTGTTTGACGATGTTATTCCTTGCTTTCTAAATTCTAAAGATGACGATGGAATTTTTGCCGACTATAAAAAACAAATAGAAGATGATGTTCGGAAAAAACTTGAAGGTGGTAAAAAAGGTCCAGCGGAAGAAATTGATGACGCAGATCTTGATGACGAGGATGCAGTTATTTCAAAAAGTAAAAAATCAGCTAAAAAACCAGTTGATGAGGACGACGATGAGATTCCTGTGAAAGCTAAAAAAGCATCAAAAACTTTTTCAGATGATGACGATGAAGATGACGAAAAACCAGTAAGAAAAGCAGCAAAAGCAGCTAAAGTAGAAGAAGACGATGAAGATGATGAGCCAGTTACAAAACCAAAGAAAGCTAAACCAGTTACTGAAGATGACGAGGATGACGAGGATGACGAGCCAGCACCCAAATCAAAAAAGTCAAAGCCAGTTGACGAAGACGATGAAGAAGAGCCAGCACCTAAGGCGAAAAAATCACGTAATGATGACGAAGACGATGATGAGGAAGATGCTGGAAGAAAGCCTGCTAAAAAACGCGTTGACACAGATGACGAAGATGAGGATGAGGCTCCTAAAAAATCTACAAAAAAGGGATTGAAAAAGCTAGCTTCAGTGGATGACGAAGACGATGAGTAGACTTCAAGTCATTGAGGTTCAAACTCTTAATGAAATATTTGAGATTATTAATTCTGGTAAGCAAGTAGAAATTCTATTTGCTTACCAAGAAGAAAATCCACAGATTGAAGCATTAAAACAGCACTTAAGCAATTTTCCTCGTACTTATTATTATAAAATAAAAGATACTAATGAGGCTGAGACTTTGCAGATAATAAAAGTTCCTCAACTTAGAATTTATGCTAAGGGATCTGAGTCAGCTTCCTACGTAGGCTCTAGCATATATTCACAATTCAAAGGATTAGAACGTGAAGACTAAAACATCCAAAGCTTCAAAACCTAATAAGGCCATAGGCTTTGATTCGATGGTTAGTGGTATTGAAACTAATTTGAGCATTAATGCAGTATCATTGGACAGAGGTGGGATGGCTGACAACTGCTTGTCTACGTCTAGTCTAGTATTGGATTTAATAACTGGCGGTGGCTTATATGCGGGACGCTGGATAAGTTTCATAGGAGAAACAGGTGCAGGAAAATCATCTTTTTCCTTCTCCTCTTTAAAGGATGCTGTAAAAAGAGACATTCCAGTTCTCCTAAAAGACTATGAAGGTAGTTCAGACGCTCAATGGCTTTCCAATATTTTAGGACAAAATGTAGATAAATTATTAGGTGTTAAAAATAACCAAGGTAAATACATAGTAGCCCCTAAAGTTAGGTATTACCAACCAGAGACAGGGGAAGAAGGTTTTCGCTTTATCCATCGCTTGCTAAAATCTTTACCTGATAAAAGAGAGTTAAATGGTGTTTGGTACCTAATTTACGATAAAGAGAAAGAACCTTTATTAAAATCTAGCAAATGTGAGTATACTAAAAAAGGAGACAAGCTGTACGTGGAAGCTGAGGATGGTCAAGCTCAGGCAGTTGTTTTGGTTGACTCATTGGCTGCAATGTTTCCAGAAGCAAGAGATGAGGATGATGAATCTTCTCCTATGGCAAAAATGGCAAGAATGTTTTCTGATAATTTTCCTACTATTAAAACACGACTAGCCTCAAAGAGAGTCACTATTGTTGCAACAAATCAAATTCGTTTAAAGCCTATGGCCTTTGGAGATCCTCGTTATCAACCTGGTGGAGAGGCTGTTAAGTTTTATCCAGACCTTATTATTGATGGTATGCCTGTGTCAGCCTCTACAGTGAAACAAGGAAAAGGTGCGGTAGTTGAGGAGCCTTGTTGGGATGTTGAAGGTGTTGATAAGTATAAGTATACAAAACTTAAAGTCATTAAAAATAAAATGTTTGCCCCTTTCAAAATGGGAGTGATGCGTATTTGGTTTGAACATGCGGGTCAGTCTGGGGCAGGTATTGATCCAGTATTTGACTGTTCTCAGTATTTAACTATGACAGGTCAACTGATAGATCACGGCGGTAAAAAAGGACTTGAAATTTTATTACCTGGACCATGGCAAGGTAAATCATGGAAATGGATTGAGTTTAAAGAGCTTGTTTTGAATCCCAATAAACTAGAAGTGTATAGGAAATTTGGATTGAAACATGAGGCTATTGGAAAAGTTACAGAAGCATCACTTGAGGATAAAAATCTATTGAAGTTGGCTAGAATAAATTGCGATGTAAGAAAATCCTGCATGAAACAAATTCAATCAGGAGAAGCTTTCAAATTGTATGCGGCAACTTTATCAGGAGTATCTATCAGTGATATGGAAGACGACGAAGAAAAGCCTTCTAAAAAAGGCTCCACTGTTATGGAAGATTAGGAGGTTAAAATGCCAAAAATTATAATGGTGTCTGGTAAGCAAGGTAGCGGGAAGACAACACTTGCCGACAGTTTAGCTAAAGAGCTAAGCAATAGAGGCTTTCCTGTTCACAGGCTCAGATTCGCTAAAGTGTTGTATGAGATTCATGATACAATTTATAAATTAATTGAACCCTACGGTCTTAAACTGACAGGTGCTAAAGACGGGGAGCTACTTCAGTACCTAGGAACAGAATGGGGACAGACTAAGTTTGGAAAATCTGTTTGGGTAGAATGTTTAAAATCTAGTGTGTCAAATCTTAAGGATACTGATATTGTTATTATTGACGATGGAAGATTCGAGCATGAGATGGACGCATTTCCTGACGCTGTTAGTATTAGATTGACTTGTCCTGAGAATATTAGAAGATCACGCTGTAGCTACTTTAGAGAAAACACTACACATCCTTCTGAAATTTCCTTAGACTCCTATGAATCTTTAGGAAAATTTACCAAAATTATTGATTCGGAAGTTCATGATAATAAGTCTGTATTACAAATATCTCTGCAAACAGTTTACAAGGCTATTTACTCATTTACCTATTCTGTTTCTCTTCGAGGGAACAAAATTGATCCCGAAGTTATTGATCCCTTCAATACTGTCGTAAGCTTTGCAGAGCTTCAAGACCTTGGGAATGATAAAGTTTATACTATTTTCCTCGGTTTGACAGATAAATCTTTACTCTCAAAAGTATTAACTTCACATTTCACAGTTACAAAAATGGGGGCTGTTTTAGCGTTAAGCCCCACAAGTGATAGATCATGAATTTCTTAGCTACTGCCGACTGGCATATTGGCGAGTCCTATCATATTTTAGGAGAAGCATACCTTGAACGCCAAGAAAAAATGCTGTCCGAAATACACAGATTACTTTTTAAATTTGATTGCAAAGTTTTAGTAGTTTCTGGAGATATTTTTCACAAGCCAAAGGAATCTTTGCCTCAAAGAGAAAAAGATATTGTACTGGCTATGATTACCAAAGTACTAAGAAAGAGTGACAAGCACGTTATAATCCTTAACGGGAATCATGATAAGCTTGATACTAGCTATACATCCATTCATTATTTAAAAATTATAGAGAAAGATTATCCTAACCTTCATGTTGTAGAGATAAAACCAAAAGTGATTATCATAGACCGGATTGCTTTTGCTTGTGTACCACCTGATTGTATATTTAATGATACCGTAAAAGACTTGTATGAAAGTACCGACAAACAAAAATTTGATAAGTTTATTGTTTTAGGACATGCATGTGTGACAGGCTCAAGAATAGACTCTGGAAGAACAATGGATGGCTTAATTATAGAAAAGTTTTCTTTTGTGGACTTGTTTATCTTTGGTGATATTCACATGCAACAACAGTTATTTGAAAATGGCTGGATGTGTGGTGCCCCAATGCAACACAATTGGGGAGATGATTTTAAAAGTAAGGGAGTTTTAGTTTTCGATTCTGAAAATTTATTAAACCCTAGAAGTTATACAGTAAAAGGTATAAAAAAGTTCATAAAAATAAAAGAAGGTGATTATGTACCTGACCCCGAGAAATATCATAGTCAACTAATTACTAGTGGTAAAATTGAAAATTTATCAGATGGTATCCTTGATGTAGTACATGTATTCTCCGAGGAAGAAATGTCTAATCTGCAAGTAGACGTTTTGGACGGATTAACTGAGTTTCTTTCTGAAAAAGGTTTTTCCGTAGATGAACAAACAACTGCGGTAAAAATAATTAATAAAATGTTAAATAATATTATAACGGATACTAACGCTGAATAATTAGACTTAGAAATGTGATACTTTATGGCAGTCTTAAAATCAACTACATCCACCTATCGTAGGAAATCCCTTAAAAAAGAAAACTCCGATAAAGAAGAACAAACAGACCTGCCAATTATATTATCCAATCGTCTTTATGTTCCTAAAAGCAAAACCACACAAGAATTATTAGACGCATGGACTTACACTGTAGACTCTGGAAATTCTGGTGCTTTTGACGAGCTAAATTCTGAAGTAGAAGAGTTCTCTTTGTACAAAGAATTTCAAGACGGTCAATACTATGGATTTTGTCGTGGCGACTTAGATAAAATCTATTCTTTTTTCCCTTTATCCTCTATAGTTGACGAGCGCGTTGCTCCAAGGATGCCATACAAGTTAACCTATACGGATGACCCTAAAAAACAATTAAGAACTCATCAAGTTACCGCTGTGGATACATGGCTAGAAAAACGGTTCGGCATACTTTCGGCGGCTCCCCGTACCGGTAAAACCGTTATGTCGTGTTTTATATCCTGCAAGTTACAAAGAAAAACACTTATCCTAGTGCATACTAAAGATTTAGCAGATCAATTTTATGCAACGTATCAAGAATTTACAAATGCTAGTGACTATGAGAATGGTATAACCGAAAAAAGACAAGTAGTAGGTATTGTCCGAAGCGTTAAAGACCTAGAAAATGATTGGTCAGTACATATAATGACCTACCAAAAGTTTTTTACCAAAATGTCCACCCTTAAAAAGCTTAGGGACACTTGGGGTTTAGTGATAGTGGATGAGGCTCATCACAGTTCGGCTGGTTCCTGGACTAAAGTCCTGAATATCCTAAATGCAAAATATCGCATGGGGTTAAGTGCCACCCCAAAGAGAAAAGACCAGACTCATTTTATTCATTACAATATCCTAGGTCCTGTTACATCTGTTTGCAAAGCTAAGCAAATGGACTGTTCTGTACTGTACTTTAAAACTGGGTTTGTCGTTAAAAACTTTAGTATGTGGACAACTTTAATTCGCAGACTATCAGAGGATGAGGAACGTAATACCTTAATTTGTGACACCGCTATGAAATTTGCCGACAAGGGTTACAACATACTTATTACAGTAAAGTTAGTAAACCACGCAGATGTTTTGGCTTCCTATTTAGATAAACACGGTTATACAGTAGCAACACTCACAGGTAAGTCACCAGATCGTAAAGCGTTATTAAAAGATATAAGATCTAACAAGTATCAAATAACTGTAGCAACACGTCAACTTGTCCAAGAGGGTGTTGACGTTCCTGTGTGGTCGTGTTTGATACCTACAGTCCCAAATATGAACCCTTATGCTTATCAACAGGAAGTCCGTAGAGTATCTACTCCTTACGATGGTAAGCCTGACCCTGTTATTATCATACCTGTAGATGATGGTCATAGAGTAGTTCATGCAATGAAAGCTGCGTTTCATAAAGTGCATAAGCAAGAAGGTTTTTACTATTACGGTGATCCTAATAAACGGAGATTAACATGACCCTGAGACGCGTATGTAAACATAGATGGACATGTCCTGGTGCGTATAGGTCAGTGTCAAAACATTATCCTCTCCGATATGATGAGGTTACTACTTTGTTAGTATGTTTAAAATGCCAAACAACCAAGGAGTTAGGATCTCTTATTTTAAAAGAACACACGTCATATCAAACTAAAGAAGATATAGAAAATGCTGCAAATAGTTTTTTCAAAGATAAAGAAGATTTTCTACTGCATCAAAAAACTAGTAAAAAGATAGAGAAGGCTTTAGTTGACATGGGGTACACTCCCTCTGAGATTTCATTACTACTTCACAATGTACTGACACAGGAGTTCAAAGAGTTTGAGTCAAATTTAAAGCCAGAGCATAGGCAGGATTCAAGAATTATTTTGGAAGGGTATAAGCGAGTAGTAGTGTAATGGTTGAGACTTCAAAAGACATACTGGACTTTATTAAAAGTGACTATAAGTTTGCCTTAGCAGTGGGTCCAAAAAATAAGGTTTTAGATTCTTTATTTTCTTGTTTATCCACTAATACGGCATATTTGTACAGAACAAAAGTGTTGATAGCATCCCAGTACAGGAGTGTCACACGTTTTAACAAAATATTGATAGTATCAGTTGATACAAGACAACAAATACTGTATTTGCAAGGTGTGTACGTTGACAAAAAAATTATATTTATCTCAAGTGAAGATTATGAAATTGACTGTGTAAAAATTAAAGTAAGTAATGATGTTGTTAAGCGTAGAATTGGTGAAATTAAGAATATGAAAATAGTTAAGAGAGTTAGCGTGTGAAACAAATATCCGCTGATACAGAAATAAAACTTATATTCGCATTATGCAATGGGGATTTGTCCGTTAAGACATCCATTTTATCAACAATAACCGTTGAGCATTTTGGTTATTCTCCTACGCGTGAAGTGTTCGAGAGAGTATTAGTTTTATTAAAAGCTGGTAAAAATATTCCAGCCACCTCTACACTTAAGGAGGACACTGCCTTATCAGAAAAGTCCCAGGAACTTTTAGGTGCAAAGAAAACAGTAGTTGGCAAGAATGAATTGCAAGATTTATTAGACACCGCAGAAAGTTACAGAAAAGTAAGGCTATTATTTTCTTGTGCTAATAATATTGTAGAAAATTTAAAAGGCAAAGAAAAGGTAGATATAGAATCTGTAATACAAGAATCTATGGATACTCTTGCCAACGCAAAAACTGGTTCAAAATTTGATAACTTAGTTCTTGGGGATAAAGATAATTCAGAAGAAGCTTTTGATCGTATACTGAATGGTAAGGTTCACGTAATTCCCACTGGAATGAAAGTATATGACTCCATAAACGGAGGATACTTTAAGGGATTTTATGTTACTATTGCTTCAAATTCTGGTGGAGGAAAGTCCACACTAGCTTTGCAACAGGCAGTGTACATGATGTCTCAGGGATTTAAAGTAGCGTATGTTGGTTTGGAGATGGGGTCCGATGAATACTTGGAGAGAATCTGCTCTTATTTGTGCAGAATAAATTATGACCATATTCGTCTAAAGAAATTAACAGAAAGACAAAAAAGACACATCTTGAAAGTGAAAGAAAACTTTTCTACTTTGGGGAAAACAGAAAAATCTAATCTTACCATTGTAAAGCCCCAAGATTTTACAACCTTCACAAGTGTCATGTATAGTTTAGCACCTAAAGGTTTTGACGTTATATTTATAGATTATCCTGCTTTGCTAAAACAAGAGGATGTTAATATGCCCCAGTGGCAAGCCTTGCAGCAAATGTCCGCTCAGGGAAAAATGTTTGCTGATAAATATAACTGTGTAATAGTAGGGTTGGCCCAGCTTGATATGGATAAAGAGAGAGTAAAATACTCTACGGCAATTATTGATAACTCAAGTTTAGTTATTCAATGGAACTATGGTAAGGAACAAAAAGAAAATAAAGTAGTTACAATGGAAATGACAAAGGCTAGAAATCAGGTAGCCTTAACTTGGGATATGAAAACAGAGTTTGAGTATTGTAGCTTTGCAGATTTGGATAGTGAGGATGAAACATTAGAGGATAATTCTGATAAAGTTAAGGAAGCCAAGTCTAAATACAGAGAACAAAAGAAATCAAATAAACCCAAGGCAAATTATAATGAAGATGATTTGTTAGATTCGGATTAATATGTTAAAATTTACCACCCTAGATAAAGCAGATTGCTTGATTGTAATAGATTTCAGCAACCTAGCATACGCTCAACTCTACGCTTCCCTGTATGCGAATGACATAAAAGATCCTCGCAATGCTGACTTCGAGGGGTATAAAGCACACTTACTATTTTTCTATAGAAAACTAAGAAGTGTTGTAACGATACTGCGAGAAAAGAATACTGCTCTGGTATTTGCAAAAGATAACACCCCGGTAGCCAAGTTTGAGATATTTTCTGACTATAAGGGACAAAGAGATGATTTTCTCAAATCTTTTAATTTTAGGTCTGAGATTTTAGAGTTTGTTAGATATATTGATTGTTATATTGCAGAATCTAAAAACCAAGAGGCGGATGATGTAATAGCTACGTTAGCTAAAAAGTATAAAGATAGAGAATTGTATATTGTTGGCAGGGATAAAGATCTGTGGCAAACAATGAAATATAAAAACATAAGAATCTACGATTTTACCAAAGATAAAATAATAAAAGAGGAAGATATTCATAAGGTGTATGGCTTTACTAATCCTAGCTTCATAAAGCTACACAAAGCTTTCTGGGGAGATTCAAGTGATAACATACCTAATGTTGTACCTAGGATGCAAAGGCAGTTAATGCCTCTTATAGAGAAAACAAACGGTACTCTTAAAGACTTTTGGTTGAAATACGATGAGAAGGAAGTTAACTCTCGCTGTAAAACTCTTTTGGATTCTAATAGAGAAAAGATTGAAATAAACTATAAATTAGCAAAGCTTCAATGGAACCTTCCTTTAGAGTTTAGTAAGTATGAAGCAAATCCGGGGGAACTAAAAAGTTTCCTAACAGAAAAAGGCCTACACTCTCTTTTACATGACAAAGTATTTCTTTAGAAAGATTTAAAAATGCTAACCTATAATTACGTGAAGTTTAGAAACTTTGGAACTTATGGTAATCAGTGGACCAAAATACCTTTAAAAAATCAAGGTGTAGTTTGGATGACTGGTAAAAATCATGATACAGGCGGTAGTAATGGCTCCGGGAAAAGTTTCAGTGTAGATTCCATTCGCTATATTCAATTTGAAGAGACTTCCTCTGGATTAAAAGATTGTGTAGGGAAAAATTACGTAGGTATCCTAAATATAACAAAGGATGGAAAAACTTACGAAATTTGGCAGTACATAAATCATGATAAAGATACTTTGATTTATTCCTATAATAAAGTTAAAACTGAGGTACCCCTAGGTGGCAAAGGATATAAAATATTTTGCGATGGCCGGGATATATCACCTGACAGGGTACAAGATTGTAAAAAAGAAATTCAAAGGATATTTAATCTAAGTAAGTTTGAGTATTCTGGTTATATACATTTAGATCCTAACAATGCCCCTGTCTTAATACAAGGAAGAGGAGTAGAGAGAAGGGAATATTTAGAAAAGTTTTTCGGACTCTCTGACTTTAAATCTTTGCAGTCAATGGTGGGAGATAAATATGATAGTCTTAAAGTTATTGTAGATGAATTGCAGGAGCATGAAACAGAACTTAATTTACTTGTGTCTGACCTAAAAGAAAATAGGGACATAGAAACACTTACATTATTAGTCAAAGATGCATCAAACAAGTTAACAATTCTACTTAAAAACAAAGAGCAGTTACAGGACAAACTAGATAAACTAAAAAAGATAACAGAGGAACAGGATAAAAAGAAAAGGATTACAACCCAATTAGCTAAGCTCCCTGAATATACAAAAGAGGAGTTTTCTGCTACTGCTAGAGAGATTGAAGAACTTGAGTTGGCTAAGACAGAATTAGACAAATTGAAAGTAAAAAGGGATACATTGGTTTCTTTGCAGGAAGAAATAGAAGAAAAGGCTACTAGGCTGGAAGGTGTAAATACAAAGACTCTAAATACAGATTATGAGGATCTAAAAGCTAAAGCAAATTCTTTTTCTACATTGATAGAGGAATCAAAAAGATTTTTAGATAAGTTGAAGGACATGGATCATCCTATTTGTCCAACTTGTTCCCAGGAAATAAATCAAAAAAATGTTAAACTAAGTATAGAGCAGACTAGAGAAAAAATAAATACGTATGCTCCTAAAAAAGAATCCCTAGTTAAAAAGTACTCCGAGTTAAAACCTTTAATCTCTGTTTTTTCTGAGTACAAGAGCTTGAGGGAGCAAATGACAAAAAAGCAAGACGAATATGGTCTTGATATTCAGGAAGCTGATAAAAAGCTTAAAAAGCTAGTGACTATAAAAGAGAGTTTAAAAACTTTAAAAGCTAAGAAAGAAAGTTTGGCAGAGTCAAAGAATTTAAAAGAACAGTTAAAAAGTTATACACAAGATGATAGTGACTACGCAGAGAATATTAAGGAATTAGTTCAAAAAATAAAAGATCTTACTATAGACCTTGATGTAGTAAAAGCAGAAAAAATTGAAAATGAGATTTTAATAAAATCCTATAACAAAGCAGTTGAAAAAATTGAAACCTTGGAAAAAAAATTAGTAGATTACCCAAGGTTATCCAGAAAGCTTAAATTGTATGATGCTTTGTGGACTGCTTATGGAGATAAAGGTCTTAAGTTAAGACAAATAAGCAGAATATCTAAAAATTTAGTGAGACTTCTTCCACAGTATACATCTATTATGTTCCAAGAAAAGGGCATAGAGTTTATTATTAACTCGGATAAGGATGATTGCTTTGATATTTTCGTACATCGAAAAGCGAAGAACGTTAAATACGATATAAAGAGTTTAAGCTCTGGGGAGAAGAAGAGGTTTAGTCCCGCCCTAATGGTATCCCAAGCGGATATGACACCGGCTAATAAGAAAACTAACCTCTTAATTTTGGATGAGTTAGACGCCAACTTAGATAAAATAGGTAAAGTAGCATTTGCCGAAAAACTGATACCTATTTTGAAGCAAAAGTATGAGACCATAATTGTTATTGCTCACTCTGATGATATGGATTCTTTAAACTATGACAAAAGATGGCTCATTGAAAAGAAGAATGATATGTCAGTTTTCAATTCACAAAGTGTAAAATAGTATTAGGAGAATATTATATGAAATTCAGTGTGCAACCAAAAGATCTACAAAAAGCAGTCAAAGATGTTTCAAACTTGCTTGCTAGTACTAGCGTTCCAAAGGCCAAGTTTTTAGCAGATAAAAACAAACTAGTTTTGTTATCTGATTTTAAGGGTAGGTTTGTTAGAGCTGTGATAAGTGCTGAAATTGAGGAACCAGGTTCCGTAGTTTTAGACCTTAGCATCCTATCACAATTAAAATTTAATGGTAAGGATAAAGTGTCCTTAACACTAGACAAAGATGTTATAAAATTCAAATGTGGTAGGTTCACAGGGGATTTGAAAACAGAGGCAGATGACAAAGAGTATTCATTCCCAAAGGACTTAAAACTAACACACCAGATAGATTTAAAACAGTTTAAGTCCGGTGTTGATTTGGCTTGCTACTCCTCGACTATAACGGAGAGTGAGGCTCACGGTGTTGTTGTTATTAATTTGAATGGAAAAAAATCTACTTTCGGTTCTCATGATGCATACTGTCTCACACACAATCAGCAAAACCTTACTGTTGATTCTCCCTTGGCTTTAAAGGTTCATAGTATTGCTTTGTCTCAAATTTTTTCTGCTATTACAGAGGAGACCTTTAATTTAGGATATGATGAGAAGTCAAAAACTATTCGAGTTAAAGATTCCTACATAGATTTCCAATTTCAATTGCCTGAGGTTAACGAGTCTAAGATAGTTGATACGGAATCAAAACTTAAGACTTTACTTGAGTCTGAAAAAAATGCTAATATTGTTACTTTCGCGCATAGTGAGGCTGTAGATTCTCTTAGGGAGGTGTCTAGTTTCTGTGCAGGTGATGATAAAGCTAAACTTCACTTGAATTTTACTACAAAAGCTTGCAAAGCAGCAGTTACAACAGACTACGGATCCGTAGAATCTAGCTTTAAATATAAAGGATCAGGGATTAAAATTGCAGTACCCTTACATATTTTTATGCAATTTCTTGAAAAGATGAGAGGATGCGATGAAATAAAAATGTCTATTTTTGACAAGCTTGTTATCCTACACTCTGGACCAGTGTACTACGTATTTCCTACAACGGCGGCTAATTAGTATGCAGGTTAAAGGACCAGGTAAAAAATTCTTTTTATCCAAGGATGGTAAAATAGTGTATAAGCTATTTCGCAAAATACCAGATGTTGGTCCTAGCTTTACCTATGAGCATGATATTTTTAAGTTTACAGTACTTAATTCTTATTGGCACGGTGCAATGACTTCCCGATACTTTGCTTACTTGGTGGAATGTAAGGAAGTAGAGAGCAGTTACACAGATGGCTTTAATTTCCCTAAAGTACATGTGTCAAAACAACATGCTTCCATAATAGTAAGTACGCAAAAAAGTCCTCCTAAAATAATCTATCAAGATAAAAAAATGAGGTTTGTAAAAGTAGGGGGTACTTTTCTTTTTACTGTAAAAGACTATTATACAAAAGGTACGGCCTTCACAGATGAAACTATTAACAGGTATAAATGGTAAGGATGAAAATGGCGCACGAAGATATCTACAATAAACTTTCAAAGAAGATGAGCAAGCCTGATTTTAATTTAAAGAAAGAACTAAGGTCGGTAGAGGAGAGACTAACCTTTATTGATAAAAAAAGAAAGTCTATATCCGCTAATTTTGACCAGATACTTTTAAATTTATCATTTATCTTTCCTGAGCTGGACTTAAATGATCCTAACTTAAAGGGCACATCCGACAGACTAGCTAGGAGTTGGATTGAAATGATTTCAGGCTTGGGAGCTGACGGTAAGGAAGTTTTTTCTACAAGTTTCCCCGCTGATAAATACGATCAGATTGTTTTGTTGAAGGATATAACTTTTAACTCATTGTGCAGTCACCATTTTTTACCTTTTAGCGGCAAAGTATCAATTGGGTATCTACCTAATACTAAATCCAAGAACGCCAAAGTGTGTGGCTTATCAAAGTTGGCAAGGATTGTAGATGTATACGCTAAAAGACCCCAATTACAAGAACGTATGTGTCAACAAATATTAAAGGATATAGAAAAGAATTTAAAACCTTTAGGTGCCATTGTGGTCATTAAGGCTGCACATCAATGTATGTCTTGTCGCGGCATAGAGAAACAGGGTTCCACAATGATTACTTCCGCCCTATCTGGCTCATTTAAAGACGCATCTCTTAAAACAGAATTTTTTAACCTTTTAGGTATTTGAGGATTACATGAATAATTATTTAGTGTCTTTTGTTGTGGAGAACAGTGAAGATTCTCCGGAAGCTATTAAAGATAAAATTAAAAATCTTAGCTTCTCTGGCGTATTTACGTCTATTACGAATTTAACTGTTTTTTCAGAGGCTAGCTTTGATGAGATGATATCTTCAGCTTTAAGTAATGACCAACAGCTTGCCCTTGACTTTGAAAGTGACAAAACAGATGAGAATAGTAATTGATCCTGACCAAGTTAGACTTAATGATCCCTATATTCGTAGGCTTGACAAAATTTTGGAGAAGCAAGAATATTCTCTAGATACAAGTCTATCCGATGAATTGGATGGTTATATTCACAATAGAAAGAAACTCCCAATAGGCTTTGGCGGAGTAGGAGACTTGCAAGTATTGATGTCTCAATTGTCTAAAAATCAAGCGCACAAAGAAAGAGTTCTTGAGATAAAATTGGCATGTTCCATGAAATATTCAAGATTATCCTCCTTGTATGACAGTGGGAAAGTACACCTACTCAAAAACTATTTTGAGTCTCTTAATCTTTTAAAAACAAAAGAATTGAAGGATTCTATAATAGACTCTATACTAATGTCTATTGTTACTCGCCGCACAGAGGTAGAGGTTTTAATAGAAAAATCAGAAGGAATATACTCTGAATTAAAAGATAGGTATTTTACTATAAAAACTATGTCTGACATAGCTAGTGACTTAATACCTTTTAATTTGAAGAAGGAAATTTAGTATGCCTACAAAACTTATGAGATCAAAGACCGCAAAGCCAAAAATTTCTGTAAATTCCCAGTTTAAAGAAATAAATGCTTGTAGAGCTGCGTGGGGATTACCATTAATAGTAGAAAAGAAAAGAAACTGCCTTGTGTGCAATACTATGTTCTACTCTCAAGGACCTGGTCATAGACTTTGTCTTGAGTGCTCTCATAAAGATTATATGTACGCAGAGGAAGCGAACGTGCGCTCGTGAAAATATGTAAAGGATGTTTTTATTTTACTAATGAATACGAATTTGGGCAAGATAAGGCTAGTTGTTCAAAATTATATTCTTTGCCCGACGATCCTATTTGTGGTGATTATAGGGCAATAAATACCTCTGACCTTGGCAAGACTACTTTGCCCGCCTCAGATGTTATGGGCACAAGAGACAAAGACGAGAAACCGTTAAACAGTGACTCCGAGCAGAAAAATAATATATTTGATTTGGTTAAACTTATATTCACATGGGAACAGGATATTCATTTTGCTACAGAGAAAGTGAAAGAATTGATTGAATCTATGGGGTATGAGTTGCCTTTTAGATCCTCTAAAATTGAGGAGATCTCGGATAACATAATAGAATTGTATCTTACATATCAGATTGCGTGTTCTTTTGGCATGGCAGCTTACGCAGACTTGATAGTTAAAACCCAGATAGATAAAATTTTTGTTAGCCCTATAGAAAATGCTAAGCTTGACATTGAAAGAATTAAAGCAAGAAATCAAAAAAAGGAAGTAAGTAATGATTAGTTACGTTAAAATTAAGGATGGACTTCAGTGGAAAGAATATGCACTATCTATTAGTCGTTTGGATGCACAGACTATAAGTTCTTTGATTTTTCAAAAGAAAATAAAATTTTTTAATTCACTTCATGAAGAAATTCCTGTTGCCACGTCTATGAGTATGTTGGGCCTATACTCAACACCAAAAAAAGATTTGGGTGTTTTTACTCGGGATACACCTGCGGCTGTTTCTATTCAAATAGATAAATTAAAGAAGTTATTGACGGACTATGAGCAAAAATTTCACAATGCTGAAAATTTGCTCTCTAGTATGACTGTATTTGTTGAGGAGGTAGGTGTTTTAGCAGAAATGAGTGGTTTGGATGTACTACCGTCTAGCAATATACCAGTTTAATGCTTTCTTTAACGCCCATTCCGTTGTTTTGCCTACTATGTAGCCTACTGCCATTGCCCCTACAGTCCCCATCGCTGCCTGTCCCACTGTTATGGTGTTTACCCTTGGCTTGAATACACCAGTCTCCAAATTTCTCGTGAAAACTTCAAAAACCATAAAATTCCTTTCTTTTTGGTTTGACATTATATATGTGAAAAACGTATATTAGTCAAGCTTTATTTTTAAACCCTTAACAGGGGAAATTCCAATAAAATCAATAGTTTAGCTACAGTTAAATATTATTGTAAATTTGCTAAGTTATTGATTTTATTGGAAAAATAATTCTTTACATATACGGAAAACGTATATATAATTATAGTATATACAAGCAATTGCGCTTGTCTAATCTGGACCTTGACCGAATAGGGTTTGACTTCAAAAACCGTAAGGTTAAGACCAATCCAAACACACTCAAATTAGCATGAAAGCTAAGAGTGAACCAATGTGATTAGACATCTGACAATGATTATAGTGACTTAAAGGCAAAAAGATTTTTAATGGCCTAACCCTTAAAAAGCTTTGCCTTGAAAACACCTCTTCCAACACGGTTTGAGCAATAACCGTCAAAACTCCAAAATTGTGCGAGTGACCTCTTCGTGGGTTTGAAACAATAACCTTTGAAGTTTGGCAATAAAAGCCACATAAAGCGAAAACGCGGTAAATTTTTACCGCGTTATGTCGGTAAACCGAAGTCCGACACTGATGAGCTAACGGTAAACTAAGGGAGACTTTATGCCTACTTATTACTTTTTACTGCTTTTGACTTTAGTTGGCTGTGGTGCCAATTCTTTATCTAGGTCTAAGATAATTTCTTATCCTTCCGAAAATAAAGAAAAGTTTATCGTAACTAAAAACTCTATGAATGTTAGTAGGTCAAGTCATTCGGCTAACCTTTTGCCTGACGGTACAGTATTGATCGCGGGGGGCTTTAATGGGCTTACTTTGAATTCTGCTGAAATTTATAACCCTGAAAATGAGAAGTTCTCTTTAACTGTTAGTATGGTTACTGGTAGGTATGCTCATAAAAGTGTTACTTTGCTTAACGGTAATGTTTTGTTATTAGGTGGGTACACTGGTTATGCAGGTACAAGAGATACATTAAATTCTGTAGAGCTGTATGACGTAAAACTTAAAAAATTTAGATCTGTTGGTAACATGCATTTTAAACGTGGTGGACACCAAGCTACAATGCTGAATAGCGGTAAGGTGTTAATAACAGGTGGGGAAAGCGAGTTGACTTTAGCTAGTGCTGAAATTTATGACCCTGCTAGTGAAAAATTTACTCGAATTTCTGACTTAAATTATGCTCGCGCAGATCACACTGCTACCTTATTAACCAACGGCAAAGTAATGATTATAGGCGGTAATGGAGTTAGCAAAGTAGAGATTTTTGATCCTTACACTTTAAGCTTTTCAGTAGTTGATTACGAAATTAACAAATTCATTCATAATTCAATTTTAACAATAACTGGGGAAGTATTGGTGAGCGGCGGATACGATGCGGTTTTGTCTTTAAAAAGCGCAAGTGTTTTTGACTCGACTTTAAATACTTTTACCGATATTGAAGATATGAATTACATAAGAGATTCCCATTCAACTACTGAATTGTTTAATCACAAAATTCTTATTCTAGGCGGAGCACAAAACGGTTTAACTATTGACACTGCTGAAATTTACGATCCTTTGACTCACTCTTTTACTGCAATTTCAAAAATGAATGAAGTACGAGACACTCATACTGCTACTTTATTAGATAATGGTGCAGTACTGATTACTGGCGGTTGCATAAATGTGGGCTCTTATACTAATACAGCAGAAATTTATTATCCTTAATTTTAACTATAAACTATTTTATTGAAGGAGATTGTATGAGCAACGACAATAAGAAAGAACAAGTAACAAAAAAATTACTCAAATTAATTGCTTTAGGTAAGTCAACTAATGAGGCAGAAGCTGCCTTGGCCATGGAAATGGCTAGAGATATTTCCATGAAATATTTAATTGATCTTAGTTCCCTGGAGGGTAAAGGTGAAGATCATGACGGGTCTTTCGAGAGAAGGTTTTGGGAAAGTGCTATCACAGAGGATGCGAATGTAGTATTTAGCATTTTAAGAGATTTTTTTGTTGTGGATACTGTACTGGGTAGTGAAGATGTAGAAGATGAGAGAGGTTTTAAATATAGAGCTAATGGTTTTTGGTTTATTGGCAGGAAAGTAAATCTGGACATTGCTGACTATGTATTTGATTTCCTCGTGGAAGAAATAGACCGTAGGTGGAAAGTTGAAAGGAAGATTGCAAAGAAAGACGGACACTCCTTGAATTACAGATCTTTTTGTTGGGGAGTTCATGAGGGAATAAAGACAAAACTAAAAGAATCAGAGAGTAAAGACACTAAGCAGTCAACACAATACTCCTTAATGATCGTAAGTGAGAAAAAATTAGTAGAGGATTTTAAGCATCAGCAATTTCCAAATTTAACAAGGTCACGTAGCAGAAGAACAGCATTGGACTCAAAAAGTTACTCAACAGGAGTATTTAACGGCAAGCAAATTAACATAAACAAAGGTGTGGGTGGGTCAAAAGGCTCATTATCTTTAGGTTCCGGTCGCTAATTTTTAATTTAACTTTAGGAGATTATTTTATGTCTAAGAAATTAATTTTATTAGTGGAAGATAGTCACCAATTACTAGATCTTTATAAGTGCGTTTTAGGGGATGAGTATGAATACATAGAAGTATCGACGGGGCAGGATGCCTGCCTTGCCTATGAATTGCGCTCTGGGAAAATAGATTTAATTTTGACCGATAATGATATGCCAATAATGACAGGTATAGAGATGATTTTATTTTTGAAAAATAAGTACGAGACTATTCCTAACATTATTATGCTCTCTGGAAATTTGAGCGTGAGTGAACAAGCCGTATCCTTAGGTGCAACATTTATTGAAAAGCCTTGCCGTGTTCATGTGTTAAAAGAAGTTATATCCGAAATATTGGCGTAAAAAGATTTAAACAAAATAAAGGAAAATTTTTATGACACTTAAAAACAGTGTATCCGAAACTATTGATAAGGAAATTTCAAGAGATAGGTTAGCTCATACAGTATGTTGTGCTTTTGAAGGTGGAACTAACTATTGGTGTGAAATTGTTGGTTATTCTGAGGGAGAAGAAATCATCCTAATAAACAGAGAGGATGGTATCAGACATGACTTGGCCTTTCCGAAAGTACTTGCGGCTTTATACTTAGGAGAAGTTACTTTACTAGATAAGGTTGGGGACACTAGGTATTCTTTGACTTTTTCTAAATTACGTAATGCCTTGCATCTAATGGCAAATAAACACTTGCATGACTTTGAGGACATTGTAAGTGACGATTATGATGCTAGTACAGGTGATACTTTAGTACAGCTTGCTTTATTCGGAGATGTTATATACGGTTAATTTTCAAACTTGACAAAGGAAACTTATGAATTACTCAACCTATCAATTAGCTTTTTTTGACTGGATTAAAAAAGGTAAAGGTAATGGATTACTTGAGGCAGTAGCAGGCAGTGGGAAAACTTTTACTACTGTGGAGGCTTTGAAATTTATACCTGATAACCAAAAAGCTTTATTTTTAGCCTTCAATAAAAGTATTGCAACCGAGTTGGAGGATAAGGTTCCTTTTAATTGTCAGGCCAAAACTTTACACAGTTTAGGATTTTCAGCTTTGCTCAAAACAAGCAAAACAAAATTTACTGTTAGGGACTCTAAAACAAAAGACTTAATTAAGGCGTATATCCCCGAAGCCGTAAGGAAAGAATACGCATTCGCCTTAGCTAATATTATAGCTAAGGCTAAAAGTGTAGGTCTGGTGCCAAAGAATAGCACTTCTGAGGCAAAGGGATTGATCGAAGACACAGACGAGGTATGGAAAGATCTGATAGAAAGGTATAGCATATCATCACCAGATGCAGCAGTACTAATAGACTGCGCCAGAAATATCCTTAATATTAGTATCCAAAATCGCTCATTGATTGACTTTGATGACATGATTTACTTCCCTGCTATCTTTGACTGTCCATTTTCAAAATTTGACTGGGTATTTGTTGACGAGGCCCAAGATTTAAACCCTGTTCAGATGTATCTTTTGCCAAAATGCGTAAAGTCTACTGGCAGAATAGTAGCAGTAGGAGATTCTAAACAAAGCATTTACGGCTTTAGAGGTGCAGGTACTAATTCTATGCAAGTTTTAAAAGAAACCTTAAACGCTACTTCAATGAGACTTTCTATTTGCTATCGTTGCCCTATTGGTCATCTTGAGTTAGTTAAACATATCGTACCCGAAATAGAGGCAGCCCCAAATGCTAAAATAGGAGAGTTTCGTGACTTGGGAGATAAGTGGCAACACTCATCATTTACAAAGCATGACCTTATTATTTCTAGGACTACAGCTCCTTTAATACGTCTCGCATATAATTTCATAGTCAACAAAATACCTGTTAAAGTTTTAGGTAGAGACATAGGTGCTGGCTTGATAGCTTTAATTAAAAAGCTTGACTGTGAAACCACAACCGCGTTGTACTCTAAACTCTGTGAGTGGAGAGACATGGAAATAAATAGATTAAGAATGATTAACCCGGAGGCCAATACTTCTTTTACCGAAGATAAGTTTGAAGTTTTGGACATATTTATTAAAATGTATCCTCACCAAAAGCCTTTAGATATTTGTGGTCATATTGATAGTTTGTTTGCTGAATCATGCCATGGTGCAATTACACTTTGCACAGTACACAAGGCTAAGGGATTAGAGCGTAATAGGGTTTTTATACTCAATAATGCTAAGCTAGGTAGTAGTGCTTGGGCAAAGCGCGATTGGGAAAAACAACAGGAATTAAATTTACAATATGTTGCTTATACAAGAGCAAAAGAATCCTTGTACTTTATTGAGTTACCAAAAGAACTAGCTTAAGAAAGGTTCTGTATGTTTCAAGACAAAATAGAGCAGGCTTACGCATTAGCTAAGAAAATGGTTGACCGGGATAATGTTTACCTCCCCGGGTCTTGTATTTATCATGCTTTAGCAGTCAGGGAAATTTTAGGTGGGGAGGTAGTTGCGGGGAGTATGAGTTGGAGGTTTACTAATTTTGACAATGGAGTAAATGACACGCATTTTAGTTATGTGTTTGAGCCTGAAAAATTGGCAATATACTTAGCTAAGGGTGTATTCCCTGAGATGCATGTCTGGAATAAAATAGACGGCAAGGTATTAGACCTAACTACAAAATTTATACCGGAGCAGGCTAAGACAATAGCTGGACTTATTTGGTCTTCTCCTTTACCTCCAGCGTATCATTTTGGCAATAATCAGGATGAATCCTACACCTATTTGTACACAGAGCATCCCTTGGCCTCTGCTGTAACACACACCTTAATGCTTGAAATAAACTTAGGAGATATAAAATGAGTTTACGCAAATATACTAATAAGGCAATGTCTAAAATTTATCAAAGATATGAAAAGTGAAGGCATAAAAGTTTATCATTATAAAGGTAGATTTTATTGGGAAGGACCTGCCGTTAATGTAGATAATATTAAAGATGCATTATCCGCAACAAAAGTTAAATGCCAATGGGATAGACTAGGATTGGGCTACGTAGTCTATCCGGTCGCTAGCGATGAAGGAATTAATCAGTAACAAAAGTAAAGGATTTTTATGATTAGGTATTATAAAGTAGTTGGGTATAGTATTGTATACGGAGGTCCCCGCGTATATAAGGAAGGGCTTACTTTGCCAGAAGCTATTCAGTATTTATCTAGTATGGTTCCGGACAGTGAAAATAAAATGATTTGTGTTGGTGATGTTGTAAACTCACCATCAAATTCAGCGGGACATAGTTTTCAATATCAAATATTAGAAGATTCTCTTGCTACATTTAGTGAGAACTTCACTGAAGATGATATTGTTAAAGTTTCAGCTCATGCTTTTTCTTGGATGGATAAGGGTATGCTTGGATCTGATAATAATTTAAAAGACAAAATAAAATTTTTCCTTAATATATGAAAGAGGTCCAAAATGAAAATTTATCATGATTTAGTACTCAAGTATAAGGGTCTGGACTATCTGATTAAACTAAACTACGAATTTTCGGAGGATCATTCATACGGTAGCGACGCAGACGGCAATAGAGGCATTTATCATGCCGAGTGTGAGGATGAAGTTTTTACTATTCATATACATAACAAAGATATTACAGAAAATCTAATTAAAACAAATCCTGAACTATACTCCCATATTGCGCACAAAGTAGCAGAATTTATGAGTACAGATGCTTATGCTGTTGCGGATTGTTACAAAAATGATATAAAGAAGATAGAATTTCAAAATTCAATGAAGCTTAAGGAGACATTATGGAAAAGAAATTTTTAGGGGAGCAGGCTAAGGTAAAGCTTATAAAATTAATAAAAGGCACACGGTTAAGGCTACTAAAAGAATTAAAGCTTACCAAGGAAGTTTACGAGCAGAAGCATTTTCATTCAGACTACAAAAAAATAAAACATATACATGCAAAATTAAACGATGCCGAGCTGGCAATATATGAGTTAGGTGCATCCCTATTTAGAAAGAAAGGAAAAAATACCAATGACTATCAAAATCTTTAATTGGGAAAAAATGCATTCTGTTTTACTAGATAAACTGGGTAGAGAACCTACCATGCTTGACGTGGAAGTAGAGCTAATGTCACTCGTCAAGGAAAAGGAGAAACTTGAAAGCACTATTGCCGACTTAGACAGGGAATGGGATAGTCTTGATGGCCAAAGTTACCCGGGTGTCGAAAAGAAGAAGGATTTGATAGCGAAACAAATGCAGAGCAATCAGGCTAAATTGAAACTTGTAAATATTCTGCTAGCTGTTACCTAAGTTTCACATTTTGGTAATATATGTAAAATTTATATATATACGAAATTATTTACTTAGGAGGTATACAATGTCAGAATACGAAAATGTAAACTGGCTTCTGCTTAAAGATCTTGTCCAGAAAAAATTAAATCAAGAGCCTAGTGTGGCAGAAATGGAAATAGAGCTGGAACACTTAAAAAAATCCAAAGATGAGATAACCCAAAAAATAGCAGAGCTAGAGTTGTCATGGGATAATAATTGTTCGGTTAATGGACCTGAGTTTGCTACTAGGCTAGGAATGTCCTTGGCTGAGGAAAGAAATAAACTGAAAAAAATAAACGATGTACTCGGAGATTCAAATAACCCTAAGCTTTACAAGGATGTAACATGAAAAGAATAGTACTGCTTTCAAAGTTTTCAGAAATGGACTTAGTGTCTGTTGCAAGTGGAAAGAATGTCTTTGAGCAGGTGGAAGAACTAATAGTTAAGTCTAATGATGGTAAGTTTACCGTCCATTACAAAACAAACTCAGGAAGGATTTTTAATGAGGAAGAGTTGACTATGGTAGTGCCTTGTAACGAGAGACACGACTTAAAAAATGTGCATCAAAATTTTAATACCGTAGAACATTTACACTAGGAGAACATTATGGCTGGTTTACAATTTAAACAAAAACAGATAGCGTATAAGATAAACGCTGCAACACAAACAGATGAATTTTTATTTTTGGAGTATATGCTTAAAAAGTATAGTAGCTCTAAATTTGGACCTATAATTTTTCTACGTAGGGCAGTTCAATCACTGGCTGCGATAGAGGGATTTTTTGATACCAAAACAGAGACATGGAACTCTGATAAGTTACAAAAAGAGGCAAAGAAATTTAAAATAACCCGTGACACTTTGTACAAAGACTAGGTTACACACTTTAAACTTTATAAGGATTTATTATGGAAAAGACATTTCCTAGAGTAGTAAAAGAATTTTATATAACTAACAATAAAGCTAGATTAGTCCAACTTGATTTTCAGGATTCTAATACCAGTGTTGATAACGCATTTATTGTAGAGATGGAGGTAGGAAGAGACCATTTTGGTACGTCAGTATGGTGTATGCTTAGCCCCATGTCAGCGTTGCTTTCTCTATTAACTAGTGAGTCTATGAATACTCAAAGTGTGCAAACTCCTTTACCCACTAAGAGTGAGGTGTCACAAAATTCAAGTACCCAGAGTGACGAAACTCCTGAAAGCACTGTACCTGACTCTCACGTAGATGAGAATGAGGATTCAAGTGATTTCTCGCACCTACCTAAAAATCGAAAACTTACTCATTCAGAAGCAGAAGGTGTTAAGGCTTACATACTTCGCGGTTGTTCTATAGACGAAATAGAAAAACATTTTAACATACCAAGGCCAAAGATTTCAGTAATAAAATATAAGCTAAAATCAACAGTAGGTGCGTTACCTCTTACTAAGTATGTAAGAACTCTTAATACTACTGGCTTTTCTGAGAGGTTTAACTCTGTAATAGAAAGATTAAATCAAGGGAAATCTTTGCAAGAGGTAACTAAAGAAACTGGTATAAATTACAAAACAGTACACTCATATAAGAGTTTGGCTCTTAAAAAGGGATTACTTATTCCCTCAAAGCCAAAGCAGGATAGTGTTGTTACTGTTCAAGAAAAATCAGTAGACCACGTACAGGAATCCATCAATGTAAATCCGACTAAATTTTACCCTAAAAGTAAAAAAGGCATACAAGAGCTACTGGATCAATCCGGGACTATAGTAACAGAATGCTACTTAGGTAGCTTTAACTACGCTGCTGTAGCCTACAAGTATGGGTGTAAACCTTACGATATTCAAGAAGTGGTTAGAATTACTAGAAGTGACATTCTAAAGTATAAAGATTTGCCCGCAGAAGATTTATCCGAAAAATTTAACGTGGATATAAAAGTAATACGTTTAATTTTAATGACTAATAGTAATGTTAAAACAGGACCTCAGTCTAACAGTGTAAATTTTAATTAAGGGGATTTTTATGAATGTTATTGCGAGGATAAAAAAGATAAAGGTAGGAGAAAGCTTAGTGTTAGGCATGGCCTATAACAGAGAGACATACATTGATAGGATTGAAGCTAAGCTTCTGGGTGCGTTGCTTGAGTATTACAAGGCACGGTTAGCAAAGGTAAATGGGGAGACAAGATTAGTAGACCATTGGTTATTTGAAGTAGCTAGACTTTTGAATAAAGAATTGCCCTTAGAATTATTGCACTCCATAAAAGGCAAGTGGGATAGGAAGAAGGCTACGCAGGAAGCAATAAGATTACTTAAAGCCCGAGACAAGTCATTTAAAACAGCTGCGGTAAATGTTATTAAAAAAGATTTTAAGCGTAAAGATTTGGCGCATGAATTAACACAAAAGGATACTGATGATTTTTATTTTCAGGTTCAATCAATAATTGATACCTATTTAACTTAGAAGGAGACTTCTCATGATCGAAATACTATTTAACCCTTACTTTTATTTAGGTTGGTTTGTATTATCTATACCTGTAGCTTTTCTTGCCTCAAAGTTTTTAAAAGGCTCCGGAGAAGAAGGAGTGGATTTCGATGGCTGAGAAAACTGACAGTGTTAAATTGTGGTACTGGATATTTCTAACTACTCCGTATTACTATCACAAAGTCGCATACACCGACAAAGCTATTCTATTTAAGATACCATCCAGTGACTGGCATATTTGGATACCAAAAGGATTTCTTAGAAAGTCGTGGTCAAGTCGTCAGGATGTTATAGCATTACCTGAAAATTTTATTCCTAAAATTTTTAAAATTGATAGGAGGGGAGAAAAAATTGAACAACGAGAAGTGTCAACTCCTGACTTGTTTACATTTTTCCCCAAAGAATGTACCCTGTCTTTAAAATCTCAAAATATAATCAAGTCGGAATAGAGGAACTTATGGTTGCTAAAAAACTGAATGACGAGAACAGACAATGCGAGTTTGCCTACTATGAATTTAATGGTTATGAGTTTTGTTTGTATACTACTAGTAAAGGGGAGTGGGTTATAGGTAGTATGCCAGGAATGAAATTTTTAACAGAAAAAGAGTTAACAGTTTATAGGGATGCTTTAGATAGGCTACACGCCGAATTACTTGTTAAGCAAACTTTAAAGGAGACTGTATGTCAAAAAAATTAAAAATTGAAATAGGAAAAGGTGTTATTTTTTTGCGCAAAACAAAGAAAACTATTGTACTGCTATTGCCTCCAAACGGTTACAACCCAAAAGGGTATGAGTATATTTTGATGACACCAGACGTTGAGAGATATTTTAAATCAGTAAAAGCGGCAATAAAGTTTTGTAGGAAAAGAAATATAAATAGGGTCTTTAGAAAAACCAACAAATTAAAAAAACTTAATGACGTACCATTTTGATTTATAATTTTAAATGTAACAAGGAAGAGAAAATTTATGAAGAGTTTAACCGATTTAAGTATAGGTGAGTCCATACTTGTTTCTGTGGATGAGATAAACGAAGTAGTATCGGAGCTAAGAGGTAGTAAACATGTACCTTTGGCCACGTTTTCAAAATTATTATTGGATATTTTAATTAAGGAACATATTAAAATAGTTCTCCAAGGAGGTTTCGCGTACTCGACTTGGGCTAATCCAAGAGCTACCTATGATCTAGACTTTACTTTGGTTGGATCAGACTTTCAAACTATTAAAAATATTCTAATCCAAAACGGCTTTGTTTATGTTGATACTTATGATTATCGTCTGGTTGACATTTACAAGTTTAAATATGAAAATAATGAGGTAGATTTTCTTATTTATAAAAATTCTGAATTTAATAAGAATATTTTTAAGCGAGCAATCTCAATTTCATTTTTTGGGAAAAATTTAAAAGTCATGTCAAAAGAAGATCTAGTAGTTACAAAACTAATTGCAAATAGAGGCAAAGATAAGCAGGATGTGATAAACCTTATGGCGTTGCCTGACATTGATATGGAGTATCTGAAGTCAACTTTAATTGACCTAAAAATATTAAACAGACTGCCAAATTAAAGGAGATACACTATGGTTAAAATAACAAAACGTATGGCTGATAAAGCTTATGAAGAAGGAAATCCACTTATCAGTGACTCGGAATATGACAGTCTGTTCGGTGTTAACGCAACATCTGAGTATATTGACAGTAAATCATTTTGGCCTAAAGTTAAACATAAGGATGCTTTAGGCGGAGCTTCTTTATCTAAAATAGTGGTATCAGGAAACGATAACACTAAATTTGATTTCTCTGACCTAAAAGCTTGGGTAACTTCCACTAAGGCTAAGTATTTTATTATGATGTGGAAGTACGATGGCAATTCAATTTCACTTTACTATGACAATGGTGACTTAGTGCATGCATTAACTAAAGGAAAGAATGGTATAGGGGAAGATATCCTAGCTAATGTTTTAAAAATGAAAAATGTTAAACCTACCATTCCTGGATTTACAGGCATTATAAAAGCAGAAGCTATAATGCACTTATCTGACTTTGAACGTTTGCCTTTAGATCAAGATGGCAATAAACCAATGAAAAATGCACGTAATGGTACAACTGGAGCCGCAAAATCTCATGACGGGCAATATGCTAAGTATGTCACTCTTCATTACTGCAATGTAGTAGAATGGCCTAATAGAACTTGGCTTGACTTTGATAATCACCTGGAAAAATTAAAATGGTTACGCGTTAATTTTAAACATGTTGAGTACCCCATGAAGTTGCAAACTGTTGAAGAGTGCATAGAGGAGTACAAAAATAGATTAGAAATTAGGGCGGATTTAGATTTTGAGGTAGACGGGGTAGCCTTATACGTTAACTCGCGCAAAAAACAAGAGTCATTAGGACACCAAGCCAGTGGTAATCCTAAATTTATATGTGCCGTAAAATTTCCTTATGATAAGAAAGAAACATCTTTAAAAAATATTGAATGGTCTTTAGGATTAACAGGCACTATAAATCCAGTGGCTATAATGAAAGAAGTGGATCTTGCAGGTGTTACTGTTAGGAGAGCCTCATTGGCTAATTTGGATGAGATAAATAGACTTTGGGATGGTAAGACACCTAAAGTGGGTGACACTATTCTTATATCTCGCCGGAATGATGTTATCCCAAAAGTTGAGCAAGTTATGACAAGAAACAAAGATGGGTCTAAATTATTACCGCCAAAGGAATGCCCCATTTGTATACATGAGACTTTTATTGAGGGTCCATTTTTAATGTGTACGAATGAGACTTGTCAATCTCGTGTGCTTGGAAACTTGAATAAGTGGTTAGGTAAAATAAAAGAGCATTTTGGGGTAACTGGTATTTCAACAGAGACAGTTTTTAAGCTAAGTGAAGCCTCCTTGGTGTCTGAGCCAGCGGATCTTTATAAGTTAACAAGCAAGCAATTGATTTCAAATTTGGATGGTATCAAAGAAAAGTCAGCGAACAATATCTTAGACTTTCAACGACACACGAAAATGCCGTTATCTATTTTTCTATCTGGGTTAAATATTTCAAAGCTAAGTGAGGGCATTTTTGATTTTGTAGTTGACGAAGGTTACAATACTCTTGATAAGGTTCTTGCTTTAACGGTTTCTGACTTAGTTTCAATTAAAAACATTTCAGAGGTTAGAGCAAAGTTAATAGTAACGGGCTTAAAAAAGAAAAAATCAGTTATTAAAAATTTATTAGACGTGGGTATAACAATAGAAAAACCAAAGAAGAAAGCTGTAGGCGTTTTAACGGGCAAGAGTTTTTGTTTCACGGGATCTCTATCTTCCCCTAGACCACACTTCGAGGGCTTGGTACTTGATGCAGGAGGCACAATAAAAGGGGTATCAGGAAATTTAGATTACTTGGTTATGGGAGAAAATGCTGGATCTAAACAAGCCAAAGCGGAAAAGCTTGGTATAAAGATAATTAACGAACAACAATTTTTAAAACTTTTAGATGCATAAGGGGTTATTGATGTCGATGGTGGATGTTCTAAAACGCAAAGACGAAATTTTTAAAGACATTACTGTCTACTTCGAGAGTAATGAATTTAAAAGGAAAGTTAATAGGCTTAATCGTATTGAGCGCAAAAAACTTAAAATCTTCAGAAAATGGAAGTTAAAACACTCTATAAAAAGTTTGAAATCTTTGATTGCTACAGCAGAGGATAAGCAATTTTGTTTTGAACTGGTTGAAAGGGATGACAATTACCTTAGTTCACAATTTACGTACAAGGACTTAGAAAACCTAATAGAGGTTGCAGGTTTAGAATCTAAAGCAGTAGAAGATGAAAATACCGTTACTTATACATGGAGAGGTTTTCACTTTGAGGAAATACACGGTCAAGGAACTTTTTTCATTATTAAGCGCATCTAATTAGAAAGGACATTTATGAGTTTACATGTTGTAAAGAGTGACGGTAGCTTTCACGAGAGATTTAAAGTACCTAATATTACTAACTATAATCAATGGTGTGATAAGTTTAAAAAAGATGACCTTGAAAAGGTACGCCAGTACATTAAGTCGCGTGTTAACTGTTATCCTAGATTTAGTATTGCTACCTTGTTTCCTAAAACAGAGTGGGAGAATACACCGTTAATGCTTATAACAGGTATCACTAATGATAATGAGGTAGACGCTGCCTTATTACTCGGTAGGATAACTTGTGAAGTTTTAATGGAAGAGGAGGAGAGCTGGCTTTGCACTCAGACCAATTTTTCTAATAGAGACTTCGAGACTAACTTTTATTGGAAGGGCAAAGTAAAAGAATCAAAAGACCTTGCTGACTTGGTATCAGTTTTTAATTCACGCTCAAGAATATAGGTGAAAGGATTTATATGACTACTACTGTGACTATGACTTTGTGGATAGCAAAAAAGCCTCTCAATGACTGGATGGAGGCTTTGGATGTTAAGCCTTATTTTAAGTGGTATATACAAAAGGAAGACGTTACTCTTAAAACAGAATCTGTTGTTGACGATAAATACTATATGAATCTTATTCAGAAATCTTTTGCCGAATATAGTGACTTGGGTTTTTGGATACCTGCCATTAGTACACACGATAAATTTTATGTACCTGACAATGTTAAAATTCTTTCCGATGGTGAAAAAGAAATGTTTGTTCACCTACCAGAAGATGAGACTGTTACAGAACAATCAGCAAAAGAAGTCTCTGCTTCTAAAAGCACGAACAGAATTCGCAGAAGCACCAAAAGGTAACTACCTTAGAAAGGGGGCATATATGGGAAAAGCAGAAATTCATTTAGAAGTTAGAGAGAAGGGTGATTGGGTCGAGAAGCTTTTTGGTTTTGAATATGACTATGAGAGAGGGGAGCCGTTAAGCTACTATCATCCTGGTTGTCCTGAGAGTGTGGAAATTACGGCAATGAGTTTGAATGGTGAGGATATTAACATTTCAGTTGTTGCCGAGTTAACGGAGACTACGGTAAAAAGTCTAAAAAATAGAATGGAAGAGATTGCTTTAAACAAAGAGAGAGGATAATTTATGTCTACAGAGAAAGTTTTAGAATCCATTAAGCAAGAAATAATTGGAATAGCGGAAGAGGATAGAACAAAAGCTGAGTTAAACATACTGCGTATTATTTCAGAATACACAGAAGTAAAAGATAGTAATTAAAAGATTGGGGGCAATCCTTTGCCCTTTAAAAATCTTATTTTAATAATTTTGTTTTTATATTGCCGGAGTTGTCTTCGATAAGCATTGGACCCTCATCCGGCAATAGATTAGAAATTTCACTGCTTATAGAATCCCCATATCCGCCTAAGTCGTACATCTTCATTTCAAGAAACATTAGATCCTCTTGCGAGTAGGTCTTTGCGTTTCGTCTAATTCTTTCCAAAATTTTTACTAACTCCCTATACTCCTGCTTACCAGTTTTTTGCATAATTTTTGACATTGTATTTTCCTTTCTTTTTTGTTTGCCCTTTAATTTTAGCATGGCACTGTGTCATAATAGGTCAAACACAAGTACCAATAAAATCAATAGTTTACAAATGTATACATAACTTATTGATTTTATTGGTATTAATTATTAGCATTTTTAGGGTTAATTTTAGATAAAGGCTACGCTTGCACAAGCGAGCAAAGCCTTAAATTTAAGCCTTTTTGAAAGCCTATTGCCTAAGCAGGATGGGCATTTTACCTTAGGTTTTTGGAGTTTAGTTCTTTCACCTTTCCTAATTAGCCTAGTAAAATCAACTACTTACACTCATATAGATAATTTACGAGTATTTTCAATAACTTATGAATGATTCACTTTTTGCATCATTTTTTGTTGACTTGGTGCGTCAGTCTTTGCTATAATTAGTGTATAAGGTTTTGCCTTGATAATTAACTAAGGGGTGACGCGTGAAAATAAAATCTTTGTTACAACTGAAATCTTACAAGTCTTTTAATGGTTCCTCCCTAGCCAAAAAATGTCATTCGATCAAATTGTACTAACCTTGCTTGCAGAAGACTTTAAGTTTTTGCGAAAAGATAGCGACAGTAGGTTAACTTATCTTAAAAATAAAAATCTACTTGTCGTAATAGAAAATAATTCTATAATTAATGCCCCTATAATTTCTTTGTGGGACGAGAAAAAAGAATCACTAGTTTAACTTTTAACCAGCTAAAGGAGCAAAGTGTGAATCAAAAACAGAAAGTATTTTGCGCAATTACGGGGTTTGACCCTTTAAGCAATTTTTTCCACACGCAAAATGATGAGATTGTGTTGATGGCAAAAAATGAAGATCCGATCCTAGTTGACTTGTTAGGTGATGTACCAATTTTTGAAAACAATCAATATACATCTAACACTCTCAAAATAGCAGACTTAGCTACCGTTGCAAAGTCTTTGATAGCGTACTGCAAAGCACAAGATCGCTCTGACATGGAAGAAATTTTTTCTTTACTGGAAGATTAATTTTTAACTCGCAATAACTTAATTAAAAAAGGAAAGTCTTATGGAACGTTTACTGATAACTCTAAGCTTATTAAGCCTTTTGGCTTGCAAGGAATCAGACTTGGGGCAAACGAGTCAACAAACACAAGCAAGTGAAGCACCCACGCAAAGCAATTTGGCTGTAAATCAAGCCCAATTGCCCGCAGTTAATTCTCCCTCCACGGCTAGCTTAACTGCTAAGGTTTTGCTTGACGCGACAATATTGCCTACCTGTGATAGCTCACTCAATGGCCAATTAGTCTATTTAAAAACAGAAGCCCGTTTTGAGGTATGTGATAACAATAACTGGTCTACTATTGATATTTCTGGATCTTCAGGCTCTAACGGCAAGTCGGCTTTATTCAAAATAATTAATGCTGAGTCCGTTGATTGCTCAAATGGCGGTAAAAAATTATTGGTTGGTCTTGACGCTAATGCCAATAATATACTTGATGACTTAGAAGTTGCGTCAACTCACGTATTATGCAATGGTGCAGCAGGTACTAACGGAACCAATGGTGTAAACGGTGCAGTTGGTGCGCAAGGTGTGGCAGGGGTACAGGGTGCGCAAGGAATACAAGGAGCGCAAGGCATTCAAGGCATCGCAGGAACTAATGGTACAAACGGCACTAACGGCTTAAAATCACTCATCAAAACCTCTGCCATTGTGGCGGGTGCGACTTGCGTATATGCGGGTCTAAAGATTGAAAGCGGTATTGACTCAAACAATAGCAGTGTTTTAGACTCTGGAGAAATTTCTGATACTCAATACGTCTGCAATGGTAAAAGCCCTGAGTTAACCAAAATTTATAATAAGGCCAATTCCACGCTCATTGGTGATACTTTGCCCGTAGCTTACACAGCTTCTGGCTATAGAGTATTGCTCAATAAGACTAACAACACATGGTCTTCTTTTGGAATGCAATTGCGCGGCATTGACTATGTTTACTCTAAAGCCCTTAGTTACCAATTATATTTTACCTCGACCGATTGTTCTGGGCAAGCGTATATGCCTTTTGCTGCACAAGATAGCAGACCTGTACTTTACAACGGTGTGACTTATGCGGCGGTAGTTTACAGCTTTACTTGGGTAGGCAGTAACCCTGTATTTTATAAATCTGGCACTAGGGAGGCTGGCAACTGGACGGCTAAGTCATACCTTACAAGCGACAATGTAGCTAAAACGTCAAGCTGCTCGACTCTTAATACTACCTATGCAGAGAGATACCCTCTTAATACTACAGCGGACACAGTTGACTATGCAGACATTTACGTAGAGTAATTTTAGTAACTAACCGAAAGGATATTTTGTGCTTAAGCTAAGCAAAAAAGCTCTACTTGATGGGGTTAAAAGGAAAAATCAAACTAAGAAAACCTTATCTGTCAGGCTTGCCGAAAATTATGCTCAAAAAATTAAAAGCTTGGCAGAGGAAAGCGCAGCATCTGAAAATGATATACTTAGCTTTATACTTGAGTCATACCTTGACAGTGTCATAGAAGAGGAGTCTCAAGCGGTAAGCGCAAAATTGACCGAAAATTTCAAGCCTTTAAATTAAAAAACCGCGTAAATCAATCGACTAACAAGCCTTTGATTTACGCGGTTTTTCTTTTGTCTTAACCAAGCCATACCTTTTGACTAAAACCCCAAATTTAAGCCTTTTTGCAAGCCTAAAAGACTTAGTTTTTAGGCTTAACTTTCTGCAAATGCGTTTTCGCTTTTCTCTTTTCTGGGGGTATTATTTTGGCCGTGTTTTCGGTCAAGTTTACCGATACCAAGGCCCCATCTTTTAACGCATCTCGGGAAGTAAACAGTGACAGGCAAATTATTAACTCAGCCTTTTCCGATAAAAATAAACAAACCTTATCATCCTCTAAATCAAAATGGGTTATGATACCTGTCAATTTCATTTTGACCCATTCAACTCATTTGTGAACATAGTTTTCAAGGCTTCGTATCCGCCTTTACTCAAAGCGGGGATTGAACTATGCACAATAAACCTAGCAGACCAACTATTAACAGAAGAAGGGTTTTCAGCACTATCAACCCAACTAGTTTCTGGTTCAAAAAAACCCTCTAATAAAATATTAGGAAAGATGTTTGAATGATACCTAATCCTAACAAAATTAGGTTGATTTCCGTACAAAGGATCTTCGTCCATCAACTTAAGGAACAAAAAGAAGTTATCTAAATTTTCAGGTAGGTAAACCGCATCCCCAACATTTACTATCGGTCTAATATTACCGGATTGAAAGTTGAAAGATACTTCTGGTTCATAGAAGTGTGTGACACCTCTTTTTTTATTGGTAGTATTTCGCCAGTAGTAATAGACTTTACCATGCTTAACATCTTGGTGTACAGACCGTATCTTCATACTAAAAGAAACTTCATTCGGGTTAACTCTAAACACGAGTTTAGTGCCTTTAGGTGTACCTTTACTACCACCTTCATCCCAACTAATGCGACTCATTGTGAATGCACTATCCTTATCTCTAAGTGGATGTCTACCGGAATCTTTTAGGTCAGCTTGTGAGGAATCATTTATTTTGGCGTTGATAGCCTCCGTTACCTTAGAAGGAACGGAGGGTCCGAAAAGCGTGTCAATGGGGTTAGCCATGGATCACTCCTTTAGTGGGCAGAGTTAGATAATTCTGGACTTGATTTTTTTTCTTCTAAAAGCTTGCTTGCAAAACGACGTACTTCACCGTCAGCTTCTGCAACAACATAAGATAAATCTCTGATACTTAACTCATTTTTGAGTGTTCTAATTTTGTTTTTAGTAACAACTGCATCGTCTTCTTTACGTACATACTTGGTAATGATAGTAACGATAGAAGGGTGTACTTGATTTTCAAGTTTTTGTTTTGCTTCAAGTTCCAGAGTTTCATTTTTAAGTTTTTCTTGTGCATCTCTTGCATGAAAAGCCTGTTGCAATTCTTTGGCTCTCTCACCCGCCGCTGATCCGGCTGCAAACTGAGAACGATACAAACGCTTATGTTCTGCTTGAGCATCTTCGCTTTTCATAACTTCATGAGCTTCTTCTTCACTGATAAGTGTAATAATACCCGAGCGAAGTTGTTGCTTGAAATCAGTTCCACCTTTGATTAACTCTAAAGGAATGGTCTCTGATACATTAACAGGAATCCAAGTGCGGGGTACGGCAAACAACTGTGATGCTCCGTTGATATTTTTGAACGTAATGGCAATCTTAGCCATAGGGTTACTATTATTCATAACCCAGATTTCTTTTTTCTGTTTGATTAGGGTTTCAAGTTCCAATTTTTCTACTTTTTCCATAAAGTCTCCTAAGACTGTAAGTTAGATAATACTCATTTATATTTTACAACTTTAAATTTCGATCGTCATATTCTACAATACCCTTTTCTAGGGCATATTTTTTAATTTGTTTGTACCTTAAAGAATTGAAATTCTCTTTTTGGTATTGTGGTATAGAATCTACAGTACATTCAGTTGAGCAGTTTGGTGTCTCATACAGAATTATCTTTTGTAGAGTAAGATCATTATAGTCCTCAAACAGAATACTAATAGCTAAGAAGATCTCTCTCGCTATATTCTCTACAGTAGGATTGCAGTAATTTCCACTTCCCTCTAAAGACATAAGCCAAGGGTCTGTACCTACTTCTCTAACAGCATTAATCATAACAGTATCTTTAGGGTTAAAGATTGAATTGTGATCTAAATGGTCGTCTATCCAAGCTCCTGCGACTCTTTTAATTTCTTTGAAGTCTATCTGATACCCAATCTCTTTCATAGTATCAAACGCAAATATCATCTCACCAAAGTACAAATGACCATGTGCGTTAAAACATTTCATTCTCTCATTCATAACGCGGTGTGCAACATCTGCGGAAAACTTGCGACTAATTAATTGCATAATACTTCCTTATAAGTTAGCACATCCGTGTGCTAGTAATCAATTAAGCGTTCATCGCAGTAAGTTTAACTTTTTCTGCTGTAGCTAAAGTTGCTGCAACATTGTATTTTGCTTTGAGATCATTTTCCAAAGCAACAATAGCAGTTTGTTTAGACTTGAGATCGTTAATCAATGTAACTGCCAAATTGTACTTAGCTTTAAGGTCATTTGCCAAGTCAGCAATAGCTTGTACATCCGCTTGAACATAGCCTACGCCTTGAACAGGTGCGTCAGCAACGGCAGTAACTGCAGAGTCAGCAGCTACTGAAGCAACAGCGTCAGCAACGGCAGTAACCACAGCGTCTGCAGGCAAAGCAGGCAAGGCAACTTTAAGAGCTTTAAGAGCTAAAGAGCTAGCTTGAGCAGCGGCAACATCAGTAGCGGTGTCGATGTTAGAATCTGCTGAAATTGTTTTGCTGAAAGTAGCCAAGAAAGCTGCACCCGCAGTGTCCACGCCAGAAATGTTAGAAAATTCTTCATCTGTTAAAGTGGTAGAACCATTTGGTCCAACTTCAATAGAATACCCTTTTTGTTGGTGGGGGATTTTGATACTTAAAAACTGTTTTGAGCTTGTTTTGTTCGTTAACAGAACTGACATTTTTCCATTCTCCTTTAAGAGCGTTCAATAATACTGTTTTCATATTTTACATTTTTAAACTTTTGACTCTGCTAATTTAGTAAACTTGCTTTCCGCCTTGTATATGTCTTCTGGAGTAACTGTAGACTCACCAAGAGTTTCTCTCAACTCAAAAGGATTAACTTTTAACACTTGATTGTAACAATACCCTATAATTTCAGAGCAATAGAATGCGTCATTGCCACTTCTAAACTCCCAATCGTATTTCTTATGTTCAAGAGTCTCCGCAATAGCAGCAGCCTTTTTCCTTTGCATAGTAGTAGCAAATAATGGACGTAGTAGACATGCGTCATCTTTTCTACTAAGAAAGTGAAACAAATCAGTCCTAGTCACACCCTCCCCTATAGCTTCTATAACCCCCGGCTCACCTTTGTCATTTAGTCCTACATAAATTGCCGCGTGTCCCCAAAACCCAGGAATAAATAAGTTAGCCAAATTCCACTCAGACCTAGTAACAAATACATCCCCTGGAGTAATTTCATTTAGCGTCGTATAGTAAAAACTACTACGTAACATTGACTTTGGAAATTGAATTTTTCCGATAGTAGTTGTTATAGGGTAGGCAATCTTAAGCAGAATACTTCTTAATTTAGTCAACATGGGTACAACCTTTCAAAAGTTATGTTAAACTTACACTGAGTGGTACGTTTAAATAATCTTCTATCTTGTTTAATGCTTTTAATAGTCGTACATCCGTTATAAAAATAGGATCTTTAGACTCAGCAGGTATGGCTTTTATCTCGGTACACGCTAAGTAGAGAGAGCCTGTTAGAAGGGCGAATACTACCTTAATTAGAGCATCCTGAACCTGTTTAGTTTTTCCCGCCTGAGTTATTCCAAGTAGTACATTTTCAGCAGCATATTCCAAAATAACTTTAGTGCCAAACTCTCTAGCTTGACCTATCATAGTCTGTACTGCTTTAATAGAATTTTCTACCTGTATAGAATTTGCAAACCAGGTATCATAAGTGCTTTGGTGGGTACTAACGTAGGTGCAGTAATCTTCCCTTGTCATCAAGGACCAAGTTTCATCGGGTAGAGTAGTACTATCCCCTAGCTCAATGACTGTGCTAGGCCACACATCTGGTATTCCAGAAGGTTTAGACTCAACAGGTACATTTTGATAAAGTAATACGGCTACGTTCATATATTTTCCTTATCTTGTGGTAGTACTTCTATGTCTTAGAATAAAATAATCAATGTAAGCATTTCGAGTAGCTGCCGCCGCACTAGCAGAAATGTGAAATACAATACCCATAGGATTAGCTGTAGGTATATTAGTAGCGATAGTTCCGAAACTTACATCGTTAAGAAAGTACTCAACTGAGGAAGCAGCCGCGTTTACTTCCATACGTAGTTTAACCCAAGTAGTGCCTACAGCACTAGTTGAGTCTAATGTTGTTCTTGTAGCAGCATTAGCAGTTTTACCTACCCAGTTAACGCTGGTATTCCTATCGTATTGAAAATAGATACCATTTGTGAAGTCAGCAGACAAACTATCACCTAAGCCAAAACGGAAGTCATATTCATTAGTCACATCTGATAGTGTTTGGATTCTTACTTTAGTCTCAATGCTAAATACACCATTGCTTACTCTTAATTGATTCAAAGACAAAGATAGGGCAGCTGATCTAGCGGCAGCATTACCACTTCTTATGAACGCTACGCCTTGCTCAGTAGTTGTGACTTCCGCTGTAATAGTACCTGTGGCAGAACCACCACCTACAGTTGTGGGTGTCCAATTTAGCTTACCTGCGGCAGTACCATTTATCCAATCCTCGTCAAGGAACAAACCTCTCTTAATGTCGAATATGTATTCTGGGTATGCTGCTTCCCACTGAGAACCATCAAAGCGCGGCAAATGTCCTAACGAAGCAGACGAATTTGTTAATTGATGCGAATGATCTGCCCGTGCAAATGTTGCTGCAACACCCTGAGCGTTAGCATTACTTTTTATAGTACTTGCTGTAGCAGTAGGAATACTGTGAACATGATCAGCTCTAGCTAGGCTTGCGGATACACCGGCAGCATTAGCTTGATCAGGTGACTGGGAGGCGGCAGCACCAGTTGTTATTGCATGACTATGGTCAGACTTAGAAAATGTTGTAGCCACACCCTGAGTATTAGTTGTAGTAGCTGTTAAGTTAGTAGTAGGTGCAGCAGTGGCTATATTGTGAACATGGTCAGCTTTAGCGAAGTTAGCTGATACTCCTGCTGCATTGGCTTGGTCCGCTGATTGTGATGCAGGTGCCCCGCTAGCTATTGCATGTGTATGGTCTGCCCGAGAAAATGTAGCGGCCACACCTTGAGTACTAGTTGAAGTTGTATCTAGCCCACTAGCAGCCGCAGTAGCAATGTTATGCACATGATCTGCCCGTGCAAGGTTCGAGGAACTTCCAGCAGCGTTAGCTTGATCTGGAGTTTGGGAAGCTACGGCACCTGTTGCCACAGCGTGACCGTGGTCAGATCTTGCCAAGCTATTATCAGTACCTATGCTATTTGATGTAGTAGCACTAACACCTACTGCAATAGCAGTTGTTATTGGGTCTGCCCCACTAGGTAGGTGTCTACTAGCATGAGCAGGTACATCCACACCGTCTACCAAGTTTACATTCGTTATGCTGTTTCCGCCCATGTCCAAATTACCGGACATAGCTCTAGTACCGTTAGCTTTTATGTATTGGGGATGATCATCTGCAAGTAGGCCAGATAAGTTACCATGGATAGAGGATGCTGTTGTAGCAGGAGCAGCAAAACCTACTCTTGGTCGAAGATCAATAAAGGTAGAAATTGTAGCAACACCCTGTTGTACTATTATTCCAGATATTTTTACAACTGCATCTGTTAAATACGTGGGAGTGACAGGTAAAGGCTCATTTACTGCCGCTGTAAGAGAGTTTTGGGTTGACTGCGCATACACAAGGAAGTAAGTTTCGGAAACAGAATCACCAACCATGTAAAGCACATGTTTAGCGTATCTTCCCGCAGGTATTGCAGCGAGTGTACCACTTCCATCATCATAAAAGGCATTATCGACCGTATTTTGTCCTACCTCACTCCACCCACTACCACCATCTCTGTAAAAGGCAGTCCATGAAATAGCGGAACCACCAAAGGACATAAAGTCTTTTGTACCGAAGTAATACTCACCGCCAGTTATGTCAATATTTCTTGTTCCAGATTCAGTAGGTACTGAACCGAAAGCAAAAACAGCGCCCAAAGCATGTCTTAGAAACTCCTCAGTAGAATTTCCTACATGAGGCAGTCGCATAGATGATTCTTCTATAAATCTAATATCAGTAGCAGTAGTAACTACTCTTCCTAAGGGAATTGTTGTTTCTAAGGATGTTAGGGTATCGGAAGTTAATATAGCACCACTTGTATTAACATAGATGTATTTAACTACGTTAGCTCCAAGTACTACATTAGTACTTACCCAATTGATTTCTTTTATGAAAAAATCAATAGGATCTTCTAAAAATCCCACACCCGCAGATATGTTAATAGTTAAACCACTTACTACTGTAATTGAACCGCCCGATATAACACCAAGAGTAGTAGCCTCCCTCGCTAGTTTAGATAAGTTGGCAAGCCTATCGTATCTATCCCCTTGTAGTATATCACCTACCGTTATTGAACCAGTTCCATCTGTAGGCATGTGATTGCAAGATATGATAACGCTAAATCCGGATAAGGGATTAACTATAATCTTAGTGTGATCTGCAGATCCATTAAATGTACCGTCGGCATCTGGATGTTCCACTCTAATATCAGTGATATTTCCTTCACATAGTATTCCCACAGCATCAACTATCGCAGGATCTCCCACATTCTCTATGAAGATACCATTTGAGAAATTCTTTATATTAGTACTTAAAGCTCTGAGTAAAGCACCGTCATTTAATCTGATAGCATTTCCACCTGCTGCATTACCATTGCGCATTTGGACGCCATTTAATACTATTTGAGATCCAGTCCCTGTAGCAAGGAAAATATCTTCTGGCAAAGGCAACTCGACCGAAGTAGTAGTACAATTTCTTGATACTATTCTGCCACCATCTAAAGCTTCAAAACCTCTAACAAAAACATAGTGACTACCGAATTTGCAGTTCTCTAAAAATATAGCAGAAGGAGCTAAAGATCCATTAGCTAGGCAATGCTGATAGTTATTCCCGAAACGACAATCAGATACGAAAAACCCATCCTTATCTGTAGCAGTGGAGCTTTGGAATAAAACTGCGATGGCATTAAGTGCGCTAGACCCTGTTAATAAAAAACCTCTTATTTCGGAGTTTTCACTACCAATTAAAATATTAGAGGAAGCTACACTTGGAGATAGCGTGGTGTTGTAAGATCCTGATCCTTCTATTCTAACAAAAGGCTTCATTGTTATGGTGTCTTCAATAAATACACCAGGACCAACTTTGATTAGGTATTGACTCGTAGAACTGTTGTCAGTTATACTATCCACCGCAGCTTTGATACTGGTAAATTCGCCAACACCCGCATCATTCTTTTTAACTATTAATGTATGGTAGGTTTCAAGACGGTTATCTGTAGATTCAGAAACGTCAAAAGTCCATTGACCATTTGCAGTACTTATATCAGTAGGTCTGACTCTAACTCTTTGTGTGGGTTTTAGGGAGAATAATTCAACACTTCCTGCATTCTGTATGCTAATTACAGTAGTACTGTCATTAATTATATAGAAACTTTTTGTGCTTGATATAGTGGTAGCGTTTGCAAATCTAAGGATCTGGCCTGGGGTTGATCCTTGAAGAACAATAACCTCTATAGTATCAGTAAGTGTATATACACCGCTAGAAGTAGGGAGTATCAAAGGCTGAGTAGATATACTGTCAAAAATTGAGTGGGTAGATCCACCTATTCTAAATTTGAAGTCAATATCTTGGACAGGAATATCCCCTGTACCTTTGTCAATAAACCAGAAAGAGTTATCTACTAGTTCATCCCCAGTTGGGTCATTTAATCTACTATTCCATCTTTTTACTGTTTTTTCAGCTTCACGAGAAAGATCTACTTCTGGGTAGGGTGTCCCTTTCGTGAAGGGAGGAAGAACATCCTCAGGCAAATTTGCTGCGCTGACAGTCTCCTCTACTGCACCTTTAACAATTAAAATTTCCCCTGCTTTAACATGCTTTCTTATTTCGTTAGCATAGTACAGGAATCTTTCGGCGGTTATAGGTATATCCTGGCCCATAGGTAAACGAAGGGAGGGTATATAGTTTTTACCAACTTCTCCGTTAGCGTGGACGAATAGAATCTTTTTAGTAGAAACATTTCTAACTACACATACAGATGTATTTTGAATTATAGACATTAATAGTCCTTACTCTCTTTTAGAAATTTAGTAATCCAACCTTTTGAGTAAACTGAATAATGTTAAGACCATTAAATCCTGCGTCGTTGATATTGAAGACGCGTTGTTGGTTGATGCTGTACCTACCGAATTGACGTACACCTACAGATGTATTACCACTAATGCTACGGTAGACTTTCATTTTTGCCGGACCTAAATTAGTTTTAAGATAATCCATCATTCTACCTAAAGCACTCTCGATCATTCCAGTTCTATCCATATCAAGAGTAGTGGATAGCCCTGTGTTATGTGTCACTAATCCGCCACTGATAAAAGCATGAGCTAGGAAGTCGTCGCCATCTTTGAAGGAGGGGTCAATTACATCTCTATAACCAGCGTCTTCAATACTTGATACTTTTTTCCACAGAAATTTCGTTTTACTCAAACTTTCCAACCTTTCCAACAGTATAGGATCAAGTTCCTTCAGACTGTCTCTAACCTCATTAATCCAATCCTCGTAGTGCTCCCATGTGATATACCCAGAAGAGCTTCTATTGTGAGGAGAACCTATTTTAAATTGAGTACCATTATACCAACTATTATGAGGGGTAATGCCTAACTTTTGTTTTAGGTTTGGTATTAAATTATTAGTAAGTTCCACAGGTACTGTTTCTGTGAAAGCGTATGTAATGTCACCGTACTCAAAATCTTTACCCTTAAACAGAAATCCTATAGTTTCTTTATACTTTCTACACCCATCACTCGAGAGACTTACACACCCTACTTCACCTTCTTTTATTTTCATAGTGCTAAAAATACCGAAACGTAATAATAAATTCTGTAGATCACTAAGTAATTTCTCAGATATGGACGAGAATATTATCTTACCCTTGTGAAAACATCCGTCACCCTCAAAATACCCCTTAATAAATTCAGCCGCTACTGCTTTGGGTGCTTTTAGTATTACCTCAGGAATTTTTTTACTATAACAGTCACTTTTGTCTAACCCCAAAGATAAGAAAAATCTTCTTAGCTCTACACCATTTAGATTAATGCTATATAAGGGTTTAGTACCCCACTCAGACATTGGACACTCCGACATGTCTACCTTATATTTAAAAGTTTCATAAACGCAATTTTTAAAATCCTCTAAAATATCAATGTTAGTATTGCTAAAGCCAATTCTATTATTCTGCACACAGTTACCTTCCGCTACTATATACCCAAACAGTCTTGCTAGTTCCTTAGTTAGAACTTCTGGGTACTCATATAGGGAGGAGGTAGTTGACGTATTCATTTCCTTGACTATCTTTATATTCTCTCTGAGATCAACATCCCATGCACTGTCCTCCTCAGCAAAGGTTGTTATAGCTACGTAGTCTCCAATGTTTAAGTCTTCCAGATTTTTCCATTCTGTTTCACATGTATCTGTGTTCAATGTTAAAAATGGGTGATTTTTAGTGGCGGTTAGCGGATATCCTATTTCCGTGGTTACTTTGTACGTCTTTTTGTCTTTCAGCATCCATACACCTTGAGGTGTTTCATAAGTACCTGGCTTTGCTAATTTTATGTCCGTGGTGTAGAATCCAGATTTAGTTTTATGGAACATCCCAAAAGTATCTCTTAGGTAGTTCTTAAACTCCGGAACATCCCACAAGAATCTTCCACATTCAGCATTGCTATCCCTGTATCTAAATTCACCAAGACCATATTTGCTAAACATAACACCTAGAGAAATAGCTCCTCTGTCAAGTTTAAGCTCATCTACTATAGTCTGGGCGTAAACGGGTTCGTGAAAAGTATTACATATCTCTTTGACTAATTTAAAATCTCCTGGATATATAATATTTTTAGCTGCATCCTTTCTCATGTACATGTCGGAATCATTAACTAATTCTTTGGCGCGTATCAATCCTTTGTTCGTGGGAAGTAAAGTTTCAGGGTCAATGCAGAAGTTAAAGGCCATATCACCTTCACATAAGTGTTGAGCAGTTAATCCATACCACGCGGCAGCCATAATCCACATGTGTCCAAACATAAATAATGGACTTCCTGATATTTGTACGGGCCAATTGGTAAAAGGATGATTTTTATTGATAACGTCAGCACCTTGTTTAATGTATTCGTAAATATCGGAATCCTCATAACCCTGAATAGTACCCATGCCTTTTTGAAACTTATCAATAAGCATCCTAACCTCAGGAATCATAGCCAAGGTTTGAATGGACAACGAGGATATTACTTGGTATGAAAATCTAGGAGTTGAGGTTGGCTGATCCGTTACTGTCCACAAAGCCACATATTCCTTAGCCACAGGCATATTTGGAACCTGGTATTCATAGCTATGGAACTGCCCATTAGTTCTTTTAGTCATATCACTAATTTGGATATTCTCGGCAAGTACTTCATTTGTTACTCTGTCGATAATATCTAATCGGAGGTCATACACCTCAACAGGGAATACAGTTTTGGCTAAGTAGGGTCTATCACCTAAGCAAATAAACTTCTGCTCACGACCGCCCTCCTCTAAAGTAACTTCATCCAAAACAAAATAATTTTCTGTTTGGTTGACCTGTCTATTGGAGGTTGTTACAAAGTTCCACTCTATTCGCCAGTCAGGCTCTTTATCAAGACTTAACTCCGCGTCAAGAGGAACAAAAAATTCTACTCTCCAAATACCACTACCTAAGCTAGTAGCAGTACCACTTTGAATTGCATTGTTTGAAGGATTGTAGATCGTATACTGAGGATACCCCAGCTTAGGAACAAGCGGTATAGAGTCTACAAAGCTTGCATCAAATCTAACTAAGTTTCCTCTGTATACAGTTCTCATTTATTCAACCCCTTAAGAAAATTAAGCTAATTCTTTAACGATATACTTGGTAGGAGAAACTTTAATAACTGCTGCTGTAATACCTTTTAAGCTTAAGGCATCAATAGCGGCAAGAGCTTCTTTTTCTTCCATTCCTTGTTCCATCAACTCTTTTTGTTCTTCTTCACTTAAGCTTTCGTCTTTCATTTCTTCTGCGTGTAAAGGATCTTTGTCACCTAAGTCAACTAGCTCCTCTGCACTTTCCTCGTGTTCCGCAACAACATAACCATCTGTATCTACTTTTGTAACTGCACAAACTTTGTTGTTTGCAGTCAACCATGAAATTACCAATTCAGCTTCTTGTTTCTTTAGAACTTTAGTTTCCATTTTTAGTTTCCTTATATTTTTTAAATTAACTGTTATACCCGCTATCTGGATGATCTTTTAAGTATTGTTTTTGTTTTTCCTTGCCCATTTTATCGAACCAATTGTCGGGCTTCTTTTCCATTTCTTTTTTGCTACCAAACTTTTCACTGATCTGGTCTTTGAGACTTTTGATTGAGTCCTTTAGTCCAAGAATGTTTTCTTTATGGTCCTTTAATTTCAACTCAGCAGACTTTAATTGATCCTCTAAAGTTTTAATCTTTTTCTTAGAGTCGCTAATGGAATACCCTGCAGCCTTTAGACTAATTTTCTCACCTACTTTTAAATCTTTTAAGCTCATTGTATTTCCTTTATTTTTTGCTACTGATTTGTTGTTTGTGGTATGCTATCTCTTCTTTGATACCAGCAATATTTTCTTGCTCATCTTTCAGGGCTATTTCTGCTTTTTTAAGCTGATCTTCTAAACCTTTAAGTTTAGTTTTCAGAGTACTGATAGCATCAGCAGCTTTTACTGTAATCTTCTCACCAATTTTTAAACTTTTTAAGTTCACGTTAATCCCCTATTGTATATTCTATTAAAACCTTATCAGTTAAAATTCTAACTGTTTCTTCTTTCTTTCGGAGCTTCATTTCTATTTTAGCCGTCATTTTACCCAAAGCAGTCCTAACATCTACGTACAACTTTTCAAGAAACTCTGGCTTTATTACTACCATCCCGTCTTTGCGAGTGATATTATCGCCCCACTTATCAAAATCAAGAAGCACAATAACGCGAGAACCTTCTGAGTAAACACTACCGTATCTCCTTTTCAATTCTTTGATATTAACTTCTCTACTTGATTTCAGAATATGAATATTAAGATTTTGAAAAGCTTGAATACAAAGATCCAAGGCAGCTTCTGGAGTTTCAACTTCTACTCCTACTATATCATTTGTGTCCTTACTATCTGAAATTTTAAGCATAATCCTAGAAATACTGTTTAAATACACTTTATGATAAAGACAGATAGTTACGCAGTTATTAATAACTGCATTTAGGCAGGATATGACACAAGCATCTTCAGCTACTGACACAGTAGAAGTGACATTGAATGACTCAACTTTATCTAGGTCTACGGCATTTTCTAGTAGATACTCAAATTTGTCATAGAAGGCGGCTAAATAACTAGGAATTTGATTTTCCTTGATTAGCTCGACTAGATGCCAAATATCAATATCCCTCTGCTGGCAAGTACGAATTAACTCATTTATAGCATCCTTTTGGACATTTTGAGTCAATAATTCTTTGCTATTTTTAAGTAGCTCACCATTGTCTTTTATAAGAGAAAAGGCGGATTCTATTGCTTCTTTATCTTTGAATGTTTTTGCGCCCAACCTGCTTTTAGTTAATTGGGGTACAAACGCAGAACGTAGAAGATTTATTCTCCTATCAATTAAGTCAGATTGGCTATAGAGTAAGTGCATATTAGAATCCAGTTCTATTTTAAATTCTCTTCGTCCCAACCAGCCAACCATGCATCTAACAACGGAAGAGAAGAGCCGATAGGACCATTCAGGGATTTTATAAGTTTCATAAGATTTAAGTCTTGCGCGGGAATGCGCTTCTTCCCTGCATGGAAAGCTTCTCTACCTAGTTTGTCAGCTTGTTTTTCTTGGGGAGTGGAGGCTTTAGCTAATACTTTAGTAGCAGCCAACACTCCAAGCTTCTTAAACTTATCCTTAATTTTGGCCAGCTTATTAAGTTTTTCTTGATCTACATGAATTTCTCTAGTTTTGGGATCAATACGTGTTACGTTCTTTTCCATATTTTTTAAAACTACGCTGAGCAGCTTTTTATAATTACTTTCGTCAACTTGTTTAGCTAACGTAGTAAACCCAGATACTCTCAATAGTTCTTCAATCAACTCAAGTACCTTTTGATCTACTTTTTCTGCTTTGACTAAAATTGACTGACCTACTTTTAATTTACTTAACATTTTGACTACTCCATACCTAATAGAATTTTATTCCAGTCGTTAGCGTGTTCCTGCTCTTCTTGTAAAATCTCTTGAATCAAAATACTTAAAGGATTACTGTCATCCCCAATCTCATTAATTAGGTTATAGTACAATTCAATTGCACTCTGTTCCAACATCATTGCTTTTTGGATCAAAGCTTTATTGTTTAACACTAAACTAGGGAAATCAACAGGTGAAATTTGAGATAATAAAGCACCTGTTTTACCAGAGTTCATGCTTAGCAGATATTCAAGTAAGCGGTCAGCGTGCTCTTTTTCTTTATCCAAATGCTCGTGAAAATGTTCTTTCAATTGATCGGAGTCAGGACCAGTAAAACAACCAGCACCAACTAAATAGAAGTTGATAGCCTGTAATTCAGACTTAATAGCCCTGGCTACAGACACTGCAAAGTCTTTATTTTCAGAGTTATTACTGTAAGCTATTACTGTAGTCTGACCTATTTTCAAAGCATTTAGATTGAGCATACTATTTCCTAAGGTAAGTAAGATTCGAGATTATCAATTATTTTATTTATCTCTAAGTTAGTTTTGGGTACTTTGCCTAAGCCCAAGTATTCGGTAAAAACGGTAAGCAAAATTTTATTATCTTTGTGTAGAATATTTTTCAAAGCTGTTTTATCTTTTGCTTCAATACCAGAAATCAATTTAGGCAAGGATTTATTCTCTAAATTACTCGTAGTTTCCTTATCAAGATAATCACGCACATCTTGTTTTGTTTTCAGCTCAGGGTGTCTTTTAAAGAAAGGGTGGGAATCTTTAGCTCCTACATACATATCTGCTAATTCATTATTTTCAAAGTAGTCTTTATCAAGAAACTTTTTAATTACTTTTTTGTAGATACTCTTTAATTCATTGGCATTAGCTCTAACTAAAATGCTTTGGCCTAGTTTTAGATTACTCAGTTTCATTTTTAATTTCCTAGTTATCCAAAAATTTAAGTTCTAGAGTTACAGAGTTAGTAGAAATGTATTCCTTCCCCGCATAATGACCCATCACTTTAGCATTTTTAATAATAAGAGTTTTAGGCTTTTCAGTGCCGTAAGCTTTTACGATACCCTCAATGGATACATTGTCAAGGTGTACTTTATCCCCAACTTTAAGCTTGGAGTCGCCTATATTTATTGGTGAGGATACAATGATTGTTTGACCTATAGTCATGCCTTGAAGATTAAGCATGTAATTTCAATGCCGCAATTTTCTTTTTGGCATCCTTTAAAATAGTTTCAAGTTTTTTGCAATTGTCGTAGTTAGCGTCGTCTTCATCAATTCTACCCAAACCAATCGCATCAACTTCTCCCAATGCATCAATTACTAAAGATTCTGCCGCCTTAATAATATCCTTGCCCTTAATAGCAGCAGTTATTTTTACACTAGTGCCAATTTTTAGTTTGCTTAAGTCCATCTTATCTCCTAGTTAATCGCATCTGCGTAGTAGTTATTCATAGCATCGTTATATACTTTATTGATGGCTCTTCTGATCTCACCTGTGTCCGCTTGATATAGGCGTTTGAAGTCAGAGTCCCTAACCGCCGTCAAAAAGTCCAATTCATTAAGACCTTTTTGCTTCGCCCAAATACTCAGTACTCTATGTACTACTTTGCCAATTTTTAAACTAAACACACACTCTTTTAAGACCCTGAAAAAGTTAAATTTCTCCAGACTGTTTATATTGTTATTTTCTTTGAAGAGGATTATAGCGTAAACGCCAAACTCATCGTGTGCATCTATACTAGTACCATTTTTAGCAACCCACTCATCTGCCCATTGTTTGAGCTGAGAGTCAGCCGCTTTCGCTGTAATCACAATTGACTGTCCTAATTTCAGTTTATCCAGCTTCATATTTATTTGTAGTTTTTCATAAGGCTAAGAAGAACATTCAATTCTTCGAGTTTAGCATTCAGGACATCTCTAGCGGCAGAGTTGTTATCTTGTAGGGAATCCCTATTAGGCAAAGTAGCAGGTGGCAATTGGAAATCAGAGATCTGTTTTTCCATTTCTCTCACTTGATTGTATTTACTTAAATTAGAAGAACCTTCTACTTTCATAGATTCTCCAATTTTTAAATTTTTTAGATTAGACACTTTATACTCCGAAATGAATGTTTGGGATTTCTTTTTTGACTACATCCTCTACCATTTTTATACCTTGGCTTAAGCTCTCGACTCTATTGTAGCAAACTATTACTTTACCGTTTATTGTAACTGTAGTATCCACAGACTTGTATTGTTCTTTGTCATTTTTGCTTTCAACCGTAGCAAAACCAATTCTAGTTTTCTTATCAACCCTACCAGAATCATCATCTAATCCAATACTGAGAACCCATTTTTGACTAGGTACAACTTCTTCCCATTCACCGTAGTATTTATAGGTGTTGGCTTTAATTTGGGAGGATTTTTTCTCCCAGTGAGCCAGTCTACTTTTCCAATCCGCTAATTCACTTTTAAATTTTGCTTTCCACTTAGGGTCTTTAGTGGTCTTTACCAATCTTTCATATTTAGCTACATGCCATTTACATGCTTCTATATTAGACATTTTTCCGAAATCAGGTCTTTCAGGCTTAAGTTCCTCGTAAGGTGTGGAACTGGCCTTTATAACTATTGATTGGCCAATTTTTAGGGCAGAAAGGCTAGCTTTAATAGGTTCTTCTAATTCTTTTTTCATATATCCTACAAATTATAGAGTGGGGATTTTTTGAGTAAGTCAGATTCCAAGCTTGTAAACAAAGCAGTTTTCTCTTTTCCTTTATTGTACTTTTGCAATTTCAATAAAAGGTCAACGAACTCTTCTTTTTCAGCAAACTTGACATGTCTAAATTTATGCACTTCCTCTTGTCCATAATATAAACTCAAGGGTTCCCAACTAGCTGCTTTGCGGAAAACTCCTCGCTGCAAAACTAGTGTATATCCTTCCCCAATAGGAATAGCGGCGAAGTTCTTGTTAAATTTACCTTTAAGCTTTTTAACAATAGCAGATACCATATCATTTTTAGAAAACTCTTTGGAGTCACTAATAGGATTAGCCTTGATGACCACTACTTGGCCCAAAGTCATACTTTCTAGGTAAGGTGCAAATTCACCTTCCCTACCATCAAAGGTACAATCTAAAACTTCAAAGGCATTGTACATTCCACGGAAATACTCATCATTAGGCGGGGTAACTTCTTTACAAAACTTAACAAAGTCCTTAACCTCTTGTAAGGTAGCTAGATTACCGCCGAGTATAGTAGATTGTCCAAGTTTTAGATTACATAGGTTCATATATTTACCAAACTTGTATTGTTAAATTTCTTTTAGCTTCCAGTCTTTTTGTAATTCTTTTTTGACTTTTTCCGGTAGACTTTTAAAATCTTTCTTTTGTAGCCACTTAAATTTTTTATTGATTGCCTTTGATTTTATTAAAGCCATATTATATGCTCTACTCTCGGCATCCTTTTCTAGTAAACCTTCTCCAGAGAAACCTTCATATTCTCCGTTGTCCCACAAAGCTACTCCGTTAAATTGGTACATAGCTGCTTTAACTAAAATGCTCTGGCCTAGTTTTAAATTACTTAGTTTCATTTCTTAGTCCTCTAAGGTATTTTTGAGTAAGGCTCATACGGCTGCACCAATCGCACCGTTATCTCATGTCCATTTAAAATGCCAATTTGAGTTACGTTCTTTTCTTCAATCAATTTCCAGCGACGCATATCTTCTATCTTAATGAAGAAGTCCTCTGTACCAACTACTTTAACATCTGGAGTTAGATTGATAGTAGCAGTTTGCCAGGAATCAAAAACACCAAACTCACCTAATGCGATTGTATCATTTACGATAGGCCAATCTGCATCGACAGTTACAGTTGGCTTTAAGTTATAGCGAAACATTAAGTGAGAGAACACAGGACTCTTAGTAGTTATAGCGTCCCTACTTAATTTTATCTTGAAGAATATTTTTTTATTGACTAATTTGTTTTTAAGAACAGTTTCATCATAGGCAACATAAGAAGAATCAATTTCACTTTTAATGAATGTTTCAACCTTAGTGCCTAAGTTTAGTGAGTGACCAAATTGAACTAGGTCAACAATACCAACATTCTTTCTAAGTTCTACCTCACCGTAAATATACCCAGTAGTGTTATCATCGTCTAGTATGATTGACACAGGTCTAGTGGTAAAGTCTCTTCTACAGTTTACAAGTACTAAATCTTTTGCGGATTCTACATACTCAGTAATAGTAGCGTACTTGTCATAACCGCCAACGTATCCAACCTTAAAGCAAATTTGACACTCACCATTAGGAGAGCTATCCTCATTTAGACAAGTACACTGTCTGCCAGATCTTTTACGTTGAAAAAAGTACATTGATTTTCGATCAACAGAAATAGCATTTTTAGTCATGGTCTGCGCTTGATTTAACAGCAGAGTGTGCGCTAGATTACGAACGTTATCCTTAGCTAGATTGTCATTTCTAGCGGGCTGTTTTGTACGTAGATTAGGGCTTGATACTGTTGATCGAACAGTTCTGGTAAGTGACCGTGACACGCTTTCCCCAATTTTTGTTTATATAATATATATTTTGCATAGAGCGTCATGCTAATTGATGCCTCTTTATGCACCTAGTCAAAACTTAAAACCCTTATGACGCTCTATGCAAAATATATATTATATATGCAAAATTTCAGAATTTCCCATTTTCCGAGGGGTAGACATGTACACTTTCATAATTGATCCGAACGCATACAATTCCGGCAAGCCTTTATTTGGTATGGACCCCGCAGAAGTAAAAGTAACTTTAGGATTTATTAGTGGCAAAGTAGAATCAATTTTAGGTAGAAACACCCTTTCTCTTGATGATGCCTTAGTAGAAAACTATGTAGATACTTCTAGCTGGAGAGAACACGCTGCCCAATTAATTATTAAAGGTGTCATTGTCGTTAAGAAAAACGGTGGTGCAGCTTTAACCGCTTTACAGATGATTAGAACCAAAGGCGAAGTACAGTACGTCTAGTAGGTCTTTATGCGCTTCGACGATTACGTTAAAAATAAAAATATTCACTTGTACCATAAAAAGCTACAAGTGATTTCTGTTGTAGGTTCAACTAACTCAGAAAAAGCCGTGGAAGGATTTTTGAAGCGCAGCTCCTGTCCATTGCATTCTCAAATATTACAACTGTGGCGTGAGTGGAAAAAATCACAATAGAGAAACATTATGGCAAAACTTTACAATCTAATCGACTCTGTTGATATTGAAAATGAAATTGAGAAAGCGGTTAAGTCAAATCTTAATCCTGACATTTTTAATAAGATTGATGAGTCTGATCTAAAACCTGCCTCAAATGTTTTAGACGCCTGTCTCTTAGATTTTAAACTAGAGCCTTACCCTTGGCAAATAAATGCTCTGCTTAGATTATTTGCCGATTACTGCCCAGTCTGTTCAAACCCAAAATACATTCAAAGAATGCACAAAGAATCTTTACCTGAAATATTGAGCAATATTCAACTGCTCGATTTCGGTGTCTGCCCTAAGTGTCACGGTAATAGATATGACTTTGTTAAGTCAGGTCAAATGGGCCTGCATTATGAACTAGATGCCTGCGTTGGCCAGCGTAGTGGCAAGAGCACTCTAACCGCGATGGCTTCTAATCGTGTGTACCAATTATTTGCTACGCTGCCTAATCCTTCACGTTACTTTGGTCTACTACCAAACTCTTTGTTAGTAGGAACTTTTACTGCATTAACTATGGAACAAGCTGCTGATAGTTTATTTTCTCCTTTCACAGAGTATAATGCTAGCAGTCCTTGGTTTACTCAATACTGGAGTATGCTGGATTATTACTCTAAAAAGTTTGGCGAGCAGCTTTATAAAAAGAATGATACCTACTGGCATATTGCCCATAAGAATATTTTAGTTCACCCCAAAGGACCAGATAAAGGGAAGATGCGTGGTAGATGCGCAGTGGGATCTACTTTAGTTTCCACTAACAAAGGCTTGATTAGATTAGATGACAGGGAAAAAATACTCGGAGCTGTTACTTATAAGGGAAAAAATAGAAGAACTATCATAGATCAAATAAGGCAGCCTTTCAAAAAAGAGGTACTGAAAGTTACTCTTGAAAATGGTTTAGAAATATGTGCTTCACCGGATCACAGAGTATTAACTCTGATTGAAAAAGGGGAAAAATGGGTTGAGCAGAAAGACCTGCTAGGTAGTTATGTATTTTGCCAATTAGGTGGGGAGTTCCCAAAAGAATTAGTATTCAATCATAGTATAGAAACCCATAAGCCTGTTTACGTTAAGATAGCAGAGTATATAAGTACCGGCATCTCATTTACTCTTTATGACTTAGTTGATAAATTTGGCATACACAAGAATACTATTTGGGGGGATACAATTCGTCCTATGGATAAGGCAGGAGTGTTAGATTGTATACGATCCAGAGATGCGTTTGGTCATTCGTTACCTAACAGCTATAAGGTAAATAAAAAGTTTGACTTAAAAGAGTGGGGAGTACCTAAAAAAGGTAGAATAAACAGTAATCGTAATAAAATAACTATTCCTACTAAAATGACTCCTGAGTTAGGCCGCTTGATTGGCTACCTAATAGCTGACGGAGACTTGTCTTTTTGTAATGGTAGGTTTCTATATTGTACCACAAGTAAGGATAAGAAAAAGGACTTTACACAACTATTTAAGAAGATTTTTGGCTGTGAAGGTAAGTCTTGGCAAGAAAACACGGGATATGGTCCTAATAAAAATAGACCTTGCTATTATTACGAGTTCTCTTATAAAAGTATTATAGACTTCCTTCAGTACTTAGGTTTGAAAAGAGGACTTACCGCACACACTAAGAGTTTGCCTTGGTCAATATTAGAAGCACCCAGAAACTGCGCAGTAGAGTGTATTAGCGCGATGATAAGCAGTGATGGCGGAATAGTAAGCCATAGTGGGATGACCGGAGTATATTACAGTAGTGTAAGTAAAAAATTAGGCAAACATGTGCAACTTATGCTAATGCGCTTAGGTTATGATTGTATAAGAAGGGCAGGGTTTGTAAAGATTTCTAGACCCGCATCAATTAACTTCTTAGAGAATGACTATACTGGGTTAGATAAAAGAGACTGGAAAAAGGATATAACTATAAAGCCAGCGGATAAAGCTAGTACGTACAAACATTATAGAATCCCTTACACGGATTCTTATACTTTGTCCAGCGTCAATAAGAAGTGCGGCATTGTAGTAGACTCAATAGTTAAAAAATATGAGGATGCTGATATTTTGTTTTCTAAGGTAGTGAAAATAAAAAGTTTGGGTAAGAAGACAGTATATGATCTGTCGGTGGATGCCGAGGATTCCTTGTTCCCTGCTAATAATGTTCTTATTCATAATACCCGCTTCATGTACGCATTGGACGAACCAGGTTGGTTTTCTGGCGATGAAGCCTCTATTAAAATGTCTGCAGATGAAGTTGACAAAGCTTTGCGTCGTTCTATGGCTACTCTTAGAACAGCCGCGCACTATAAGTTTGAGGAAGAAAAAGATTTTAGAGTTCCTTGGGGTATGGGCTTTTTAATTAGTTCCCCCTCACATGCTAACGATAAAATTATGAGAGCGGTTAGAGAAGCTGCTACGGATAAAACAAAACTAGCTATTCATTTAGCTACATGGGAAACTCACCCTAAAATGACTAAGGAGTCTTTGGCTTCCGAGTTTATGACAGACCCAGTAGGGGCAATGAGAGACTATGGTGCATGTCCTCCGTTGGCAGCCTCTCCTTTTATTTCTGACGAGAAGTCAGTTAAGGCATGTTTCTCCGGTCAAGTTATGAGTAACGTAGCCCATGTTAAAATGGCCTCTTCTGAGACAAATGGAGAGAAAGCAATTCATGCCATTGCTAAGTGTGTTAGGACAGATAAGACAACACCTTTTATTTTGAGCATTGACGCAGGATTTTGCCTATCAGGGGATAGTTTGATCCCAACAGAAAATGGCATACTCCAAATAAAAGACATGGGGGATGGAACCACAAAAGATATAAACATTAAAGTGGGTAGTTCCTCTAAGCCAAGACACGCGAAAACTTGGCATTTTAGCGGCATGAAGGATACTTTCAAGGTTAGAACTGAAAGCGGGCATAGAATAAAAGCTACAGATGTTCATGAATTGCGAGTTTTACGAGATGGACAGTTAAAATGGATTAAAGTCAAGGACTTAAAACTTGGAGATCTTCTTTGTATTAATCCAAATCAAATAACTAGGAAAGAAGCACTGCCTTTAAATTTGCCGGAACCCATATTAAAATCTAGTGCAAAAGCCCTAAAAATACCTGAATATATGACTGAGGACTTAGCTTACTTGCTAGGGTTTATTGTCAGTGAGGGAAGTATTTCAAAGTATAATATTCGTATATCAAATTCTGAAATGAAAGTCATTAACAGATTAAAAGATATTTATAAAAAAATATTTGATTGTCATACCTTAGTTAGGAGGGCTCTTAAAAAAGGTACTAAAGTTATTATACAAGGTACTAAGACCCAAGCTAATAAGGACTGTTACGAAATAATAGTCAGCTCAAAAGTTTTATGTGATTGGTTACTATTTCTAGGATTGCGTAATAGTGAAAAACACGGAATAAAGTCAAGTTACCATAAGTGTATACCTTGGGCAATTCTCCAAGCAGATGAAAATAGTCAAAAAGCTTTTATGGCTGCGTATATAGAAGGTGATGGACAGATTATTGATGGACGGCATGAATTGGTAGTCTGGTCAAAATCAAATAAATTATTACACCAATTTCAAATATTGTTGGGATCCCATGGTATACTTGCTAATATACGAAAAGATTGCTTATTTACTTCATCTTCTCACGATGCAATTAACTTATATAAATTAATTTCCCCTTATTTGATATTTAAACGGAATGGTTTCCATGAAAAGAAAGAGAAGGTTTCAAATAAATTCGGATTTAGTATAGAGTACCTGCACGAATTTTTAAGAACCAGGATGATAAGATTTAATAAATTTGGATCTCACTATTATGACGATGACAATAAAAAAATTATTATTCCTAGATGCTATAATAGTCCTCGAAACTTTTTTTGCTATGATAACTATGACAAAGGCAAGTATGATGAATTTTTGATTAAGGTTTCCAAAATTTCTAAAGTAGAATACGAAAAACTAGTTAGGCTGATAAAGTTAAGATACAGATACTCACCTATTAAATCAATATCTGCAGCAAAAAAAGAAAAAGTTTATGACCTATCTGTTGAAAAATCCCATGCCTTCATAGCAAATGGACTAGTAGTACATAATTGCAATAACTCCTTTGGTATTATGCTAAGTCATTGGGACTTCGTTGAGAAAAAAGTAGTTTCGGATATTCTGGTTGAGGTAGAACCACATGACGGCATGGTTATTAATTACACTCTACTACATGAAAATGTTTTAGTTCCCATTTGTGAAAATTTCAATGTTAAAGTTATTGTAGCAGATAGATGGAACTCTATTAAGATTTTGCAGGATTTGAATAATAAATTTAAGATACCTTATGAGTTCTACACTTTGGTGTACGACGATTTTGTACAATTTAGAAAAGCTATATTCGAGAGTGCTTTTACTTTTCCTAGACCAGAATTGCCCATTGAGTCCCTATTAAACTCATCGGTGCCCTTTGAGGTTTTAGTTAGAGAGAAGCCTTGTTTGCATTTAGCATTACAAATTTTAACTGTACAAGAACTTGGTAGAAAAGTTATTAAAGGTGACGGTCTTGAGGATGATTTATTCCGTTGTCTAGTACTAGCTCATACTTTTATTCATGATGAGAAAGATCCTTATAAACTGAAAGTGGGAGGCAATGCCACATCTACTGCCAAAGGTTTTTTGGCTAAAGCCTATCAAAGGGGTGGGTCAGGTGGTAAAGGGGGAGCAAACTCTACCAGCGTTGTTAGATCAAAAGGTAGATCTGGTTAACCTGTCAAGAGGTTTTTTGTAAGTTTTCAAAATAATGTAAAATAATTTTATGCGTTAACTCATTGGGAGTTGCGCGAATAACTTATCCTGTATTAGGAGAAATTAAAATGGCAAGAACAAAGAAAATCGCAGTGGTAGAAACTCCAATTATTGAGGCATCTACACCCGTTGCTGCTCCAGTTAAAGCTAAACGCGTAGTTAAACGCAAAGCTAAAACAGGCGCAAAATTGGCAAAGAAAGCAGTTAAGAAAATTGCTAAACCTGCCAAAAAAGTAGCTAAAAAAACTGCTGCTAAATCTAAAGCTAAAACAGGTCGTTCTATCAAAAAATAGTATTTTCCGAAAAGCTTTTCGGGAGGGTAAAACCTCCCTTTTCAGTTTTATCTTTACTACCTTCCACTTAGGAAAAATGAAATGTCAAAAGATAAAGAACTGTTAGTAAAATTATTACAGGACTCTAAAACAGAATTATCTAACGGTAAGCAAAATAGCATTGTAGCATCTGTTGCTCATATTAACGATCCCGAGCTTAAAGAAAAAATGATGCGCAAATTAATATCCGACTCTAATAAAGTTTCTATATACGCATATCAACATAAAGGTGACGGTAACTGCCCTGTTTGCCATGCTCGCATGGGCAGTACTATACTTCACAATAATAGAGCAGCTTGGTTCTGCAAACGGTGCAACCTAGCCTCTCCAAAAATAGTAACTTCAAATCCTTACGCTTAAGGAGTATCCCTGTGTTATTTAATTTCAAAAGGAATGTATTAAAGGGGTCTTACTTAGCTCCTCGGCAGCATGTTAGGCAAAAGTCCTTACGAGCTGCTGCCGATGGCGGAGGGTACGCGGGTAGTCCAACAGGCGGAGGCAGCGTAAATCGCTTTACAGGCAATAGCCAGAATTTAATTCTTGGTAATATTACCCAAGAGTGGATGCCAAAGGATGCACTTGGTTTGCATCAACTGTGGCGTAACATGCATTTGCATGACTCTATTTGTGGGATGACGGTTGATTTGATTTCGAGTATACCGTGGTCAGAATGTTCGCTAGTTGGTATTAAAGATCAATCTGTACTAAAACCTTTTCAGGATTCCCTTGAGAATTTACGTATACCAACTCTTATGCCTTTATTAACTCAAGAGATGTTAACAATAGGGCACGTTGCCGCAGGATTGATATTCGACGAGGACGCTGGCTGTTGGATTGACTGTATGCCTATTGATGCAGACTTTTTAGAGATAACACCCGCCCTTACTTTCAACTCTAAACCTAAAATGGATATGAAAATATCCCCTGCACAAAAGAGATTGTTAGCTTCTGCTGATCCTAGGGATGCGGGGGTGTTATCAGCTTTGCCAACTGCTTTCCTTGAGCAGTTAAGAATGGGAGCCAAAGTACCACTTGATCCCCTAACTACAGCTTATTTAGCTCGTAGAACTACCATTAAAGACTCAATTGGTACATCTATATTAACTCGTGTAATTCCTTGGCATGTTCTTGAGTCAAATCTTATAACTGGTACTATTCTTATGAGTAGACGCCGCCAAAAAGATATTTTAGACATCACTATTGGACAGGATGGACAATACGCATGGGAAGCTGACCCTAATGAGATTGATGCAATTGTGTCTTCTTATATTCAAGCTGACGAAGATCCACTAGGTGCTGTTGTTGCTCACAGATCCGGTATTTCAGCTAACTACTTAACAGGTGGTAAGGATGCATGGAAAGTATCTGATGACATTGAGATGATTAATAACATGAAGATGAAATCTCTGGGTGTTAACGAAGCTCTTCTATCGGGGGATGCATCGTACAATACAATGGACAAAGCGTTATCTGTATTTATTGATAATGTTAGAACAATGAGAGAGACTGTTACTCAAAGCTTCTTCTATGACCAATTGTTTCCTCCCATTGCTCGCGCTTACGGATTTAGAAAAACAACTAA